GCAAAACATCAAAACAAAACATTATAAACATTACAATACGGCTATATTTGCTTTTGTAGCTACGTATTTACTATAGTTTATTAACTATTACTACTCTATCTATTCTTACTTTATTTAATCTATTTTACTTTACTGTTATTATTAGAAAAATAAAAGTATTATAAGAAATATATCTAAAATATACCTAAATACTAGTATTTTAGATAATAAATAGATTTATTTTGTATAATAACAATTATTTTTTATATAATAAGATTTAATTTATTATTAGTATAAAAGAAACAGTATTATTAGTATTAGATACATTATTCCTTTCACCCATAAACGCTACCGCTGGGTGAGTGAAAGGAATAATGATTAGAATTTGTTAAAGAACTTATTAGGATTTATAAAATCCATTATTAGTATTATTAGGAAAGAAATACTTTTATTACCTTAATTACTTTACTGATTTAGATAACAATAATACATTATTAGTATTTAGGTAACAAAATCCCAAAGTGTTAGAGGGGCGTCAAGCCCGAGGTAGATTAGTATTCTAGATTATTTCAAATATATACTATTTAAGTGAACCTAGTAGAGAAATCTACTGAAACACTTTAATCAATCTTTGTATAAGGAATTAAAAAATGAAAATTTCAGAAGTATTACTAACAGCCTCAGCGATGACACTGTTATCTTCTATTATTACAGTACCGCTTATGGCGGCATTATATTATACCGATGTTTCTTTGACCAAGGCAATTGGTCAAGCATCAATCTGGTTTGTAGTCATTCCAGTAATGACAATTCTTCTTACTGAGCTTATTAAAAGCTTGGTAAGAGATTAATGATAAAAAGAATACTCTATTTCGGTAGGGTATTCTTTTTTGGTTAGATTTATGAAGTTAAGCGCAAACTTCTTTTTTTAGTATTTATGTAAACACTTTTAAATAAGGATCCTTATAATGGCTAATAAACGTCAACAAATGTATCAATCACAAAACCAAGATCGTAATCACATGTCTGTTCGTCGTCAACGACAATTGGAAGAAGAAGAGGCTCTTCGTCAAGAAGAGGAAGAAGCTGCTCGTAAAGAACAGGAAGAGAAAGAGAAAGCAAACAAAGATCGTTTGGATGCAGAAAATGAAGTAACTGATCCTAATGATCCTGATTACTTGGAACCTGCTTTGTACGACATGCCTGAAGGCGATGAAGTTATTGTTCCGGAATATATTGTGGAATCTCAACAAGATGGTGAACGTGATCTGGAAGACATCGATAAGAATCGTACCTATAACGAAACATACGATCGCTTGTCTCAAGATGAAGTACTGAGTAAAGTATCTGTTACTGCACAAATGTCTCTTCTGGGTATTATCGAATATGTGGCTAAGATGAAGCAATTCAAAGGCCATATTCTCACTTTGATGGCAGATAAGAACTTCGTAGTAAACGAAGGTCCAGCAATGCAAGTAGAGATCTTTAATAACATTATGGACATCATTACCAAAACGGATTCTGTATCATTCCGATACTCTATGGACTTCTTGTTGCAACTGATGTGTGAAGAACCAGAAGTATTGGGTCTTCTGAACTTGTCTCGTTTCCAAGAAAACCTGGCATTGGATCCAGTCTCTATTCGTTGTTATGCAAATCTGATGAATCTTTTGACTAGTCTGAAAGATCCAATGACTCGCCATAAAGAGTTGAATACTACTATTGACATTGCTAAAGCTTTAGAGTATGGTTTTTCAGAAGGCGCTAAAACTCGTCTGATGAACTACTTCTATAACTAAGCTATGAGAATCTGCTACTCTCTACCCTTAATAGGTAGAGAGTAGTATTTACATTTTTTATTTTATCTTTTACTATAAGAGGATAATAAATGAAAGCTGAAAACTGGAAACAAATACTATCGGCTGCAGGTTGTTCTATTACGACTGCTACTGAATGGTCTAGTTATTTTGCTAAGTATGCTGATGAATATAAAATCAACACTTCTAGTCGTGTTGCAGCATTTATTGCTAATGTAATGATTGAATCTAATCACTTACGCGTATTGAAAGAAAACTTAAACTATTCTGCTTTAGGTTTGGCTCGTACATGGCCTAAGCGTTATTCGGATGCAAGTGGTAAACCTAATCAAAAAGCATTATCCATTGCTAAGAATCCACAGGCTATTGCTAACCATTGTTATGCGGGTCGTATGGGTAATGGTCCTGAAAATACAGGCGATGGTTGGAATTATGCTGGTAAAGGTCCTATCCAAATTACGGGTAAATCCAATTACGAGAACTTCTTCCGTTCTCGCGGAATGCTAGCTTCTACTTCACCACACCTACTTTTAGAAAAAGACTTAGGTACAGCTTCTGCATTTTGGTTCTGGAGTACTAATGGCGTTAATGCCTTTGCTGATAAGGGTGATTTTGACGGATGTTGTGATAAAGTCAACATTGGTCGAAAAACCATTCGTGTAGGTGATGCTCATGGTTTTAATGCTCGTAAAGCTATTTACGATAAACTGAAAACATTCTTGACCAAACATCCTGAGTTATTAAAAGGAAAAGAAGTCCAAGTGATTCCTCAGAAAACCATGCTGGATACCATTCCTCCTGAAATTACATTCTACGAACAAGATCCAGAATCAGAAACGGTTACGGAATATGTTCAAGATGTAACATTTATTTAAGATGTTTTAAGAAAATATCAAGATGAAAGAATTGTATAAACAAAGATTAGCTGTAGTAATGGTCGTTTACTTTTTTATGTTTATTGCTTCCATGGTAATTAACTTACTGGCTGTTATTTTGTCACCTCTTATTGTTTGGTTTTCCATGCGTGATAATACCAAAGGAAAGATTCCTAAGATCTTTAATTGGTTCTTAACTCATGATAATCCTATTGACGGTGACGAAGGACATCTAGAAAGACATCCTAATAATGATTACTGGTCTGTCTATAAAAGACGAGTATTCTGGATTTGTCGAAATAAAGGATATACTTTTGACTATCATGTTTGTGGTACTCATTTAACCAGCCCTATTCGTGTTAAAGGCAATCCTAATACATCTGACCAAAGAGAAGCAGGTTATCTTTTTCAAGTAGATGATAATGGTATTTTTGAATATTATTTAATTTATCGATATCCATTCTTGAAAAGTCATTGTTTCCGTGTTCGTTTAGGTTGGAAATTTAATTCTGATAAAGTAAATACTGGCGAAAAAGTCATGTTGGCTACTTCTATCGGTTTCTTTAAAAAATTTACAGGTAAAAACTAAAATGAATATTCTTTCTTACATTCAATTCAACGATACTAATCAAACAGCTAAATGGTTAGAGGAGAATAAAGTAAAGTATACTTTATGCAATTTAAGAAAGAGTATATTTGTCGATACTGTAGAGGGAGACTTAGAAGTATTTCCAAGTGAATATATCTTTATTACAGATGAAGATGCTAAACCTTGGGTATATACTGAAAATGCTTTCTTACAATTAATAGTTGAATAAGATCTACTCTACTCTGGATATCCAGAGTAGAGTAATCTAATTTATGTTAAAGCTTATTTAAGAATAATTTAAACATATACTATTACAGTGGCTTTACCTAAGCGTAAGGTAATCCTATTAATCTATTTTGAAAGGAAAGTAGATATGTTACAAATTATTTTTGCAAGCTTTTTCTTTTTCTGTTTAATTACTAGATTTAAACTGGTTAAGAATTTCTTTATCTTTGTAATTGGTGTTTTTGTGATTTCTTATAATAAGGTATTTGGTGGACAAACAAAGTTTTATCATGGTGTGATTAAACCACGTAAACCAAAGAACTTTGCACCTAGATATAAAAAAGATACCAGCACTATTAATAATGAAGAGGTAAAGTTCCGAGATGGTAAATATACCATTTAGAATTTTATTTTATTTCAAATCTATATCATTTAAGTGGAATGGTGGTTATGAGGCATCGTTCCACTTCCCTTTATGGGACGAATTAATCTTTTCTTAGCGCAGTACGTTTTTCTTTTTTTTAACTATAAAGGAAATAAACATGAAAAAATCTATCATTGCGATCGCTATTGCTGCTGCGGCTTCTACTGCTTATGCTGACAATACCGTTGTAGGCACTTATCAAGTAGTACATGGTGATAAGATAACTGTAAGTGGTTCAGGTAATACCAGTATTGGTACTGACTTGACAAACAACGGTCTGTCAAACACTGCATTCGGTATTCACAATACCGTCAATGGTAAAGACAGCGTAGTGGGTGGTCAACGCTCCGAAGTAAAAGGTGACATGTCTGTTGCGATCGGTCACCACGCTAAAGCATTGGAATCAATGAATACTGCAGTTGGTTCTGAAGCATCCGCCATCGGCCAATCATCTACAGCAATCGGTAAAGGTACTCGTACCGAAGGTATCGGTTCCACAGCCGTAGGCGCACATGCATATGCTAAACAAAACAGTGGTGTAGCAATGGGTCTCCATGCTAATGCATTGGGTGGCCAATCAACAGCGATTGGTCAATCTAGCCGTGCTGAAGGTGATCAATCTACAGCTATTGGTTCTGGTGCTACTTCTGTTGGTCGCTTCACTACTTCATTTGGTGTGAACGCGAAAGCAACTAACGATCATGATGTTGCGATTGGCTCTTTCTCCACCACAGAAAAAGCAGTAGGTACTGCTACTTCCGAAGTGAACGGTATTACCTATGGTGTTTTCAAAGGCCATAAACCAGTAGCTACCGTTTCTGTGGGTAAAGAAGGTAATGAACGCACGATTACTAACGTTGCGGCTGGTCGAATCACTAAAGAATCTACTGATGCTGTTAATGGTTCTCAGCTTTATGCAGTTGCCAATAAAGTTGGCGATAATGCAAAAGCAATCGAAACCTTGAAAGATGGTGTGGCAACTAATGCAGGTAATATTGCTATTAATGCTAACCACATCTCTACTAACACTCAAGCGATCCAAAACATCAACAATACCATCAGCCAACACACCACTTGGAATGAAGCTCAAGATGGTCAAATCAATGAACTTCGTAAGTTGGTGAATGGTCTTCAAGGTGATAATGCTGAACTGCGTAAAGAGTTGCATGATAACCGTCGTGAAGCTCGTGCTGGTATTGCAGGTTCAAACGCAATCGCGGCTATTCCACAACCACATGCTCCTGGTCAAACAGCAGTAGGTGTTGGTGCGGGCTACTTCAAGAATGAAGGTGCTGCAGCAATTGGTGTGAGCCATATCTCTAACTCTGGTCGTTGGGTATCTAAAGGCGGTATTAACTTTGATACTCGCCGTAACGTAGGTATTGGCCTGGGCTTGTCTTACGTATTTGGCGGTGTTAAACAACAACCTCAAGTAGTAACTAAAGAAGTGGTACATGAAGTTGTTCGCGAAGTTGTCGTTCGTGAAGTACCTGCTCAACCAGTTACTAAGAAAATCCGTGGTTAATTAAAACTATAATTACACTCCTGTTCCCGAAATGGGGCAGGAGTGTGGTTATGTCTATATATTTTTTACTTTGTAAAGGAGTTCGAAATGTCTAAATTAAAAGTATTGTTGATTATTTTATTATCAGTATTTGTAAAGCCAGTACTTGCAAATACTTCCGAAGAAGTTAAATATCTGGCAATGGCTATTTTCTACGAAGCACAGGGTGAGTCACGTGCCGGTAAAGAAGCCGTAGCGGACGTGATTTTAAATCGTGTAGATCATCCGGAATTTGCAAATAGTGTTAAGAAAGTAATTACTACTAAAGGTCAATTCCAGTGGTATCATAATCGTTCTTTACGAGGTGGAAGAGTATTTAATCCTAGTAAAGAAAAAGAAATCATGAAATTGGCTAAGAAGAAGTATATGCAACACGTGATGGATGTTCGTAATGACACGACGAAAAAGGCAATCTTCTTTTCTACCGGACGTAAGCCAGCACCTCGTGCGAGACTATACAAAAAGGTAGGTAACCATTATCTCTATACTTTAAAACCTAAAACTCGTCGTACTTAATATTAATTAACCTTTGTATAAGGAAAATAAAATGAGATTCATTACCGATATCGCTAATAATGGTGTGGCGTATACTTCAGCAGGAAGAAGATATAACAAAAGCAAAACAATCTTCTCATTAGTTGAAAAGATTAAATCTTTATCTGATCGTATTAATCCACATTTTGATAATGTATTTAGTAGACAGAAATTGAAACTACAGGTAGATTCTGAATTCGATGCAAAGAATAGATTATACCAGTATATAATTTTAGTTAATAAGATTAAACCAAAATATATATTTTGGTACGATGAAGAATCTTATTTAAAAACTTATATCTTAAACGACTTCTATCAAGAAGGGAAAAGAAGAAAGAATTTAACATTACCTTATAACGAAGCTGAGAAGCTTGGTGAAGAATATGCTAAATCTTTCGCCTATGCAGTTACTATTGTTAATTACATCGTCAGAGACAATTCTGAAAATAACTATCGTTATTACGAAATGTGTAGCAATTACATTGATTTAATGAATTTGTTATGCTTTGTTAATAATATTGGTAAGATCAGAACAAACGGTATATTGCTTTGTGATTACTTAGGCGTCCCTTGTGATCGTCATTCTTTATTAACTGACATAGAAGTCTATTTTACTGACGATAGCATCAGTAGTCCAATTATGGATATTTCTGTAGGTAGTTTGTTTACCGTAAGAGGACAACTAGCAATCAATCAAAACGAACCTTCGTCTCGTAATCTTTCTAGATTACTTATCAATAACACCTATACTCATTTGAGTATCACTAAAGAACTTAACTAAACTAACTTTGTAAAGGAAATATTAAAATGGAAATCTCTTTGAAAAATAACCAAAACTATTACATCCAACGTGTAGAACGTCATTATGACGAATTTAACGAAGGTCGTAAAGGTCTCGACTACTATGTGACATTTGACTACATGGGGTCGTCTGAATTTGAATGGGGTGCATTACCAAAATCATGGAAGTTCATGAAAGAAAATGCTGACCAATACAAACTGACCACAATCCCTATGGTATTAGGTGGTAACGAATACAATATATTCTGCATCATTCCTAAGGACACTGAAGATCAATACATGGTCGATTTGTTTGAAGGATTTTACAACTATACAAAACGTACTAAAGAACGTACCGATGTAAGTTATATCGACGAAATGGTATCTCGTGAGAGTTATCAATTAGGTTGGTTCAACATTATTAATGACTATACCAGAGATGAAATTCCTTGGTTTGCTACTATTTCACCATCCGTGGCTTATTACTGGTACAAAGAAATGCACAGTAATGCCGAAGTCGAACAGAAGCATAAAGAAATGTTTGATGATGTTCGAATTGGTGACATGGTTATCTACCCTACTTACAATGAACGAATTTACAATATTGGTAAAGTAGCTGGTATTAATGAAGAAAGTGTTGTGGTTAAAAACTACAAACATAAACGTCGTTATAAACATAACCAAGTAATCTTCTTAGAAGAAGGTAAAGTACTTCCAGAATTCGACTGGGATATTCGCTGATAGAATATAGAGACTCTAGGATTTAACCTAGAGTCTCTATAGATTTCGTATGAACTATTAATTAAATATTATTTTTTTTACTTTAAAAGGATGTAAAATGATTATTGGTGAAAACAATATTATTCGGACAGGGTACGAACCCCATTTGCATCGTCAGTACGATCCTAGATCTTATCTAAACCCTAGGTTTGAAGTACGTCAAGACGGAATCACTAGAAGCACTCATGATGCTATTAAAGAATATTATTCTAGTACTACGCCAGAATTTCAAACAATGGATTCTGCTCTTTTAGAGGCTAGAAAGTTATCTAAAGAAAAAATACCTTTCTACCTTAAATTATATTTAAATCTTTTTTTACTTAGGGTAAATGATTTTACTATCAATAATTCTTCTGACTACGTGTACGTTGCTAATCGTTTTAATACATCTGTAAGAGAACAAATTTACCAACCGTTAATTTATAATAGATTAAATATTAGAGGTGTGCCTAGAATCTTTGGACCTTACGAAGAATTACAATTTTTTGGAATTAGTTACGGTGGGGAATCACCTAGAAATTATAGTATTAGACAAGGATTAATTGAGAATAGTGCCAATACCGATCCAAAATACTTAAATGAAGTTAAAGATCTCGGCATTAGAATTAACAGCATGTTATTTCCTACTAATGAAAGATTTAAAGCAGATAAAGAAATTTACAAAACCAGTTTTAAAGGAAATGGTAAATTACCTGCTATGGAGTATTCTCCTGAGTATTTCGATTTGATGAAGGAGATTAATTTATCTAATTCTGTTGGTAAGAGATATTTCACTCCTAAGCAAGGTGAAGATCTTTTATTAGACAATACTGATAAAACCGTAATTGTAAAAGATCCAATCATTTACTTTAGTGAGTTCGATCCTTTAAAAATGACCTACGACGAGTTTAAATCTAAAGTAAAGAAAAGAGCTGACGAATATAGTAGATGGATGTATGAATATTGGGAATCGACAGCAATAAAAAACGGAATTAATTACGAGAAAGTGATTGCTCATTTTGGAGAATATAGATACGTTCTTTCTGATTATGTGCCTAAAAATATCTATTTAAAGAAGAATACAGCATGGAATGAATTACATGTTTCATTCTGTAAACTAGCTCTTTATATTACCATGTCAGATCTTTATAAGGTCGGTTTTGGTACCGAGACAGAAGATAAGAAAATTCTAGTCTCTCCGGATTTATTTAGAAAGAGATTAATTAGATTTAAGGAATTACTAAAGGATTTCTATAATAAATTCTCTGCATTTAGTGCTAGTTTAGTTTCATCTTCCGACCGTATTCCAAATCCATGGTTTGCTTATTTTAGATACAGTAACCCTAAACAAGGTGAGAATATAGGAAGAGGTCATAAAATCACAAATCAAGATATTGGTGAATACATCCTTAATTCATTAAATTTTAAAATGATGACTTTGGTTTCACTAAATCCTTTCATTAAAGGTATACTATCCACTGATCCTTGTATTCCTTTATTTTATTGTGGAGATGAACTTAATGATAATCAAATTAAGTTGTATAAATTACACATGAATAATGCGTTTAACTTTATAGCTCCAGAGATATTTGTTTATTCTGGAGATAGTCCCAAAATAACTTCAGAATTACCAGGTTCAACTTATGCTGAGTATAATATATCTTTAGGCGATGAAGAAGCAACATATTACTTATTTACCAAGAAAGGATACGATCTTCCTGTCAATCATACTAGACCAAATAGCACATCTCCTACGTACGAAGATGAAAAAATTAACGAGGAACTTTCAGGTAAAAAAGGAATCATGACTTGGTTTATGGAAGAGTTTAACAAACTATATTCTGTAAATCAACATCGATACAAAACATTACTTAATGCGATATTAGAAATCGTAAGTAAGTCAGCTTTTAATAATTTACGTTATGGTGTGTTATCAGGAGAAACTCTGAAGAAGTACAAGAAAACCATAGGTATAGAACAAGATGATGAAGTTAAAATCTTATTTCTTGTAGCTAAAACCAAGGACAAGAATAAGAGAACCCACAATATTCCTCTTGATGATTTTTATAAATTAATGACTGATGCTAAATATCATGTTCATGGATATAAGAATAAAATTTCTAATAAAAATGCTTTAATGATGATAGGATCTGATTGGAATGGTAAAATAACTGAATCAAGTTATTTAGATGATCTTAGACGTGAAATCGAAGCATTGCCAGACCAGGTATTGAAATGGGAACATATCGATTTGATTGTTAAATATGTTTTCTTTTCAATATTGCATAATGTATGTGCTCCAGATAGTCGTTCTAAAATGCCTGATATTATTGGTAAGAATGACAGTATTGACGTAGCTACTGATAAGTACATGGAAAGTAACTTATTAGAAAACATTAGTACATGGCATGATGATTTGGAATTCATTTATAAAAAGTTATAAAATAAAAGGAACATATATCATGATAGTGGTAATGAGTATTCTGTTATTCTTAACGTATGTTGCATTTGCGATAAGTTTAATAGAAGATTTTATTTAAATTTATTTTAAGAATAATACAGGACTATGGATATCCATAGTCCTGTATTTATTAATTTATTTTAACTATATAAGGAATGTAAAAATGCAATACTTTATTGATAATCTTAAAATAGCGGATTATGAAAATGCAGAATATTTAGTAAGAGAAGAATCTAAAAGAGTATTACTCCCTGAATTGGTTTTTCTCTCTAAGAAAGTAACTGAATTCAGAAATAAATTTCTTAATGAAAAACATGCTCGTTTATCAGTAGCTTATTTTGCCGGATCGTATCAAGTTAGCTACTTCGATTTAAAGACCGATACCTTATCAGGAATCAAAAAACTGATAAATAAAGTAATCCCTGTTTTTAAGGAAACCGAATTAAAAGAATATCGAGCAATGGCTTCCTTAGGGACTACTGAATTAGGAAAGTCAGCGATTGCATCAATACCAGATTCGATGAGTGAAGAATTTATAACTAACTTATGTTTTCTTAATATTATCGATCAAGAAAAATTTACTGATTACGATACCGAGGAATTAGAAAATATTCGTAAGTTTAGGTTAAATTATCTTTTATATAGTCTAGTGAGTCGTGGGAGACTTAACGAGGATGACGACTATTATACCTTAGGAGATACTTTAGGAATAGAATACCCGTACGATATTGATAAGTTTTCTGGCAGTAATGAATTGGTGATTTTTATTGACAGTATTAAAGATAATATTGTTAAAATGTCATTTAGTTTTACTCCTAAATATTGGCGTAAATCTGGTCTTAACTCCGGATTAAATCAGGTTCGATTCGAACGAGTTAGTTTTAAAATACTTTTATCCAATAGTGGTAAAGATGCATTATTACTCAATCAGCTTAATAGTGATTTTGAAACACTTACTAGCGATTACTTGCCATTAAATCTAGATATTAGAAATTTTAAAAGTAAAGAAAAAGGAAACTATATTGAATGTATAAAAAAGGACAATCTGTATTTCATTAAAGTAAACGAGCATTCAGCTACTAAACTATACACGTTAGAATGTGGAAAATTTAAAGCTGAAGAAATTCATGTAAATAACTTTACGCAAACTAAAATAACTTTATTAGATGTTAACTCATCTAGTGAATTTATTCTTAACTGCAAAATCTCTGAATTACTATTTTTGAACTAAACTAAAGGAGATTAACCATGTATATTACAACAAATAAAGAACAAATTACTGAAACATTAAGAGAAATGTTTCAGAAAATTCAAAAGCATTATAATCGCATTTCTAGTAGTAAAGAATACGAAATAAGTATTGTTGAAAGTAATACGTTTGATGAAGATAAAACCATTAGTAGGACGCTTAATGGTGAAGTGTCTTTTACTATTAAAAGACGGCTAAAACTTAAATCAACTAAGAAAAATTTTCTTTCTAAAATTCGTAATGTGGTAATAGCAAAATTTACTGAAAATGATCAAGAATACAATTATAAACGCATGATTATTTGTAAGAATATTTATAAGAAAAATCTAAATTTACTCAATGAACTAGGTATCGATGGTTTTCTCGAAGTTTACTTATTTGCTTTTACCATGTGTGAAGAAAGTAAGTATTATAAGTTCGATACTGATAAAGATATTTTAGAATTGCGTAGTATTCTTGATTGGGATATTGATGACTTCGATTGGTTGGAATACTATCGTAAGTTCATCCGTATTGCTCAGTTTTATCAAATTCTAAATAAACCAACTATTGTTAAAGATCCGTTTTCAATTAATAATGAACCTGGTTATGCTTTACTTACATTAATCGGACTGGGTTTTAGTGATGTTACCTATAACGATAAGTATATTGAAGTTCGACGAACTGAAGAAAACAATGTTCAGTTTGTTGTTGAAGGGATCAATCAGGAAATCGTGTTTGATTTAGTGTTTGATGAAACACCTAACGAAAAGATGATCAAGAACATGCTTTTAATCTTAGCTGACCATACCAAAATTAATGGTACTAAAGTAAGTGAGATTACCAATGTTCGAAACGAAGTCTTTGGTGGTGGTGAACGATACCTTAGTGTAACCACCGACAAACAAAATAAATTAGTGCAGATTTTATTGAAAAACAACGAAGGAACAATTATGCGTACTTTAGATTTTTCTAATTTTAAAGCACGCAGTACAGTAAATGATTTGTTTCTTGATGCGTTTCCTAAAACCACTATTTACGTAGATGTTGATGATGAGCTTGTCGTAGCAGCGAACATCAGCGAATTTAACGCTTAACATAAGGAGTATTTAACATGGGTGTAGTTGTAGAAGAAGTAATGCCAATGTTCGGTGATGAAGCTGAACAAGGTCAACAACAAGACAGTGATGAAGAGGAATAGGTGATGAAAACCAAAAGAATCAAACTAAAGATGAAAATAAAATCACTTGTCGAATATAAAAGAAAATTAGAAAAAATAAGAGAGTTAACTGAACAGTTAGATATTGTTCTTACTCCTAGAGAGTATAAATTGTTCAAAGAAAAATTGAAAAATCCTAATCGCGATTTGGTTAGGGAAATAAAAGCCAGAATCAATTTAGAGGGTTCTACCAAAAATAACCCTCTAAAAGGTTTATTTTAATTCTTTAATAAATTTATCACGTGAAAGGAAATAAAAATGGAATTAGGCGAAAAAGCAAAACCGATGAAGTTTTCAGTATTTGATCAAACACCTAATAACGCAACTAAAGAACAAATGTTCTTAGGGCAATCAGTAAACGTACAGCGTTACGATCAATCTAAATACCAAATATTTAACGACTTAACAGAGAAACAAAAATCTTTCTTCTGGCGACCTGAAGAAGTAGACGTATCTCGTGACAGAATGGACTTTGCAAATCTTCCAGAACATGAAAAGCATATCTTCTTGAGTAATTTGAAATATCAAACTCTTTTAGATAGTGTACAAGGACGTGCTCCTTCTATCGCGTTTCTACCTGTAATTTCGATTCCAGAATTAGAGCACTGGACGGTATGGTGGACTAGTATAGAAGCCTTACATTCTTTCTCTTATACCCACATCATCAGAAATATCGTTAATGATCCGACCGAGGTATTTGATAACATTGTGGTTAATGATGCCATCCTGAAACGAGCTTCTGAGATTTCTAAATATTACGATAACTTGATCATGTATAGTCAATATTATAATCTTTTCGGTGAGGGTACTTTTGAAGTATCAAAACAAGCAAAAGATTATAAGATGTATTTTAATCATGGTGTCGACATTAGTAAAAAAGAACTAATGAAGAAATTATATCTTTGCATGTTCTCAGTGAATGCATTAGAAGCTATTCGCTTCTATGTGTCATTTGCGTGTTCATTCGCATTTGCCGAACGTAAATTAATGGAGGGTAACGCTAAGATTATCAAATTCATCAGTCGTGATGAAGCACTCCATTTAACTGTGACGCAACACATTATCAATATCTTGAAGTCAGGCCAGGAAGGGGAGCTTTGGAAAGAAGTAACCAAAGAATGCGAAGCCGAGACATACAAGATCTTTAGAACAGTAGTGGACCAAGAAAAAGAATGGTGTAAGTACTTATTTAAAGATGGTAGCATGATTGGTTTGAATGAAGCTATTTTAAACCAGTATCTCGAGTTCATTGCCAATACTCGAATGAAAGCTATTGGCATGGAACCATTCTTCCCAGAAGTAAAACACAATCCAATTCCTTGGATTAATGCTTGGTTGACTTCTGATAACGTACAGGTTGCTCCTCAAGAAGTAGAGATTTCATCTTACCTGACCAGTCAAGTAGACAGTAATGTTAGTAAAGATGATCTTGGTGGTATTGAACTTTAACTGATTAATAGAGTAGAGAGGGGTTTCCTTCTCTACTCTATTTATTTTATTATAAATAGGAGAACAATATGTTACCGACTATTTCAGATTGTCCTAAATATAGCCATGCTTATTTATTCAGACTAAATCCCATTAATCAGTTTTTGATTAAGAAATACCCTAGAGAAGAAGACGATAGTTTTCTAGCAAGATACTGGACGGCTTATCTTTTTGCGTCCTATATTCTTATAGATAATAATTACTCGGATAAAATAGCACCTATGGTTGTTACACCTGAAGAATTCTATAAGATTCCAAGTCCAAGCATCAGTAGCTGTTTTAATGAATGGTTAGAGATGTATAAGAAAGATCGAATATTCAAATCGACTTTTGTCATGGATAGTATTCCTGGAGTTTCAGAACCTATCTCTATTGAAATTGATCCTATTCCTGAAGATGCGGTTATTGCATTTACTGGAATTTTAGACAAAATTAAAACAGATGGGATGATTAGTAAGGAGGACATTGAAAAGGAAATTGAAGATGGATTCGATATATTTTAGAATGATGGAACTTGTTGATTTAATCAATAAATATTCCTATCATTACTATACCTTAGATGATCCTTTGGTTTCAGATAAGGAATACGACAAGCTTTATAAGGAACTCTCTCAATTAGAGGAACAACATCCTGACTTGGTGTTAGATAATTCCCCTATTAAGAGAATAGGAGATAAAGTTTCGCCTACTTTAAGTAAGGTCAAGCATAAACACATTATGGGTTCTTTAAAGAACTGTTTTGATGTAAATGATCTTAATAAGTTCTTTTCATTTCTACCGAATCAAACAGAACTCATGGTCCAGTCTAAGTTCGATGGTTTGGCATTAGAGTTAGTTTATCGACAAGGTAAATTAATTTCAGCCTCTACTCGTGGTGACGGGTTTATTGGTGAAGATGTGTTAAAGAATGTATTGACTATAACTTCTATTCCTAAGGAAATTCCTATTCAGAAAGAAACTATTGTTTATGGCGAGGTCTTGATGTTCATAGATGTTTTTAATCAACTGAATCAAGAACGACTAGCTAGAGGAGAGAAACCCTTTTCTAATCCTCGTAATGCGGCCGCAGGGTCATTGAGACAATTAGATCCAGAAATTACTCGTCGACGTCAATTACAATTCATTCCGTATACAATAGAACCTAAACAAACCTATAAATCTTATTCAGAAATGACCAGTGCTTTATCTAGACTAGGTTTCAATACTTTTGTAAAAGGTATTGTTACTTATCCTTTAGATAAAGAAGTATTAAGCAAGATTGTTTTTGAATATGAGGTTACTCGTAAAACGGATCAGTACGATACGGATGGTATTGTATTTAAGGTAAATGATTTAAGCTATGCAAAATCCAATGAAGGTAAATTGCCTAATTGGGCATGTGCGTTTAAATTAGACCCAGAGTCAGAAACCACCCAAGTCGTTGATATTGTCGTGCAGATTGGTAGAACAGGAGCGATCACACCCGTTGCTATTCTTACACCAGTATTAGTATCAGGTTCAATAGTTTCTAGAGCAACTCTAAACAATGCTTCTTTTATTAAGCAGCTAGATGTAAGAATTGGTGATTTTGTACAAGTAAGAAAAGCAGCAGAAATCATTCCTGAAATTATTTCTGTGGATTTAGACAAGAGAGATCCTGATAGTAAACCATTTGTCTTTCCAGATAAATGCCCATGTTGTCAGTCTCAATTAGTTACAGAAGAAACCATTACTCGTTGCACGAATAAGGAATGTGAAGAACAGCTAATCCAGAACATATTGCATTTTGCTTCGCGGGATGGAATGGATATTAAAGGCGTGGATGAATTCATTATTCGAGCTTTATTTAAAGCGAAAGCAATTTATTATCCAATTCATTTATACCATCTGTCTTTAGAAGATTTAGAAAAAGTATTAGGTAAAGGATTAACTGCTAAAAATGCTTTTGAAGCTATTGAAGCTTCTAGATATACGACTCCTGAGAAATTCTTATATTCCTTAGGAATCCGTTTCGTAGGTGAAAGAATGTCTAAGCTTTTATTAAAAGAATATAAAGACATTATGCGTTTATTAGACGTTACTTACGAAGAATTAGTAAATCTAGAAGGTGTAGGACCTATAAAAGCTAAAGCCATTTACGAATATCTCTCTAATCCAAAGAATCGTGATTTGGTTCTAAACTATTTAGTAGAATTTAAGTTTAAGAAAGAAAAGAAGCTTTCTAATAAATTAGATCAGAAGACATTCTTGATTACCGGTACGTTAACCAGACCTAGAAAGGAAATAGAGAAGCTGATTACGGATAATGGTGGTACAATGTTATCGTCAGTTAGTAGTAAGCTAAACTATTTAATTGTAGGTGAGAATGCCGGATCGAAATTAGAGAAAGCCAAGAAGTTAGGTATTGAAATCATTGAAGAAAAAGATTTAAATGATTTCTTAAAGTAAAATAAAATAGAGATACCTTATTGAGGTATCTCTATTTTTAATCTCTTTGTAAAGGACGTAATCATGTTTAATTTTATTTGTAAATTATTTTCTAATTCTCATGAGTCAGTTATTACTGGAAAACTTACTCTCAAGAATAAGGATAAGATTATTGCCGATTTAAATGGTTGTAGTCTAGTAGAAAAAGTCTTATTAAGTCGTACAGGATGTGGCGATGATATGGCGCTTTACGTAATATTTAAGAAATCTATCAAGGTAGTTGATGAGACCACCAATGAACGCGGTCGTAAAAATACCGCAGTAGTATTGGAAGACGAATCATTCGAATTCTATCCAGGTAGTGAATTATTTAAAATTACTGCTTGATGAAGTATGGAAAATAAAGATACCTTATTGGAGTATCTTTATTTTTTGTTTTATTTTAAACCTATAATATTAAAATGAGTAGTGAAGGAAGGCTACTATAAATAAACTTCTTATTTTTAACCTAAATAAAAGGAATAAGACATGAAATCTTATAGTGTTATTGCTAAACAACTCGGTAGTGTATTTGCATCTGCTTCTAGTGATAAAACCATTCAACAAACTTTAAATGACTTTTACATTTCTGATGAAAAAGCCAAAAGAATTAGGGAAGCTAATAATGCTCCCTCTGATGCTCCAGTTCCAATGGAAATCACAGGTAAGTTAGCTGCTGACTGGTTTGGGCATCTTGATGAGATGTCTAAAAATCCAGATAATCGTGTTCGCTGTATTGAGTTAAGTAGACTCTTAAAGAAATCTAGTTTATCTTATTTTCCGTTATTTTTCACTTTATTCCACGAAATGAATAAAGTGGTCTCTACAATACGTTATAAAATGGAAATCTTTAAAGAGTTTTTAATTAGTCGTTATGAAATTGAAACTCAAGAAGAGTTTGATGAGTTTGTAGATCTTGTGGTTAAGGAAATGTGTTACCTGATGGTAACACGTAATCATTACCGCAAATTCATTAAAGACAAAATGAATTTTACAGGAATTCCAGTCGAAGATTCAAATGGCTTTAAAGAATTCTTTTATAACAGTAGCGTTGAAGAATTGGATAAAAGGGTACCAGTATATTACGATAAAGGATACTTGGGTACTACTGAAGAATTTATTCAATTACCTGATGACGAATTAAAGAAACATAGACTTGGTACATGTTTTGGTTTTGTTTTAAATACTACTTTTGGTAGTGCTGAATTTATAGCTGGTAAATTCAAACCGAATGAAAAGTGTTTATCTTATCAATTCCTTAAGGAATATAGTGATGAGGAAATTAAATCTAATAAGACTATGTTTTATAAACCTAAGCACTATGCTAAATTAATACCTGTTTTTGAAACTGTAGATGGTAAGAAAGTTTTGAAAATGCTGGTATTTAAAACTGTAAAATAAACTAATACGGAGTAGGGGTATCGTTACCCCTACTCTATTTTCAAATTTAATTACATAAGGAAATTTTAAAATGGAATTGTACAACCCTGAAATCGAACTGTTGGGTGTTGAAATTGATTTTATTGGAGCATATTCAGAATTAGATAAATTACTAAAAACGGTTCTCGGTCCGGTCATTAAGAATTTTGAATTGGAAGATACAGATAATAAATATATCTGTAAAATTGAAACAACAGATGGAGAGCTTCTAATCTACGATCTGGATAAAGAAGGAACTAATTTATTTGAAGTTAATATATTGCATATAATCGCATTTAATTACTTCAAAGAAAAACGAATGGTTGATAATTCTGCTCTTTGTCGATTGATTCAGAAACAATGTAAAGAATTGTTTGGTGATAAGCATCCTGAAATGGTTTATCGAATCAAACACTTGACAGATAAGGTAATTCTTTATCTGGCTATATCTAGTCTGAATGCTTATTCTAAGGAGAAAATCAAATCTAATATCCAAAACGATACACAATCGGCTCCTAACCATACACCTATCGCTAATCTTGTTGGATTAGGCCCTAGTGCTAAAGGATTGGTTTCTGTACTTAGTAGTGTTAACTGGAAAATCGAAGAGGCATTCGATGATCTTGGTATAGCTCTTGCAAAAAAGTTTAGAATCCCTTTAGACTAAAACATATTAAAATATACCCCTACTCCTGATATGTCAGGAGTAGGAGCTATTTTTTTTAATTAGATTTTACAAGCACCACCGGCACAACCATCATCCAGACTATCTTGAGTATCATTAGATCCATCGTTTGTATGGTGATAGTACAATGTTTTAACGCCATACTTATACGCAATCAATAATTCCTTCAATAGTTCTTTCATAGGTACTTTGCCGTTAGGATAATTGATAGGATTATATCGAGTGTTGGTAGAAATAGATTGGTCTATAAATTTCTGCATGATTGCCACTAATTTCAACATACCGATATTATTACTATCGTACCATAAATACTCGTAACTAGAATCCAAGTTTTTATAATCAGGAACGACTTGTTTTAAAATACCATCTTTAGAAGCTTTAACAGTAATAGGACCACGAGGTAAATCGATACCATTAGTGGCATTACTTACTTGACTACTGCTTTCAGAAGGCATTAGACTAGTCAGTGTAGCATTACGTAAACCATATTGGACAATATCCTTACGCAAGCTTTCCCAATCTAATTTATATTCAAACGAAGCATATTCGTCGATAGACTTTTTATAAGTATCTATTGGCAAAATACCTTTAGAATATTTAGTATTTTCAAACGCACCGCATTTACCTTTTTCTTTGGCTAATTGTACTGATGATTTTAATGCATAGTACTGAATAGCCTCGAATAATTCATGAGTCATTTGATGACCACTGTTGTTACTATAACGAGCACCATTCTTCGCTAAGTAATAAGCGTAGTTAATCACACCAATACCTAATGGACGATACTTATCTACAGAATTACGAGCTGCTTTAACAGGATAATTTTGATAATCTAATACAGAATCAAGAGCACGTACAATTAAGTCCATATACTCTTCAATATCTTCAAGATTATCTTTATCCACAGTACCTAGGTTTAAAGCACCTAAAGTACATAAAGCAATCTCACCTTCTTCATCAGAAATATTGTTCAGAGGCTTGGTAGGTAAAGCAATTTCCATGCATAAATTGCTAGTGTAGACTGTAGCTTCTTTTTCAATAAATGAAGAATGAGTGTTCATGTGGTCAGTATTCATGATGTAAATACGACCAGTATTTGCACGCTCTGACATCAGCAATGTAAACAATTCAGTAGCTTTAATAGTCTTTTTAGGAATAAGAGGATTAGCTTCTGCCTCTAAATAGAGTTTTTCAAATAACTCTTGGTCGTTAAAGTAAGCATCGTATAAACCCTCTACAGAGTGCGGAGATAACAAAGTAATATCTTTATCTTCAATCAGACGCTGATACATTAATTTATTAATCTGCACACCGTAATCCAATTGGCGAATACGGTTGTCTTCTACACCACGGTTATTCTTTAATACTAGTAACGATTCTACTTCTAAATGCCAGATAGGGTAAAATAGGGTCGCAGCACCGCCACGAATGCCTCCTTGAGAGCATGACTTAACTGCAGCTTGAAACATTTTCCAAAATGGAATAACCCCAGTATGGATAGCTTCACCTTTACGAATTTCACTACCTAATGCACGAATACGACCACCATTAATACCAATACCAGCACGTTGAGAAATATACTTAACAATAGATGATGTGGCGGCATTAATACTATCCAGACTATCGTCACAATCAATCACGGTGCAGTTATGTACTCCGATACTACCAGCAGTAAATGAATGTTCATTTTCTACTTCGATATCGTAAACCATCGGGTTAGTCTCATTAAGTAAATGGACGGCGTAAGTGACTCTAGAGAAACAATAATCATCTTTAAAGATGACATTATTTCTTATATACTTAGAGTATTCTTCAGATCCAGGAACTGTAACCATTACTGAACTTTCTAAATAATTCGCGTATCTTGCTTCATCATTACCTAAATATTCTTTTATAAGACTTGCATTAGAACCAATTGAGAAGAATATTAAGTAACTTACCTCTCTAGTAATAACCTCAGAAATAGTTCCGTCTGCCCTTGTAATAGGTGGTTTTCTACCAGGTTCATTGAATGATACGCTAGGTTTTAATTTCAAACGCAAAGATATTTCAGTAAGTTGTTTAGATAGGAATTTATTACTTAAACCTATATTAATTCCACTACTGTGTAAACAGCCATCAGTTTCAATAACACCTAGCAACAAACTTAATTGTTTGTCGTGTTCTGAATTCATTACTTCTTTACTGATTTTCTTCTTATTGAAACCAGTACCGAGATGATAAAGAATGAATTCTTTAAATACGTAGGAGTGTACTGACACTTTGCAACTATGGTCGTTGTTATTATAGCTAATAGAACAATTTAAACCGAAGTTATCTTTTACAGTGTTAACTATAAATTCGATCTTATGCTTATCTTTAGCATTCATGGTAAACGACACACAGTGTACGTTCTTATCACAGTGACCATTTCCGATATACATTCCCATTAATTTAAATATATCGTTATTTAAAACAATATCATTTTTAACAGGTTTTATCTTATCATCGTACTCACCCGATCTAACACGCACGTCTGATGTGGTTTTACGAATATAGCCGTCATCGCAGAGAGTATATCTTGGATTGTTTACATAATCGATCATTCTAACATTAGTGAATGGGATGATTTCCTTATTAAAAGGAATAGAAACATAATCACCTATTTTAATATCTTTAGCTTCTACCCATTTAGGCTCTGACTCATCTTTAGGCAAGGTCCAAACAAGATGGTCTTCTGTAGACAAGAAATCATTTCGATGGCTTAATGTCGATTTTAACTTGATGAAATTTTCACCAGTATATTGTCGACATGTAAGTGTTTTTACAGGAGAGAATGATCCTTCCTTAGTTAAAACCATATCTCCAACATTTACATCTTCGATATACTTGTAACCCTCGCTAGTAAGTACTTGTTGGTCAGCAGGGAAACAACTACTAAATTGGCGAGTAGGTGTACGTACACCTGCCATGATTGGAGTAGGCAATGAAATCTTAAACAATGACAAAGCATCGTAGAACTTCTTAATATATCCTAAACGAGTTTCTTTAGGATAATCAGCAAACAAACAAGTAGGAATCAAAACAAAAGCTACTTGAGGAGATTCGTACACTCGTTTAGTCACTCGGTTTTGCACCAAGTATTTACTTTCCATTTGTTTAATACCGGCATAAGCGAAATTTAAATCTCGGGTATGGTCTACAAAGGACTCAATGGCATTAATCTCTTCCTCAGTGTATTTCTCTAAAATCTCTTTATCATAAACACCTTTTTCAATCATTGACTGAATATGTTTATATAATCGAGTAGGCACAAATTCACCATAAGCAATCTTACGAATATGGAACAGTGCTAAACGCGCGGCCATGTACTGATAATCAGGATATTCTGTAGAGATTAAATCAGCAGCAGATTTTACCAATGTTTCATGAATATCGGTAGTTGAGATACCATTATAGAATTGAATATGGCTATTGATTTCTACTTGAGAACTAGATACATCTAAACCATCTGCAGCCCACTCGACAACACGATGGATTTTAGCAATATCCAATGGTTCAAAATGGCCATCGCGTTTCTTTACTTTAATTTTTTGTTCAGTCATTTTAGGAAAATCCTTTTGAGTAATTAATCTTCAATATTAAATGTTTGGATAATAGTAGGGATGAGACCTTTAGGATCATCCACAATACCGTTTCTAGAAACCAAATAGCATTGATCACCAGAATGATAACGCCCAATATTAAATAAGAACCATTGGACAAGATTATCAGTAGTAATTAATTCAGGATAAAAAGTACTTGTTCGGTCACCAGTAGTGTAACGAATAGTTTCTTTTTTACAGTATTCCTTGATAGATTTAGAATACAGTTTGATATATTTAGTAATACTTTCTATTTTATCCTCTTTATATTGCCCTTCTGCGTTTATCACATTAGGGAAAATAATTTCAAAAGGACGCACTACGAGAAGAAATTTAATAACTTCTTCGGTAGTACATCCTGTTTCTGTCTTAAGACCCTCAATAGCATGTTTGATATTGTGTTTTAAACTGACTATTTTGAATTCATCAAGAGAAATCGCTTCTTTTTCCATCTAAATTTGTTCCTAAATAATAAGTGAGTCGGGTTTGGAAATTCATACACTTACCCTGTTTGATTTTTTATACTAATATGTATAGTAAAAAATATACATACTGATAAATATGTGAATAATGACTTATTCACTTTACTTACTTAACAATTAAAGGAAATAAAAATGGCTGTTAAAAAAGCTGATGTTGTAATGAATATCAAACACTTGCTAGAAGACCTGAAAGATGAAATGGTGGCGTATTCTAGTTTACCAATGACTGACCTTAAACAACTTCAAAACGCTCTTCTGGATGCACGTGAAGCCATTCAGGATCGCTATTATAAGAAGAATGGTACTCGTGCTGAATCTCGTCTTCGTCCTATTGCATTCTATCGTAAGAATGAGGAAACAGTTACTCGTATCGACAGCCATTCCATTATCCGTGATGGTGAACAATATAAACTGTTCAATCATTTGTTAGATAAAGTAGAAACACCGAACATGTCTGGTAATTATCGACTGAAAGATTCTACTGGTGGTGTAATTACATTGACACCTAAAACACTAGAAGCTATTTACCATTACAATCATGTAATCGGTGATGGTCAACTTCCATTTTATAAAATGAAACGATAACATAGCCTACTCTACCTTAAAAAAGGTAGAGTAGATTATTTTATTTTAAATACATATTATTAAAATGCTAATCCAGCACAGTAAACTTTTAAAGGACTTTAAAATGAACGCTATTGAATTAGAAATTCACAATATCAAAATTACAGAAATCAATAACAAAATTCGTCGTATGCTTTTAAACTTAAAGTATAACTACGATATCAACATTTATACTGACAAAGATGAAAATCTTAATTCAATTTATCATGTAATTGATTTAAGAGGTCATCAGTACGATCCTGCAGGTGAATTATTCTTACAAGAAGTTGTCGATAATTACAATGTATGGTCTTACTTAAGTGAAGACATCATGGGTAGTAATCGTAAAAGAGATGGTAACAATTCCTATCTTATTAATATCTTTCTAGATGGTAAACTTTTCACTTATAACTTTTTGATGGAATGGGAATAATCATGTATCCGACTGAACTGCTTGAAAAACATAAATGCAAAGCCTATCAGCTAGCAAATAATTTAGCATATATTTCTATCGCCACTAAAGACCCACTTACTTATAACTGTACTCTTAAAGATGTGCTTAACGATGTATTTCCGGATTATATACCGCCATTGTTTCCACTCAAAGCAATTGCTTTCTTATATATCAGAATACAACATCTGAAGAAGGCACTTACTATTAGAGAACACAATAGTATTTTGCTCGATTTTGAATTCTATAGTGCTGCGATGTTCGTGATGAAGATTCTCGATATAGAAAAGAATCCTCATCTTAAGAAATTGATCAAGTATGCTTATAACTTAAATGATGATCAAACTGAAAAGTTTATTGATTTGGTTATTAAGCACTATACTAAAGTCATGTATCGCGATCATCTGTATCAAGGTTATTTAGAATCAAAAACCAATGGTAACGGTGTTCCGGTATCCAGTATGGGCTATTACGAAAACGGACCAATGCATTCTCGATTATTAGATAAGTATATTGATTATAATTATGGTAAATTACCTTTTATTTACGATGAATTCTTTAAGCAATTAAAATCTGATTTTAAACAAGGCATTGAAGTAAGAATCAATGGCAAAGCTATTGGTAAAGTTCGTCATGTGACACGTAGATTAGCAGGAATTATTGCATTTATTGATCTGTACGACGAATACAAAGATTTCTTCCATCGACCAGATATTACCGATAAGTACGAAATCGTACCTTTAATCGAATATCGTAAGCTTGAGAAACCTATCTTACAACTAGATGAAGAGGAATATCCTGTTATTATTGCTTTCAATATGCTTGAAATATGATATTTATTTTATAAAATAATTGAAAGGAATTAATTAATGCTGAAGTATATTGGTAGGTTGTTTAAGAAATGGGGAAATGCATTAGATCCTGAAGAACGCAAAGTCATCGAGATTAAAACAGATAAGTTATTCGCTACTGTTTGTAAAGATTGCCAACGAGTAATTGAAGCGGAATCAGAAGAGGTTAAAGATAAAGTTATTGAAACCCAAGATTCTGATGAGGAAGATGACGATCACCATACTTCGTATCCAGTTATTTATTTTAATCGAAAAGATGAATACCCTATAGAGTTTTCATTGTACGAAATCTTGGAAGATGACCATGGTGAAATTAGCGTAGTATTTGCCAGTGACAATTCTAAGAAAGCCAAGAAGACAAAATCAGGTAATTATTCATTAGTGACAACTGATGGACGAGTAGTAACTGTGCGTCGACACACTATTCTTAATATTGTGAAAACCCATAAAGAAACTGCGGGTCATCGTTACTACAGAAAACCTAATTAAATAGTACTCCTCTACCTAACAGGGTAGGGGAGTATTGTTTTTTTGTTTTATTTTAAATCTATATTATTAAAATGAACCTCTTGAATTATTTCAAGATTTTATTCAAACTTCATATCGACTGGATAATGATGAATACGATGAATTTATCAATATTGTTAAATCAAGAATTGGTATCTTGAGTATTGATGATAAATTAACAGAAACGTATTTAGATAGAAACAACATGGTCAATAAAGGTGTTCCTATTTTTGACCCGTCAGGCATTATAGAAACATATCTCACTAATCCATGCTCAATGAGCCATCCAGGGTTCAGTATTGTACGAAACAGTATTTCTGTTGGTGTTAATGTTTTCATGGCGTCTATTGGTAAAGATATTGGAAAAGTAACCCACATCTATCGTAAAGAAGGAAATATCTACGCGAACATGAATCGTGATAATGACATTAGTATCGCTGGTCATGTTCTTTTCCCTAGATATCTATTTTTAAACGGAAAAACAAGTGACCCATTTTTATCATTTAGTGATCTTTATGCATTTGATTGTGTGAAAGTAGCAGATGATAAATAAACTAACTAATCTAAAAGGAAATAAAAATGGAAAAGTATACCGATTATATTGACGCGATGATTAAACCAACTATCAAAGGTGGTTTTGTCAGTCAATATAAAACATTAACTAATGCGATAATTAACTCAATGATGTTACAAGGAGATTATTTTATATTAGAGTGTAGTGCAATGATAGGTATTACTCGCATTAATATTAAAATGATGTCTGAATCGGCATTTAGAAGATTTGAAGATTTGATTTTTCATTATTGGGATTATTTCCACTTTGCTAAAGAACATGCTACTCAAGGCATCTCAATACACAAAGATTATAAAGAAGGAAAGATCGTAGTACGTATTACGGTTGATGAAGAACATTCTAAAATTGAATATCGAATCGAAGCAAATATCGCATTTTCACAAAAACTAATTAGTGTAAAAGGAAACTAAAATGCTAACTACAAATCTATTCATGTTTGTATTTAAGAAAAATGATGATCATTTAGCAGCAATGGAATCTTATAAAGATCTCATTACTAAAAAAGAAATCATCATCCCTAAAGAAGGAGTTGATGAACACTACTATGTTATTTACTGCAATTTCTCAAATCCAATGACTGTTCTAAAAGATGATTCCCTATTCTCAATTTCTCTTGCGATGGATTATACAACTAACGTAGTAGATCAACTTAACGTGGATCTTAGACTTATCGAACTTATCAATGACAAGATCACGTCAGATATCGAACAATTCTGTATTTTAGATGGAGATGTATTAGATGGAAGTGTGCGAATCCTCGTGGACGTTAGTGATCTAGAAGGAAGTAAAAAGATAGAAAAATTCGTTAGTGAACTGAATAAGTATTCGTGTAAAGAATATATTCGTAAATCTAACAAAATAATTAGGAATCTTGTTAATTCAGCAGATAACTTATTAGAAAAAGATGAAACAATTGTAGATTAATAGATTCTATAAAACTAACTATATAAAGGAATGGAAAATGAACGAAAATTTTATTAAATTAAAAGACGATTTAAACAACATACTGACCAAAGTTAGTAAAAGTCCGAGTTATTATTATAATAACTGGATTACTAAAATGATTAATAATGGGAAAACCGCTAATAAAGACATCGTAAATATCTTTAAGCGCTGGACTGACCCATCTTTAACCAACACTCTTTCTGCTAAAAGGTATAAAGAGATAACTGATATCAGTATCTTGAAACTATCTACATTAATAACAGATATAGGTAACAATTCAGATCTTGCATTATTTCTTTGTACTATTTACGATTGTGTTGATCACATGGAATACTTAATTGAATTGTATTCTAATCAATTTCAACATCAGAAATTTAAAGAATATTACAAAAAACAAATTAAAGAAGAGACCAATTACAATCGTGGTATTCTGGTAGATGATAACTTAGGTTTAATCAAAGCGGTATTGGATAATCCCGATTCTGTTAAATCGATAAACCTGAAGGAACAAGTAAATACTTTGGTAAAAAAGGAGTGGTTTCCGATCTATATTGCTAACAAGGTTGCTGGTTATAAAAATACTGGATGGGTTAGGAATTATCTTGATTTAGGTAGTATTGGTTATGTTTGTCATTTGAAAGTACTAGACGGACAAGTCATGGCTGACGTATTTGGATTTCCAGGTGAAGATGATGTTTTATTCGAAAACAAAGCTCATCCTAATTATCACAAAGATCTTATTTTGCGACCAGTCTATATTGTACAAGATGTAGGTATGGTTTCTAAAGTAGACTTAAGTCAGAAAGATAATATTGTTATCATTGGTGGATTTGATATATGCATCAATAAGAAAAAGAAAGCTGCTAAATAAAATAGCATAAAAATAAAATCCTCTACTCCCGTAAAAAGGAGTAGAGGACTTATTTTTTTTTTAGTAAGTTTAGTATTCTGCTACTAAAGAATCTTTTCTAAAGTACATTACTTGAACTGTTGTCTAGGATAGTTATAACCAAGGTATAAATATTCAGTATATCGACCTTTCCATTTTTTGTATAATTCAGATTTAACAAATGAAACATAGTCGATAATAAGATAATGTTCAGTAATATAGAAACGATTAACCGCTACATTTCTTAAAATATCTCTAGTCAAGTGTTTTAATTCATCTATCAAAGAAAGTTTAATTCTGGAATCAGGAAGCAGTATAATGGGAAATCCACTACCATCTTTATTTAGAATAACATAAGTTCTACTACTCCAAGTAGTTGCTAACTCGTATACTGGATCTAACTTATCAGGCGTTTTCCATTCTGAAAAATCATCAATTCTTTTAATCCGTTGCAGATTACTCAGAATAGGTTGATTTGTCTTCTCTAGCATCTTCTTTAGACTAGATAAAGTAATCCCAGTTTCTTTATAGTAATCAGTAAGACTACGATAAGTCTTCTCGATGAATTGATTGGTCTTATAATCAATTACGACGATAGGATGTACAATACCACCTCCTTTTTTAACATAGATAGTGGGTTTCTCAAACTCAGGATCTTCCAGATATTTTACCTGAGTATCATCAGGCCACATGATCTTAAGATAATCAGGATTATCTAATCTTTGTCCGATAGTTGTTTCATGATAACCCATGTATTTAGAAGCATCTATCATGGAATCAAAACTTCTTATTATCCCTCCTTCATTATGGAATTTAATCGATACTTTCTTAGTAGTCGTAATGAGATTATTTCTTACAGCATGATAAACGTTTTCAGAATTGGTAATAACCTCTAAATTATTTAAATCATTGTTTTGTTTATTTCCGTCAATGTGGTTAACAACGTATCTTACTCCGTCAATACTATCAAGACCATTATGTTTAGTAACCTTAGCATAATCTTCAGGTCTAAATGTAGCCAGTAATAGATGGTGCATTTTCTTAGTCTTTTTCTCCCCGTTATCACCTATTAAAGACAGTACCGTATAGCCATTTCTACCCACAACAGTTTCCATCAATTTATGGTATTTCTTACCAAATATCCTACCATCTTTACTAATAAGATAATCTGTATAATTAGGTATTTCTTTAAATTCACTAAAGTCTAGATTCTGATACTCTAATTCTTTAAACAACTTAGGTATAGTAACCCATTCTCTTGTATCGGGATCTAAATAACTAGACCCAGATATAAACTTATTTCTTATTGTAGAATAAACTTGCTTAGTTTTAGGATTTAGCCAAACATAACGACATCTCTTACTATTTATAAATCCCAATGATTCTAAATCTTCAACGGTATAAATTTTCTTAATAGGTTTCATTTTAATAACTCTATGTCAAATAGGAGGACAAAAAAGATAATTACCACTACTCCATGGCCGGAGTAGTGGTAATATATCTAAACTTTAAAGTTTCACTACTTCATAAACATACCAATTTGCAAAAAACTACCAATAGGTATGTAAAGAAGCCTCGTAATTACGAGAGTATTAATCATTTGAACTGTTGGCGCGAAATGTTTCGAACGGTTTCCCCAAATGACATCCTAGACGCGGCTACCATGCTATCGAGACCAATGTTGGAATGTATAGCTTCTTCATGATACGCATTCGCGTTGATTAATTTAATACTGTCAAGGAATTTTTGAGCAAAGAAGTCAACACCAGGACCGTAGTGATAAATACCAGTAAATTCAATTTGAATTTCACGAGTTTCAGAAGGGTTTTCTTTATCGTGTTTGGCTTCATTATCACCAGAAGATTTAGGCCACATGTTGATACCGATCCATGACTGAACCACTTTGGTCATGGTTGCGTTAGGTTCGATAAACAACATAGACATGGAATACATGTCAGGCATTGCATCGTAATCTTGAGTACCAGCTACTGTTGAAATGGAAGCATATTTAGTTTCCATATTCATCATCAGCATTTCAATCCAGTAACGCATATAACGACCGATTGCCAAACCTGGACGTTCCCAGAAAGACATAGAAACGTTCAGAGGATCTTCAGTCACGTTAGTGAATACTTCGTATTTTTGACCTGAACCACCAAATGCTTGGTTTTGGTCAGTGGCTACAGTGAGCTTGTGTCCCAAACCAGTAATACGGTGACGAATAGTTTCTACCAGGCTACGCAAGATAGCGATATGGACTTTACCATCAGGAAGAAGTTTAAAGCCAAGAGGAGCTTCCAAAAGAAAACTAATCAGCGGACGAGAAGTGTATGGAGTATTATTAATCCAAGCAGCCCATTGTTTAGCATAACCGAAGTTACCACCCTCGATAAGACCTACAACAGGAGCCTGAATACCATCAGCAAAACCGCCCGTATTTTTAGACATAAAAACGGGTTCAATACGTGCCATTTTTATTTTTACCTTTTAAAATTTTGAAATAAAATAGGGGTTAAATAAATAACCCCTAGTTATAGACTTAGGCGCTAATGCCGCTGAAATTTTCAGGCTTATCTTCGCGACGATAGTTTTCACTGTAGAACGTTTGAACAGTTTTGATGTTGTCTCCGTATACACGTGCAACAAAGTGCCAAGACCAAGAACGTTCGGTATCGATAGCAGTGAAGTACAACTCACCTTGAACCTCAATAGTACCACCAAATTTATTGTCTTTAATTTGGGAGTAGAACCAAGATTCAGCTTCTTGTTTCAGACGCAGTTGTGACCAGTCTTTACCTGAGAAGCGACGACGCAATTCAGCACCAATTTTGTTCAATTCAACATGGAACAACATGATACGAGCATTCATCAAGGTAGAAGAGTAATCTTCGTAAATGGTACGAATCATCGGGAAGTAGAAGCGACCAGATTCGCTACGTTCTACCCACATACCGCCAGCAGCCCACGCTTCGTTACGTTGGATGTAAGGTACCCATGGGTTAGAGATATCAGTCAGATAACGCAGATAGTTGTTATCACCTTCGGTAGGATCCCAACGAGCATCGGCACGACCAATTTTAGCACCCCAGTATTTAGTAAACAAACGACAGATCTCGTAAGATACTGGAACACGTTTTTCGTAACTAGATACAGAAGAACGGAAACGACCACTACCACGGATAACCATAGCACGGAATGTTTCAGTACCAAATACTGCAGAATCAGGAGCCAGTTTCAAACGGTTACGGATGGCTGCCAAACGAGCAATCTCTTCAGCAGCAGTAATGACACCTTCACCAGATACGTGAGTGGTAGCACACACCCAACGGTCTTTACGGTTAACCAGGTACTTGTTCAGATTGAATTTAGTTTCAATTGGATAACCAGTATCGTAGAAGACAGAATCGTTATAAGTAGTGTCATCCATGTAACGGCTGTTAGCATCAGCAAATTCGTCGAGCATTGCATCAACAGCAGCAGCAAACAACTCATCAGACATCTCACCATCAGTACCGCCAGTAGACCATTGTACTGAACCTTCACGCAAAGCAGTTACTTCACCTTCAGTAGTAGAGATGTTGTCAGAATTACGGAAAGTTTGGTAAGGACGACCGTCAGAGTGAGTACCAGTAAACAAGTTAAACAGATATTTAGAGTCTGCTTTGTTTTCTTCAGTTACGGCAGCAAAGTCACCGTAGTAACGAGTGGTGTTTTCCATCTCGCCAGTCTGAGGATTCAGAGTCGGAACTTGAGTACCAGATACATCCAATTCTTTTTGCATGAAAAGAGAAAGGATGCTGTCGATGTTTGCTTGGTAAACGTGAATGTTGCTGAAAGAACCGAAAGTTGCAGGAAGATTAGGTTCGTCAGGACGATTGTTATTGTAATGTTTTACAAAAGTTTCGCCCAAGTAGTAACGAACACCTACTTTAGAAACAGCACCTGGTTTCAAACAGAAATCGATTTCACGAGCACCTTTAGTTGTAGTTTCTACAACTTTGTTGCTGGTAGCGTTAGGTTTAGTAAATACTTGAAGACGGAATGGGTAAGAATTTGTATCGCTAAAAGCGATAGTATTCAAAGGAGCTTGGTCAGTGGTCTTAGGTGCCCAGATGGAAATACCGGTTAAATTACCCCAAGCACCAGGAGAGCTGGTTTCGAAGTCAAAGATTGGAAGACGTTTACCAACTACACCATTGACAGCAAAGTCAACTTGATTAGTTGCACCTTTACCCAAACCAGAACTAGATACAGTTCGGCTAGCCAAAGTAATTTGTTCTGGTTTCAGTTCTTCCAAAACCCAGCGGTAAGTAATACCAGGAACTTTACGACCTGTAGATACTTTCTTACCACGGTCTAAACGGAATTGACCAGAAGCATCACGCTCGTATTCATCTACTTCTACTTCGACGTACTCGATAGACAGACGCATACCGGCTTTACGCATAGCGTTTTCAGGAACGATACGTTTAGCGATAATGGTACCACTATCTTGCAACATGCCTTCGATGAAGACAGAAGAGTGGTTGTAGTACTTGTGGAGAGGATCCAAAGTCTTGTTACCGAAGAGCTTAATAAATGCTTCACCGTCGACAACTACTTCCTCGGTAGGACCTTTTTCAGCGTAGAATGGGCAAAAAGCCATATGTGGTGCACGCGGAGTGGCGACAACGGATTGAGGTCTACCGGACATATCCTTAGTACCCAGGTGGAAACTGTGGGGTGTAGGATTATTAATGTAGATATCCATTTTTTAAAAATCTCCAATGTCTTAACCTGATTAAGATTAGACTATTGTTAAAATAAATAAATTTTAATTGTATTCGCTGTATTAGGTTTAACCCTAAACAGATACATGAAAAACATTACCGGTAATGTTCTATTAACGAGCGAATAAGCAATAAATTAAACAGTATTAGTGTTTAAAATGATAACGTGTTTAGCCACGATATTCATAATATCGTGGTAATTAGTTTCTATATATAAATCACATTGAAATTTTTATCAGTAAAAAGTATGATGTTCTCTACGGAGACTTTACTTATAAAAGCTTTTATTTAATTAAATTAGTTAACCTAGGAATAAAATAAATGGCCATTTTTTATTCGCCTTACGAGACTACAATTGGTAGTTTCTTTAAAACCGACGAACAACAAAAAACTATTCGACAATCATTGGGTTTAAATTACCCTTGGTTGAAAGTGAACGAACAAAATAAATCAATTTTTATTTATCCTAATTCAGTCGTTCCCAAATTTGATCATCCGTTGATTATCGAAACAGTAAAAGGTTTGAAATATACTGTTTGTGATTTATCATCATTTATTCGAGAACGTCAAGAGGGTGAGTACACAGTAGCGAACAAACCTTTGTTCTCGCTACAAACCATTCGTACTATTTTGACATCTGATCTTGTTAACAATGGTACTCGTTCTATTAAATCATTGTCCCCTAATGTGGTTAAGACTTACGTAGACTTGATTACTTCTTCATTGTCTATGGCCTTTAGCTTAAATAGTGAAGAGATTGTCGCTTTACGAGCAATGTCAGGATGGATGTATTACTCGATGCTGCATAGCGAAACATATGCAGGTGAGTTGGAATTTGATGCGCTTATCGCTAAACTGTCCAGAGATGTCGGCATTCCGTCTAGCTTCTTGTATCGATATGTTGATCGAGAATTCTATAAAAATGTAGATGATTTCTTAGAGCAATTGAAATTAAAAATGAATAATCCAGCTATTCAGAAAATTAATAGCGGTTTGTTCTATACTGTAATTGCCAAGAACCTTAATGCTAATGTCTGGATTGGTTTAGAAAAACAACAAATCCTAGCAATGTCTGTAGAGCACATTCCTACATTCGTAGCTACCTTAGTAGTGTGTTTATCAGAGCAAGTATTTAAAAATGCTGGTTTAACAAAAATGGCATTGAAGAATTTTAATCGTGACCGTGCTAACTTCATTCTTGCTGTAAATAGTATTGTAAACGATTATTAATTAATAAAAGGAGTGTACCGATGAGTGTACCTTATCTAATAGGTCATTATCTCTATAATCTCTGGGCAGCTCCACACCAAGATAACCAAAGTATCGTAAGACCAAAACGCATCACTCCTTTGGGTGGTGCCAGAAACCATGTTAAAATCGTTACGGAAGATTATAACTTACCTTCCAAACATGAACGTTATCATGCTTACATGATTGGACAAGTTCCTGAGGAAATGTTCAATTTTAATTTTGTAGAATGGCATGATCGTTCACACTGGTATAACATGGCGGACTTATGCGTAGAGCAAACCGTAGTATTTCAGTTTTATACTGATAAAGGTATTGTTATTCCATTGACACATATCTACTACACTCTAACTCGTGAGAAGAATTTAGTATTAGTTATTAAAGAAGATCTGAAAATTAATTGGGACATGAATACTGAAGATGTCTTATTCAGAACGTATAACAATGCATTGCTTCATCACGATGATCAGAATCTTCCTAAAGAGACAATTGCTATCCAGTATGCTAAACCATACCGTACTTCTGACAAGAGTCCTCTGATCAACTTCTACAATAAATATAAGTCTAAACCTGGGTATATTTTTACCTACATCAATGGTTACTTGGTTAATGACCCGATTACTGTAGAGATTCTTGAAAAAGACGTAGTTGAACTGATTTACGATTCTACGATTACTAAAGTCGTAGAAATGAAGATCAGTACCATCCCTACATTTAAATCTATTATTGATAAGATCCGTAAGTATCTATTTACGCACGGATTGTCTTATCGTAAGAACTTATTTGAATATTTCGATGATTGTGATTTTCACTTATGTGCTTATCCGAAAACAACACCTAAATTATTTCGAGGTGTGATGTTACATCGAAATTCAGAAACCAATATTCGACAAGTAGGTAATTGTGATTTCTCTATCTCCACTAACTTAGTTAGAGAGATGATGAACAATCACGACTTCATTAATGAGCAAATTGCCAATGTGGTATTTAAAGTATTTTATCGTAAACAATACGGTAAACGTACAATGCCGTTTGTCAATAATCGCTTACACGAATTGAATAAACTTGCTTTCCAAAATCGTGTAGCTGCCATGCAAGGTGTTCGTAGTAATATTAAAGAATGGCGAGCTGATGAATTAGAATCATCTACTCTATCTCAATTGATCTCTAAACCTAAAGCGGTTTGTAGTTTAAAAGAAGTACAAGACGCATACGGTTATAATGCTACGACTTACTATACTGGTAAATCACTACATCCATACGAAACGTTTATTGATGACGGATTAGGTGGTAAGTTAGTCAATGTGCCTTATGCTTATCGACCATACTCGACCATTTTCGAATATGATCAAAAAGGTAAGCTTTTGGCATGGAGACGTTTAGGTGATTATAATCAGTACCCAGTAACTTCTCCAGAATGTCGCTTAGTTGAATTTATTTCTGGTATCGGTACGCGTCAGCCTAATGACTATATCGATATTCTAGAAGTAGAAATTCCAGAAGATGAGGAATTTAGAGTATATGCCTGTGTGAAAACTCTGGAAGAAGAACCTGATCGATGGGAAGATGTGACTAACGAAGAAGGGGTATGGGCTTGGAAGACCATTAATGGTAAACGAGGAATTGTTATTACAGGAACAAGTGATCGCTTGTTAAGTGATTATACCTTTACAGTAAGAACAGACAAGACATTCTTGTGTCGTACTATTTTGGTACCATTTACTAAAGGTATCTTAAACTTCGCATTAAATCAACATTACTACAATGCTGAAAAAGATAATGTGTTTGCTAGACCTGTACGAATTCCTTATGGTTACCTGGATATATTCCTAAATGGTAAAGCTCTAATCGAAGGAATTGATTACTTCGTAGAGTTTCCAAATGTATACATTATTAATAAGTCATGTATTGACCATTCTAAGAACAGTCAAGAAATCACTTATCGAATGATGTCATTTGCGGAGACAAAACCTAAAGAAAACGGAGAAGGTACTCGATTAGCAGGTATCACCACTAATCGACAAGTAGGTTATGTAAATAACCATATGCTTTCTCGAAATGGTATTTGGGAAATTTTCGATGATAAGAATTATCTATTTAAAGTAGGTAACGGGATCATTGACCAATCCAAGTTAGGTTTTTCTGAACGCGGAAACATTATTCCTGAGCGGGCAGATGAATTAGAAGGTAGACCCTACGAAATTCGTGACATTATCGTACCGAAGCGTAAAACATACATTGAAGATACTTATAGTTTTAAGAGCAAAGCAGATGATCTAGATAGACGTGTATCTGCTTACATGGGACAATTCTTTAAAGATACCAAGTTTACAAGTAATCCTCCAGTTGAAGGACTGTACAAGGTATACTCAACTGTTTTGTCTAGGATCATCCACGATCTAAAACGAAAACAGTATAAATTCCCTAACATCGAAACTCGATACAATGACCAAGAAGTCATTAACTTTGTGGAAAGTAACTATAAAGATTTATTTGTTGCGGAACCCTATTTCCGTTTAGACAATATCTCGATGAAACACGTTACCATTCACCCAACGTATCGTACCGATGTAACAACCCTCACTTACCACGAGGTTCGTTTCTTAAAACAAATTATTCGTATTTATTTTAGAAATGAGATTGAGATATCTCACTTTATCCGAATTGGAGAAAACACGTGAGTGAAAATAATTACCCCGTGAATCAGCCTGTATACGGTCGTGGTATTGCTGCGAACGTGTCCATTGTCGGTATTGATGGTGAACCTCCTATCCTAGATGATTCCCAGGTATGGCGGATTTGGGCGATTCATGATATTTATTTAGGTCAGGAAGGTCATCGTAAATACGTACCTAAGGTAAGTGACTTCGTATTAGATACGAATACCTTTACTTATTACAAGGTTATTTCAGTTAACCAAACCACATTGGTTCCAGAATTAGAAGAGATCTCTTCTAAAACGTCTTCTGACGAAATGTCTAAAGACGAAGGTCGTTTCTTTTCTGGCGGTACACTGGCAACTCCTTGTGCGCGACAAATCTTTTACGATGATTCAGTAGTGCGACCTACATTGACTGTACCGGCGCAATTCCATATCCAAGGTTCTTTACCTCACCATGCGATTGCTTTTAAAGGAACCGTAGCTGGAGCGGGTGGATTGCCGATTTCAGTACGGTACGATGCTAGTTATAACATAATCGGTAACGAGATTCCCTTAGAACCAATTGGCCAACAAGATCCGAATAATCTTACCCAATGGTACCTGCCTCCGTTTTATTCAGCACATGAATTAGAACAAGGTGAAATGGTCTTGATTTTGATTTACGATGATAAAGGTGGTTTGTTGTCTCGTACTAACTTTATTGTTGAGAAATCAGCACTTCTTCGAGATGTGTCTGACGCAGATAAATTCATCTCTGCAATCTCTATTGATTCGATGTATATCGATGCTAAGGATGAATCGAATCTTCTGATCCCTGAACAGATTCTGAAGAACTCCATTAACATTATGGGTAAGGTACATTATACCGATGGTACTATTGTCACTTATCCTGTTGATGGAAATAAATTTGAATTGTTATATCTGGATCGAGCATCAGAATCAACAGTTGGTGTGAAAGGTACTTTGGTACTTAAGTACTACCTTGGTCCTAATGAGAAATCAGTCAATGTGATTAATAACAATAATCGTTATTTCGTCACTCGTAGCTTTAACTATACCATTACTGAACGTGATGGTGCTTACTCAGTTAAACTTTATCCAGTTCCACGTTGGGTAAACGATACTGTTGGTTATCAGCTTGACTGGTATTTATTTACATTGGATCGTAACCAATGGATTGATGTGACTAACGATGTATATATTACCTCCAATTCACCAATTCGTTCATTGAATGGTAAACTCTTCGGACCTAACCAACAACTGAACGTAGCGATTGATTTAGGCGTACTGAATAATACATTCCGTGAACATATCCATCCACAGCAAGTAGATATTCGTTTGTTGCGTAATGCAGCTGATGCTACTGCTGATCGTTGGTTACTGGGCTTTGAAGCTTATCAGAATCCACCATATGGCGAAGGATTAGTTTGTAATGTTCGCGTCCTTACTGGTACGAATTATACTTATAATTTTGCTAATAGCTGTACAGATCTCGATGATTGGTTAAGAAAAGTATATTACTCAACCATGCCTCAATATCGTACGAATCGTGAAAATCAAGCACCTAAACCTAACATGTTTAAATTGTTGGTAGGTGGTCAAGAACATGAATTCCCTATTAGCATGTGGAATCAGGATTTGTCTGTACCTACTCGTTGTAAAGCAACATCTACGGTATCATTGGTATTCTTTACTCGATACAATAACAACGACGTGTTCTACAGTATTGCCCCATTCCCTGTTGTAATTTCTTAATAGTAAAATACTCTCTACTCCTTAACGGGGTAGAGAGTATTTTTATTTATTTTAAATCTATATCATTAACATGAAGTAGTATTTATAAACTCTATTAAAGGAAATTTTAAAATGAAATCAGAAGCTATTCTATTTAACTTTCCAACACGAGAAATTCCTCGTATTGAAAATGTTAGGTTATACGTTTTTAGAAACAATGAATTTGAAGATAACTTAAATAACGCATTTAAAAGAGATTACTATCTTGAGAAACTGAAAAAGTTAGGTGAGTTTAGTACATCTAAAAATAAATATAAGGTATATGGATGTATATCCGAAATTTATATTGGTAAATACGAATTCTTAGCAGAATATACTATATCGGATATTGTCTATATTTCGTTGGTTCGAAAAGAACCCTATGTAGATACGGTATCGAAAGTAATGATCGACGTAAGTAATTCTAATCCGGTATTTATTGAACGTTCTCGACTAACACCAAGTGGTAGACTAAGTATCAGATATTCTTCAAAAGATCCAGAAATGGCTAAATTTGATTGGGAACCATTGTTAAAATTAGAAGAGTTTTTAAAGAGTAATTTGGAAAATGGTGAATTACTGAATTCTTGTATGCAGTTTTTAGAAAACTAACTTATTAAAGGAAATGAAAAATGAATGTTAACTTTACTTTGATTTTGATTGATGATTCTGGTTTAGAAAAAGTACGTAAAGATATCCGTATCTTAAAAGGTGATGATTCATTGCCTGGTACTTTAATTGGTGTTACCAGTGAGATTATTCCAGAACGTGTAAACGTCTGGATTATTGAGAATTACGGAAATGTAGACCATGATGTTCAAGAAGCATTCTCATCACATGCTAAAAATATTGTTCACTGTTATTTAGAAGTGGTAGGTGCTCGTGAAGTACTGACAGTAGATCGTGATTCTTTAAATGATTTCTGGGGTGCGGATTCTGAAGAAGATAAAATTGCTCAAGCTACGAAGATTAATAATTATCTGATCAATAATGAGAATTATTTTGAATTTGTAGCTAATACCATTTCTAAAACATTTACATTTGTGATTGGTAGTGATTCGCCAGATCAACATAAAGTAATCAGTCGCATTACATTCACTAATGATTCTGGACGATTTACTCATCGTGCAGTATATCGTGAAGTAGAACCTAGTCACGATACAAACTACGAACTTTGGAAGAAAGGTAAAGAGAAACAATGGGTATCTCGCAGCGGGCGTCGTTTTGAAATTGATTCCTTCTCTATCGAAAATTTCAATCGTGCGTGTAAAACAGTACTGGAACAAATCGATATTGTTATCAAAAATTACGTTAAACCAGAACATGTACATCTAGTAAATCCTGAATTGATCATTGAAGATTTCTGTGAATTCTGGTTCAGTATCCGTAAATCAAAACTGAACATTACTAATAGATCATCTTAAATTGATAAGTGACTGAAGATTAGAGAGTATTCCTAAATGGAATACTCTCTATTTTTTGATTATACTTAGTTATTTTTTTTTTGCATTAAGGAATTTATTAAATGTACAAAAATGTCCGAGAGGTATTTAATGACCATTGCTCGAACCTATCTATAGATACAAAGCTATGTGATAGAATTGAACAATACCTTAATTCCTTTATTACTAAATCACCAGAACATGCTCAGTTTTTTGGTGGTGATACTATTGGCGATACTGTTGTTAAATTTGTTAATTCGGATCGTTTGAAATGGTTTGAAGAGATTTTAAGAATTGATGAATTGGATATTGCTCCTGATTTAGCTGAATTAATATCTCCAGTACATTATCTAGTAGCTTCTGACCCATTCTCGTTAAGCTGTGTCTGGTTAGTTCACGTTATTTGGAAATCAACAAAGATACCTGATTCTAAAAAACAGAAAGCAATGTCTGACATTATTATTGTCATGAATATCCGTTTCTTGACATCTCGTATGCAACGACACTGGCCATATCCTTGTTCAAAACAAACAGCTGAAGCTACACTGTCATCAATGTCTAATAAATACGCTATTAAGCGATTAGGTTCGTGGTTAGCCGTATTGCGAGAACGTGGTGATGACACGACAGACATGAAACACTCTATCCATAAACTCACTATTGAGAAGATGGATGTCGATATTCGTAATACAGGTTACTCAGTAGGTTACATGATTACTGACTCTCAATCACGTATTAAGAATATGTTAAAGAACATCTACAATGTCCAAAAGAATCTTCAAACAACGACGATCACCTCTAGTTCGTCTACGTTTATTGAATCTGATGGCGAAGAGGTGTTAAAAGACAAAGAGAAATCATTAGAAACTTATAAACGATATCTCGAAGGTATTATTGCTGATAAGCATTCGTTTATCAAATTAGATTTGATTTCGATTATTGAAAACAGTAATAAAACTATGCCTGCACAAATGTTCAGAAGTACTTTAAGCTGGATTAGTGATACCTATGGTAAAGGATCAGAAGGAAAATTAGAAATTGATGAGATTATTGATAAACTCATGAACCATCTACTATCTTATCTGTATCTTAATAGAAATATCATGAAAAATAAATCTGACATCTCTGGACTACTCTCCAAGATGAAAGGTGTTTATACTTCATCACGATCAACAGAAGAAACCCTTCTTGAAATTCGAGATGACATGGAAGGTATTGTTAGACGAGCTACAAAAGTGAAATCTGGATCAGCTATTGCAGCTACGCGTACCGGTGTCATGCTGTACATTGTATTAAGAGCATTCACCATGAAACACTACCAAGGATAACGTAAATAATTATTTTAACATTGGCAATTACATTATTCTTAAAGTGTATATTTAATAAATATTACTTTAAGGAATGAGAAATGAGCTTTTTTGAAAAGTTACTAGCTAAAACTTGTAAAACAGCCCATAACCTATCAAATCTAATCTCTACAGATTTTGACTTTTCTAAAATAGACGAATCCAAACCTACAGTTATTACCATCATGACAAAATATAATTGTCCTATGGATATTGTAGTTATTAAAAGAACCTATTTGATGAAAAGGAATAATGTAGCATGGTTTAGGAAAAAGCAACGCAAATTTGTATTGTATCAGATAACAGGAATCGTTCCAGATTGTTTTCCTGATAATGTAGCTCGAGTAATGAATTCAACTATGCAAATTCCAGCATTGTTGTCCAAATTCTACGACGAGAAACAACAAATCAATGCAGTTGCTTCTGCTTTTTTAGACATTAAAATGTCTGACATCTTAAAGCAAGATAAAATAAAATAGAATCTACTCTCCTACTCTTAATTGAGTAGGAGAGTAATTCATTTATGCTTATTAACTTAACCAATAATTAATATCGCTAATATCATTAGGGTTTTGGTAAATATCATTCGTCATATTGCCATAACGGTTACCGAAATAAGGATTTCCTGTAAATACATCACTCATGTGGCTTAAACCATCCATTACGTCATTCAGCATGTCTGGTGAAGAACGTAAAGCATTAATACGACGAGTTTCTTTTAAGTCATCAATCATGCCGGATACAGACATCGCCATTTGTGATTTAGATTCAGGAGTTAAACGAGATTCTAACAGATGAATGGTTTTCTCTAATTTAGCAAACTCAAAATGGTCTTCAGTATTAGATAATTCTTCGTACAGATTAGAAATCTTATCTTTCAATACTTCTTGTTCTCTTTGTTGCATTTGTTTTACTGGATCGATTTCTTCACCAGCAGTAACAACATTAGACAAGAATCTTCCCTTATTGATATTGTAATAATTAACATTACGTCCGTTAAATACAAACCAACAAGCCAATAACCAAGAAATTACTTGGTCATCGTGATCTTCTTTGTCAGAGCCATGATCGATTCTACCGTCAACAATAACCAATCCTAATAGCTCGCGGATCAGTTTCTTGTCTTTTACTTTATCAGCAATAACATCAATAGCTCGATAGAATGTTTCGCCATATAGATTATCACGACTATAACGACCTTTACCAGAAGTACTATAACCAAATGAACTACGATACATATTGGCTACACTAGCTGGATTAGGATGTGCATCCATCATCATGAATGCTCTGGCTTTCTCATCTTTTTCATGAACAATAGTATTAAAGATTTGCTTAAATGGATTAATACCATGTGCCGGTAAAGTCTCAATTAAGAAGTCGATAATACCTTGTGCAGATGAACGATTCTCAGGAACCAGCAACAGTTTAGGAAAGCGAATAATCAAATCACAAAGCCATTGAGCATATTGGAAGAGATTGACTTTACTAATACTTGCCGTACCAATTATGTTAAGATCTAAAGCATTTACAAATGTTAGTGAGCAGGCATCTTTACCAATAGCAGAAGAAGAGTCCAAACCCACAATAACCGGACAATTATTGAATATACTAGAAAGTTCATGATTATCTACGTACCAATTAATAACAATGCCAAATTTACCAATATCTCTAAATACAGGATCACATTCACTATTCTTGATCATCTGTGCTTGTTCTACCGTAAATGGAGAAGACTCAGTACCGGATGTCCAAACATTATAATAATCTCGTAAAGCATCCTCACCTGTTACTTTGTTTCGAGCCATGTTTTCAATCAACCATTCGTCAGTATAACCTAGTTGACGATGAGAGAAAGTTCCTTGTACTTGGAAAAGACCAATAGCTTTAAACAAAGGATCGACAGGATTAGAATCAGCTTTTACTCGTTTTTCAAATTCAACAGCATCAAAAGAATCAAAATAGTTTTCATCAAACTGTGCAGATTCATTCCATACTTCGTATGCCCAACGACCATGAGGTGTATCTTTTTTACCAGCTGTTGTAGTAAAAATAGAGCAAGTTTCTTTACCTTGTTCTAAAGCTTTTTGTCTCGCCGCGTCCATTGACGAACCCATAGACGGAATGGTAATGTGGTTTAATTTACAGAAAGCCACCTCATCACACTGACGAACTTCCACTGTGTTACCACGACCACGTTTATAAGCAGCATCTTCTGACTCTTGAGCAATAATCGTATTATAGTAATTGTTATTACTCAATACAGTAATACCTTCTGTATTATTACTATCCTTACGAGTGATAGGATTTAAATAAGGAGGTAAAGTAGCAATAAGGGCACGAAGACGAATTACGTTTACAGTACGTAAGTCAGAGTCTTTTGTATAAAGAAGCATCTTAAGACTCTTACGAAAACACAACAGATATTGCATGATAATATCTGTAGAGAATGATTTACCAGTTTGTCGAGGCTGGATCAAGAAATACTGACAATGGTTAAAGAAACACCAGAACAATGAGATGTTTGCTCGGTTTGCTCTAAAGAAAATACGAGTATCTTCATTAGAGTCAGGTGCTTGTGCTAATTCTCTAAAAAAGTACCATGGGTTTACTGCGATTTCTGTAGCAATTTTAGAAATCATGTGAGGGGTTAAATTTGGATCAAATGGATCTACAAATTCTAAATCAGGGTCATGTAAAGCAAGATGGAAGTAATAGTTTTTAATACCCATCTTCTTGTAAATATTTGCTAAGTCGATAAACGACTGATTTTTAGTAGTGAGATGCACTATAACATTTTTATTTTCAGGTTTATCCCAATCTTGAAGAAATAATATCATGACTTAAAACCTCTAAGATGTTCTCTATAATACATTACTAAATATCCATGTTTGTTTAAAAAATTATTAGAATCTGTAAGTCTGTTTAAACAATACGATATGTTAACAATACTATTAAATTTGGATTTAACATATTTTTTAACCTCTTTATAATCGTTAGATATTAATAATATTGATAAATATTTATCTAATACGACTAAAACTCTTTTACGATTATTACGAGGATTTTTAGATGAATAATATCTGATGACTTCATTATCTACTTCCAGATGTGGATTAGATATAACAGGCCATTCAGAAAAATTATTAGATAATTTTATCTGCTTGTAATTATACAAAATAGGCATTTCCTCGTCGTTAATTCTTTCCCGTACGTATTTTTCACGGATTTTTCTAGAACGACAATAGTTAGTTAGAGAATGGAAATTACGTACAATACCCGTGATTATATCTCTTTCACAAATACCTACTCCTGATTGATTATCATGTAATTTTCTTCTCCCTCTAATGTAAGTACCTTCGTGATTAAATGGATATGTTAATTCATCTCCTTCTTGGTAATATTTGTATTTATAATGGAGGTCTCGTATCGCTAGCCCATCTGGATCTAATTTCATGTGATTTTTTAACACAGCACTGCAATGACCCGTATGTAGAGAAAATTCTCTTACTGAACTAAATATTTTATATTCGTTTGTTCTTACGTTAACCAATATTACACGATGTCGAGTTAAGCTATTATTAAATTTCTTTCTTGGGGTTATGGCTTTACCTTGCTTTAATTTTTCACTCCATCTTCTAGTATTCTCTATGCTAGAAATCAATTCTAGATTATTTAAACTATAATCAAGTTTATTATCGTTTATATGGTCTACACACCAAAATCCACCATCAGGATGTGGCGTATTAATTAATTCGTATTCTTTTCGTCTAAAAACATAAAACATCAAATGGTGGTGTTTTATTTTTATATATTCACCGCTATCATTTTTTAATGTCGTGTTTGGATAACTGTTACGTTTATTGGTTCTCTTAGATTCAGTGGTCAGTATCTTAAATTCTAACTTGCTTAGAATTCTTCCATCTTTACTAATCATGTATCTAGAGAAACCTTCTATTTCGTAGAATTCAGATTTATCTAAATAGAAGTAATAGTTTACTAAATCTTTTGTTTTGAAAATTTTATAGCTTTTATTTTTTCTTACGTAGAGTAATGAATCGTTATTTTTATTCTTTATAAGATTTCGGCCTGTTAAGGTATTGTATATCTCGCCATTCTTATTAATGTATAAAAAAGGATAGTTTTCTAATTTAGCATACGTTGACAAATCCATTTAAAATATATTCCAATTTTATTAAACCATATAAAGATACTTTTATGTATATTTGTCCCAATCTTTTAAAAATAAAATCATTCTGTTTATTGCCTTTTATAAAATATTTCAGTTATATATCATTAAAGTGAATTATCTAAGCGTTTTATCGCTAGTGGTACATAACTTTTAAAAGAGATTGGGTTTACCAATCTCCTAATATCGATTTATCTATCTAATTTATTTTGTTTTTAGTCTAATTTAATTTATAAGGATATTAACCATGAACAAAGATGTTTTGAAAAGCTTTTTTAAAGAAGTTGTAAGTTTAATTAAGTCAGGAGAGAAATCTATTTCTCTTAAAGACCTGATTTTAGCTGATAAAGAAATCGTCAGCAAAACAATTAAACACATCACGTCGTCATCATACTACATGATGCACGTGGGTCAGATCACATCAATCCAAGAAGGATTCAATGAATGGATTGCTAATCGTGAAGAATCCCAAGTATTTCCACAAATCAAATTCCCAACCACGATTGACTACGATCAATCGTTAAATCTAAATAATTCAATTATGGATTTAACAAAAGCATCAGAAGATGAAATAGCCTTAGTATATCACATGGCTGTATTGTTCTTAATTGAGTATTATTTAGAATCTGAAGAAGAAAGTTCTTGGCAGCGAGAACGAGTACAAAGTGAAGTGACTCGTACGCTCAATTCCAGTATCTACTTCTTCATTAATTTGGGTGCTGATCACGCTTCTTACATTGGTAACTTTACTACAGAAGAATCTCACTTCTTGGTATTTGTTACCATGTTAAAATTTTATCGTAATCTTGATAAAGAATACGTGCGTGGTATCTTGGAATATCTGACTTATCTCTTCTTAGAATTTAAAGGAGAATACAGTCAAGAAGTACTGGATGATTTCGAAGAATATCTGTCCCGTACTTTCCCAAATTTGGATCTCGAACGAGTATTCCAATTAGATGCAATCATGTGCATCATTAATATATTCGATATTGTCGAATACTTCTTGGAGTTGTTTATCGATAAGGAAGGTAATGATATCTTCCCTCGCGATGGATACACTCCATCTGACCTACAAGCAACCATTACTAACTGGGCGCTTGTTTAATCTAACTAACTTATATAAAGGAAATCAAAATGAAACCAACTATTACTGCTCAAGAAGCAAACGAAATGATGTACAACCTTTCCATCCGTTACATGGAGAACGTGAAGCATCACATGGAAAGTTTGGAAAACATTCGTCCTGAAGATGAATATACTCCAATGGATCTTCTTCTGGCTACGATTAAAGTAGCCAAAGTGCTATTGGTCAAAATGGAAGCTTTGGCTTCCGTTCTGAACATCAAAAGTTATGCCGTTGACTTAGGTGATGATGCACTTACGATCGACTTGGATACAAGTAAACCTACCGTAAAACGTGTTCTTGACCTTATCGATCGAGTAGAGGGTTTATATGGAAATCACTAACCTAGTAGTGGGTCCAATTGGTAATGTACCACTGGACTATCTATACGATTTCAATGATCCTAAACATCGTGAAGAAATCCGTGCTGAATACGCTAATGGAATCTCATCATTATTAGTCAGTATCTGTGAAGAAGTCAGTAACTATCCTGATAAGGTTATTGTCGACATCAGTGATTTATCGGTAGTCGATAATCCTGAGGAAGACGAATATGCAACCGTTATTCCAAAGGTAGAGATCTTTCCGGATCTAGCGGCAATCACTATGTTTTTCCATAAAAGTATTAATGAAAAAAATATACGATACCGTACTAGAACACGTAAATAAAGAATCCCCAGGTTCCATGATTACTGATTTTGATGTTTTGACAACTTGTGTTTGTTTAAACGATTCTAAGATCAGTAACTTTGGTATTACTACCCAGTATGGGACTTACCAAATAGATTGTGTTCAGGTAGATGATGTTGTATTCCAAATGACCGATGCTGATGGCCGTAAAGGTAAATTCAGCATGAGGATCGTTGGCATTCCTGATAACAAGAAACCAAATGGTGAGTATGATAACATTGCGACAATAATGACCGCTATGTCAACTGAAACGACTCGTGAGATGTTTAAAACCATGAGTAATTTTAAATTAACGTTGTCTCTGGATGCACTCTCTTACGTGATGATGACTTCTGGTCCTAGACCTAATTTATCTCACAACTGTTTAGATGTTATCTACTTCCGAAGTGTTGCCAAACAGTGTATAGATCAACTGGTTTTGGAAGCAAAAGGAAATAGTATTAACTAAACATAAGAATCTCTCCTCTACCTTAATTGGTAGAGGAGAGTATTTCTTTTTTTAGTTTCCAGACAAAACAAAAGTAGCGAATACAGCTAATCGATCTGTAGACTGCATTAAATCAAATAAACTACCACAGCGCAACTCGACATCTTCCATCTTGACCGTAGCGGGTACTAGAATGACCAAATTAACAAAATAACCATCCACAATTAAACTACGAATTTTTTCAACATGGTAATCTGATAAAGTCTCGTATTGGATTGTCCAAATGAATGGTTGGTTATTGCCTTTAATCAAACTCGCTAATTCACCAGTGATATCGTATAAACCTAAACCACCCTCTACATGTTCTACACTTAAACGACTGTTACGGGTAGCGGCAATAGAACCATCTACTCCAGCGATGACATCATTACGACCAATCATGTAACTTTTGGTAGGATCATGCTTATCACCCATGTCACGACCTAATGATTCTATCATGCCGTCTTGTTCATTTTCAGTTTTACTAAATAACTCATTTAACCTCTGAGCGATCTGAGTAGCAAAATCTCCCATGATAGGAACATTTTCAGTTCCTTTAAATGTAGGTGGGTGAATAAATGACTCGGTACTTAAATCTTTCTTTAAAGATTTTATTGGTACGACTTTGAATTTCATTATTAATCTTTCTATTAAATCAATACATGTTACCCATGGTAACTCGCCACAATCTCCAGTTTTGTTCTTCATCAGCCTGCCAAAGAATACGACTAGCGTCTCGTTTCTTCTCTTGATACATTTCTTCAGCATCTGCGTAAGTATCTACCCATTCACTAAATGCTGCCAATTCAGAACCGCCATCTAACATTGCTCTATTGATTCGGATTTTAAGCTTTTTATAAATGTAAGCTTTACATGCCAATAGACTTAATTCTTTAACGTAAGAAATTGCAGTACGATCAATAGTATTTAGTTTAGCATCGTGTTCTACTAGAATATCAATCGTACAGTTAGTACTGAGATAAGGAGCACGTTTAATAATAAAAGAATTAGGAGAAATGACTTCCGTCTTTTCTAAGTAGTTAGCGGGCACACTGGAACCACCTGCAGCCATTTTAGAGCCAGCAGACATTACTGAAGAAACACCAGCTGCAAGACTATCACTACCCATGTAAGAGTTATTGTAGATGTTGACTGTATTCACACCCAGTACAGAGAGAATCTTTCTATTCTGTAGTACTTCTGGAGGAATAACGACAACATAGTCAGATACATTGATTCTTTCAATTTGACATGCTTCCAATGGAATAGTAACTTGATGAGCGTATTCTAAAGAAAGATCAGGAATAACGCGTTTCTCAAAAATCTCAGTGATGATACGGGCATCTGCACTTACTGGTTTATAATAATCTTGGCGATATGGCGTGACAAAAGTTTCCTCGATAATCTCTTCAGGAATTACTTGATGTATTTCAGCTAGACACATGTTTACAGTTGACATAAGTCTATCCTTTCGAATATATAAATATAGATAAAATATGCTCTAATTTTCATACGAATAATCTAATTAGTTACACGAATATATTATTATCATGAGAAAAGAGTAAATATCATTCTATTTTGCTCTAGATTCATCCTACATTGAGAAACTATCTTAAGATGATAGATACCCTTAAGAAACATTAAAAGTCCGTATAATCTTATTTTTACAGACTTTGAGCATTTATGATCGATATTCTAATTGTATAGGAATTTGTTATGCAACAAACATTCTTTATCCCTGATATAGAAAAAGCAATAAAAGATGTTTTTATGTACGGACATCAATTAATAGAAAATCCTATTGGATCTTCTATGGACAAAACTGTTCAAGAAGCATTAGGCGAATACATCATAAACCATAAATTTACATTATCTAGTTTTAACTGGTTAGTGAATTTAGGAATCGATAAAGTCTATGCCGAAGAATTTAATCGCGCTGGCTTCATGAAAGATACATGGTCTTGGTACGCTGGTATTAATATTATTGTTAACTATTGGCTAGAAAGATTAGGTTGTTTTGTTATTAATAATAAACAATATCAAATTTTGGATACGGTTAATTTATTATTGCAATTCGATAAAAACCTAAAACAAGACTACAGTACAGGTAAGGAAATAGAAATGTTGGTTTCCGCAATAAAAAGCGGACATGTAGAGAATTTCTTTTCTAAGACATTAGGTGCTTTGAATAAAGCATATCAAGAAGACATTGAGTTGTGTAGATTTATCGAAGACAGAAATCAAAATGATATTGGGGTTAAATTACCAATGTCTTTTGTCATCGATCCATTTTATTTAACAATTACATTTATTCACTAGGCACACTATGGAAAACAAGTCAATTATTCAATTAAATGTTCGCGAAATTCTTGAAGATATAGAACTTCAATTAGTTAATATTGGTGTATATAATAAACCAATATTAGAGAGCGAAGATTTTGGTTTTTACCATAAAGAAACTTATAGAGAACTTATTACGAAAGGAGAGACATACACCTTAGTTAATATCGACGGTGTAAAATCTCAACAAGAATATAAAGGAACTATTAAGTCATTTAATTATTTTCGACATCATCAAGTTTACGACAGTTATGGCAATAAAGTTTATTCTCCTTTTAGGAATATTACATTTTCTAGAGTTTGCCATGCTGAGACACTAACAATATTCAAAGACATTTTTGATCACTCATTAAAAATGGATCTTCCATTACGTTTTTGTGGTAGGTTGATAATGGCTAGAAGAGATTTAGCTTTATATGTTTTAAGCTTAGTATTTCCAGAACATATTGGTTATATTCTTAAAGATGATGTTCCTGATGAAGTAGTGGATAAAAATCCATTAGTTATTCTGATGTATAACGTTATTCGTATCATTGAGAATATTGTTACTAACTCAGAATTGTCTCCACATGAGATTTATGCATTTGTGTATAAAGAAGGATTTATTTATTTAGAGAGTCTCGGTGATTATAGAATCATTGAGTGGGAAATGATACAAGATTATATTCAAGATAAGATTGGGTCGGATACTTCTAGAGAATATAAAAATACCTTTGGAAACATGAATCCATTAGAATTTCTTTGTGATACATCACCAAAATATGTTGAATATCTAGTGTGTGAAATGGTGGATAAAAAGCAAAGACAAATTTGGTGTAAACTGATAAATTAATTTTAGAAAGTAATACTAGGTATGGTGCCTATTTTAAACATTCCTAAAAAAAGGTACTCTACAGCTTATCTAGGGAATATCAACTTAACTGATATTTATACCTACTTCCAAGAGGAGCTTCTTAATAAGAAGCTATCCTCTTGGGATCTTCGTCAATGTGGTTATGAAAGCATACACCACTTTTTTTTGCTTACTTTAAATGAGCTTTATGACGAAATGGTTGATCCCGAAGGAAATTCAGACTACTATGCTAAATACGTAGAAACCGTTACGAATATCGGATTGAGCATAGAAGTTGCTGATAATATTTTAAAATATTTAGCTGTATTAGTTAATGAAGTAATAGAAGAATTAAGAATAACAAATAAAGAATGTGTTTATATTCAAGTGCAAGAAGACATTAGCTTAATCCCTTTAGCTTCTGTTTATTGTTTAAGATCCATAAGTATAATTGGAGTAGACACATATGTCCCTAGGCAAAAAATGCGTTTTTAGCGTAAACATTCCGAGTCAGCTAAATATCGCTATTGATTTAATTTATAAAATGACTGGACACCACATTAACATTAATCAGTTGGTGGACTTCATTTCTAGAAATCGCCCTTATCGAAATGTCGATATGGATGCAAAAGTAAATACTGAAACCATTTTATTAACCGATACATTTGTAGAGAACATCGAACATTATCAGAATACCCCAATGGGTATTCAGATTTACGATACACTCTATCAGGTCATTCTGGTTTATTATCGATTTATTTTTGATAAAGGCGATTATCTTTCTACGCAGAATAACTATATTTTATTTAGCAAAGAAAATTTGAACTTGGATAAATAATCATGGTGATGACTGCTTTTTCAGACGATCCTCAGTATAAGTTAAAGATCTATTATTGTAACTTATTTGAAAAGTACTACATTACTGATGGGGATTATGTCCAGAAAATTATGATACTGATGAGAAATACTTTTCGGTTTACTGAAAATCAATTTAGACTGTATATAATGGAAATCGATAATGTATTTAGAAAGAAAGACCATCTCTTTCAAAATCAAAATATTCTGGATTTTTACAACGAGTTCTCATTTTCGAATCTTTATCCTGAGATAGAAGCTACTCCTGAAATAGCAAAAAGATTAACTGATCTTGCTTTTGAATTATATCGGTCAGTTATTTCTCTAACGGTTAGTAATAAACTTTATCTACCTGAACCCGTCATTCAGCAGGATGGTATTTTAAAAGTGAATTGTTACCACATCGGCGGATATACTAAAGATTCAATTATTCTATTTAAGACAAATCCCTGGAGTCCTATTTAAAATGGCAGTCACTAAACAACTACAGATTGGTAAAATCTATTCTTTCGATACTTATGCTCCTGAGGTATTAGGTACTCGAATTGCAAATGCAAAATGTTTAGCGGTACTTAATGCTCAGAATGCAATATCTAATGGTGTAGATATCTTTGCCTATCACGAGCAAATGAGACCACACCTACCAGTCGGATACAATAATGATCCGATGACAATGATCTATGTTAAGCTTGTAAACTCATCTGGTCTAGAGACCATTTACTCAATGGACTGGATCAATTTAGAAACCTTACAAGAAACCAGAGCGGATCGAATCATCGCAACAATCGATGGTGTATCTATCGAAGATATTGAGATTATCCGTAGAGCTTTAGCAGTACAAGGCTATAATAACTTTAACTTAGTACTAACAGAAAGTTAAAACTTCTCAATATCACTCTATATATGAACAAGATACTTTAGTCTTATTGATTTAGGTTAGTTTACAACTTCCTACACTACTGTTTATCGAGGAATAATCTAAATCAATACATTCCCTTGTAGTCATCTTTTTTTTTTCATTTTGATGTGACATGAATAATGTTCTAGCGACGAACTAGAAGTTATTTCTATAGGGGTGCCAGAATGGCTATTAATAAATTGTATTGGATAACCTGAACACGCCTGTCAAAAGATCCAGTAAGACTAGATAGTAAAAATGTCAGTTCCTACAAACCCAACCGAAACCCTCGCTCCTTAGAATAGGGGCGAGGGGAGTAAGTTTATATGTTTTTGTATGAGATTTAAGATCTTAAATTATTTTATTTTGATCAAAAGGATAAACAAATGTCTGATGATAAAGAAGTAAGCCAAGAGGTTAAAGAACAACCTAAAAAAGCTTATGAAGGTGGCGAGATCGTTTACTGGCTTAAAGGTGAAATCTCTCAAGATGATTCTACATTGATTCGTAATGCCAAACGTGTATTCAACGAAAAAACTTTGAAACATGTAGAGAATGAATCAACTGCAGTAGCCAATATGAAATATGCTATGTTTACTGGCCCTGCGGCTGATCCAATCGCAGAAGAAAGCAGTGAAGGCCATCGTCGTATTGATGATGGCGCTGTAGATGACAATGCTGGTCGTTTCGTTCCTCCTGTAGCTACTCCTACTGGTCCTGGTAATGAGGGTGAACGTGCAAACACACCTGAGCGTACCCCATCTGGTAAACCAGCTAAACCTAAAGACGCTAAGCCTGAAGGTGCTGCAGAAGCCTGAAGGGATCTTCAGTCGGGTGGACCGTCTGACGCCTAACGGACTAAACATACACTCTACTCCTTATTGGGGTAGAGTGTAAAATTATCTATGTCCTGCCTATTTTTTGAAAATACAAATATAGGAACGACCCAAATGGACAACATACGTTCTAAGAACCCTAACGATATATCTGGAATTAATGTAAATCAATACGACCTTAAAGAAAATGTATTCGTATTAAATGCTAATGAATACACCAGGAAGTTAAATCCAGTAGTCGATTATGTTGAACAACAAGCAAAATTTCTATCGGTTATGGAAGAGATTCCTTACGAAGATGCCAGAAGTTTTGTAGCGGAAAATATTAAACCAGATGGTTTATTTCCGATTAAAAATCCTAAGATACATTGTGTTCGTAAAGATGAAAATGGCGATCGGTACGAAGATGTAGACAGTACTTTGTTACAGTACTTAAAAGAAACATTTGTTAGTGAAGACATCATGGCTGCTACGTTTACAACGTTTATGCCACACAAACGTAAGATGTCTTACATTTCTCAATACGTGGAAGAAGCATTTCCTAAACGTAAAGCTTTAAAGAAACGACAGTTTCAAATGAAGCAGATGGGTAACTCAGTAGGTGAAGCATTTGCCAATAATGGTCAGAATAACATTAAGCGTTCTATTAACTCCATTTCTGGTGCCTCATCATTACCATCAACACCTATCTATTGTATCTCGATGCATCCTGTATTGACTTCTAACTGTAGGATGACTTCTGGATATGCTAATGCAAATAATGAAAAACTGTTAGGTGGTAATCGACATTATCATTCGGCAGATGTTACGATCAATAATCTAGTCGCTCTGACCACTAATATTGATTTGGAACAAGTAAAAGCAGTTATTGATAAATATAATCTTCATGTCCCTAATTCAGAAGAGTTGTTCGAGTACATTTTAGAAAGTACGCGTAACTATTGGAGATGGCCAGAGAAAGAACAAATCATTAGAGAGTTTATTACTAAATGTACTCGTGAAGAAAGAGCTTGCATTGCTTACATTTACGACTTACATGCAATGAAACGATTTAATGAAGAATTCATGTATTCTTTTATTGGTAAGCTTTCAGAAAAAGTAGATCCGATTCCTGGATTAGATCTTGAAGAAGCTGGTCGTATTTTTAACAGTGCTTTAGATGAAATTAAGATTCATGCCATTCAAGTACACTCTGATAAAGTTATTGGTGAGCGAGAATCTGAATATGTTAAAACAGATACAGTGATTACAATGGCTTCACAAGTCATTAATACTTATCATGTTTTCCAAGAATATAAAGATTATATTCAAACATTCTTAAGATCTCGTCATTTACCATCTTCATTAGCCATGCTTCCTGCTATTTTACGTAAAGTAGTATTGATGTCAGATACTGACTCATCTATCTTTACAACAGAAGCATGGACAAAATGGTACACGAATAAGTCTAGAGGTTATAAAGATAAACAATTATCTACAGGTGTGTATTCAGCCATGGTAATGTTGTCTTCATTAACTTTAAAACATTTATTAGCTACGATGTCTGCAAACCTAGGCGTACCTGAAAAGTATATCTGGGGTATTGCGATGAAAAATGAATTTAACTTTGTTATTTTCGTTAATTTAAATCGTACCAAACATTATATCGCTACAATCGCTATTCAAGAAGGTAATGTTTATTCTGAATTAGATATTGAGAAAAAAGGTGTCCACATGAGGAATTCAAATAGTCCTCAAGACATCATCAAACATGCTGAAAAGATTATGGAAAAACTATATAATTTCCATAGCGATGAAAAGATTAAAGTATTGGATGTTTTAAAAGAAGTAGCAGATGCTGAAAGGAAAATTATTCATTCTCTAGAGAAAGGTGAACCGATTTATTATCGCTCTACCCAGATCAAAGAAAAAGAATCGTATAAGAAAGAAGAAGACCAATCTCCTTTTGTTAATTATATATTCTGGAATGAGACTTTTGGTAAACACTACGGCATGACCGATCCTCCACCGTATTCGTCATTTAACGTTAAGTTAGACATCAATAACAAAACAGAAATGGCACAGTGGTTAGATTCTTTTGAAAATAAAGAATTAGCAAACGATATACGTGAGAATCTTAAAAAGAGAAATAAAGATCACTTAAGTACGATTAACGTACCTTATGCAGTATTTACTTCTCAACCTATTCCAAAAGAAATTATTCCTAAAGTAGCTAAGCGAGACATTGTGATTAACTTGTGTGCGCCTTACTACATTGCCTTAGAGGCCGTAGGGTTTTTCTTCTTTGATAAATTTAATAGTAAACTAATTTCTGACTATTATTAAAAAATAGGTATATAATATTATTGTGTAGGTAACCTACATCTTTTTTCTAAACCTAAACTTAAAGGAAATAAAAAATGTCTGATATCGTATTTTTGACTAAAGACGATTTGAAAGCACTGGTAGTGAAAGAATACTATCATCGAATTCCAGATTCAACAGTGACTGTTTGTGCAATCACTTTGAAAAATGGTTTCGTAGTAGTCGGTGACTCTGCTTGTATCGATCCTCGTAAATTTGACGAAGAGATCGGTCGTCAAGTTGCTTTCGATGATGCTATTGAAAAAGTATGGGAACTGGAAGGTTACCGTATGAAATCAGAAGGTTTGTTCAATCAAGAACAACAATAAGTAATATATACTCCTCTACCCAAATAAGGGTAGAGGAGTATTCTTTTTTTTTTACAAATTAAATAACCAAGCTATTTCTTTTTCGTATAGAGGTTTTAGATCAGAGATTCGATAATCATCAAATACCTTACCACCTTTTAAACTTAACAATTCGTACTTCAATCGGTTAACATAGCCTTTATTGACATACATGTATGGTTGCGCTGGAGTATTTAAACAATGTCTTAAGAAACGAGACATTGCTAATACATAAACCCATTTGTTTTGTCTATTCAAGAGAATAGGAGGATTATCCATAAATGTAATTGCTCTAACATCGCCAATACCATGAATGTTTTGACATATTTTAGCAATATTGAAATTACCACCTCTGGCTCTAGAAAAGATCTCCTTAATATCTTGATCAAGTTCTGTAGAAGAAGTATTAACGTAGAAAGAAGTACCAACATAATCAATAGTTGGTGAAATACTATCATCTGTTAACATACAGTTTTTATTAATAATAACTTGATTCAAATGGGAAGGAAGCATATTAGGCAGAACAACCATACCTAAGAAATAACCAATGGCAGGAACTTTATGTTCAGGGTTAACTACTTTAATTCGTTTATGATGAATACGCCAAGCTAAGTATTGCATTACCAATAAATTGATGTCAATCTGAATAATCGCAAATCCTGGTTTATCAACATAATTCTTAATTGTCATTAAGTTATAAGAGATATGGGTTTGGTCATGACGTAATACAATAACAGGACTTAGTTCTTGCCATTCTTTTTTAACATATTCCCAATCCCATCTATTTTCTACTATGGAAATAACTTCAGTAGTATTAGGACCATAAAAGTTACCATAGTGCAAACGACCCACACTACGATAAGAAGTAAAACCTAAAGCATTGGCTTTAGTAAAAACAGTATTATTAACATACTGTTCAATATATTCGTCAGGGATATTTTCCCCAATATCCAAGTGATGTAAAACACGATATAGAATGTGCTGACCAGCTACGTAATAATAATTGTTACGATACCAGTTAATGGCTCGTTTTAATCTGTTATCGATAACCCTGTTTGCAAACTTAAGATGCCAGGTTTCTTCTTTACGTATCCGGTTCGTGATACCAACAATATTAAACATTAGCTGAACTCTTTTTAATATAATAAAATTTTTAAGTAATAGACGGTCATATGAAGATTTACGTATAACAAACTTAAAATTTAGTTATGAGTAATTTTCTATACTACTACCTTATATATGATAGATTAAACTACTGACTCTAACTGGGTCAGTATAGGGAGATATATTATCTCATTTCAAATAACCGGACATTTTGATATAGTGTTTTAATTGTTTTAAAAAATATTTAACTCTATATTATTAATGTGTAATAAGGGAATGAAAAGTAATTTAATCAACGTTACTTTACAACTTATTACAATTAACGTTAATTGTAAAACCCTTCTTTTAAAGGAAATTAATTATGGGTATCGAAATCGATAACAAAAACTTGGGCAATGCACGTCCATTCACTTTCACTGGTAACGGTGGTTTTGCTGGTTTCAGCGTCATCAACAACGACCTGATGAGTTTCGAGAAAACTCTGAAAGAAGTCATTGAATCTCGTTTCACTGTAAACGGTATCGACATTGGTATTATTCCACTCGATCGTAAAAACCATCGTCTGCTTCCTTTGGATGTAATGCTGATTACTGTTCGTGATGAAAATGATTCCGAAAAATCTAAAAACCTGCGTGGTGTTTATGCCGTAGCGATCTGTAAATCTACAGACACTCTGCGTGAACAACAAGTAGATCTTGGTGGTCGTAAATTCAGCATCGACATCTTGCCTAGCCAAATGTTCAATGCGTCTGAACTGATCAACTTGTTTGTTACTGTCGTAAAAGACAAGTACAAAGAAGATACTGTATACTGCGGTGGTTCTACTTTGTTCGTAGACGAAGTAAACTTGAAAGACCAAAGCGTAGTATTGCGTTCTTTGATCAACTACCTGATGGCTTGTGTTACTGGTGCGAGTTATGAGAAAAATCGTCGTGATCGCAAACTGAGCGACATGAACTTTGCAGACCATGATTCATCCGAGGTCCTGTATTGCGAACGCAAACTGAATACGGCTCCAGTATTTGATGAAGCAAACCAACCTATCCGTGCTGACTTCATCCACACCGTAACTGGTCGTGTAGAAAACAACAATGCCTCTACTTCTTTCTTGGGTGATGGCGGTGTTGCTCGTGAAGTATCTAGTGTGACTGGTTATATCGACATCCTGCCAGTATCTCCTAACGCAAATACTAATGTAAGCAATATGTGCCCATGGTCTTCTACAGGCTTTGCTTATGGTCAAGCTGGTTCAGTAACTGGTCAACAAACTCCAGCAGAAGCAACTCGTACTTACGTAACAAACGTGGTATTTACTTCTATTAACCCTGCTGAATACCAAACCATGGGTAACATCCTGTTCGGTCTGGTAGCTGGTGTGGTTGCTTCTTGGGATAACTACTGGTGGGTAATGACTGCGCTGAATCCAAAACAACAAGCGCCTAATAGCCTGCACTCTGTAGCTGGTTTGGGTTACGACATTTCTCAAATGTTGCGTCTGCCTAAATTTGAACCAATCCCTGTTGACAGCCCTGAATTTAACGATGCGGCATGGATCAGCGTATTGAATACTTACTTCCGTCCAGATGTAGTATTCTCTCTGGAAGTTGGTCTGGGTTCTGCTGGCGAATGGAAATACAACGCCATTCTACAAGCAGCCATCGAGTCTTATGAAGATGCTGTGAAACCAGGTTCCTTCAACGGCTTCCTGATTGACTTGGCTACTTTGTTGACCAACGGTGCCTTTACTGCTGAATACCAAAAACTGGGTGGTGATGGCCGTGTAGTAACTACTTTGCGTGATCGTCAAACTCTGGTAGGTTCTTACTACAATGATACCCTGAAAACCATCCGTTCTGTTCAAGACTTCGACCGTCGTCTGTTGCTGAACCAAGTTAATGGTTCTGTAGAAAACATGGCGATTATCGCTGACTGGAACTACGCTTCTGTAGATCCATCTTTGAACACTTTGCAACGTCTGGGTATCCAACAAGACATCATCAAACGTCAAGCACCTTCTGCTAAAGTCACTGGCTATGGTGTACGTGTTGACTTTGATTCTCGTTTTGTACGTGCTTTGGTAAATGCAATGCGTATCGCTGGTCTGAGCCTGATTAACAGCAACACTGTTACTCCAGTTAACCAAGTACAATTTGCTACCCACATTAACAATGCAATGATCAGCAACATCGATGCTCATCTGAGCTATGGTCGTACAACTACTGGTACCGGTGGTATGGGTGCGTTTAACTTTAGTCAACATCGCCCACACTACTAATCCTAATGTAGTTCGGTAATACTAATCCCTGACTCTTTAACTAGAGTCAGGGGTTTTGTATTATGTTCATCTAAATTTATTTTTTAGAAGTCAAATATTTTTTGATGATCTATTTTTGAACGAACTAACTACATGAGGAATGTTTATAAATGGGAACTTACTTACAATACGTGAATAGCGATGAGATTTATAACAATACAACTTGTGCTAAGATTATTGTTAATGATTTACCAAATCGCTCCCAGAAAGACAAAGCAACAATCAATAGCTTATTGATGTTGGAAGTAGGTGAGGTTTTTGATAACGTACCACGATGTTCTTGTGGTGCATTATCCATGAAAATGTATAAAGGTGTGCGATGTAAGAAATGCGATACAGTTGTAGAAGAGATTGTGACCAATAATCTAGATGATAAGATTTGGGTAAGAGCACCAGAAGGTGTTCCTGCTTTAATGAATATTAAAATCTGGTATCAGTTACAAACTTATTTACAGCGTTCATCTTTTAAGTTTAATTTGTTACAATGGCTTACTGATCCTGATTATAAGCCAAAACTAACAAAGATGTCAGCACCTATTAGAAAGGCATTACAGAAATTAGATGAACATGGTTTAAACGTAAGAAGTTATCAGTTTTTCTACGATAACTTTGATCGTTACATGGAATTCCTATTACTGAATCCAGAATTCAATACGCGTGCATTAGAACGCGGACCAGAACTTTATCGTTTGATTATGGAAAATCGTAAAGATGTATGGGTACAGTATGTACAAATACCTAACCGTGCATTGACGATTATTGAAAAGTCTAATGGTAAACAATGGGTAGATGCATCAACACCTAAACTATTAAAAGCAGTACGAAGAATGGTGGGTATTGACAATGATGAGAATTTAAGAAGCAAAACGTCAGCAAAAACAAAGCAGTCAAGAACTTCGAAATTCTTATCTGAGATGGCTGAATATTATGGTAAAGAAATTGACCCTAATTACTTAAGTAAGAAATATGGTTTATTCCGTAAACATATTGACGCCACACGATCTCACTTCTCTGCTCGATTTGTGGTAACGGCAATTACAGAACCACATCGTTTTGATGAAGTATGGTTACCATGGGTAGGTGCAATGTCATTACTTGGACCACATATCCGATCTAAGCTTTATAAGAAAGGATATTCTTCGAATAAAGTAATGGCGATCATGACTAAGTACCAAATGGTTTATAATGAAGAAATTCACAAAATCATGACGGAACTTATTGATGAGTCTAGAGCACCTTGTGGTGAAAAAGGTATTCCAATTTTACTTAACCGTAACCCGACATTAAAACATGGTTCTATTGTTTTATTAAGAGTCACTCGGATTAAGACAGATCCTAGAGATATGTCAGCATCCACATCAGGTCCTATTGCTCCATTGTATAATGGTGACTTCGATGGTGACACGGAGAATTTCTTATTGTTATTGGATAATATTACGGCACGTGCATTACAGCCATTTGAGCCTAAATACTCCGTAAACAATTTGATCGAGCCTTATATGGCTGATGGCGTAACTTCATTACCTAAACCCACAACCATGTCTATTGCGGTAGCCATGACCAAAGAACAAAATCCTACAAAAGAACAGTTAGATTTCATGTCTCAGTTTGTAGCGTAGGACTAAACGTCGAAAGGAAGTATTATGGCTATGTTAATTACAGGTGGTCGCGATGCAATGCGTAACCACATGTACGGAGCAATATCTCAAGATACCGCAAATTTTATTCAGAGCCAAATTGCCAGCTTAACGGCGACTTATGGTGATGTTGCTGCTGGATTTCAGAATCAGTTGATGTCTAATTTTAATGCATCGGCTATGAGATCCATTACTTTGGCTAAGAATAACCTGGACAGTACTGGTAATATGTTTGATGAAGGTGTGCGTAAATTATCTACAGTAGATGATTTCCGTATGGCTTCACTGAATAACCAGCATTACATTTGTAGTAATCCTTATTTCCTGAGAGAATTTACATCAGGACGTATGGAAGGCTGGAAGTTAGAACGAACTTATCTAGAATTAACTGGTGAGCGAGATCCATATTTCCAAAATGTAATGCAAGGTGCTGTTCAGTATGGTGATGAGAATTGGGAAAGTGAAGATTCTGATGATGTCATTATTCAGTATTACAATGATGAGGTTGAAGAACTTCCTGAACTCATGATCAATGAGAAATTCATTATCAAACAAAACTGGAATACATTATACAATCTGATTCATTCGAATTCTTCTGATGAAGAAGATTACGATAGTATTATTGACCCAACCAGTATTGATGGTAATTTCTTATAATGTGAATTGTAAATTGAGTAGGTAGAAATACTACCTACTCTTTTTTTTTTACTTTGTATTGTTGAGGTTAAGTAAATGGCATTTACGAATAATGACCCAGACGTAAAGTTAGTTCCTACGTTAGATGGTATAGGATGGATAGATCGAGGTATCAATATTAAATTAGATAGATTGTTAGCAAATTTCTTTACATCAGATGGTTCACAATCTTCTCTTTACTATCGCATGTTTAAAACATATCAAGTAATCAACGCAGATAATGTTAATGATGTCGAATCATTACGTTCGACAATGGAATCTTATCTGTATACTTACTTAAGCAAGTATTTTAATTCTGTTAATGTCGAAGTATCGTTAGCAGATATGCAGGGTAATAAGAAAGATCTTATGGATCTGCCTGAAGCAAGAATTGGTTTATTCTTGACCGTAACAGTAAACGATAAAGAAGGTTATATCGAAATGAATAAACCAGTAATGTACGAAGGCGGTGTGTTTAAATACACATTGGATAAATTTAATAAAGGTGGATAATAATGTCAGAAGTTAGTTTAATCGATATAGAGAAAAACAATGCTGAAGCTGATGTAACCAGTACTGAAGAGGCAATGAATATTGCCATTAAAGAACACATGCAGACGATTCAAGACATTCGACATCAGATCGATACTGAATTGTCTAGCATTGATGTAAATGATTATATCGAGAATTTTCTAGCACTTCATTGTGGTTATGTTTCTGAAAATGATCAATACTCTATGGATACTTGGTTAGAATTTGCAGGTGGTATGTATCGTCCTGTAAATCTTACCCACAAAGGTAAAGTAATCGGACAAGTTCCTTCTTTGTATCCAGATGGTTTGTATAATTTGGTTTCTAGTGAAAAAGAAACAGTAGATCCAGATGATAAAACAGTAGGTAATACACTACAACAGATTAACCAATATGCCGAGAACTATCATGAGATCGGTAATGCCGAACGTAAGAACTATTACGATGCGTTAGTATCTCGTGTAGATTCTGATGTCATTAATGCCCATAAAGAGAAATGGAAAGAGTTCTTTAGATTCATGGGCGTTATTGATAAAAACGTCAACAGTACTGAGACTAAAAAAGAAACTCAGGTAAATGAAAATAAAAATAATATCAGTAATATCTTTTCTTCTGAAGACGTATTCTAAAGATAAACTGATAAGGAATTTGAGATGTTAAGACCAATAAAAGGAAGAGTGTTTGGTGATGTTCATTTTTGCCATGCTCAAACACCTTCAGAGAAAATATTCGAAGAAGTGAGACATTACTTTCCTTTTTCTAAAGACTCTTATTCCTACGATATTACTGTTCTGGATGGTGACTATTGGGATAAGTTAATGCCCAATAATCATCCCGATACATTCACGACTGAAGAGTCAATTTATTATTTATTAAAGTGGCACAAACAACATGATTGTTTACTGGTTATCGTGGATGGTACTCCTCTTCACGATGCTGGACAAATGGAGAAGTTTGTACACATTAATGAAAATTCCGGTATAGGTGCCGATTTAATATTTGTTAAAGATGTCGACATTAAGTATATTGACAAACTTGATATTCATGTTTTGTTTATTCCTGATCGTCCTCGTTCCTCTCCTGATGACACTTATCAGAGAGTTAAGGAAATAATGGAAGAAAAACAGTTATCAAAAATAGACATGGCGGTAATGCACGGTTGCTTCCAATATCAACTACCAGAAATTTCTGCTGATCACAAACACATAGAAGATAATTATTTATCTATTGTAAAAGGACCAATATTTATTGGTCATGTCCATACACATTCTACATTCGATAGGATCATTGCTCCTGGTTCATTTTCTCGTTTAAGACACGGTGAAGAAGAACCAAAAGGAATGATTGATTTCGTCATGGATGTAGATAATAGTTTCAAAGCAAAATTTATTGAAAATGAATTAGCTACTATTTATAAAACCATCACTGTTACTGGATTGAATATTGATGATTCTTTAGATAAGATTAAAAGAATTGTTAATAAACTACCAGAGAATAGTAAAGTTCGGATAGAATGCGAGCAAGGACATCCTATTACTGCCGATAGATCATTTGTTACTTTGAAAACGGAGTATTTATCAATTAACTGGTCTATTAAAGTAGTTACTGATAAAAGTGTTATTGCAACAGATAAAGAAGTATTTTCTACAGAGAATGAATACGTTCCATTAATCATTAATGAAAATAACATTATTGAGTTGATTGAAAGAAAAGCAATAGAACGTGGTAATTCTAAAGAGCTTATTAAATTAATACCAGAATACTTACAAACTATTATTTAAGGACTAAATCATGGATTTCACTAATGAACGAGAGAAAGGTAAAGTGCCAATATCTATTGGTACTTCGTTAGCATTTGAATCATTACTAAACATCCATGATGATCTGAAACACAAGATACCTCCTTATTTAGAGACAGAAGTAATCTGGATAAATGTCAAAACATTATTTCGTAATCTCTGGGGAGCAATCCCCAGAATACGACACGATTTAGTTTCAGATATGCAATTAGCAGAAGCATTGATATTTGAAATGGAAATGATTAGAGATGTTTGTCGAAATGAGTGTCATGGTTTAGAAGTAGTTTATTATTTACCTAACTATTTTGGATTAGGAACCATTAATAATGAAGTATTGCTAAGAATGGATAATACTGAACTACAGAAAAACTACACAAAAAGAATGGTTAGAACTTTGGAGATTGTTTTAAAACGATATAACCAAGGAATGGATATTAACAATGTGTCAGATCGTAACCACATGATTCGTATCTATAATAACCAGATTACTGATAGAGAGACAAGAAAAACATTCATCATTTCAAGCTATGCTTACGACTTAACCGCTTATAGGAAGTTCAGTAATTTAAAACTACTGGAAACACATACAGGAGCAATTAAAGGTCGAGAGCTATGGTATACTAAATACGAAAATCATTCTGCGGTTCCTCCGATGCCGTTTAGATTAGACTTATTGACTATCTTAGGAGATAAAACTTTATTTCGTACCAAAGTACCAAAATTAAGACAGGCAATAATCGAATTAGCCAAAGCGAATAGATGGACACCTCTTACTACTACAGATAAGATACGCATGAACATCGGATCTATTAAAGATTATCAAATTCGCCATCGATTATTAGATGTCATCACAGGCATGTGAATAAATTCACTACTTGCTTATTTAATGAAACACAATTACATTTCACTTTAAACCTTTTATAGGACTTTTAAAATGGCTGAACAACAACAATTTGCTTCTAAGTATCGTCGTAATATTACCCATACTCGTATCATGTCTTTATGGGGTCGTAACGAAGAGAAAACCGTAGCTTCCTTTAACCTTTATGTTACTGGCAATGTATTGCATTTAACAGTATATACTGGTTTGTCCGAAGACAAACAACGCCGACAAAAACAAATTAAGTTTGATTTTAAAGACGGTCAAATTACATCATTCCTGGCAATCTTGCAAGGATTGGTACAATTGTCAGAGCTTCCATTTGATGGTGAGGCACGTACAATCGTTTCTTCTATCTTTGGTTATGTTAAGTTCAAAGACATGGACAAAGCAGAACGTCGTGAGATCGGTAAGATCTTGGTAGGTCGCGATAAGAATGGTATCTACTTTATCTCTGCTATTAACAATACTCATGGTCGAGTTAAGTTTAACTTTGAACTGGATCGCGATATTGTTATTTACGACATTAACTCTAACGAACCTATCGAACCTAAAGAAGCTTCTGAACGCATGATGCTTCAATTTGTTAATAATGCTAAACTGATTTTGGCAAATGTCTTGACTCAAGAATTTGTCGATAAAGATTCTGAAAAAGAAGGTGGTCAGTCTGGCAGTAATAATAATAATAACGGTAATCGTCAATCTAGTGGTAATACTTCTGCTGCTGATGATTTCGATTCTTTGCTTCCTTAATCTTTAATGCTACACTACTCTAGAGGCTTGCGGGCCTCTAGAGAGTTTAGTATAAATTATTACAACAATATAATATTATATTGTAAGGGTAGACGTATCCTTATACTTTAGTTTGTTAACAATCAAAAAGGAAACTATCGTGTCACAACTTTATTTTGACATGTCAGGAAACAAAGCATCGATACATGTGAAGTATGGTTCCGAAACAGTTACTTTCAGTTCTCTTTACTACATTAAGGGAAAAGACAGTAATGATGTTGAAACCGCAGCATCACCTTATAATGAATTTAACCAATGGATCACCACAAAACCACAAGCGTGGCAAAGTGAACTGTTTGGTTATTATAAGGATCTAAGAAACACAATCGATACGGTTAATAACGTGGAACTTCTTTTACAACAATTAAATAAGATTTTTGTAAAAGTATACGACATGATTTCTCTAGAAGAAATCAAGATGTGGATTATTAACCCTAATACTCCAGTATACGTAACTACAAAACCATCTACTCGATACGACGAGAATAGAATTGCAGTACCGAAAGAAACAACTTACGAATACGAAGACTATTTGGAATTGGTGATTTATTCTTTCGCATTGCGACTGGCGGCACCTGTGTTAGGTGAAGTAACTTATCGTCGATTGCGTGAAGAGTACGGTAGAAATGCTAAAGAAGTATATGCAATGGAAATGTTGCATGGTACTGTTTTAGATGATTGTCGTGCAGAGCAACGATTAAAAGAATTCATGGCGAATACAAAGGTACAAACAGATATTAATAATATCGTTGTATCTGGATTATCTGAAGAAGATTTCCAAAACTACATGTATGCCATTATTGTTTTAAAGAAAGTTACATTAGGGGATATTTCTGGTGCAGATGGTAGTTATCAGTTAATTAAAGATATCTATTATTTGTATCGTTCTAAGATTAAACAAATTTCTAAGCCGTCTACTACGGATCCTAATCAAGTACAGATTAAGCGAAATCCTATTACGGATAACAATAGTTTTTCAGAAAGTAATTCACAATCTATTTTAGATGTGGGTTATGCTCGTAGTAACCTATTGTCGGATGATAAGATTTTTCTGAAGATGGCAATTAATGACCATGCTCAATTAATCAATACACTTTGTCCAGATCTTCCGATTGAACTTTATTACGAATCACTTGACGCAATGCGTACTAAGTTTGATTTGTCTATTCAGTCCAATGAAGATGGTTATTCTAAACCGTTGCAGGAAGTACAATTAACTATTTTGAAATGGTTAGTTGATGAATCGGTTAATACCGTGATATTCGATTCTCTTGAATTGGAAGAGTTTATTGGATTGATTGCGGTCATTCGAGCAATTCTTTGGTATCGTGAGTTTTACGAATTTGCAGCGATTATTTCAGCAATCTCTTTAGAACCACGTTTTGACCAAATCCACATTCCTTATTCGCATCGGGATAACATCACTCCAGCAATTCAGGAAATGTTGGAAAAACGATTTGATTTAGCTGGAAATACTAAATCTGAAAAACGCAATATGTCTGCGATTGGTTGTATTGGTTTAATTGAAACAGAAATTTCTGGAACCAACTGGTTACTAACCTTACCCGATTCATGGTTAGCCCAGAACAAAATCCAAACAAAAGAAGGACGTTTGATTGTACAATCTAATATCCGAAATCGTATTGCTGAATTAATGCTCTTCATCGAAGCAAATCAAAAGCTAATTGAAGATATCTAACTGTAAAGGAACAAACATATGGCATCTTATAATTCCATTGCTGGAAATGCTGGTCAACGAATCAATTTCAGAATTGAATCTTTGAAACTTGTCCGTGTTAACGGTTTTCAGGATCAGTACTTGCGTCCATATCGTACCGCAATGACAAATACGGTAGAAAATAACATTCGTGAAATGACGGATCAGTTTAATGGACGTATTCCGACCAGTCGAATCTCTGAAGCATGTAATGATTTCATCATGCCGTCAGATCGAGTAGAAAGTTATCAAGGTCGTTCTGTAAGCGTAGCAATGCCTAACGGCTGGAAAGAACATCGCTATACGTTTATCATGGTTGTTGAAACAACTATCGATAATCTAGCAACTCGTGAATTGGTTACTGGATATACTGACCGTTGTGATGCGACATATGGACAAGGTGGTTATGGTGGTACAATCCATATTGCTCCAGATACTGTTTTCTATGTAAATGCAGTAACTAAGCTATCTCAACGTTCTGTCAACGGAATCGTTGTACCTACTGTTGTTAACAGTTATTCTGTTATTGGTGGAGGATTTTCTACAGATGCTTACTTAGGAGCCACTACTTGGCGAATGACTCCGCAGAACATGATTCAGTCTGCTCGAAACAGTAATGTGGAAGGTTTATCCAGTATTCCACCTACTGGTAGTGCGCCTATCATTGGTTCTGATTATCGTCAAGTACAAAACGCAGCCGTACTTACTAACCGCAATAATAACTCGCCAACGAATGTATTCTCTAAAATTATTGAGAATATGGCAACTTCGATTAATGCCGACGCGACATCTGGCATGGTGGATCCTATCATTGCACAAGATCAAGTACGAGCAGCCGTAGCCGACCCATCTATTTTCAATTCTATCTTCATGAATTCGTTGTATAACTATTTTAGTCAACGTATTGCTTGTTTTGATTTTGGATTCTTAACACAGATTAATCCAATGATCGACCAAATTATGGCAGTTGATGATAAAGGTTATCAAACAACACAATACCAAGGTATGTGGGATAAACCAACGATTGAATCAATCATGGCGGTAGTGGTGTCGAATATTGTTACTTCATTCATGACAAGTGCTTCATTAACATCGATTGAATTTACAACGACAAATATGTTGCCAGTAATGGTTGGTGGAGCTGTTTCATCGTTCCAGACAGATACTAAGATCAGTGATGTTCGTGGCTTTAATCAAACTCTAGCTTATCGAAACTTCATCCCGTCTTATTGTCAACGACTGACAGATGAGTTGGGTCCGATCGTATCTCGTAATAATAATGCTGGTTTCAGTTTGTATGTTCGTGCGGATATGGGTATTGATATCTTTATTCGATTGAAGTACGACAACGGTATTGAAGAAGCATTCGTATTCCCAATGTTTGCTGACTCAATCATTTCACCTATCTTGACCACAAATAGTGACTTGTTTAGACACAACTCTAACGATATTAATGCAGCAATGAATATCGTTACTGATGTATTTGATGAGAAGTTATTTGGCGGTTCTAGTCGTCAAGGATGGGGTACACCAATGATGGGTAATAACGATAACGTTAATACCGCAATGAACTGGGGATCTCCAGTTCAAACCCCAGATAACCAAAAACAACACTTTTAAGGAAATAACATGAATATGTTAGAAACTTACCAACGCATCCTGAATACATGTAATTTGCATGTAGACGATGCAGGCATGGTAAAACGTCAGTTTAATAATAAAATGATTCCTTTGGGAATTAAGTTTGGAGAGGAACATCGTTACATGGTTCTCCCAACACGAGAGAATCTTAATTCTCCTCAAGTAGCCAGCTATGTTATTTTCCATCCGTTTATCGAAAACCTGGCTCGTTCTGAATCACGAGTATTGTCAGTAATTCGTAAAGAATTCATTCGACATTATGGTGCACAATTAGCCTACTTGATGACGACATTGGTAGACTTGTCTAGTTTTGGTAAACACAATGAGTTGACACCAGAACAATTGGAGATTATTGGTAAGTTTGGTAAAACCGATAAAACATTTGCAGAAAACTTTGGTAAGATTATTACCAATTTAGCAAAACAAGGTGGTACCAATACTCCAGCTACTTTATCACTGCGTAAAGGTGTAACGATTGGTAATCGTAAATACTCTCGCGTAGCGATGTGGTCTTCTCCATTGGTTGATGAAATCAATAAGACTATTGAATATTGCGAGAAGTCTAAAGATTACAAACCAAAAGTATTTGGCGTTCCTGTTCGTAAAGCAGATTTGAAAACATTAAAAGCAGTATGTGATGTTTTCATGCCTGATATCGATAAAGGTAGTTTGTATGGTACTTCTGACGCGACAGACGCTCCTTACATTGAAGCATTCATTCGTTCTTTGAAAACATTGCCAGCACACACCAACAGTATTGCTAAGGTATTCTTCTCTGGTTCTTATCCTATTGTTGCTGCAGCAGTAGCTGAAGAAGAATTGTCTCATGTGTATTCTGATATTGATTGGATCGAAGATGAGTTCTCCGTATCTAAATGGAAATCAGAATACGTAATGATTCCTTTGCAAGAGGGTAATGAAGGTAATATTTCTGTTGAGGAAGCGAATAAAGCAGTTCCAGTTCAACAACCTGTTAAGAAATGGGATACGGTATCTACACCAAGTACTGGCAATGCAGTACAAGCTCAAGCTCCGCAAGTACAACAGTCACCATACCAACAACCTATTCCACAACAACCTGTACAGCAAGCACCTCAGGTACAACAGGTACAACAACCGGTTCAACAGGCTACGACACAAAATCAATTTATGCCACAGCCAGTACAACCACAACCAATGTACCAACAACCTGTACAACAAGTGCAATATCATCAACCGGTAATGCAACAAGGTAATCAGTTTATCCAACAACCAATGCAGCCACAAATGGTTCAAGGATATCCTCAACCTGTACAACAGGTACCGGCGCATTTGCAACCAATGGTATCTCAATACGATCCACGAGCAAACGGCATGTACATGGCACCACAGAATCAGTTCTATGGTCAACCACAACAAATGCTTCCTTTCGGCGGACAATCACCAATGGGTCAAATGCAACCGTTTGGCGGTTATAACCAATTTAATCAACCTACGCAAAACGTAAGTCAATTATTTGGTATCGCTAAACGATAAAACATAATGACTACTCTCCTCTACCCTATAAAGGTAGAGGAGAGTAATCTAGTGTTTTGGTTATTCAGATTATTATTTTTAGTTCCGAATTATAATAGGAATACAACTATCCAGCACTTCTACGAATAACCGTGTTGTAATAGTTGTAAAGTCGATCAATAATTTCTTTGCTAGGAATTTTAATCTGCATCATATCTGCTCGGTATTCATCAGAGCTGTACAATCCATTGACTCGCATCGTAGCCCAGTGGTATTGTGGTTGTACACCAAGGAAACGCAGTAATCCTTCGAAATCATATTCCCAACGTGCTGCATCGATAGGCGCTACTGGAATGATTTTTTCAATATTATCACTGCGTGAAAGAATAGGGAGGTGGTCTTCAATCACCACTTTAAAATCTTCGTGACCGTATCCTGAGTCATCGAATGTATCGTTTAGTAAGGACATCTTAAAAAACCTTTCAAACATATATCATTATATTGCTATATAGCAAATTAAGTAAATTTACACATTTTTATCCCAACCTTATTAAAGGATTTTTGAACATGAGTCATGAATTAAACCAGAACAGACTGGAGTTACGCGGCATGACCGCATTTAATTCATTTGGCGATACTGTATCTGCTTCTCGAGCGCAGATGCAAGCATCGGCATTCTCACAACATTACGTCATAAATGGCGCAGAACCTGATTCTATCCAGACGGGATTTTCTCAAGAGATAGGGAAATACACTTACTCCATCAAGACGGAACACAACATTCACAATATTGTAGCTATTGTGGATCGTTATACACCTAGTTCATTTAATGGAATTCAATTCTCACCACAACGTGTCGTAATCTATCAAACATTTGACGAAGATACCAGTAAGCCACTATATGGTATTATTAATATCGAGCGTGTTTGTAGTAACCATACTAAATTTGGTTTCCCTTATAAACCAACACCAGATGCATCAAATATTCGTATAGGTGCATCTATTCCAAAAGGAACGATTCTTTACGATTCACCAGCTAAAAGACCAGATGGTAACTATTGTCCTGGTCGAGAATTGTTAACATTGTATTCTTCTTTAGAAGGTACAATTGAAGACTCTATTTTAGTGTCTAAAGACATTGTTAGTCAGATCAAAACCAAGGTATACGTAACCCGTACCATGGAGTTAGGTGAAAAAGAATTTCCTTTGAATCTCTACGGTGATGATGATAACTATAAAGTAATTCCAGATATTGGTGAGTATTGTCGTCCTACTGGTGAAGCTTACGAAGGTATCATCATGGCTAAACGAGAATATCGTCCTGAATTGATTCCTATTTCATTTACTAAGAAATCAACCCGTAAGTTTAATCCAATTACAGATATTGGTTTAGACGGTAACGGTGTTGGTGCGCGTGTAATCGATATCATCGTTTACAAACAAAATAAAACTACTTCTGCGGTTTCTGATAAAGTATTAGCACAATTAAATAAATATGCCGATGCTTATAAAGAATGGTGCGAACGTATTTTACATCAGTATAAAGCAATCCAAGCAAACAATCATGGAGCTGCTGAATTTACTGATGAGTTCGATCAATTGATTCGTCATTGTATGGCTATTTGTAACGAACCTATTCCTGATGCTAAAGGCAAATCATTACCTATTCAAAAAGTAGGTAATTTCAATCGTAAGCTAGATGACATTGTGGTTATTGTCAAAACAGAATACGAGAAAGAATTAGGTATTGGTTACAAGCTTACAGACATAAACGTTCAAAAGTAAGAAATTTCAATTTGGCAGGGCTATATGATAATTCAACAATTTAGAAAGAAATATCATGTACGTTCCTATCAATTATAAAGATGAATTAAATCTAGTGTCCGATGTTTTAATATTGGATATTAAAAAGATACCTGGAACTATTGGTTATTACGCATCTAGATGCGGAAAGATATTCGGAACGGATAAACAAGATATCTTGTACGAATTAAAAACGTATCTGAATAATAATGGTTATTTTAGTGTTACTTTAAGATCGACAAGAGTAACTGATAAAGATCTGATTAACAATCGGGCAATGGTGCATCGATTGATTGCAATTACTTTTGTTGAAGGTTACAAAAAAGGTCTTGTAGTAGACCATATTGACCGAAACAGAAAGAATAACCATGCCGATAACCTAAGATGGGTAACTCCTTCAGCAAATAACCAGAGAGCTGCAAGAAATACTTATAATAAAAGAATGCAGAACCATGCATTTAAGTGTTATTGTAGAAATATACATACTGGTGAAATTATTGAATTTAACTCTAGAAGCGAATACTTTAGTTTTTTAAAACTAGCTACTAATAAGACCATTCCTGATCGTTTGATATTCAAAGCTCAAAGAGGATCTTTGGTTAATAACGAATGGGAAGTATCTTTTTATAAAGATAAATGGGATTACGATTTTATCTCAGAACCAAGAAGACCAGGTTTCTGTAGGATAGAAATAAAAGATAGAAATGGAAACATTGTGGATGTTCTGTTTAATAAAATAGAACTTTACCAAAAGTATAAACTTTGGAATCCACATCTTCAGCCAGGAAATAATCTTGTTGAAAAGTACATTAATAAGTTTAATGAACTTTATAAAGATTTAACAATATCGTACGACGATACTCCTAAAGAAAACTATCGAGATATCCTAGCTAAATTACCAGTGATCGGAACTTACCGGAATTTAGTTGATAAAGAAATAATCGTAATGAGAAATGTAGAAACAAATGAGATAGCTACGTTTAAATCAGCTAGAGAAACTTCTAGAGAAATTGGTATTTGTAGAAAACAATTACAAGAAATACTAGATAAAAATCATCTTTATAAAAAGAAATATCTCTTTACTAAAGAAACAGTGTGTCACCGAAGTAGAAATACTCGGAACAAATGATCTCCTTAATTGCTGGGAGTCCCTTATAGCTTATTTAACTACAACGTAATCGGTAACGATAAGCGTGAATGTTTGAAAATAAATAAGATTGGGTAATCAGCAGCGAAGCGTCCTATTAGGATGAACGTTCAACGACTAGCTAGGTATAGCGTACGGCCCAAGTGGGTAGCCTAAGAGCTTTAAATGGAAATAGGAGACACGCTCGCAGACATGCGGGATATCGACTACTAATAGTAGTAGGTACTGACCAGGTAATGCTGAAGGTGAAGATATAGTCTCAACGTCTATCGAAAAGATAGAGCTGTCTATTTAGACAGGGTACAATCTAACGAATTGTATCGAAGGTATTGACATGGCGGCAAGGGTGTGGTAGCAAAAACACTACCGCCAGAACAGATGCCGTATGATCCTGTAACTGGTTTGAGAGCACAAGTAGTAATCTCACCAGAAACAACCAATAACCGAATGAACTATGGCCGGATCTACGAACAAACGCTGAAAACCGCAATGCTTGAATTGAGACAGTGGTTAGTTAATAAGACAGGTCTTGATGAGAAATCTCCTAATCTGAAAGAATCTGTTATTCATCTTCCTAAAGAAGTACTGCAAGAATGTTTTGATCGTATTCAAAGATTCCTTGAGATTACTGTTGATAAACAATTCAATTGGTACAAATCTTTAGATTTTAAAGATAAGACCATTGACCTTTATCATGTTTTAAAAGAGAAGTTCTATCTTTATCGTCCAGTGGATAATCCTAATCCTTATTTGGAAATGTTTGATACATTAGCTAAAGAAGGATTCTTATCCCCACCACGTAAACTTAAGTATTACAATCCTTACACTGGTAAAGAAGAAGAAACCACATTAGAACATCGTATTGGTCCTAACTACTATATCTTCTTAGAAAAGATTGGTGATGAAGCCGCCGCAGTATCTACAGCAGCTACTCAACCAAATGGCATCATTGCCCCGATCACTTCTAAAGATAAAGCCAGAAGTCATGGTGCTCGTAGTCAAGCAACTCGATTCCCAGCAGAATCTGAAATTCGTTGTTTGATTTCTGGTGCCCCGTCAGGTATTGTAGCAGAAATTCATGACCGATCTAATAATCCTACCGTGATTGAGTCTATCTTAGAGAATATTTATTCATCCGATAAACCATCGAATATCGAGTCGGTAATCGATAGAGAAAAGTATCCTCTTGGTAATAATCGCTCATTGAGTATCGTAAACCATATTTTCCAATGTAACGGTTATCGTTTAGCTTATAAACCTTTTGACCCATCTCAACAATCACTGTCTCAGCTAGACCCAATTACAGGTAAACCGATCATGTTGATTGAGAATGATGAGGAAGAAGAAGTTAAGGTTCAGCGTAAGACCAAAACAGAAATCATCTTGGAAGGTATTGATGCTAGAGAGTCATCTAACGAAAGTGATGATGATGATAACGATGACGATAACGATCAAAATGAAGATGACGATATCGGTATTGTTGAATATGATCCTGCAGCAGATTAATAGATTAAAACGGAGTGAAACGTCATGCAAAGATATTCTGCAAGAGCAATATTGAATGCAAAACCTGTAGATGTATTAAACAATTTCCGTGGTAAATTTGAATTGGTCTTTGACGATGGACAAGTCATTGAATCAACCGGAATGCAATTAGCAATGTCTCGATATGCATGGGAATTGAATAAGAAGTTTCCTAATGTAGGATTATATGCTCGTCATCACATCTCTACATTCATGAAAGAGGATACTGATTTTAAACCCAGTACGATTTTGAATTTGAACAGTAGTATCATGACCGATATTTGGGATGTGTATTATCGGAACAACAATACAGATGCTATTAATAAAATGCAAGATGAATTATGGCAGACATTTATGGATATCAATAATGCTATCTTTAATGATGTCATGATTCATGGTGCTCAGAATCACGCAACCATGAATATTGAAGATATTCTTGAAATCATGCTGGATAAAGAGATATTGGATATTGAGAAGAAATATCCAGTCAATCACGAGACAGTAATCGATCCAGGATATGTTCCTGGTATCTATTCCCGTAAAAAGAAAGTGATTGATCAAGATCGTTTCCGACAAAACAATATCTCTATTCTGTTAAGATCCGGATCGATCAAAGCACAACAGCTTTATCAATGTATGGGTCCTCGTGGTTCCTTAACAGACATGGATTCGTCTATCTTTAAACATCCTATCGATACGGGATTCTTCCATGGTTTAAAAGATATTTATCATGTGTTGATCGAATCGCGTACTGCAGCATTGGCTTTGAATAACCAATCTGGCCCATTGAAGTTTACTGAATACCTATCTCGTCGTGTTCAGTTAATTGGTATGGAATTGGTTCGATTGCATCATGGTGATTGTGGATCTAAACACCATTTAGAGATTCAGGTACGTGGCGAACGACAAGGGTCAGTAATGTCCGATTTACGTTTGCTAGAAGGCATGAATTATCTGGATGAGGAAACTGGAACTTATCGTCCAGTTCGTTTAAAAGATACTCATTTGATCGGTAAACGTATTAAAGTACGTACGGTGTTAGGATGTAAACATAAAGATCCTAATGGTGTGTGTTCTACTTGTTTTGGTGAAGCTTCTCGTAATATTGCACGATATCGAAATCTTGGTCATTATTGCGTTATTGCATTTACCCAGATCATTACCCAAATGGTATTATCTACAAAACACCATATCTCATCTGCTACTGCTTCGACAGTACAGTTGTTTGACAACGCATTGAATTATTTAAGAGCAATTCAAGATGGTTTAGGTATTGGTATTCGTCCTGATGTTTTAGGTAAATATAAATCCATTAAACTGGTATTGCCTGAAGTAGTATTTGAAGGATTATCTGATATTCGAGAAGTAGAAGATACCAATATCCTGTCACCACGAAGAACAAGTCATGTTAATCGTATCTTGTTAAGAATTACAGACAAGAAAAATAACGTAACTGACGAAGTTCTTGATGTTGTATCTATTCGTGATGAAGGTTATTTATCTGCAGATATGTTAAAACACATGAAAGAGAAAGGATGGACTGTTGATAGCGATGGTAATATTGAAATCGATATTACTGAATACGATCCAGAACGTTCGATTATTGAAATCACTCCGAAACAGTTTGACATGTTTGCTTATTCTCGTGGTATTGAGAAGATTCTTAAATCTTCAGTAAAAGATATTAAACGTCGTAATACTGAAGTAACTCCAGAATCATTCTTAATGGAACTGGTAGATGTTATTAATACTAAATTGGAAATTAATCTTTCCATTTTACAGATTGTAGCATATACCATGATGTGTACAGATCCTTCTAAGAAAGATTACTCATTACCAAAACCACATACAAACCATGCTGTAGGTACAATGGATCACTTGCTGATTGGTCGATCTTTATCAGCAGCATTATTGTACGAGAAACAAACACAAATCTTATCATCTGTAGATTCGTTCTATTATACAAACAGAACGGACTCACCAATGGACGAATTGTTTGTTCCTAATCAAATGGATTTGAAATACCGTAAGGTGTAAGTAAATGAAGAGACTCCCTTAACGAGGAGTCTCTTTTATTTTTATTTTTTAAAGGAAATTAACCATGGAAAGAAAACAACAAACCGTTATCTTTTTAGATATTGATGGTGTATTGCAGCATGATGCTTATCGCCGTTACTGTTTAAGAAAAGATTGGAATTATAATTGGAGAGTGGATCCTACTTGTTTGCTTTTACTAAAAGAGATTCAGGAACAACATCCTGAAGTACAGGTAGTTATTTCCAGTAGCTGGCGAGTTAATAAGATTAAGTCAGAATTTGAACATTTGTTTAGACAATCTGGTTATGAAATTAACATTCACAAAGATTGGAAAACAGTTAATCACACTCATCCTACCTACCAAGACTATTATAAATACTGTAAGTATTCGGAAACATTTACAGATAAATTGTATCGTCCTAAAGATGGTGGCGATTATTTAAAAGAGTTTGAAAAACTAGAAGAAGATGGTAAATTACATTATCGTGGTTGGCAAATTTTAAAATGGTTAGTAGATCAACCAGATGATGTAGATACACGCTTTTTCATTCTGGATGATTCAAATGACATGTTGATGTTAGAACCAGAACTTATCCACATTAAAGGTGGCGAAGTCAATAATGGTTTTACGCCAATACATCAAAATAAAATTTTAGATCTTTTAAAAGATAGTTTTGAAGAAGGTATGTATAAGTACGTAGGCTCTCGTTATTACTTTCTTAAAGATCGGTACTTACATCCAGAAAATTATTAAGTTTCATTCAGAAAGGATATTTAATGGAACCCATGAGAATAGAAGCTTATCCTTTGCAGTTTATTATTTATCCTAGAGACCAACAAGACATCGAATTAATTCGATTATGGTGTAGAAACTTTATTAGGGTAAATACCTACTGGGATAAGCGAAGAAAACAAAAGGTATCAATTCCTGTTGCGGCTTATGTTTTCTTTAGTAAAGACAGAAGTAACATTAGAGCAATGAGAACAATGCTTCCTGATTTCATTGCTCATTTAAATCTAGCTAGGAAAATAGAAGGTAAGGATTTTGTAGTTGAAGAGAAATCTTTGGATATTAAGTTAGTCGAGAATAAATATCCCGAGGTATTAAACCACATTAAACCAAGAGGTGAACAAGGCGACCTTATTGAGTTTATTACCAAAAACCACAATGGTTGTTACTTGATGTCTCTTGGGGTAGGACTTGGGAAGAGCTTATCGGCGATCATGATTTGTCAGAAGTTAAAACAGAGAATGGTCTGTATCATGCGTCCAGGCTACCATGGTGAGCAAACAGAAGATTCTATTTCTGGCTGGATTAAAGAGTTTGCTAAGTCTACAAAAGTAGATCCTAAAGACATCTGTACGGTATCTGGAAACAAGGAATTAAAGTCCATTATTAATTTAGCTTTGAATAATGAATTGCATTACAAAGTTATTCTGATTTCTAATAAGACTTTACAATTCTACATTAAGTATTACGAACAGTATTCTGAAGAAGAATTCAAAGATTTAGGATTTAATGCGACTCCAATGGAGTTAGGTAAAGTATTGGGTGTAGATACGGTATTCGTAGATGAAGTCCATCAAGATTCACATTTCCAATGTAAGTTAATTACTTACTTAGGTGTGAATAAAATGGTAGGTGCTACAGGTACGATTAAGTCTTCAGATGCTTTTGTGAATAAGATGGCTGCTTATGCGTATCCAGTAGCTAATCGCTATCAGCAAAAGAACGTTACACCTCATGTACAACCAACCGCATTTCATTTTAAATTTGATAAACCATTCATGATTCGATCTGAAGGATTTAGGGGATATAACCATATTAATTTTGAAAAATCCATTCTTAAAAGAAAGGGTTTAACAAAACAATATTTTGGAATGATTGATAATCTAGTATACGATCGATTCTTAACTAGATTGTCTTTAGATCCAGAATATAAATGTTTGATTGTGGTTGCTTCTATTAACATGGCTAGAGCGCTAGCAGCTTATTTAAAGCAATGTTATCCAGAATTAGAAGTGAATTCATTTGTTGAAGATGATCCAGATTCAAATGCATTTAATTCTACGATTTGTGTATCGACTCACCAGTCATCAGGAACTGGTTTAGACATTCCTAAGTTAGCAGCAGTATTCATGACTGTAGCGATTGGTTCTGAACAAACTAATATTCAAGTTCAAGGTCGTTTACGTAAGTTACCTTTAGAAGGAGCATTACATGACTTTGTTTACTTTGTTTGTGATGATATTGATTCACACCGCAAATACCATTACGATAAAAGGGATAGGATCTTTAAAGGGAAACTATTACCAGTAATCGAATTTGATTCAGGTATTGTATTAGAAGTATAGATAATTATTACTCTCTACTCCAATTAAGGAGTAGAGAGTAATTTATCATTTTATTTTATTTCAAATATATACTATTACCATGAACCTGATAGAGAAATCTATCGTAACAATTGATCAACCTTTGTATAAGGATATCCAAATGAAACTTTCAACCATGTTCAAAGTATACAAATACATCAATGCATTTAATGGCTTCGGCCTTGTCGGAGTTTTAGCTGAGTCTGTAGCGGACTCAATTAAAAAAGAAGTTCAATTTCAAATAGCAAACCGTACTCCTATTCCGGAGCCTGAAATTAAAAACGATCCTATCGATTTCTTTACGGTTGTGATGAATAACATTGAAAAACAATCTTAAGGGCTAGGATGCATCGACATCCTTTTAAAGAAAGAGCAGTGAAAACTGCCCTTTCTTTTTTTTTTGATTTATTTTTGACTACGATAAGCTTTCAGTACATCAACCATATTCTTAGCATGGAATAGTTTACAAGCATTCTCAACTGAATTAATAAATCCAGCACTAAAATTAATACCTGCTTGACGACGATCCAATTCATCCACTCCATCAATACTAATCAGTTCTTTGGTCATGGTTTCTACTGAAGTATTCATGGTTAGGTTAGAATAAGGATAAGATGATGTTACGTCAATGTCTCCACTATCTTGATGCACATTAGTGTGTAATAGAGGAGCATCTTCCAGATTATTCAATCCAGGCTCAACCAGTAAGTCAGCTCGTAAAGTAATAATCCAATCATCCCTACCGATAAGTTTATTATCCAGAGGAATAACGCAGTTCTGACCACCTGTACCGTAAGCATAACCATGTCCCAGATTAAACCAATGCATGTGATTTGCTAATCGTTTAGGTTCTGATTCAAAGTCTTTATAATCACTGTATTCACAAGACGAAACCAAAGTATGGCAAATATCTAATGTTTGTTCGTCTAAGTATTCTAATGCAATACAGTCGAACTTATTATAGATAACATACTCGTAAGGATATTTGGTCTGCATGAAGATATGCCAGTCAGGTGTACCTACTAAATGATTAGATTCTTCAAACTTAAGTTTACGAATACGACTATTTCGTTTTCTTTTTTCAATTTCCTTTTCAGACATCCCTGGTTTAATTTCATCAGGAAATTCACGAGAAAGAATATAATCCAAAGAATACTTAGGTAGTTTACCCTTATGTTTACGAGAACCATAATAGAAACACATAGAATCCGCAAATACAAAAGAACTAGGACAAAATACTTGAGGCCACTTTTCGTAGTTCGCAAAGGTTTTCCATACACCTTTTTGAGACATACCAGACTCACGACCAGGATTATATCTAAAGAATCTAAAATCACGAGGTACGGATGGATCTGACAATAAATCAGCTGGATTAATATTAGCACGTCCACAAGCTTCTATTAAACGAGAAATATCGAAGTCCATGTTCCAAGCTGAAATAAAATCAGGTTTTAATTCATGTGCTCGTTTGAATAAAATGGTTAATACTTCGATTTCAGAATCAGCGACATAGAACTCTTGTTTGATGTTACGATCTTTATTAACCTCGCTTAAGTAGATATTATCGTATTTATAAAGATCATTAATAATATCTTCTTTTGTCTTTTGTGGAAACTTTTCTTGGATAAAATATTTATCCACTACTGTAATCACCACATCTTTAAAAGACAAAGTGGCCATTTCAATCCATTGCCATCTTTTCTTATCTCGGATGTTGGTCTCTACGTCAAATGCAGCTACGTCTGCTAATTCCTCTGTATCCTTAGCGTATTTAGATTGATTGTATTTGAATTTCAATTCCGCAGAAGAAGTTAAGTCCGTACCAAATACATAAGGATCTTTTAATAAGTCATTTGGATTAGGTGGTAGAAATTTAATATCCAATACTCTAGCGGCTTCCTCTGCCATTCTACGGCGAGGCGCTTTTACTTCATCGCAATCCGTTAAAGGAAATCTTTCTTTTTTCTGTTTATAATGCCTGTTCTTTCTATTCGCTACCCAAAAGGTTTTGTTGAAGTCTTTAATCAATTTTACTTTTGGTTCTTTAGTACCGTCATCGTAATAATCAGTGACTTTAACTAAATGTAAATCAAAGTCAATATGTTTAGGATTTTTACAGTACACGACATTACGGCACTGCGTTCCTTTTAATTCTGCCATTGTTCAATCCTTACTCTATGAGATTAAGCCATTTTATATACAAAGATAGAAATACTTTTTCATACGTTTTATCTTTGGTGTAATTATTTTAAATCGTTTGTAAGAAGAATAATTAAAATGAATATTTCTAACTTAAATAATTTAGGGATGCCAGAGGTTTCCCAAGAACTTATGTTGAATGAAGGAAACTGGACTAAAGTAGATTCAGATCTATTTCCTGAACTAATCGATCACTTTAGATGGATCAGGCGTAACGTGCATCCAAGAAAGTTATACAGTGATCCAAAAGTAGCAAAAGGCTTTAAAGATATTATTTTTAAAAATACTGGTATTAATATTGAGATAGGAACAAATTATCACGATTTTGGTGTTATCCCTCCTGATATTAATAGTAACAGTATTTTGATTAAACCTAAAAATAAGCAATACTATACTAACGAAGAGATTCGTAAAAGAAGTGGTGAGGTTAGAGGATTTATCGATCTTAAAAACTTTAGAGTATCTGGGGATTTCAGTTTGATGAAATCTACTTTGTATATTTCTCCAGAATTGATCTATGGTAGTTTTTATAAAGCATCTAATGAAGAATTAGCTGCTGCCGTATGTCATGAGATCGGACATGTATTTTCTTACTTTGCTCTGGCTGCTTATACTTACTCTGCAGTCATGCCAATGATTGGTATGGTTAATCGTGTTCTTAAAACGAACAATACTGAAGAATTAACAGTAGTGTTAAAAGAATGGAATGACGAACCTACTAATCTGACTACAGTTGATATTAAAGAACTTTCTAGTAAAAATAAAGAAGTAATCGTAACAGCAATTGTAGGTAACTATACTCGTGATTTTAAATCAATCATGAGACACAACTCTTACGAACAAATCAATGCGGAATACTTAGCAGATAAATTTGCTGCTCGCGTAGGGGCAGGAGTTTATGTAGTATCAATGCTTGATAAGATTTATAGCACTCATGGTACACGCGCCAAGATGTCCTTAAATCAATTTATCTTTAACGAATTTGTTATCTCCATACCGCTTGTTCTTGGATTTGCTCTAGGGATGATCGTAGGTTTTGGTGTCATGGCATCAGCAATCTTTAGTGCGGTTAACTATATCTCGTCGTTGATAGCCGTCGGACATACTAATCTTTCTGATGGTACTTACGATACTGAATTAAATCGATATCGTCGTATTCGTGAAGACTTGGTTTCTATGTTAAAAGATAAGAAAATCGATACTGCTATTGGTGCTCGTATTCGTACGGATATTAAGCAGATCGATAATATTCTTAAAGACTATAATGAATATAAGTCAGTAGTCGCAACTGTATTAGATTACATCATCCCATCCCGTCGTCGTATTGGTATTCAAACAGAATACTATAGAGAATTAGAAAAATTGGGCAATAATGATTTATTCGTTAGTGCTTATGATTTAAAACAACTTTAAAAAGGAATTAAATAATGTCTATTCAAGAAAATGTTCGTCAATTAGCTCAAGAGATTTTCCCTGGTGAAGGTCGTTCTAAAGGTTTGGCTTTTGCACTTGGTTTGTTTTACGGAATTACCGCTGCGAACTATGTCAAAGCAGAATCTACTAACGCTCAAGAAGTATACGAGCAAAAAGCAGCAGATCTGTACGTTCCAGATATTTCTGAAATCAATAGTTCTGTTGTATTTGATGTTCGTTTGGCAGTACATGTATTCCAACACACTTTCTTAGGTTTGTACGAAACACGTTATAGTCCATTCTCTATCAAGAGCAGTGCGAATAGTTTAACTGAAGCCGTTGTTGATTTTTCTAAATACTTTACTGCAGAAGAAAACGAAGTATTTAATCAACATCGTGAATCTATTCTGAAAATGTGTGCTAAACTGAACGAAGTTTATTCTGTTCAAGAAGAGGCATAAGCCATGTCATTACTCAATTTAAATTCTCTTGACGATACTGAAGTATCTAATGAGTGGGGTTTAGGTTACATGAGTGATGTTAAGGATGCGATTGAGAAAGAAGCACGAAATGCATCAGTAACCATGACTGTAGATAAGAAAACTCGTGAAGAGATTAATCGTGAACACGATGAGGCGACAGCTAGGAAGACTGAAGAAGAAGAGCGTAAACGAGAAAACCGAAATCAAGCAGTACGTGATGCTGCTGAAGGTTTGGTAGATGCCGCGAAAGCAACAGGTCGTGGCATTAAAGAAGTTGCGCGCATTGCTTATAATCTTGCTTTAGGTGAGGATAAGCAAAAATCTAACAACCATCCTAGTAAGTCAAAAACCGATGTAAATGAATAAAGAACTACTCCTCTATCCTTAATTGGATAGAGGAGTAATCTTTTAGTATTTTTTAATCATTTTCAGATCAATATCTTTAGGATCTAAACCGGTTTTATCGGAAAGGTATTTTACTCTTAACTCATCAAGTTTACGTTCGTCTTCAGCAGATAAACCAATGTGTTTAGGAATAAAATGTTCTCCCTCGATATAATTAAGAGGATCATCCTCTTTATGTAATAAATCACTAAGTTGCATAGTTCATTCTCTTACAAAAATGTTTTAATTAAATATTTCATAAGACTATGAGTGAAATCCAATATAGCTATATTTCATTTTTTATTCAAGAAAGGACAACAACATGTCTAAATACGGATGGGATGAAGAACCTATCGAAACTAATCCAAGTGCGGCAGATACTGTAGAGAATACTGTAAATACCGTAGACGATCGCGCAACTCCTAAAATCGATATTGAAGAAATCTTAAATGTTCCAGAAGAAGCCATTAATAAAGATTATAAAGTACTGAAAGAAACAGATGCGGTAGAAGAAAAGATCGAAGCTCTGGAAACAACTCAAGAGTCTTTGAAACAAATCTATAAATACATCCAGCAAACAGGAAAAGTATCTATAGGCACTCATCACGATTTGAAAGAATTGGCACCCGATATTTCTTTAGAATCGGCGAACATGTATACATCTGTACCTTCTGAAAACCAAGCAGAAGAAACAGAAGTAGCACTGCGAAACACCATCAGTGCTAATGAAGTAATAATGGCCGGCGTGGCTGGTGATCTTCGTATCACAGCAGCTAAGAATTTATTCTTCGGTGGTGATAAATCAGAAGCTGAACGTTTGGCCTATATCGATAAAATTATCGCTCAGGTAGCGGATGGTGGTTTTAGACGAGACCAAGCCATTAAAGCAGTTCGAGATGCTATCATTAATTTTGTTCGTGATATTACGAGTAAGATAGAAGCTGCTAAAAAAGATCAAGAAGTGGTAGCTGGTAAAGATGAAAATATCTACCAGATGGTTACTGAACATATCGATCAATTGACAGCGACTAGAGAAATTTTTACTAACGAAGCAGAACTGATGAGCTGGTTTAAGCGATACATGAGTCCAGATCAACAAAAGCTACTATTCTCCATGGAAGAAGAGCTTGGAAGATATTCGAATATTGCTTATGTTTTAAAAGACTATGTTACAGATCGTAAGGTTTATAACATTACGGAAACACATGAACAAAAAGCACATAACCGAGTATGTCATCAGTTAGATGAGATCAACCAATGGATTACCGACACTGCTAATGCCATTATTAGTGGTAGTCCAATTCCTGAAGATACTCAATACTCTGGCAAAGCATCTCTTGAAAACTATATTCAAGTAAACAGCGATGTTGATAAATTCGATATCTCTTCTGTTTATCTGAAACCAGAAGTGTTTGAATACGAACCTCTTTTAGATGTACTGGATTCTAGTACTGTAGCTATTTCTGAATGTATTAAAAACAATACTCACTTCATGAATGCTCAGTTTAGAAAGATTCAAAATTACATTGATTTCTATTGCGATGATTTACTTCCTGTTCTGGATGAGTATGTCAAATCCCGTAAAGATATCTTTTCAGCAAAAGAAGAACAAATCATCAGTGACCTGTACGATAACATCCGTAAACTAGTAACTACTTTATCTGCAAACTTAGTTAAAGACGTTACCGTTTATGTAGGTAAGCGTAATTACTTCTTGGGTGTAATGGCAGGTTATCAAATTGTCTTCAGTACCTTATCTGATGCTGTGGATGTTTGGATTAAAAATAACGAAGAGTTTCCTGATTCTGTATACGATTCTGCTCAACGAATCAAAGAAGCTTCTGATAAAGCTTTAGAGATTTTTGCAAATCCTGTAATAACTATTAAATAATAGGACATAACGACTATTCTCCTCTACCCGTAAAGGTAGAGGAGAATAATCTATTATGTATTAAAGATTTTGTTCAGATTCATGTAAGATGAAGTTAAAAGTAATGTCTTCAGCAACTGCTAAAGTATCATCACTTTGTACAATTAACTTCTTACGAAGAGTAGCACGTTTACCTTCATCCAATACAGTAAATGAAACAATATCATCATTATTACCAAGATTACGAACTTTAATACCCATTACATCTTTACCATGTTCTTTTACCAATGCCGCTACGATAGAAGAAATAGAAACAGTGTTCTTTTTCAATTCTTCGTAGATTACACGAATAGAAGCGGTTTTGATTTTCTCTTGAATATCGTAATCGATGTATACCTGTTTACTTACAGTGAACCAAATTTGTAATGATTGGGCAGCATTAATAAATGTTTCAATGCCCTCGTTATACATTACTCTAAATTCACCCATGGTAGAAGATGGGTAATACAAGATACGAGTTTGTTCAAGAGTTTTATCATTAATAGGTTTTAAGTCATCTACGATCCAGTCTAAGAATGTTTCTACAATCTCTTCACGATAAGACTTAGCAATCTCATCGGTCGCAAAAAGATAAGTAGCATCCACCAACATTAATTCTAAACGACGAATAACTTTTCGAGGTTCTTTAATAATTGGTCGTTGATTCTCATCTAACATAACATCACCTTCTCGGTGACGATATACTGGTTGATCATTATCATCTAAAACAGGATCACCTTTACGATGTCGTAAATTATAAGTGACTTTACCATTAACAATATTAACAATAGAACCAGTTGTTTGGTCTTTATCGTAAACATCTTCAGGATAAGTCAATGGTACGTTTTTATCGTATCGTTTGTAGAATGTTTCAGTGGCATGGGTGCGAGCACGAGTCCAGAGGTATTCTAGATAATGACCAAGACGAACATCGATAGACTCCATCAGACAAGCTTTAGCATCTGGATTGACTAAATGTAAGCCAATCAAGTTATCCAGTTTAATTCGAGACCAATTAGGCATTTGACCATAGAAGCCAAACATAACCTCCCATTTAGCTTCAAGAGGAATTGGTACGTCTAATTCACCAAAACCTTGTAAAGACATGTTTTTAACAATTAGGTTATGGTTTTCATCTAAGTCGAATCGAGTATCTAAATCAAACTGGAACATGGGTTCGTTTTCAGGAGTGCGTCCAATGAACTTACCAGCCAGATAAACATAACCTTTGTCTTTATAAGGGTGGATCAGTAATTGTGCCCAATAATCATCATCCCACATCTTTTTATAGACGTCATTACTTTGCATGGTAACGATCAAACGATAACCTTTGTCGGTTCTTTCGATCGTGTATTTATCAATACCTAAAGCAATATCAATCTTATCATTAGCAGTAATGAAAGATTTAGTTTTTGCAGTAGGTCTATCTAAGTAATAAGGACGAAGACGAATCGTATCATGGTTAGTATCGACAACATAATGAAATGGTGAGAAGAACATCTCATTGGTGTTTACTGCCTTAGCTTTATTCTCAGAATTCATCTCTTTAATACGGTCGATGTCTGATTTAGTTAGCATAGACAGTTTACCATTTTTCATGGAGTAAACAGACTCCGGAGTAATGGTTATTCGCGCATCGTTATCGATAACCGTACCTGAACCAATCAGTGCTGAAATAGAAGTCGTCAGAACTTCTACAGAAGAAGCAGCAGGCGTAATCAGTTTAGAGGATTCTGGATTAGGCATATCACGAACAGCCCAGTAAGCACGAGATGTAACGTAATCTACAGCTTTAGTGATGTTAAAGCGATAGTCCTGAATCTTATCTTCAATCGCATTATTAGAGACAGGAATTTCATTAGGACCTACTGTATTATTAATTACTCGTTCACGTAATTCTTCAAATGTCAGCGCGTCTCGACCTTGAGAAATGAACGTGTCTGACCAGATGGACATATTACGTAATGATTTCAATGCAGCACTGTATTCACCAATAGATGAATAATCACGTTTACGCTCACCTTGTGGAAAGAAATCGTAACTAAATTGATTAGGAGTGTATTCATCTAACTTCATTGAGATCTCACCCAAAGTAGAATAGATTTGTACACGAATACGACTACCCAGTCGGTTACTAATCAAGCCATTATTACTGGTGGTTGATACATTATAAATCTTAGGGATTGTTACGGTTAAAGTACTGTCATTAGTATTCTCGATAACTTTCAAAACTGCGGTTAGTTTATTGTTATCGTAAATATCTGGCGAATGAGTTGTGGTTAACTCTTTCCAACCCGTCTCGTCATTACCTGTAAAGACACGAGCGTAGTAATACTGGTCATTAAAGTTTTTATTTACTGTAATCGTTGCATTACTGGTAATAGAATCTTCAATGATTGTTTCAGTTACTTGAATTAAACGAATACGGATTAAGAAATGTTTTATTCCATCAATATTCGCTACGGAGTGTTCAATGATATTGCTTTCTAATTGCTGAATTGGAGATTTCTCAGCCGTATCGTAAGTTACTCGGAAACCACCATGTCGCAACTGACGAATGTTAATCGGATAATCCAACATAAAGTCAACATTACCAACAGTGATACGAATACCTTTAGGAATACGCAATAAACGTCCATCGTCATCATTAGGCATCGGTAACATGATTTGTTCTAACTCGTCGTAATCGAAAGCTAAAACGAATGTAGCATCGCTAGGCAATGCAAAAGCACCTACCCAGTCAAGATCACTTAAGTGATACCAAAGATCTTCATGTGTTTTTGCAGCAACAGGATATTGACGACGATTAAGTAACCAACTTTTACCTATTGCGGCAGCGGTTTGTACTGCAGACATTTCCATGAGTAATGCCACAGGGTTTTCTGCAGATACAATACCATGGTTATTATTCAATACTGCTTTTAACGTGGTCAGAGAGTCACGCATAAGCATGGCAGGACTACTACCATACTTTTCTATATTTTTAACGATTAAAGAAGTATTATCTTCAGCCATTTTTCATTAACTCCTAAAAGTAAGGATTATTAAGGTCAGCTAACTGTATTAAAGAGGCAGAATTTTTCCAATTCTGAGGAGTACACCACCATTCTAGTTCACGACTAATTGGATTAATCCATGGGTATACTTTATTATTCATGATTTTCTGATAACGTTTATCTACCTTGATTAATTGTTTACTGCGGTATTTATCAGACATGAATGGTTGGAACATTTCTACAGTTCGATTAAATTGTTTAATGATGATTTCATCTAAATATTCTACACCAGAACATGCAAACTCGACTTCTACTGTTTTATCAACATATGGACGATAGTTATCAGATTGGTAATCGAAATACGGACCAATATCAATGCTGGTAGGAATGGCATAACCAGTCATGGCAGCTTCAGTAACGTAAGTCTTCGTTTCATCCATTATGAGTCGATAGATACGTGTGGTATAATCCATACGTCCGTTTGACAAATACTCGGGCCAAGGCATCAGTCCATAACTTTGAGTATAGACCATCCCGATATAAAGAATCCAGTAATAGTACAGATACATTAATGGATTACCTTTCATTGAGTTTAAACTCATGTTAAGGGAAAAGTCTCCTTTATAAGTAGCTGGACCATCAGCCATGATGTGGACTTCTTTAAGAATACCTGCTGCTGAACGACGAACACCCAATTGACCAGAAGGCCAACCAGTTAATGTTCTGACATTGTTATCAGAGATAGCAATAAAAGGATAACGCTTATCAATCAGAGGGCAAGTAATATACGGCATGAGTTCTGATCGATTAGGAAATCCTGGCATCGGCATCATGCACTGAGGACCAAGAATACATCGAATTGCTCGCATAATGGAATTTTCTTTATCTGTTAAAAGAGGAGCCATTTTACGATCGATTCTAAGATTATTCTTAGACATGTTTAAGTCTGGTCTTACTGTGAAAACATAACCTGGTAAGTTTGTATTAGGTTTAATCATCGGAACGTTAGTAACGATGTTTGGTCCTCTAAAGCTATCAGTCATGGATTCACTCACTGTGAATCCATGTTTTACTTTAACAAGACTGTCGATCATTTCTTTGATGGTTCCCGTGTAGTTATCACTTAGGATATCGTTGATACTAAATTTAGAATCTCCGATCTGTGTAATATCGATGGTCATGATTAGACTTTCTTTAAAAACTAGTTTTTATTGTTTAAATTAAAAAGGAAAACAAAATGATTAATGTAGTCGATTCTGGATTAACAGCCGTACGACACATTGGCGATACCTTAAAAAGCAATGCAGCACGATTGCTTATGTCAGACGCAAATAACATGTCTGCTAAATCTCTTAGCCAATACTCTCAAGAGTTACAGCTTCGTCCAACCATCGCCATTGAACGTGAAATTCTGAATGATCAGAACATGCAGACTTTGGTTCAAACCGCTATGTCTAACTACGCGGCTTACTATATTCTTGCGTTGTCTATTGATAACACTATTAATGGTATTTCTGTAGGTCGTATGGTGGGTAAATACTCACCTAACCGTTCTGCTTATAATAACGCAGCAGGTGTAATTGGTGGTGGTATTGGTGCAGCAGTAGATGGCTTAGTTGTTTCCCATCAGTCATACTTACCGCATTTGGCTAAAGAAATTAAGAAAAATACCTTAAGTTCTCCTAAACTCAGCATTGAATCATCTATTCCTGATTTGCCTAAAAAATTCCAAGGTGTTTATGCACTTTCTCGTGAGTCTTTGGGTGATGTGATTGCCTCTATGGAACACTTTGATGCGCTTGCATTGGAGTATGGTACTGAAGCCGTAGCGCATGCTTATAACACCGTAAATCTTGAAGTTTCTGCTGAAGCTTCTATTGCTGCTGCAGCTGGCGCAGCCGCTGCCTCTGCAGCTGGTAAATACGTACTGGATAAAACTCGCCAATATATCGACAGTAAAGTAGATAAAGCTTTGGGTATTAATCAACCTGAAGAAGAAAAACCTGAAACTGAATTGGTAGGTAATAACGCACAATCTAATGCCAAAGATATTAACGAAATGCAAAACTTGGCAGTAGGTCGTCTCCTGAATGTATCTTTGTCTCGTGACAATGTTAAAGCAGACATTACCATGCTCTTGAAACCTACTTTGGTTGGTCTTCGTTCTACTTCTATCGCAGCTATTGCGGGTATTTCTAAGAAACCTACTTCTTTCCGTGATCGCTGGATTGCTTTCTGGGATCGTGACCAAATTCAATCAGCATGGGACTGGATCTCTTGTCGTGACCTGGTAGAAGCTCACCGTCGTCATTTGGTTGAAGATACTACTGGTTATTACGAACAAACTTATAAGAAGAATAAAAACAACCAAATTTCTTCTTTGTTAACTGGTGAGTTCTCTGTAGGTACGGTTGCGAATACTTGGATTATTTCTGACATGACTGCGGCACGTGTAGAGGCCACTATTGGTGCTCGTTTGTCTAATAAACGTGCTCGTGATAAGTTTATGGCCGAATCTGGCTGTATGACTCTGATCGTCTATAATCCTGATTACCAACGCGTATTCTTGTACAACCATGGTCTGGATGATGTTTCAGAAATTACCATGCAGTATTTGAAGAAAAAATCAGAATCCCCTAATTTCGACATGGACGTGTTTAAATTGATGTCTCAAGGCTCTGCCCCTATTATTTAAACCATCAATGAGGTTATCATGAATCAAGATGTACAATTAGCTCGAGAAGCATTTAGTTTCTCTGCCATTTTTGATGGTATTACTAACTTTTTTAAATCCAACGATATTTCCGATATTTTGGAAGATACTCGTTCTCGTTTGCGTGATTCAACTATTCCGGCTGTTTCTATTGCAATCGAAGAAACACGCAATATTGATTTTTCAAACAGCAAAAGTTATCAAATGACTTTGCATAACATCCGTCGTCACTATGGTAACAATACTGAACGTCAAGGATTGTTTGAAGCTTTAGGTAATGTTACACTTCATGCCGAGAAGATTATTAATGAATTGATCGCCATGGTTTCTAAGTACTTCCCAGAGAAGACTGACCGTAACTCGATTACTTATCCTTTGGCACAAATTATGGCATTGGGTGAAACGATTGACTTTTTAGTTGTTTTCGTACCAAAATATATTCGTTACTTCATGGCTTATCATTTAGAAGAAGTAGGTGGTATTCCTGCCAACCGTACGATTTCTAAACCACAAGACGAATACATTAAAAAGAACATGATGAACTTTTATCGTTCTATTGATTCTTTGGGTAAAGTAGACCTGAAGAATTTGGAACGTATGGTTCGTGGTATTCCAGAAGTAGCGATCAGTGAAGATGGTTCTGAGAAGAAAATGTTCAATCAAAATCGTCTGGATCCAACAGGTGCATTGCAACGATTTACTACTACCGGTAATATTTTGTATTATATCCAAATGGCTTGGGTAGATTATCAAAACTACCGTTACAAACTTTCTAAAGAAGAATTGGAATCAATTAAAATTGATATTGATTACATGAATTCAGTAATTAGTAGTGGTACTGGTGATGCTTATCTTGAGAAACAACGAGAGAAAGCTCATGAGCGTATGGCTAAGTTAGAATACGAAATCGATAAATACGAAAAACGTGCCCTAGGCACCAGTTACTAACCGATAAAGGAATGTTAAGATGATGAATTCTTACCCAGAAGCAATTCTTGATATTCCTTACAGAAAAGAAAATAAATCAGAAATCAACGTTCCATTTTCTATCTGTAAGGTAACGCCAGCACACAATCCAGCCAACACTTACCATACACCGTTTAAACGTTTGGGTTTGAATGATGTTTGGCAGGTAAACAACATGGGTATCCGCACAATCAATACCGTATCTAACACACCAACACATACCGTTGGTTTAGCCACTGGTTCTGAGGATGTGGATTACGTATACGCAATGTATACTGATCACCCAGAATGGTTTGAAGGTTCTTCTGAAGCCGCGTTCAGGAATACTGATTCTGTTATTAATTTAGCTTTGAATCTTCTTTCTAAAGATTACTATACTTTATTCGAAACCGCTTATAATAGTGGTTATTGTAATCGTCATGTTTGGGAAATGATTCGCGATATTATGCGCGATGTCGGCATTCGAGCAACTCCTGATGAACGACCTTTGTTCCCATTGTCTTATCACTTAGAATTGATTAAAGACTACATGACTGAAAAATACAATAATCGTCAAAATGATGGTTCTTTGACTAAACGTACAGACGACTACACTGGCTTCAATAGCACTAGTGGAAGTTTTTCTAAATATATCTTTGGACAACCTAGCGAAGATAATACGATTAACTTTATTCGTCAGTGTATGACAAAAGGTGGTGTTGGTTTGTTGATTACCTACCTTAATGCCATGTATGGTTCTTTGGTTATTCGTAGAGAGATTTAATTATGGATAATAAAGAAAAAGTAGTCTTGTTAGGTACAAGACTCTTTATTAAGAAAGTAGGTAAGAAATGAGTTTGTTGGATTTAGCTACTGATTCTGAAGATTATGTAGAAGAAGTAGAAAAACATCCTTCTGTGGAAAATATCCCAGAAGAACAACCTGAAAAAATTAACACTGATATTTCTGAAAATCGTGATAATGCAGAGGCTGTTAAAACTCTTTTGGATGTAGTGGAATCTTTAGAGAACTTTAAAGATAATCTTAAACTCATGCAAGAAGAGGAAGTAGTCTTAGATCACGAATCTTTAAATTTATTTAACCAACGAGTAACGATGGCATTTAATAAAGGCAATATGGAAGCTCCATTGCCCCTACATCTGTCAAGAGAATCTTTTCGCAATACTTTCGGTCAGGCAGCTTATAACTTAATGATTGAACGTCTCGAAGAGATTAATAGAAAGTTGGTAGAGAAACTTAATTAAGAAAGGAATAAGGCAATGGCTAGTTTGCTAGACTTATCTCGTGAAGAACACACTATTGATGAAACACCTATTGGTGAACCAGAAAACCTGGATCCTAAAGAACCTGAAAATGTAGCAGGTGATGGTAAGGTACAAAATGGTCCTGAAGAAAAATCAGATGAAACCAGTACTGATGTAGAAGGTGCTGAAGATGCTCTGATTGGTGATGCTCTGAAAACCATCGCTTCTCTGGAAACTGTAAACCGTACACTGAGCATGTTTGTTAAACACAAAGTGAAAATCGACCATGAGTCTTTGGTACGTGCCTACAGCGACATTTCTAAAGCATATGCGGATAACGGTTTGAAAGAACCAGCACCATTGGTAATGTCTATTGAATCTCATCAGACACTTGCTGACCGCACCCATATGGTACAAGAATTGATTTGTTCCGTAGAATCACAAATCACTGGTTTGTTGAAAAACGTACAAATGATCCAAGATAACCGAATCAATCGCATTAAAGCTCGTGTAGCAAGTATTTCTCGTGAATCTTTGGAAGTATCTCAAGAAGTAAACATGAACCTTGCTAAAGTAGCAGTTGCTAACAAAGCAGGTGGTGGTACCATTAGCCAACTCTGGAATAACCTGACCATGAAGCAATCGGTATATTTGCCGTTTGAAGCTAAAGACGTGAGCTTCTTTAAATCTATTAAAGTAGGTGATGAGAAAACGCTTGTAGAAACATTGCGTCGTAACATCAATAATTTGCGTACCGGTCGTCAGCTTGAGTTGTTCCCATTGGACTTCCGTTCTTGGAAAAATGGCTTTACTAACCAAATTAAAAATACAGTAGGTCAAGGTCAAGGAGTTAATATTGACATCCCAATGACTGATAAAGAATTGTGGATGGGTTTCTGTAAACAAATTAAAGAAATCTTGGATAAGAATCCAGACAAATCTTCTTTCTTGTCACGTATCTTGTTTATCGATACTCGCCATAACCATGCTGAAGTAACTGAACAGAAAGAATTCAATGAGCGTTTCGTAGGTATTTTGGAAGCGCTTTACAATCGTGCTGTTGAAGAATTCAGTCTTGGTGTTTCATTTTTATCTAAATAAAATGTAATAGAGAGAAAGAAATTTCTCTCTATTATATGGTAAAATGCTCTTAAAATATACATTTTTGTTATTTTAAGATTTTTTAATCAAAAGCTTTTCATTAAACAATTTTTTTTTAATATAGGATTACAAAAATGTCTATGTCTTTGTACGATTTGGCACGTGCTGGCGTATTTGTTAGCAATTTGAGCGCTGATGAAGAAAACGCTGAAACTATTACCGAAACTGCTCCTGAGGCAGAAGTAGATACTACTGTAGAAGAAACTACTGTTGAAACTCCAGCTGAAACTACTGAAACTGAAGTAACTGTAACTGAAACCCCAGAAGGTGAAGAAGTTGTAGATTCTAGCGAACTGGAAACTGAACTGTTGGAAGTTCAAGGCGAATCTGAAGTTGTTGACGACGAAAACGCTAAAGTAGAAGAAATCGAAGAACAAATCGATGATGCTGAAGAAGCAGCTGTTGCTACTGAAGCTCTGATTCACAACCTGCAATACTCTATCGGTTACGGTAACGGTGTGAATATGGCTCACGCTGAATTGGTACGTGAACACGTTACTTACATCGGTAAATCTTTGGGTTGGGACAAACGCGATATTCCTAACTTGGATTACTCTAAAGAGTCTTTCTCTACCGTAGGCGCGATCAGCTTGACTCAAGAGTCTATCTTGCAAGCTGCTAAAAACATGCTGACCAAAATCATTCAGTCTATCATTGAAGGTGTTAACTGGGTTATTCAACAAGGTGTGAACATCTGGAATAAACTGTTCAGCTCTTTCGATAAAATGAAACAAACTGCTGAAAAACTGCGCGACTACGCTAAAGAGAAGTCTTCTTTCACTAAACTGAAAGAAGGTCATGAAATGATCACTACTCCTGCAGTTAAAGCAGTTTATGGTAATGAGACTGACGCTGGTCTGCTCCCAGCTATCGGTAACTTGCGTGAAGTAGCTACCGAATTGACCACTAACTGGCTGCCAATGAAGATTCAAAACGATGTTGAATCTTTGATCGATGGCGTACGTAAAAATGCCGAAGGTGGTTTGTTGGCTTCTGCTGCGGCTCTTTACAATGGTGCTAGTCATGTTATGGACAAAGGCGTTGTACAATCTGCTAAAGATGCTGCTGGTGCTGTTAAAGACGGTGTTTCCAGTGCCGCTGATAAAGCTAAAAATGCTGTTTCTTCTGGTTTGGATAGCTTGCGAAACTTGGACATCAAAGCATTTGCTCAAGCCGCTGCTTCTGGTTCTTTGGACTTCGTTAAGAAAGGTGTTGACGCTGTAACTCAATTTGCTTTGTCTTGTGCTCCGTTCGTAGATCAAGATTTGAGCAAAGAAGCAATTAGTCGTTATGGTGTTACATTGCAACCTAGCGAAGCAGTTAAAGGTTCTAAACCATTGCCAGGTAACCGTATTGTTCTTTTGATTTATCCTTCTCTGCAAGAGTTTGCTAAATCTGGCGCAAGTATTCAGTACTTTAGTTTGGGTAACATTGCTTCTGCTCTGATGGCTGATAACAAACTGAAAGGTTTTGTTCAAGCTGCTAATAATACTGCTAAAGAAGCTATCGGTGGTATTCCTCGTTTGGAATTCCGTCTGGCTAAATTGGATCGTATTACTGATAAACGCATGGAAATCAAAGTACCTAAAATGGCTGAACTGGTTTCAGCTTCAGAAGGTCTGATTCAACTGTGCGAAGAATGTTCTAAACTGAAGAAACATTTGGATGCTACTGCTGCATTCTACAAAAAAGTACAACGTCAGTTGACTGTTATCAAAACTGCTTTGGCTGTTAAAGCTAAATTCTCTGGCAGCGTCGTTCAAAAAGCTTTGGTATCTGCACTGAAATGGATCCGTGGTGCTCTGAACATCCTGCGCGAACCAGGTGCTTCTTTCTGTTCTTACATGGTAGGTGAAGTTAGCCAACTGGGTTCTGTAATCCGTGCCGGTATCGACAGCTACGAATCTTAATCTTTAAATAGATAATCTATTCCTCCTACCTGTAAAGGGTAGGAGGAATATTTTATTTATGTCTTTTTATTTAAACATTATACAGACCTATATTATTAAAATGGATCCCTTGCTTTTAGCTTTTAAAAGCTTATAGCTATAAGTTTTATTTTCATTTTAAATAAGAGGAAGTATAAAGTGAACATGTCTTTAAATAATATTTCTAAAGGCAACTATGCCAAAAGAATTCATTGCGGTTATGATGATGCTATTGGTTATGACTTGTCTATCTCTTCTAACTATGTTCGCGATAAAAGAAACGGCTTACTAGGTAGATACAAGTTTACTAAAGAATATTTAAACTGTACTTCAGATGTTGTACTCGTAGCAGAGCGAACAGGTATTGTTGTCCCATTGTATCCTACTCCAGAACATATTGCAGAACGTTATAAAGTTACGCCAGTAAATGGTAAAGGTGTTTATATCGTTCTTCGATTTAATACGAATGGATGGAATGCCAGACATATCTTCGAATACTTTAAAGTATTCGATGAAATGAGCGAAGCAGAAAAGAAAACCATTCTTGATAGTAATCCTATTATGTTAGAATTCTATCAGCGAATCCGTAATCGATGGGCACCTTACTTCTCTAATCGAAAACCTGCTCGTAATTACGAAAGCTTGTTAGATGGTGAAGTCTGTGACGATATGGTATTCTTTATTTCAGAAGAAGATATTCGTAACAGACAGGTATTGTACGATAATGCTTTAGATATTTCACTGACATTTGACGACATCTCCCATAAACGAGTATATCATCCAGCTATTACCACAAATAGTCAAAGCATTCCATCTGAAATATTCAAGATGGTGAAAGATACACTAGATAAAAACGAACAGTTAGAAAGTATTCGTTTGGTATCTACTAATCCTATTGTCATGTATCGTAAATTTGGTAAATATATCCAGAAGTTTTCATCTAGAGAACCATTACCAGGTGAGAAAGAAGGATTGCATTATATTGGAACAGCCGATGATGAAAATGGTAACCAACATGTCGTCAATGAGTTTATCGAATTAGATGATCGGAATAAGCTTTCTGAATTATCTATTTTCAGAACTTACGACGAGGCTCGCAATTATAATTCTGATGTAGAATTAACTAAGTTAAAAACCAAACATGAAATGGAGATGATGGAATTAAAGAAAGAAATCACTGTTCTTGAGAATAAGCATAAGGAAGAATTAGCTAAAGCCAAGAATCAGGAATTCACTTTGAAATTAAAAGAGTTTATAGAAGATGCAGTGCATAAACGTTTAATGCGTGAAATGGATCATCGTGAGAAGATGGATAATAAAAACCATCAACTAAACGAACGGTTAATGGATGCATTAGATCGTAATGAAGAAAGAGAATACAAATTAGATGAAAGGATTAGTGATCGTCAGTACAAATTAAGAGAAAGAATACTAGACCAAAATGATCGTATTCAGGATCTTGAGCATAAACGCAACTTAAGACAAAATGATGTCTATAATTCCGAATTGACATTAAGGATGAAAATTGCGGAGTTAGAAAGTAAGTTGGGACATAAGCAATTAGAGAATGAACGACAAATCAGTAATAACTGGTTATCGGCGATATCTGGAATATCATCTATACTGGGTACAGTATTCAAGTTATTTGGTACGGCAACAGCTAGTCCGTCTGTTTCTAAATTAGGAACCGCTCTACAAATGTTATCTTCTATTAATCCTCAAACCATCAATCAAGTAAGAGGCATGTTTGGTTAGAAGTAAATAAATATTAGTAATATACTATTATATTGACCCCTCCAACCAAACTTAATAAAGGAACATTTGCATGAATCCCTTGTTAAATAAATTCATTAAAGACAATACGCCTGTCATCGATCCAAGGATCGGTGATGGTTTGTCTTATAGTGAGTCTAGTAAGATTCCCGCATTCATTGATCGGGTATTACGTATCAACTCAGCTTCATTCCCTAAAGGGTTAGTATATATTGGTCTTCGTAAAGCAACACCACTAGAAGGATATCGATATCAAACACGAGCATTAAACAATATTCGTCGTTACGATATTAATCGTAATGATATTCGAATGTACGTGTTCCATTTTGAATTTAATGGAACCCCTATGCAAAAATACATTTACTTACCATTCATTAGCCGACATGGATTCATGCACATGAATGGTGTGAAGTATGTTGTGTCCCCTGTAGTTGCAGACGGGATCATGACAATTAAACCAAATAGTATTTTTGTAAAACTGATTAAGACAAAACTGTGGTTTGAGCGATTCGTTTCTCAAATCGTAGTAGATGGAGTAAGAGAATACGTACCAATTTACTTTTCTAAGATTCACCACAAAGAATCAGATAGTAACTCAGGTGGTCGAATGATCAAAATGAAGCCTACCTTGGTTCATTATCTTTGCTGTAAATACGGAATGACCAAGACATTAGAATTGTTTGGTTTTAGTAATGTCTTAATGGTAAATGTTGATGAGTTTAAACAAAATCCAGACAAATATCCAAAAGAAGATTGGGTAGTAGTAGAATCGACTGGTAAGAAACCAGCACGATCTTACGCTTATGGATTGTATACACCAATGCAGTATCTATTCTTGGTACCTCGTCAACAGTACGAAAACATTTCTACGGCACCATCGGTATTGGGTACTTTGATTTACGTCTTGGAGCACTTCCCAAGTCCTAAACGAATGAATCCAGATACCGTTAATAATATCGATTCATGGAGATTAATGTTGGGTGAGTCTATCCGTTCTTCAGATGAGCATTATGCAGTCATCAAGAATGCAATGGATAAACACATGATCTCTTTGGATGAATATGTTGACGAGATGGTGCATGATGATTTTAAACGAATTGGTTTTAGTCAAATTGATTCTGTCTATAAGCTGTTTATTTTCATCGTACAAAACTTCAATGTAATGGTTTCTGAAGTGAATAAGATTGCAACATCTAATTCATTCTATGGAAAACAATTACAAGTATTGCAATTTCTTCTGTTCAATATTGTTAAAGCAATCAACCGATGCTATTTTGAATTAAATGGTCTTCGTATTGAACAAGAACGAGATCCGAATAAAGTGATTAAAGATGATGATATTCGTAAGATCTTGGGTAATATCCGTCCAGAAGAAATCATGCGTATTAAAGAACATGCCGAGATTATTCCTGTAGAAGATCCAACCGATTTACCTTTGTTGAAATTAGGACGTATTGTCGTCCCACAAGAGAAATCGGATAAACTACGTACATCTAAAACATCTTTCGATGTAAGTTCTCCAGAGAATAAACTGAATGCATCTTTGATCGAAGTAGGCGCTGCTTTGGACATGGCTAAAGCAGATCCAGCTGGTCGTAACCGTATTAACTTGTTTGTTAAACTGTCTGATGATTTAACCATCATTCCTAATGAAGAGCTAGAACCAATCATGTCTTCTTTGCGTGATAAATTAGGACAAGACTAACTTTAAAGGAAACTAATCATGTATAATCAATATACACAACACAAGCAAAATGTTATTAAACAATGCTTGGATCAACAAGTAATGGGTGCTGATACTCCAGCACGTCAATTGTTGGTACAAAAAATGCAAGTAGATGCTAAGTACTATCAAGACGTATTTAACACCTTGTGCAATCGTGTAGAGTCTTTGTATCTTCAAGGTAAGTTTAATCCAGAGGATTATAATTCAATGGTTAATTTGGCTTACGAAGTGTACAACAATTACGTAGCATTCTTTGCAATTAACTACGGTACCCACAACATCACACCTGCTCCCGATATTAACACACATCAGGCAATGCAACAAGCTGCCGGTATGTATGTGAATTATCGCGATGGTGATCAACGATTCTTGTTGTCGTTCTACCAACAACAAATGATGGGTAACCAACAAGTACCACAAATGCAACAAATGCCATTTGGTAATAACATGCAAATGCAGGGTTATCAACAACCTCAAATGAACATGTATGGCCAAATGCAACCAATGCAAATGATGCAAGGTTACCCACAACAACAAGTACCGCAACAATATGGTGGTGGTTTTGCCATGACCATTTCTAATCCAGGTGCGTCTAATACCGCAAACATGGATATGAATTTAATGAGTAATAGCGCTACTCAACCAAGCAAAACTTCTAATACTCTTACCGAAAATCAAGCACAAAATGCATTCTTCAATATCGGTAATCGTAACTCTGGTAGAGAACTCAAATTCAACTACTACATCAATACTGGTTATTCTGATGAAGAGATTTCTAAACGTAAAGAAGAACAAACCTTGGAAGAAATGCGCCTCAAAATGGAGGCACATAATCGCCGAGTAAGAGAAGATGAATTGCGACGTAAGGAAGAACGTAATCAACAAGCAGATAATTCGTTAGAGAAGATGTTTGTTGACACGGTATCCAAAACACCAGAAGAACATCAAAAGTTCATCAGTGATATGGAAGATCCACAAAACGTACAAAACGCTATTCAAGAAGCAACGATCCAAGTTGGTCAGATCCAGACATCTAAACCATACTACGAATTGATCAGTCATTCAGCCGTGAGCAATGGCGTTACTGAAACCAATACAAGTAGTGTGGTAGATTTTGATGAACAACCATCAAGCAGTCTGTCTACCGAACCCGTAGAAGAAGTGATTGAAGATGATCCTCTGGCTGTTTACGATTATCCTGAAGACATGCCTCCTGAAGATGTACCAGTGCGCGTATTGAAACGTCGACCTAATCGAGTGATTAATACTAACTGGATGGCAATTCCTGAAAAGGATCTGGATGTATGGGTAGAAGGTAATGAGGAATTGGACGAACACCGTAGTGAGTTTGTTCCTCGTGATTTGTATCCTGTATACGATGATGAGATTGAATGGGTTAAAGAAGGTGACGAGTATGTAGGTTACCTGAACTATTCTGCTGAAGGTAAGTATTACCGTGAACCAGTAGCATTCCGTAATCCGTCTTGGAATGTTTGGACCATGACCAAATATACCGAACGTGGTTATTATTTCATCCTTGACCGTTTTAATTATCCTGTACAGAAAACATACAAACTTGATGAAAGACAAATCATGGAACGTAAAAACCACATTATCCCAACTCATCTTCCTGTAGAAGGAACATACCAAACAGGTATTCCATATAGCGAAACCCATGGCGATACTGACCTGCTTAAAGCAGCTGACAATCTGATACTCTCTGATGAAGAGTTGAAAGAACAGTTAGAGAAACTTTCTGAAGAAGAGAAAGAATTTGCTAATGTAGATTACGATGGTACCACACGTGAAGTATTGAATCTGGATGAACTGGTAAGTGCCTGCTTGGTAAGTCATCAAGAATATCGTCCTGAATCTAAAGCAGCAGTTTATCGAGTTGTTACCAGCAACACCACATTCTGTAAAGAACGTCAAAATGATACATTGGCATTGATTAAAGAATGTGAAACCATGGATGATTTTTACGAAACCATTTATAAACCTATCAAAGAAGTTGAACCAGTATTGGCTAAACGACTGGTAGATTTATTGGATCGTAATTACAATCGTGTAATGGTTAAATGTGGTCTCCCTAACGTACATGTTACATGCAGTATCAACATTTACAAAGATGTTGAGAATACCCAAATTCTTCCTAATCCTCGTCGTGAAGAACAATACAAACTTTCTCTGAAAGAAATGTTTGAAAACTTCATTAGCGAAGAATTCCTAAAAGATGGAGTATTACTGCATGATGATGAAGAATCTCGTTATCTTTCCGTATTGCCTGTTACTGGCTCTGTATTGGTCGTAGATAAAGAGATGAATGAATTTGAAGGCGTAGTAGGCCCAGACCAAGAAAGTCGCCAGAATCGCTGGTTTGAGCTGTCTAAAGATGATTATGTAGAATTGAATACGTTCCTGATTAATCTCATTAGTCGAAACGAGCCACAAGCTAAAGAATTCTACATCATTACAAAAGATGGTTTCTTAATTGAGGCGATTAAAGGTTATAGTACTTATAAATCCGAAAATCGGATTTATATTCGTATTCTAAACTAATAAAATAGGGACAGTTTAACTCTGTCCCTATGACATCAACTCAATAAAGAATTAAATCAATGGGTAAACTCACGCCTAAGGATCCAGTTATCTTTAATACCTCTATGGAATTAAAGGAACAATTAGAGATCGCTCGTTTTATTCGTCAGTCTGATTTGAAGTTTAAGGAATCGGAATTCTTTAAACAGTTAGAAACCATTCCAGATGAACGTAAAAAGAAATACACCAATGTAGTCCTAGACTTTAATTTGGTATGTCACCATCTCAAAGAAGCTTTTTGGAAGATGGACAAACTTGCTAATGATAAGTATGTCGGACTGGATTATTCACCCTATCCAGTAAACCGTACGATTCATTTCGAAACACCTTATTTAGCAAGATATACTAAGAATGAAAAATTCATTAGTGTACTTAACCAAATTAATGACCATCTTCAAAAGATCGTTGACATTTTAGGAAACTCTTTTGATATTGGTTTACTGACTGCATTACTTGGTAAACATTCAAAAGGATTCGTATCAACACTTAAGTTTAGATACGTAAATGATAAATTACAATATTTCATGATCTATACAAAAACGTATAAATCATCTAAGATAAATAAATGGTTTGATTTTCCAATAAGGATTTCTATGAAATAGACAATTTTTAAATTTAATAGATTATTAAATTTATTTAACCTACCAATTAAAATTAGGGTCTATAAAAAGTGGCGAGCATAAATCCCTAGGGAGGCCATTCGGTCTCCCTAGGGTAGCAAGCTATTTTTAGTTTGAATTACTTCTTTTTTAGTCAGAAGCTCCATCTTTAGAAGAGTCAGGACCTAAGTTAGAATCACCACCTTCTTGGTTTCCCTCACCTTCAGTATTATCTTCTTGGTTTTCATCTTGGTTTTCTTCACCAAACTCATCACCCATGAAGTCTTCTCCCATACCGAATTCATCACCACCGCCTTCATTGTTATCGCTAGATTCGTTATTAGAACTATAATAATCATCACCTTCACCAGCCATATCGTTAGCTTTCAATACAGCAGATGTAGATTCAGCAATAGTCTTACCTCCTTTAAAGAATTCAGTCATCGCTTTAATTGTCTTAATAGACAATTCGCGAATCGCTTTATTCTTCTCGTAGGTTTGTGTACCGTCTTCAGCAATGGTAATATAATCCATGATTTCAGGCATATAGTTATTCTCAATCATCCAAGAACGTAACAGGTCACCTTTAACAATAGCAGCATACTCATCCACCATGTTTACACCATCTTCAGAAATTAAACTTTCTGGGATAATCTCTTGACTGATGACATACGAGATTGCTTTATCTACACGTTCTTCGTATTGAGTTAATTGTTCTGCCTTAGACTCATGATTATCATTAGGAGGAGCAGGAAGATTAACTTCCAAGCTACTAACAAACTTATCTACAATACCATCTACCAAAACATTAATTGCTGATTTAGACATACCCTCAGTAGTCAATGTCTTATCGCCAGATGCTTCACGGATATTTTCGATAATCTCTAATAAGTTATCTTTAATGATTTCACGCAAACGTTTTAAAAGATAAGGAGACACACCAATTGCTTTACGAATAAGATCAGTTAATAAAGGATTAAAACGATCTTGTTTTTGGAAAGCAATCAAGTTAGTAATAAAGTTACCTTGTAATACGTTAGCTGCAAATTCAGTAGATAAAGAGTTATCCACCATATCCGGAGTCAGACCGGTACCCATGATGGTATCTCGTTTAATACCTTCAGCAACATCATTATCAGGAGCAGGAATATCTGCAGTCGTACGAGAGATATCGTGACCAATTTGAGGAATCTTAGGGTTATCGGATTCGATAGCCATACGGATATTAGATTGATTCACCCTATCTTCAATAGTTTGTACGTTAGAAGCACCAATAATCAAACCAGAGTTAGATCGTGACTGCAATGCCATCACATTAGCAATTTGAATAGTCTTACGAGGATCAGGATCTTTCTCATCAATACGTAAGGTTACTAATGTTTCAGGAATAGAATTCATGATACCTGCACGTAATTGAGCGAGCATGAATTGGATACGCAAAGAAATTAATACTTTCATGTTATCCAATAACGAAATACCGAAACCACGATTGTCGTAATCAAAAGCCATGTATGACATGATTTCTTTAGGAATGAACAGTACACGAGTGCGCTGACCTCGTAAAGCACGATAGAACATAATGCGTGAAACTTCTGAAGAATCACCTACATCTAAGTTCTTACCGTAAAGACCATTCTTCAAACGTTCTAGAATATCTTTAATAATGGCATTAGAATGAATACGTGACAACATTTCCAATTGACGTGATTCATCTAAGTTATTAGAGAAACCTTCAAACATGGTCTTACCTTGTTGGATTAAGGAAGACGCCATGGTGCTGGCAGTTTGACGACTGTTATAACCATTAGCCAGTTCACGATAATAGTTAATTGGTTTAGCTTTGGAAAGAGGATTACCTTCTTCATCATGTAGTGCCAAATATCCTACGTGCTCTGAAGGAGAACCTGGTTTAAAGATAGGAACAACTGCTTCTACTGGATAATTTAAGAACAAAGGTTCGTCAAGATCTTCACGTGCTGTTTGTTCTGAAGTTTTCATTTTCTTCAATTCAAGAGCATCAGTCCGATAACTATTTACATCATCAATTCGTCTGAAGATTTTATCAATGATATTTCTATCCGAGAATAGTTCTTTATCTAAACTAGTTGATTGAAATCCAGTAGGGATACCTGCCATACGACGAGATTCTTGGGAAAGGATTTCTTTCTTAACTGCTGACTGACGCAATATGTTTAAATCATCAGTTACTTCAATCAAGGTATCTTTACAACCAGACAAGTCAATTTTCCACACACCCTCTTTAGAAATGTTTACCTCTTTAGAATTATTTGCTTTAGAGTTTGCCGCATCTTTATGAGTTTTAGCATACTCTGCCGGTAAGGTAAATTCTATGCTTGTAGGTGGTTTAATTACCGTAGCGTAATTAGAAGACCTAAAACTATTGCGGTTAGTATTGTCTGTATCGGTATCTGTATTACCAAAATGAACCTCTACAGACTCACGAGCCAACATAGGTCGACTCACTGATTTATTTTTAGTTTCATTACCGTAATTAGGATCACCTAAGAATCCACGAGATGGTCGATTATTACTATCTAATAAGTTATTAACATGAGATAAAGATTCTCTAGATAACTGAACGGTATATGACTCTCGACTGTTTTCTACAAGATCACCATTAATGATATCATCCAAAGACGACTCAGGAATGACTGCGGTAATATAAGCACCTTTTAAGAAAAGAATATCGTAAAGCATTTTATAAAGTCTGCCTTCAATATCGAAGTGTTTCTTAAAGTACTTTTTAATTTCATCGGTAATGACAGTAATGGTATTTTGTGGAAATAAATTACGTGGAGGTTTGAATTGTAATTCTGGCTTCATCAAGTATTTTGGAGACAGAATATAACTACAAAGAATTTGAGCAGCTCGTTCCATATCAGGAAGCAGCTGCATGATGGTTTCATTATCATCGATCTCTTGTGCTTTTTCAGAAGAGATACCCAGCATGTAATCTAAGTCAGGTGTTGTACTGGCTAACTCACCATCATTCTTAAAAGATTCCTCTTCTCGTGAAGAGTTAAGCTTAGCAATTAAGGCATATACCGATGGGTTTTCTTTAATTGAAGCATCGTCTATATTAGTTGCACCGCTTCTATTTTTTAGTTGCAGTACAATATTTTCAAATAACTGGTTATCCATTGTTATTTATCCTTAACAGTGGTTAATTTATAGTAAAAGGTCAAAAGGCTATGTTACCTGATTTCGATTATCACTACAGCGTCTATATTGATAAAAATATAGGCTTGGTATCGACAATGATCATTAAGTCAGAATACCAAGCACACGACATGAATAACGCTGTTCGTGTGAAAACAAGAGACATGGATGCTGTAGACGAATATCGTCCAGATACATGGATCTATTATAAGCATATCTCTGGTGAATATCACGAAACGGATACACCAATGACAGTCGTATCAATGGATACGACTGAGACAATCATATTCAATAAAGAGAACTTAAAAATACACCGTACGACAAGACAAGAATATTCTTACGGTACTAAGAAATACGAAGAGTTGGTTGAACGTTATCCTGATAAAGAATTGCTGATTAAAGGTATTCTGAATCCAGTAGATATAGATGTAGCCATTCAAGCAAAAGAGGGTACAATCTTATCTTACGATAAGTCATTCGTAGAAAGTAACGAATATACTTTAATGGAACGATTGCAGGATTGGATATACGGCATGTATAACCGGTGGTATCAAAGCCAGTATAATCTTAACAATCGTTATTTTAATATTGCTTTCTGGGGTACGTTCTATCCTAAGTTAGTAGAAGCATTGATGACTATTCGGTTAGAAATGTGTCTGACCAATGAAGCGCATTCTTATCACTACCGTCGGTTCTTGGCGTCTCATGGTTTCTTGGATTTTTACTTAGATCAATTAACACCTAAACAAGCAATTATATTCTATAAGAATATTCGTTGGGTAGAAAGATACGTTGGTCAAAGACATACCCAGAAATGGTTGATTCAAAAGATTTTAACTTTAAGAAATTTACCTATTTCTGAATACAACATGTTACAAAAAGATGAAGACATTGTTGAAACGGCTAAAGTCACTCCAGTGTTTGAAAAAGTATCCTTAAATGGATTAGAGTATATTATTCCAGAATTAGATACGCTTTCATTAAAAGACATGTTGGATAAAGAAGATCCTCTTGCCCCTTATAACGTAAAAGAAAGAGAAAATCTAGAAGTCATTGCACGTAAAGATACTTCTGGTTCTTTAGACTCTTTTATTAAAACAAAAATTCTTCAATCTAAGGCAATCGACTATTCTGGTTCTGAGCAATTTACATTAGAACGAGCTTTAGTAGATACTTGGATTGAGATGGCTTCTCGTGGATTGTATAAAGCATACATCATGGTAAATCATCCACTGACTGGTGAATTAATTCCTTTATCCGGTAGAGACGCTTTATTGCTTTATACTTATTGTATCTATCGTTATTACGATATTAAAGAAAATTGTATTCCTGATTATACGATTGGTATCGTTCCTAGATTAGAGAAACCTTCTAAGAAAGAATTAGATAATTGCGTTCCTGATAAAGCTTTACTAGATAAAGAATGGAATACTTTTATAGATTCTCATTACATGAAGATTCGACCAATTATTGATACATTCTCATTCTACGAACAAGCAAATGAATTGTTTAAACGATTAAACGAAGGTATCAATAGAGTTAACCAGGATGAACATCTAGATGGTCGTGCCTATAAAGAAATGCAATTCTATAGACTTTATGCTACTAAGCTGGTTTCTTTTAGAAAACCAGACATGCAGACATTTACACAGTTTTTAGATTCCATTTCTTTAAACCTAAAAGACGTACACAATCGAACTGACTTCTTAAAATTGGCGAACGATATCTGGAAAAAAGCAACAGGTTTAAATAACGTTAAAGTGAATTCTTTGTATAATACACACAAAGCAATGATTCAGTTATTGACTAAGCTTTCTTCTTATTCTGTTCATTATATTCGTGAGATTAACGAGCATCCTATTACTTCTACCAACATGCGCTCATTGCGTTTAGATGGAGGTGGTCGTAAGAAAGGACGTTATGTTGGTGATCTTAACGACGGTACTGCAGTATCTGTAGTTGATACCGAAACCAGATCACATCAAAGTGCACTAGATCACGATTATACAGATAATAAGATTTATGCAGAACCAAGATCTACTGGTAAACTACATTTTAATATATCTGTAGATGTTAAGAATATTGATGTTCCTGGTAGTAATGTTCGCTTGATAAATGATCTTAGTATTGGTACTTATTGTACCACTCCTGCTGATGATTTAACCGGTATTGACAATCCAGGTAATTTACCTGCTATTCCTGGAATGAGAGCGTTCTTATCATTACCATTAAAAGAAAGAAGAAAAATGATTGATGCCTTTGAAGGTTGTTTGGATTGGGACCCATTCCCAGAGAATCGAGAACCACCAAGAGAAGACATCGAATGGAACTTCCAAGTTAAATCTATTGATGGTTTTGACTATAACGAATAGTGTCGTTAGGGGTAGTTTTCTACCCCTACCACGATCTTTATGACGATACATTGAATTTACTAATTTTCACCTAATAAATTAAAAGGATGATTAGCAATGGCTAAACCAGTTATCCCAAACAAACGCACTGCGTTTGAATCAGTACGTACCTTAATCGGTAACGAAAACCAAGTCATTCGAGAACTTGGCTTACCTTATACAGTAAAACCAAACACCACACTTAACCAACTGCTGGGTATTAATCAATCCATGCATCCACCTCACACTACTATTCCTACTATTGGATATTTCTGTATTGGTTACGGTGGCATCTCTTTGCAAAACTGTACTAACGACAGTGATGCGTTCCCTATGCCTAAAATCTTCCAACATACTGCTGAAGACACTGGCTTATTTAAACCCGTTCCTTTTGTCATGCGTGAGTTTAATAATGACTTGACTGCTCAAGAACGTACTAAATATGCTTTGCGCGTAGTAGAGACTTATAAAGGTGTTAAATATTATTCTTATTATTTAAAACGTTTAGATCTTTCTAAAACTCGTGTCGAAACAAAAATTATTACGGTTGCCGATGATGGTAGTTTGTCAGAAGAAGACTATAGTCCAACCACTACAAACTTGAATCCTATTGCTCAGGAACTTTCTGCTGAACGAGAAAATATTTTGAAAGCAAAATATGGTCGTTCTATTGCTCAGGTTAATGTAAACATTAGTCGTGAAGATGTAGAAGAATTGAAGAATGTATTCAACATTCGTCATGGTGATCCTAACCGTGCTTTGATTACTGAAATCGGCTTGGTGTCAGGTGTTGATAAATTAGTTGAAGTAACGACTTCATCTGGACGTTCTCAGTTCCAAGAAGTGATCGCCGCTCAAATTGCACACATTAACGCAACCATTCAATATTTGGCTGCCGTTAATGATGGATTTGATTCTATCTTCAATCTGGGTGTAAACGAACCTCTTTATAATTTGCAACAAGGTGAAGTTTCTTTACAAAATCTTGGACATTAATTTAAAGTATAAAAGATGAATTTTCCAAATACCAGTCAATGGGAATTCACTTTACTCGGTATTGACCCAGGTTCTAGTAACCTGGGTATTTCTATCTACAAGTTAGATTTCAATACATTGGCTATTAAAGAATCTTTTGCTTTTACAATTTCTGCAAAAGATACTTGTTTTTATAGTCGTAATACCAGTAATGAGTTTGGTGATAAGATCGCCAGACTGCAAGCAATGAAGTCAGAATTGGCTGAAGTATTTAGATATTATTCACCTTCGTTGATTGTTTGTGAATCTCCATTCTTTAATTCATTCACACCAAATGCTTATGCAATTTTGATTGAAGTCGTGAATCTTATTCATGAAACCATTTGGGAATATAATTATCAAATACCTTTCTTTAAAGTAGATCCACCTACTGCTAAAAGAGCAGTAGGAGCAAAAGGAAATGCTAAAAAAGACGAAATGACCCAGGCTATTATTGAGATTAAAGATAGACTAAAACTAAGGAATAATCCTCTGGAATTAGATGAACACTCTATCGATGCACTAGCCATTGGGCATTATGGGTATTTGAATTATGTCTTAAATTTAAATAGGTAAAGACATGAGTTTGAACTCGATCGAAAATAACACCACATCTACTGACAATTTGGATGTTAAGAAAATTAAATTGTTAAGAATCTTAATTAATTTTAAGAAACAACCGGAACGAATCATGAATGGTTTTCTAGTATTAGTTACTATTCTCATGATCATTACTTGTGCGGGACTTACCTTTGAAGTTTTAAAGCTGCATAATGACGTAAAAAGATTGGATAATTCAAACCGATCTTATCAAGAAATTAATGAAAAATTAATAAAAACAATAGAAGGTAATAGTCCTCCGGATTATTTAGATAATCAAGAGCCTTAAAAAATGGTTAGAAAAACAATAGCAACCAATAATGTACTTGACCCTATGGTCAAGAAAGGTTTGATTACGATTGATAACGACTTAATACTCGCTAATCGAAAAGAATCAGATGAAGGACTCAATGGTTTAATTAAAGATTATCGCGAAATCTGTGATAAATACTCTAGTTACGAGGATTTGTCTGAAGATATTACAGGACTAGAATTTAAACAATTAATCAATCAGTTAGATTTTAAATACCGTTTAAAACTTGTTTATCGATTCATGGTCGCAACAGGCAATATTGATGACGTAGAAGAATTTGGACGTAAGGTTAACAATCTCAAATTAATATTTTTCAAATGGTTTGGATTTGCCTGCTTGATCCTATTCGTCATGACGGTCAGTGGCGTAGTCACTATGGGTATCGTTACCAATGATATCGATAGTAATGGTTTAATTAATTCGTTTATATCTATCGTTAAAAAGATTCTCGATATGTCTATGGGTAGCAAACCTACCATTGATTAAAGAATATTATTATTAATCTATAAGGAATAGAATTAAATGGCTAAAAGTCTATTAGAATTGTCCAGAGAAGGAAGTACTCCGATTGTGAGTGAATCCGATCAACCTAAACCTAAAGAACAAGGACTTTCGAAACTTGAGAATCGTGGTAAAGCTATTCGTGAAAAAGAATTTACTATCTTTGCACGTATCATGAACTTTTCTCAACTGAAAAATGCTAATCGCGGTGAGATTCAAGAACAGTATATTATTCCAGTTGAACAAACCGAAGAGAATGCTGGTAAAGGTTCTATCCGTGTACGTAAGATTACTGCCCGTAATGGTCGTTCTCGTTACGAATTAACCACTAAAAATAAAATGGGTGAAGGTGACAGTATTGAAGTTACTGTACCGACTACTAAAGAAAACTTCATCCAGTTTAAAGTATTGTCTACTGTAGCAATGCTGAAACACCGGTATACTTTTAATATCAAAGGTACTGATAAGAAATGGGAAATCGATGCGGTTCCTGATGGTAATGGATCTTACTGCCCATGGGTTCGTTGTGAGATTGAAGTAGATGATCTTAATAGTAAGGATGTTCCTGAATTGCCTTTGGAAGTAGAAGAGTTGATTCTTCCTCCAGAATTAGGTAAGTTGACTCAAGAAGAATACGATAAGAAAACGAAACCTATCATGGATCGTTTCTTTACTTCTTCTAATCCTTACATTGATGATGAAAACAGTGCGACTACTGAACTAGAAGGTGAAGTAGACACTGACGATGAAGGTCAAGAAGAAGAGAATCCTGAAGATAAAAGTGATGAGACTACTACAGGTAAAGAAGTAATGTCTGTGGATAACATTACTGACGAAAAAGATACTGCTGAAAAAGTAGAAGCTCGTTCTGAACAGATTGTAGATAAACGAGAAGAAAACGAAGAAGCAGAGAAAGCTGAAGAAGAGAAAGAGGAAGGTGGTGAAGATGGTGATACTTCCGAAGAAGGCGATTCTGAAAAATCTGAAGATGGTAATGAGTCTGAAGGTGAAGAGGGTAAAGGCGAAGATACTGACGAGACTGAAGAAGTCTCTAAAGAATCTTACGAATACCTAAAAGGCTTAGGTGTTGACTTAAGTAAAGTAAAAGTAACCACTGAAAGTTCTGACGGTAAAGGTCTGATTGAGAAATTTTCAGAAATGGCATCTAAAGGACTTCTTAAAAGCGTAGGTGATTTTTACGATAAGATATTTGGCGACCCAGAGAAAACTATTAAGGGGAAATACAATCTTTCTTTCTTAAAAGTAGGTGAGTCAAATGGCGGAGCTGTCCTTAAAGTAAAGGTTAAAGAAACTACTGGGTTTGATGATGTTGTACTTATGGTACCTTATGCTAAAGGAAAAGACCCTATGGACGTAGCATTAAATCAAATAAACGCCATCCCTAATCCAGAAGTTATTAGTAAGTTAATCAGTACTTATAAGTCTAACTTAGAATTTTATAAATTATGGGTTAAGACTTTTAAAACAATGGCTGATGAAGTTTGGGGTAAAGGTAGATCTAGTACACCTCTTCAAGAAGATTTTGCTGAAGACTATTCTTATTATAGTTTAGATAAACAAACATTGGAAAAATTCGAACCAGAATTTAAAAAATACGAATATAAGGATATACTTTTCAGTAAAGAAATTGTCGGTCGAATCCCAGTAATTCGTAGTACTGATTCTTTTGAAGATAAGATCACTTTATCTAATCAAAGAAGTTTCAATGAGAAAGTAAAATCATTTGAAAATAAAGCAAGAAATATTTTAGGTAAGTTTAAAGAACTATTAAATACAATAAATGGTTTAGAATCTCCTCTTGATACCAAAAACCCAGCAATTGAATTTGTTGGTTATGGTGATGAGGATGATTATCATGATTTGAATTTCGTATACTTTAAATATATCATGGGATTAAAATTACAAGAGATAATCGATATGTTAGAATTAACATACGTTAAAGAATTGTATTCTTTGTATGGTTTAAATTCTGATAGTTCGTTATCTCAAGAAGGTTTTGGTTCTCCAGAATGTATTCATCAAGACAATCCAGTTACTCCACCTGTTGAAGTCACTCAAGGTGAAGTTACTGGTGAAGAAATTGAAACTAAGGATAATCCTTACGAACCTAGTTTAGATGCTATTGTTAAGATGTCTAAATTCCAAGAAGGTGAGCGAGACTTTAATGTGAAGTCAGCTGACGATTGGTCGTAACTCTTTTAATAAAAATACTCTCTACTCCTTATTGGGGTAGAGAGTATTTTTATTTATTTCAAACCTATATTATTATAATGGTTAATCACAACTAACTTTATAAAAGGAAATCATAATGCAAAAAGAACTAATGGACAAAATTGAAAACCATAATCGTAAGATTATAAAGGCTTTTAATACTGAGAATAACACCACTACTAAAACAGAAAATGGGATTGAAATTACATCCCATTCTTTCTATATTAGCCATCACGATGAATGGAATCTAAACACTAAAGAACTAGATAAATTCTTGGATGAAATGGTTGAAAAATCTATTGACAGTATGGAAGTAGATGTAGTCCATCATTTTAGAAATAAGAATGTAAAAGTATACAGTTACGTCTTTACATTTAATGAAGATAACAAAATCACTAAATATTGTTATTATCATGCGGCAAGAATCATCCCTAAAAAGAAAGCTGATTAAATATTTAGTAGTAATAAAATCTATATCTTAAACCAACTTAAAAAAGGAAAGTAAAATGACTGAAAAGGAAATTATTAAAGTAATCGAAAATAGTCATCTTGGTGAACTCTACTCTGAACTAAAAGAAGTTTACGAGAAAAACAAACACAAGACAGTAATTAATATCAATAAAGAATTAACCTTAGATAAAAATGATGCTGGTTATTCTATCGTTACCGGTATCGAACATTCAGATATACTGGATGAAGTATTTGAAAAGATTAACGAATGTAGTGATGGTCAATTTCCTAAAGGTCAACCTACTGGCTCTGTTATTTATTTCAGTAACAAAAAGAAAGAGAGTGGGAGAGTAATTACTTCGATAATCATTAAACTAACTATCGATGAAGTCTCTGTATCTTTTTACTTTGGTTATTTTAAACCTGTCACTAACTAAAAAAGACTTATCCATGAATAAGATTATTAATCAAAAAAAGAATGATTAAGTTAAAACAAAGAATTAACTGGATCATTCGAGAATATAAATTCGGTATTGAGTTTGGAAATGATAGTGCTGTATTCTCTTGCAATAAACGTAAAGTTGAGTTAGAAGAATACGAAGAAATTAAAAACAAGTTAATTCAGGAAATATCTACCGAAGATGATTTTTCTAACTCTAATCAACATAAATCTTCAGACATTGAAGAACAGTTGTATTTCTATACAGTAACATCTGAAGTCAATAACTCTGAAGAAAGTCTCCATTTCTCTTTTAACGATAGTGCGAGTAAAATCGAAATCACCCACACCTACCCAGAAAATTTCGATAAATACTGTATTTTAGAAGAAGGAAAGAAATTCATCAATAACCATGTCTATCCAATTATGGCAATGCGAACATTCTTAGTTCGTGACCACATCCTAGTAATCATGGGTGAAATTGGTGGATGGGTTGAGAAAGAAGAGAATCTTTCTCATGAGGGTGGTTGCTGGGTATTCCATAAAGCTAGAGTTTATGGTAATGCACAAGTATTAGAGAATGCTTGTGTATATAACTTGGCGAACATATTTGGAAATGCCATTGTTAAAGGCTATGCTCGTTTATTGGGATCTTCTTACGTTTATGGTAATGCTATCATTTCAGGCCATTCTGAACTAGATGGACGTGTATCAGTTGGTGATGATTCTAAACTTTCTGGTAACGTATCTATCAATAATAATTGTCAAATTCATGGTGATTCCGTCTTAGATGGCGATGTATATCTAGGTGGTTCTGTTCAAGTACACAGTGCCAAGCTTACTGGAGATTTTAATCTGACCGGTGCATTTACTATCAATTTTGACATTAGTAGTAATGAAGATGTTGCCGGATACGTTATTAATAGAAAAACAAGTGGATCTGTTTCTCCTATTTATTCTCACATCTATCTTTTAGCATCTACTAAAGAAGATATCTGGACAGACCGTGACTTTAAAGGTATAGGTGAAGACCTAATCGAATACTTCTCACGTATAGATCCTGAACGTATTGGTTACTATTGTAACTTAGTGGAGTTCCACAAGAAACAATATAACCTTTAATATAAAGTGCTCCTATCCTTAACTGGATAGGAGTATTTTTTTTTTATTTTAATTCAAATATATACTACTATTGTGACCATTTGCAATAATGCAAATTTTATCTAACTTTTTAAGGAAATTATCATGAAAAAATTTTTATCGTTAATCGCTCTGTCTTTGTCTTTGACTGGTTGTGCTGAAGTAGGTACTGCTCTTAATGCAGTTATCGACGCTATTCCATCTGCTCCTGTAACACAAAACAATGGTGACGATGTAGATATGATGAGTGAAGAGTTTTCCAAAATCTACAACAACCAATCTAAACAATGGTGTCATTACCCAGCCGACTGTAAAAAGAAAAAGCTGAATTTTGATCACTATGTTTACTTCGAAGGCTATCTGACAAATCCATACAGCCGTGAGTCTGTAGGTCATGTCGGCAATAACGTAGCACGAGCTGCTTGGAAAGCTGCAGTATGTCAAGAAGCTCAATTGAAAACTGGATGGAAGGCTGGATGTGCTTTCTCCAGTCTTGCCAATGAAGTAGAACGTCTTGAGCAAAAACGCTATAATCGTTATGGTGCTCAATACAACAAGATCTTTACAAGTGACATCTAAACAACAAAAAGAATCTACTAAAACAGTAGATTCTTTTTTTTTTAATTTTAAAGGATAAACCAATGAAGTTTCTAGGATATGTAACAAAAGAAGAATTAGAAAGTACAGTAAACCAACTTTTTGATAGAATATTTATCGTGACTGTTGATTATATTCATTTAATGAATATTAACGAAATTCAGAGATATGGTTCTGTGACATCTGGTGATCTAGAAGACGATAAAAAGAATGCTAATGAAAGAATTACCGTAGGGATGACGATTCCTAAGTTAGTAGAACTGTATAAGAACCAAATTCCTTTTTATCTAACTAATCGTACTGATGACCGTACGATGTACGAGATTATTTTCAAACACATCCACGAATGGCGTGTCTATGCAGAAAACACAATTTACTTAAATTCTGTACCATTTGAAGACCTAATGGATCTTTCTGAATTTGCCAGTGCAATTTATAAATCTCGTGACCAGACTAAAGATATCGATCCAGAAGTAGCAAGACTAAGAAATAGATTCGGTAGAGCAAATGGTTTCTTGGGTATTTCTGATATTATCAAACCAGAAGCCAAGAAAGAAGATAAGAAAACAGAAATCGATCCACATCAACCAGATGCCGCAATCTTGGATCAAATTTATAACAATAGGAGATATTAATGTTAGAAGGCTCCCCAATTACTGAAGAACTATTAAAAGTAGCCAGATCTAGACAAGGATTAGCTAAATACGCATATAGTTCTTTAATCCATATTGTTGAAAAAGGTTTAACTTATCAACCCATTAAGTTATTAGGTTTGGATATCGAACGAGATTACGAACATAATCTTGCAGATGTCGTTACTTGTGAAATTGCAGTTTCCCCAGGTACTTGGACAGACTATGTAATGCCTAATATCGAAAATATAGAAATATCTATTATTGCCGAACCTACTAATTTCAGAGGTGAAACCATTGTTACTCGATATCGTGCTTATTGTAAAACCATGGTAGATTTTCGTAAGACAGATGCTCGTTTGCAAAACGTCAATACAGAAACCATTAACCGAATGGATATTGTAAAAGTAGAATTCCAATTAGTGCCATTACTTGTTGAAAAATTACTCACTTTACAAATAGGTACCAATGTCGTTAAATCTAATGTTACTGACGCACTTACTGCTTTACTCATGGGTGAGGCTTCTAAATTAGAAGGTTTAGAAAATTCAGACATGTTAAAAGGTGTGGATATGGTAGAAGCTGATAATACTACAGTCTACGACAATATCCCTATCCCTCACGGTGTTAAGTTGTTAGAGTTGCCATTGTATATGCAGAAGAAGCTATATGGTGTCTATAAACAAGGCATGGGGCATTATATCCAATCAGGGATGTGGTACGTCTATCCAAAGAACCGAACCAAAAGAAACGATGATAAAGTAAGATTTACCAATATCTATATTTCGCCCAAAGACTTTTTAAAATATGCAGAAAGTACTTGGACAAAAGAAGGCAGTGACTTATTTATTATTGCTTCTTTAGATGGTGAATCTAAGGATATTTCTACATCAGCCAATACTTTAAATAAAGGTAATGGTATTCGTGTCATTAACCCAGATATTCAAACTACGGATGATTCTGTAAAAGTAGCAGGCAATAAAGCTTATATTTCACGAGCTAACAATGTTTCAGAAGTCGTTCTTAATGATTCTAAGAATGGTGTGGTGAACGCTCCATTAATAACCGAACAAAAAGATACTAATATTTACGAACAAGTATCTCAAGTAGAAGGTAGAAATGGTAAGTTGATTGCATTAGTATGGCAAAATAGTCAAGCTGAATTGGTTAAACCAGGTACTATTGTCAGAGTACATTATACTGAAGGGCATACCAGTCGACAATCCATGATAGAAGGTATTGTGGTTAAAGCACACCATTATATCCATGCAACATCTGATTCGGTAGTATCGACACAATACACTACTGTAACTGGTTTGTTTATTTTTGTTAGAGATTAATATTTTCACACTACTCCTTAATTGGGGTAGTGTGATTTATTTTTATTTTAAATATATAACATTAATGTGTATTAACCTAACTTAAAAAGGAATTTTCTATGTTAATCGCGAACAACACTAATGAGGTATTTTACGAAGTAACGAAACTAAAAAGTAAACCGAAAAATACCAATCTACGAAATTATTTAAATTCGAATTTTAAATTGTTTGCAGGTATTCACTGTTTATACATTGGTGAATTAAAAGGCGGTACATTAGACGTTTGTGTCGTCATGAATGATGGTTCAGTATACAATGTAAATGCTCAAGCAAATAATCGTATTGGTGAAGATATTCAAGACTCTATCATGAGTGCCTTGAAATTTAAATACGAAACTTCATGTTTCTATCGTCCGGAAAATGAAACGTTCGAAGAATATCTTTCTAAATATAACCACATTTATTTATCGCCTACTACACCTAATATGGTGAAAACGGTTGAAACAACAATGCCTAATCGTAGAGTGTATCTTTCACTTACTAAGATTAAAGCAATGAATGTTGTCTATAGCTAAGGAGCAATAATGACTTGGATAAATAATGGTATGAAACGTGATGTTTCTATACTTAAGAAAATCAATCCCGATGTAAATGCGGCTATTACTATGCTCTATACGGATCTTCGTGATGTAGATCATGTATGGATGTATTGTGATGTAGGTGGTAAGATTTACGAATGTATTCATCGTACACCTATTAAAGTCAACATCATTCACTATAAATCGCTTGACCACATCAAGCCAGCTATTGCTGACTTAGATGAGAAAAAAGAATACATCTGGAAAGAAATCACCGAAGAACGAGAGATCGAAATTGTGCGGTCTACTTTTAAAGAAGGAAATCTAAAAGATTATCTTTTAATTCCTTTCGCTATTCTGGCTCTAGATTATTTCATTTAAACAATATACCCCTATCCTTAACCGGATAGGGGTATTATTTTTTTTGATTTAAATTAAGATGCTTTTCGTATGACTAGTATTCTATAGGAGATTTTCATGATAGTACATTTCCCTATCGTTAGCGAGAAGCAAACAATTGTTAGGCCCATCGCTTTTAAAATCGTAGATGATTTAAGAAAATATCTACGTATGGGTATTTTAGAAAACCCATTAATTGTCCATCTGGATGAAGAAGGTGTACGTAAAGAAAAAGGTACCTCTACTGAAGAGAATGGTCAAGAAGGTATTATTGAAGCAGGTGCAGAAAGCATCGTTATTACAGTTGAAGAAGAATACGGCGAACAGTCTTTATTACAATATCAAGATTGGTCTCAAGAATTTATGCCTATCTTCTTCGAACCCAATACCCAAACACACATTACACCTTATTATTCTCATGTAACCATGAAGTTTAATATTACTTACCGTACGCAATCTAAACATACGGCAAGAGCATGGTTGAATTCTGTTAAATCTAAGATGAGAATGTTTACCGATACTTTTCCTCATCATTTAGAATACCATTACATTGTAGATGACAAAGCAGTATATATTTTATCTGAAGTTTATAAGTTAATTAAAAATAAGGATGAAAATTTACCTCCTTTATCGACATGGTTACAAGATCACTTCACTCATCGTTTTGGAATGATTTCTGATTCTGCAGGAATCAATACCAGTTTTGCGGTATCTGAAGTACAAACCAATATTCAAGGTTACTACGATACTGATGGAATGATTGAAGAAGGGGATAAAGTAGAAGGAACTCCTGGTTGGATTTGTACTTTTCCTTATTTGGTACGATACATGAAACCAACTTCTCTATCGATTTATTATCCTAGAGTTGTTTATAATCAAATTGTTCCTGCAGTATTAATGGGTGTGGATCAAACCAATACCGTTCAACCCAATGCACCTACAGAGTATCCTGAGGACTATACTGTATTTACAGATTCTGCTTATCATTTAGCTAAATTCACATCGATGACAGATAGTCATTCTTGGGAAGAATATAAAGGTATTTGTGTGCCTCGCTGGAATGAGTTTGCCCCTGCTCAAGATTTTTCTATTCGAGGAACTGAAAGATTCGTAGATCAATTGATTCTGTTTGAAGACGATGATGACATCGGTTGCCAGATACTGGATTTAAGAGATGAGAATAATGAATTTAGAATTGATCCTGAATTATTAAATTTCATTATCTCAGAACAGAATTATCTACTAGATACAGGACAATCGTTATTCCAAATACTTCTTTATCAGAATGACCAGATGATGTCTAGAAACGCAGTTAAAATAGATAAAGAAGGTAAACTGTATCTGAATCAAAAGATCGATTTAAAACATACCTACAATATTCGCATTGCGATTTATTACGACTGGACTTATCTATCACCAGATGCCATTAATCGATTACGCTACTGGTTAGATAAACTGAAACTACACCCAATGTTTAATAAATACTATTCTGATCTCTATAACCGAGTGATTGATTATCTTAAAGGTGGTCGAGACAGTAACAATAATGACAACTGGGGTCGTGATTACAATCGTTGGAATATTGGTAATATTAAAACTGTACAGACTTTCTATCTTATTAATTATCGAGATAGTTTGCAATCAGAAGGACTAGACAGATATGCCTAAGTTAGTCAATAGTAATTATAAACCTGAACAAAACACACCTGTTCATGAGTTAATTGAAAAACCAAAGATAGTCCCTAAAGACTTTAAATCTGTAATTGTAGATACTAAAGAAGAACGACTGGATACATTAGTACAATATGCCGAAGGTTCTCGTCAGAAAGTTACTTACTTTAGACAAAGATTATCTAAGAACGATTCCGTTACTCATTTCTCTTTAGACGCCAGTGGTACTGTTCAGCAATACGAACGTATTGATGGATTAGAAATTCTTCTACAGGGATCATTAGGTACTTCTCAATCCACTACTGAATTAAGGACTACTGAGATTACTGGTGAAGCTCATGTATTGCCTCCTGTTATTCCAAACAAAGGCGATATCATGTTAATGGATATTGGTCGCAATACCATAGGTTGGTTTAACATTAATGAAGTAAGACGCTTAACTCATCGTCGTAATACATTGTACGAGATTCAGTTTTCAATGGCTTACGAGATTCGAGATCAAATAAACGATCCCCGTATTATTAACTTAAATCAAAAAACCATTGAAGTATTAAAATACTCCATTGATTATTTAAAAGCAGGACAGAATCCATTACTTACTCCTAAGAAAGCAGATGCTTTTTCTTTCTTAAGAGGGGAATACGACCGTATCTCTCGCTATTGGTTTAGAAAGTTTTATCATCGTTTTTACGAAACTTGTCTTGTTCCTAATCAAAGAACATTGATTTACGATGGTTTCTTCATGAGGGCAATCCAACAATGGTTTTCTTCTCAGAGATATCCTGAAATGGTTCATTTTAGAATTTATACAGATGACGAATTTCCTATATTGCAAACAACTTCTATCTGGGATGCAATTACGGAAAGAGATCCATATCTCTTAAAAGAATCATTTAGCAAAGCTTGCGCCATTACATTAGAAGAATTTACCAACTCACCTAATTTTGCTTCTATTCGTTATTCTGCATTTAAAGCAGTAGTGGCTCCTTATGGAATGACTTATTCTAATAAGATCTACATTAAGAATGATGAAGTTATTGGTAACGCATTTCAAATGACACCCTCTGTTAATCCTCGTAAGTTTAAAGTGGTTAATGATCAATTACTGATTAACCAAATCTTACCTAATAGAAGCTATGTCTTTAGTCAAGAATTTTATCGAGATGCAGATGATGGTCAATCTCACTTAGAGATTCAATTAAGGAAATATCTAGAAGATGATATTTTAGATGTTGAGATTATTGAAGAACTAGTGAAGGACTGTATGAACTGGGGCGAATTAGAACATTTCTATTATTTGCCTGTTCTCTTGGTGTTGATGAATTATTGTATTCGTAGAATGTAATAAAGATTATACTCTCCTCTCCCTAATAAGGAGAGGAGAGTAATCTATTTATATTTAAATCTATATTATTAAAATGAAGTAGTTAAACCAACTTTTATAAAGGAATAGTAAAATGTTTGAAATTAATATCAACGAATGCTTAGAAAAAGTAGTAGATGGTATGGAAGTCATTAAAGACTTTTATACTGCTATGGATTCTATCGACGAATACGAGACTCCTCCTTATTCGAAAGAAGATAAGGAATTTCTGGAAGTAAATCATGGTAATGTTAACGAGCTTATCGTTAAATACCTGAAGGAACATGGTAAAGACTATAAAGAAGGTCACGATTATGTTCTTGAGTGTTTCGATATCATTACTGTAATTAAACAGTACCAATTAGATACTTTTGGAAAAATATCAGAAAAGCTTAAAAAAGATGAAAGTATCGGAGTTTTGGAATGTCTGGACTCTATTTGTGTCGGCATGGACATAAAAGAAGCCATGCAAAAAGTAGAAACCAATCTTTTGTTGTTAGTCGCATATAACAAATTAACTAGTAAAGGAAACTAAAATGAACCCAAATTTTGAAATTACTTTAGAACTGGATACTTCTTCAGAAGAGAACTTGAAGAAATCATTATCTAAAGTCATCGCTGATAACCTGAACGGCAATATCCGTGATGAGAAGTTCGCAAAAATCCTGAGCGTGGCAAGTCAGACGATCAATACGATTCAATCGTATCGAGACAATGCCACTAAACTGTTTTGGCGAATCCGTCATCATCTATTTGAAATTCGCAAGTATGTTAATCTTGCTTACGAAGATGGTTACGACAGCATCACTCTTAACCTTAGTCCTGAAGACCGTGATTTCTTAGATGAGCTAAAAGTGAATAGTGGTCTTTTAGACAAAGAGTTTAACAAGTATCTTGAGAAGAATGGTAGTTGGACTCGTGAAAAACCAATCTATGGTATTCTTCACGAAATCGTTGCAGTAACCTCTTTTATCAAGAAAGAATATTTAAACAGCAAAGGTACATCACGTGAATTAAACTACATGGTTAATCTGGCCGAAGATGCTATTCATTCTCTTCTTATTGCTAAAGAACATCTTAACAATATTAAGACAAATATCATCGCTGATAATTACTATTGCAATACGATTAATGTAGAACCATTCCAATCAGGTTTTAATCCCATTAATTATCGTTTCAATAACCCAAACTATCAGCAACCAGCAATGGATGTACCTTCTTTTGGTGGTCCAGTGTTCCCTCCTGTTCAGTCTAATACTGGGTTTAATCCGAATGTTACTAAGCATTATTACCAAAATGTTTATTCTGAAGATTCTCAAGAAACTAAGATTGAACAACCTGCGGTAATTAACCAAAATGCTCGTAAGCCTGTATCAACACAACCTACCTGTGATAACCCTCCACTAGGAGGCGAACACAAAACAGACGTGCCTAAACAGCAGTAAATAAGTAAACTCCCACTACTGTAAAAGGTAGTGGGATTTATTTTTTATGTTTAGATAATACGATGAACATTATCCCCAACTAGTAAAGGAAACATAACATGCCTTGTCAAGTATATACTGATTCAGAAATCTCTCAACAAAAAAGTGAAAAGATTTCTAAACTTCAAAAAGAAGTAAACGAAACTACTAAGAACTACTGTACCGTATTCTATACGATTTATAATAAATTTGGTATTAGAGGACTTAAGGAAATTCTTAAGGACATGAAAGAAAACGATACCAAATCTTACGAAGCATTCATTGAACATCAAAAACTTGATAAAGAAAATGGTCGTCCTTATTTTGAAGTAAAAGAAGTAATGGATGACTTTGTTCATGACCTTGTTTGCATCGAAGTTAAGTATTGCACTGTAGATTTTGATTTCAAAAATTATGTAAAACAAGCTGTACGCACAGACAGTACTTTAGACGCATCTGTTACTTTCAGAATACTTCATTCAATGATCGGTATCGTAGGAGAGTTAAGCGAAGCTATTGAACTTTCTGATGATGCTGTCACCAGTAAAGTTAGTTACGAAGCTTTAGTTTCTGAAATTGGTGATATCGTTTGGTATATTGCTCTTTATTACGATGCGGTTAGAAAACTCAATAAAGAAATTAGTAGTCAAAGTTTAGTTACTGAACATGCCGATATGAATTTTAACCCAGATATTTACCTTAATAAAAATGGAGAACTTAAGAAAGGATATAAAGAAATCGAATACAGTAGTATTCCTGAAGATGGTGATGAGATATATAAATACGAATATTTCTCTGGTATTTTAAATGAATTTTTATTAAGAAGTGCAAAAGCATTAGATACTTATAAGAAACACTACTTCTATAAACAACCATTAAACTACAATCATCTGGAACAGTTTGATGAATTATGCGTTGACATTATTATCTGGTTGCAGTATTTAGATGCTAACCGTGAACAGTCTCATCGCCAAATCTATAGCCTTGGTGAAATCGCTAAAGCAAACATCGATAAACTAAAAGCCAGATATCCTGAGAAATTCACTGTTGAAGATTCTTTAAATCGTGATTACGAAAAGGAATCCGAACAAAGTGGATTAACTGTTAAATAGATCATTAAAAATCTCTACTCCCGTAAAAAGGAGTAGAGATTATTTTTTTTTTATTTTATTTCAGATATATACTATTTAAGTGAGTTTGATCAGCTCAAATTTTATTCTAACTTTATATAAAGGAAATTAACCATGGGTTATCGTGCACAGTCATCCAAAAACTTAGATCTGTATAAATACAATGCAGAGCTGAAGATCAATCTTAGGAATATCATCAAGGATAAAAAGATTCACTTGAAAGATATCTCAAATCACCTTGGTATCAAACAAGCAATGCTGTCCAATATCTTAAGCCCAGGACATCACAGCTTTAAAACATATGTGATATCGATCGATCTCGTATATCAGATCTGTAACTACATTGGTGCGTCATTAGTCGATGTATTACCATTGGCTAAAGAATCCCATCCTATTTTAATGGGTAAGTCTATTGCCCAAGATCGTGTTAAAGAGCTGGAAGAAAAGATCCAACTTCTGGAATACAAAATGCATCACGCCATTAAGATTCTTAATGGTAATGTTGATGAAACTAAACAGACTGATCTGAACGATCAATTCCTGTAATTCAATTAACTCTATCCCTAGGTAAATTAAAACTTAGGGATAGATACAGTATTAAATTTAATCCATCTTTTTAAAGGAAATTCAAAATGAAAAAATCTATCATCACTCTCTTGATCGCTGCATCTCTGTCTTTGACTGCTTGCGAAAGCAAAGAAGCTAAAGAAGCCGTACAGGCAGCTTCTGCTGTTGGTTCTTCAGTTACTGCTAATGAAGCCATGGCTTCTGAGACACCAGAAATGGCTCCAGAAGATCTGGGTTATGGCGACCCAGAAAAAACTGGCCAGCAGTTTGACGAGAAATTCAACAATGGATGGGAATTCCATTCTGCAGGCACTCGTGATCCAGATGCTTACGACGCAGTACAAAAATTTGGGCCTACATGGATCTATAATGGTAAGAACGATTCAGGCGAAACATTTCGCCTGATTTATTCTTGTGGTGGTGGTTCATTAGGTAGTGGTTTCGGTATCTACTCTCCAGGATTCGAAACTCGTTACTCTAAAGAACATCCTTACGAGTTTGTGATCACCAATAATGGTGATTACCTACGACGTAACTACGTAACCAAACCAGAGAAACATCCTACGTTTGATCAACTGGGTAATCGTATCAGTAATACGACTACTGCTGGTTTCAAACGATATGCGGACATTAACTACAATCTAATTGCTGATGTATCCGTCGGTGGCATTACTGATGATAATACTGGTACTGCAATCACCTACACCGATCCTCGTCGATTGGTAGATGGCGAATTGGGTAATCGTTTGGCTATTCAAGGTATGTCTTTCACTGAGAATGTTACTGACTGGTCTCATCATGATGCTGTTTATGGTAGCTACGTAAAAGATCCCAATACTTACCGAGATGAGTTAATGGCTCTTTTCCAAGAAGATGCTATTAATAAAAACATCCTCGAAAATACCCATACCTATCGGTATAATGTACCTGCGGTAATCTCAGATCCTGCTTCTGAGAAGTATTTCCGTAATGGTAATATTTGTGATTTGGTTTACTGATCACGGCTCGGTAGACTACTCCCCTAAAAAGGAGTAGTCTATTATTTTTTAGTTTATTTCAAGAAAAGGAAACATAACATGCTGAAACAATTAATTATCGTGGAGGGATTATCCCACAGTGGTAAAACGACAGTGATCAATGAATTAAAAAATAAGATTGATCACAAGGTACTGGTATTGAATACCCCTAATAGCAAAGATCTTGAAGAGATTGAAGAATACTTCATTTCTAAAATCGATGCTCTGAATCCTGAGAAGGATGCTTACATTATTAACAACACGAAAGTTTCCTTAGAAGTACTTCAACAAGCTAAGAAAAGTGTTGCTAATTCTTTTGATCGTCTTCGCAGCAATGTAAAGAAAAATAATTTTTCTAAACAAATGACTGCTGAAGACTATGTTAATCTTAATAAAGATGGTGTTGATGCACCTTATTTGGCTCTCGTTATGGAAGTAGCTAGTATTGTTTCTAGCAAAACCACTCAATTAAAAGCATTAGTGGATATGGTTAATTTCTTTGACCAAGATGTCACCATTATTGTTGATCGTTTTATTGGTTCTTCTTTTGCATATGGTCCTGTTGATATTATTGACATGGTAAAAAATCCTAAGAAATACCAATTCCGCTTAGATCGTTCTCACGAACGCGATGTCTTAATCACGGCACTGTCTCGCCTACATACCGCTCACGACTTCTTAAATTGGGTTGCTTTGACACAAGCTCCAGTAATGCCATTCTTCTTAGAATGTCCTTTAGAAGAACGTAAGTGTCGTTCTGGTAATGTTACACCTAATGATGAATCTGATAAAGAGTTTGATAAAACTTCTTTAGAATTTGATACCATCATGCGTAACAAATACCATCACTATATGGTCAAGTTCTCTGAAGACTGTTCTTATTTTAATCCAGATATCTACGACTATTTTGTTTTACCGACTGTTTCAGTAGAACAAACAGTTAATAACATTATTGATATCTTGAATAATAAAGAACAATATAAGGTGACTGATCTATAGTCCTATGAGAAATTACAAAAAGAGTATCGGTAAATAATCGATACTCTTTTTTTTTGATTTATTATTAAAGACTAAAGGAATATTCTCAATGGAACTTTATCGGTTAATTCGAGATCTTGAAGAACTCCCTAAAGATAAGTTACTGTACGATTCTATTTGTCGTCCTTCTTGGTACATGTCTGAAGATGGTATGGCGGTATTGGCTGGTTCTCCTTGTCCAGTACAAACAGTAGATCAACTTTTACATACTTTGAAATCTTTACTTCTGAAAGATGCCCCTTCTCAAGACAATAGTTTCCGTCGTAAAGTATACGACAATACTGAAGTTTATTATAACACAGTAAAAGCAACACGTTCAGGTTTTCGATTTGTTGCTGAAGAAATTAATTCTTCTACTATTAAAAGCTGGCAAAACTATTCTACTGATACCGCAATGGTTACTGTGGCAGTAGGTGGCCCATCTTACACCGTTTCTTCTGACAAAGTACAGATCTTGGTAAACAAATCTTACTTTATGTCTCTAGGTCTGAATGGTAAACGTAATTACTTGCAAGAATTGCTTTCTGTTCGTGCTTTCCAATATCAAGACAATGATGGTAATACTCAATATTTTAATAAAGAGTATTGGGGCTTTAAAGAGCAAGAACCTAAACAGGTAGAATGTCGCCCTACTAAACCAGCACATAGTCATCATCATTGTTGCTGTAATGCGGAAGAGCCTAAAGAAGAACAATCTCCTTTGATCATTACCCATAACTCTGGTGGTTTTGATTTTGTAGAAGAAGTAGACGATTCTAATGGTAATGTGATTAATCCTAATGGACGAATCATTAATCCAGAGTAATATTTAAAAAGAATAAGGATAACTAAATAAAATGAGAGTTAAACTCAAACAAAGCTTAAGTATTTTATTTGGCTTGGTATTAATTGGTACTGTTGTTTTTATCGCATATCATTTTTCGATAAATGATAAACGTGTTGCTGTCGAATTAGAAAATGCTAAAAAGGATAAAGCCACCATTCCTACTTTAGATAATAATCTAAGTACGCCAGCAGCAACAGGGATTCCTGATGGTAAAGATGTCTTGGAAAGTCCGGTCGAGATTGCTCCGCCTCCACCACTACCTCCTACACCTAAATTACCTAAAGAAGAACAACCTATTATCATTGATGCAGCATTTGGACTTACTAAAGAAACAAATGGTGACTTGATTGTCGGTCTGTATGATTTACGAAAAACATCCAAAGGTTATCAACGTTATTTTAGTTATCGTTGTGATGCTAAAGATTCAAAATTAGTAAAATTCGATACAGGTGCTTATTTTGTATTCGGTCGTTCTAATGGTGTTATGGTTAGAGACATCACTGTAGACGATAAAACTTATTACACTACTGAAGGTGATGGTAAAGACATTGTTAAAGCTTTGAATCGAGCTTCTTCATTCTCATTTAGTGTCCCCAGCGGTACGGTATACAAAGTAACTGTACACGATCGTTCTGAGAACGACTTACCTTGTTTATAATGCTTAATAAATATATTCTCTACTCCCGTAAAAAGGAGTAGAGAATTTATTTATGCTTTATTTTTTATTTGAACTACAGAAAGGAAGTTAAAATGAACGATGATAAATTATTAGGATATCAAAGACTGTTGTCTATAATTTACCATAAATTTGGTAAAGATAAATTCTTAGAAGTGATTGATGAAATGCAAAGATGTGATGAAAAATCATATCAGGTATTTTTAGACAATCAGAAAGAAGCTTCTGATAAACTTATCTACAGTTATAAAATTTGTGAAAATGCTGACGGTTCTCGTCGTGTTGTAATTGATCGTTATTGAAAGGAAACCAATATGTCTAAAATTGATGTAAATAAATTACCATTAGAAGAATATCGCGAAATATTCTCTTTAGTAGGATATCAAGATACTCTTAAACTTATTGAGGAAACAAAAGGACATAAGGAATTAGAGAAACTTATTTACGAAATGCGTATGCGTAATACTACTTGTTACCTTAACTTCTTACAAAACCAAATTAAGGCTAAGAAGATTAGTGAAGATTATCTTATTAAGATTCCTTACTGGGAAGTCTATCGTAAGAGTAATGGAGAATATTCAGGTCTTAGAAAAAACGGTAGTATGTTAGACGCTGAATAATAATCATTGAGTAATCGGTATACATAACTCTAACTATGAACGGCATTAAATAATATATGTCGTTCATAGTAATTTTCTTTTCCTTTAAATCTTAATAAGGGTTATTATATACCATGTTTACTCCTGAAACTCACAAAAAGCCAAGCCAGTTCAAAAAACACAAACATCACGGGAAACCGCATCGGGATAAAAAACAAACCGTAGCGCAAGCTCCTGAGGATTACAAACCATCTACTGTTTATCTTCGTGAAGAAACTCCAGAGTCAAATTTGACTTTGGATCAAAAATACGAACAGGTAAAAAACAACAATATTCCTAATGTTGTTGAGGAAACTGTAAAACTGATGGATAATTTGGATTTGATGTTCAAACTGTCTTCTCAACTGCCTAAAACCAAACAACTCAATCCTAATGAAGTGTTTGATTTGAAAGTATTGAAATTCGGTGATAAAGTATACACGACTAATTTGTTGAATCCAAAACTGTTCCCACACTTGATGGATGATGCTCCTTATACAGAGCAACAACTGCATGACGTATGTGCTGGTATTTCTTTTATTGCTAATGGATTAACCAGTGGCAGTATTACTTTAGAGAAAATCAACTACAAGAAAGTATATTCTGAAATTTCTGAATATAGTCAAATTATTCGTGAAGAGCTGAATAATAAAGCTTACTTCTCTGTTCATCATGAATTCATCGAGAAGAACGGTAAAATTGTTCGTGTGTTCTATTTGGTATACTCTCGTAAAAATATTTATACTAAAGAATACAGTCACATTGCTGTACGTTTGTTCAGTCTCTCTTCTGTTAAATTGTAACATAAGTAAAATAATCGAGTATTCCTCTATTTTATAGAGGAATACTCTTATTTCTTTTTTACCGTTTTTAAAAGGAAAGTAAAATGAAACAATACTTAGATACATTAAAAAATATTCTGGAAGAAGGTACGGTTATTGAAAATGATCGTTCTGGCACGGGGATGATCTCTTTAATTGGTACCTCTGAAAAATATCCATTGTCTAACGGTGATTTCCCTTTATTAACCACTCGTAAAGTATGGTTAAATAAAACCATCTTGGAGTTGATTTGGTTCTTGAAAGGTGAAGTAGATGTATCTTTCTTAAAAGAAAATAATGTTCCATTCTGGGAAAAATGGACCAGTAAAGAAACCAATACCATTGGCCCGATGTATCCAATGCTTTGGCGTAAGAAACCTGAGGTAAAATTGTATCTTGACTACTCAGGCAGCAGTAATGATCCGATGGTCTCTGTTATCCATGTTGACCAAGTGAGTAATGTTTTAGAAGGTCTTAAAAAGGATATTGAGACTAAAACCATTTCTCGCCGTCATTACTTGTCTAACATTGCTTTAGGTTTAAGACCAGATGAAAGTCTGACACCTATTGAAAATGTTAATTTAGGTAATATGGCTTTAGATACATGTCATCAAGTATTCTATGTTTCATTGCGTCCTTTAACTAAAGAACAAAAAGAGCAATCTATTCAATATCAGAAAGATCAGTTTAATGCTTTCGAAACCTTTTACGATATTGAACCTTATGAATTTGGTATTGAAACCATGCTTGTGATGCGTTCTAACGATGTCATGGTGGGTAAACCTCACAACGTTGCTCAATATGCGTTATTGAATCTAATGATTGCAAATGCTTTGAAAGTATTGCCTCTGTCTCATCGACATACTGTTCATGATTCTCATGTGTATTTATCTCATGTAGAACAAGCAAAAGAGATGCTAGAACGCGAACCTTATCCTTTACCTAAATTATATGTTAGACCAGACTTAACGATTGAAAAAATTGTTTCTGGAGAAATCACTGTGGATGATTTCAAGTTGTTAGACTACCAAAGTCATGAGCCTATTTCTTTCTCTCTAGAGGGTTAAGGAAAACTATATTTTATCTATTACACTCACTACAGTAACATGTAGTGAGTGTGGTAGGTATTTTTGACTCTTATGATTTGAATTATCGTTAATTTATACGTTATATTAAGGTTATCTAAATGAGAAGAATCCTCAGACAGATATTCTTACAAAACAAGTTAACAACAGGATTACTTTTACTTTTAAGTATTTTGTGTTTTATTCTATTAGCTCACGTATTTTCCATACATGAAGTATCTGTCAGAGACAATGTAGCCTCAACAGTATCTGTAAAATGGCAACGTTTGGAAAAAGAAGGTGGCAGAATTAAATACAAATTGAGTAAAGATGATCATGTTGCTCTGGTATTGACTTGTAGGAATAAGAAGTTTACAATAAATACTTTGAGAGCGATGTCTATAGTTAGATTATCGATCGACGGAGAAGAGAGCAATCTTTCCTCAATGGGTATCAATGGACGTTTGTATTACGTTCCAGTAATCAACGACAATCCTAATCCTACTGAAGAACAGATTAGATTCTTAAAAGCTTTATCTAAAGCAGATATTGTTACTTTTAGACACAATAAAGTAAATTATGTTTGGCCTACTAAAAACCAAACTGAATTATCTTACTGTGTTGATTTACCCTAAAAAATATTTTATCTTATACATAGGCTACTTAAAATGTCTGACTATAAACAATTTAATTACTATGCTACACGTAGTCCTCGTGAAAACTTGAATCAGATTTTCATGGATTGTGGTTATCCTAAAGAATACTTGGATGATATTGAAGTTGTTGCTGTTCGTCCATCTAGCGATGATCGTTATGCAGAGTACAAAAATAAATCAGGTAATACCGCAGTAGAAGTAAACTACTCTGGTGAACTGACTAAACTTACTGGCAAATACAGCAATGTACACTTCTATAATCGTACTACTCCGATTCCTCATCACTGGCGTAACAAAACCATGACTGTTCTGGATACAGAACTGGATAACATGGATGTTGTAACTTACGTTAAAAATCGTTTCACTAAAGAAGGTTATCCTTTCATTGGTGAACGTTTGACTTACGAATTGCAAGACGGTTCACTGAAATACGGTGCTAATAAACTGGACATCTCGGCTCGTCGTGATTCTCTGGGTTTCACTGGTACCGCCACTCTGAAAGTTCAGTATCTGGCTAACTTGAATAAACAAATGGTGAAACTAGTTTCTACCGTTAACCCATTCCTGACCGAAGATACTGTCGTAAGCAAAGGACTGTATAACGAATTGTCCGTTGTCCCTGCTCGTACTTCTAAAGAAACTGATGAAAAAATCTTGAGTCGTTTCTTGGTTGAAACTTACGGCGCCACTAAAGCTAAAGCTGTTAAAGATGAGATGAAAGCTAAAGCTTTGGATGTAGTTCGTCATCCATCATTCCGTGGTGAACTTGCCAATCCTAAAACTTCTGAACAAGAGATCGAGAAAACTGCTTCTCGCAACTACTTGTCTTCCGTTCTGTACCGTCTCTCTAAAGACATGGATCGTGACCAAGATGGTTTGGTATACGGCAATATCCGCATGATGATCGGTATTTCTGATATCTCTAAACTGGTTGCAGATTCTGGTAAATTTGAACTGGATGTAGAACAAGAATCTAAATATCGTGACAGCGGTATTAAAGTAAAATCTTTCATTCTGGCATCTGATACCAATGATGGTTGTCGTTTCGACATCCAATTGGGTAAACATGAAAATGCTCAAGATGCGTTTAACGCTGCTCGTTCTTTGATTAAACGTTTCTTTGGTGTTTATGCTGACTTGATCGATGTAGAACGTGATTCTGCTTCCAACCATCGTTTGGAAATCTCTGTACTGCCTGCTACTTCAATTGCCGACTATGTTGGTGGTGAACTGCACGCCTATGTTACTTACAGTGGTGAAGACGAAGTAGTCGTACCTAAGATTACTGTACAACAAAACTTGAATGGTTTTGCTGATGTTGTATCTGACGAAGACCATACTGTAGGCTTTAGCGAAGTACAAGGTGAGTCCGTACTTGACCGTATGCGCGATAACTACAATAACGCACGTCAATAATTATAAATTTATATCTTGATATTCGAGATCTTATATTTTAATATTTCAATAAGGATTTAAAGAAATGGCTTCTCCTGAAAACGTTTTGGTAAATATTTTAAATGACTTTGCTACCTTCTTGGGTGAGAAAGATAAAGCTACCTTTGAAGAGCTGAAAGCTAAGATTGATAACCTGCACCAAACTGTAATGGGTGGTGAGGTAGACGAAGAGTTGGATACTATTCGTGAAATCGTAGCTGAGTTGAAAAAACTGAAAGATGCTCAAGGTAATACTCCTCAAGCAATCTTGTCTAAATTCACTGAGCTTGAAACCAAAATTCAAGAACTGACTGACGGTGCGACTACTGCTAATCAAAAAATTGCAGCGGCTGAATCTACTGCAAATGCAGCTAAAACTAAAGCCGAACAAGTAGAACAAGACATTGCTCAGCTGCCTGTAACTGCTGCTAAAGCAGAAGCTGCGGATACTTTGTCTAAAGCGAATAAAGCTTCTTTGGAATCTTTGGTTACTAAAGTTGCTAGCTTGGAAGAAAGCGCTAAGAAAACCGACGTGACTGATTTGTCTCTCGATGCTCTTAAACAAGCATATAACACTGCTCGCGGTTAATAGTTAATATCTAGGATTACGAGTAGATATATGTCTACAACCTATCTACTCGTAATTAAAGGAGTTTTTAAAATGGCGGATTCCAAATTAAAGACCTTGTTCCTAGATTTTGCTCGTTATCTTGGTGAAAAAGATGCTGAAATAGCTAAGTTGATTAAGGACGTTAAAATCATTACAGGCCAAGGCTCACCAGAAGGAAAAGTCGTTGCCGATAAAGACGTTACTTACATCGATACTGATCGTACTTTAGGTGCTTATAAATGGGTAAAAACCAGGGCTGGTGGTAACACTGGTTGGAAAGTAGTTGAGGGTGATACAGGCTGGGTAGAAATAACAAGAGCTACTACTAGAAAAAATAGTAGTAATAAAGTCTGGATTAGACGAGTAAATGAGCGCGTAACATGGAAATTCGGTGGTGCTCAGTTTGACTGGTTTGGTATTGTTGCTCAGGCTGATAAGAGCTGGACTGGTTTAGCTAAAGGTGGTAAAATTTACCACACGTATATCTGTCCTCCTACCTGGAATCTTATCCCTGTTGGTTTTCGTTCTCCGTCTAGTTTGATTGGTCAGTTCTATTCTGACTTAACCAATAAAGCTTATGGCGTCTGGAAGTTAGGTGGCGTTAACGATAAAAATCAATTTCGTTTAGAGTTCTTCGACCAAGAAAATGCTAAAAAGGCTATTGACGATATTCGTTTTGATACCATTACTTACTTAACAGATGACCCATGGCCAACAGCATTCCAGTAATGTATTCTTTCTTTAAATAAGAAGATATAAACATGGCTTTTAAAATTAAATATAACCCTAAGCTAACTGACCGCGAAAACTTCAACTTATTGTTGGTAGATTGCGGTTATCCTAGCGATAGGGTTTCTGAATTAAAAGTAAAACAAGGTCCGGTCGACATTAGTGAAACACCAACTGGTCTTAATGCCTCGGTCTATATCGAAGTACCAGCATCTATTGCCTCTCAATACAGTAATACTCATCATGAGTCATTTACTCCAGAAGTCGAAGGCAATAAAGTATTTCACCATCGTTATAAACGACTAGCGGCTAATGAACATTTTGTATCAGAAGCGACAGTTATTGACTCTGATGTAGAGTACGATCATGGTGTTGATCGGTTTGATTCCCTTAATAGATACATCATGGAAGCTCTTGGGTTTAGTAATGTATTGCGTCCTCAGGACTATGGTAAATTAACGATCCAAGGCATTGATAACAGTTTAGTACAATACGGTTCTAATAAAGTTAGAGTTTCTCTAAGCAACATGCTGAGTTTTAAAGACTTTAGTTCTGAATCGTTTGTACTTAACATGAATGCAGATGCAACTTCTGGCAAGCGTGTTTTACTAAAATTATCTATTACTAATCCTAATAATTTATCATCGTTCAAAATCCCTGAAGGGACTTACGAAGGAACAGACTTAGCTTATACTTCCAAAGGCAATATTATTCAGCCTAAAGAGATTAAGCTTATTGATCTTATTTCTAATGAGATTGGCTTAGTAACTGATAAAGTTAAAGAAATTATGTTTTCTGACAACCAAAGTAAACAACAATTCTTTAACGATAAATATTCATTTACCAGAATAGGTGTTGTTCCTAAAACAGCGGTATATCCTAAAACGGTTACTGTTGAGAATACGCCTAATTTATTAAATCTGGTTAAATACGTTAGTCCTACTGATAACCATCCTTATATTGTTGGTGACGTTAATGTCTACATGATCCCATTAGTAGACAAAGAAGTCGCCCAATATTTAGGTACGATATCTGATCAAACGAATCGTTTTAGGTTTGATCGATTAGATACTAATTCTAACGGTACTTTTGTTATATTTAATGTAGTAGGAAAATATAACGCAGTAGCAGACTCTAGTAAATTTTCTGAGTTTGTCAATCAAGCTTTACAAGGTTCTGGATTAGTCCGGAAGCCAAGTAATGGTGTTAGTTATCCTGATTCTGCTTTAACCTATAAAGTAGAAACCAGTATCGCTAACGATATGTTTATGAGTGGTCCAGTTTATATAGCTTTGGCTCCACCTAAAACTGAAAAACTAACACTTAGAGAGGATATGGATGGATTTGAAGCGATGATCTTACGAGATGCTAGCTCACTTCCTGAATTTTAAATCTCTACATTCTTAATTCTATCCTTATAAATTAGGAAATAACAACATGTCTTTTGATAAAATTAAAGTAGACTTCACCAAGTCAGGTTTGGATAATGTTAAAGAATTGCTGGTAGATGCCGGTTATCCTCGTAGCGAATTGGAAAAAGTAGAAGTCTATACTAACCAAAAATCAGACGAACAAGGTTCTACTGAATTGTTCGTTGGTGTAGCTGATGCTGACCTGGCTGGTCGCATCACCAATGAAGGCGTAGAAGCTTCTACTGTACCTAATGCCGCTAATGATGAAAGCGCTACCAAAAAAGCAACTTTCACTAAAATCCTGAAACACAACTACAAACGTATCGACCCATTGGCTAGCCGTGGTATGCGTAAACTGACCGACAGCTTCTCTGAAGGTGGTCGTTTCCTGCCAGAAGCTGCTGATGTTAATGAATTGGCTAAGAAACTCTTGGCTTACGTTCCAGGCAAACAAGACACCATGGATGCTCAAATCGAAGGTGTTACTTTGGCTCTGGAAGGTGAAGAAGGTACTCTGAAATATGGTTTGAATAAATTCAACTACTCTTTCGGTGAAAATGATCTGTGCTTCACTAAAACCAATGCTGATAACAAATTGGTATTGCGTGTACGCGCTGACACCACTCGTGGTGATCAAGTAGTGATCTTCCCTAAACTGGTTACTCCACATGCATTGGTTGATGGCTTCACTCCTATCGCCGCTTTCGAAACTAAAGCTGCTGACTTGAACCCTACTGATCGTTTGGCCAATATCTTCTTGTCCGATAAAACTGCTAAAGACTACGGCAACCAAAAACCTAACCAAGTATTCGGTGTAAGCATCGACTTGGCTAACGTTACTGACATGGATAAACTGAAAGAGACTTACTTCTCTAAAGCTTATTCTGATCATGCTGGTCGCTTGGCTGAAGCTAAGAAACTGACCTTCAAAGAAGCTGAAGTTGTTACTCAAGCTGATGAGTTCGGTAGTGAATTGATCACTAACGCTGCTCAATTGGTTAAATACGAAACCAATGCTGATTTGAATGACGACAACACTACTGTTGAAGCTAACGTTGGTTTCTACGTTGTTCCTCTGTCTGCTAAAACCATCGGTAACGACTTCTTGACTTCTGGTTCTGAAGGCCGTGAAGAATGGAGCGTACGTGAAACTAGCCCTACTAACTTGGGTGGTGCTGACGACTACACTCTGTATCATGAAATGGCTGATCGCGGTACTGATTACCCTCAAGTAGGTAATCCTGATACCGAAGAAGGTCGTGAAGCAATCAAAGCTGCAATGTTGCGTCTGATCCAAACTAACTACGTTAAAGAAAACCCAGCATTTAAAGTAGAATTGCAAAATGCTGACGAAGGTGGTGTCGTATACGATAAAGACAGCTTCACTTTCAAAGTGTCTGCTGCTTCTGGTTACGAAAACTTCATCAAAGGTGCTGTTTACGTAGTCGCTGACTTTACTGTTGGTAAATTCCGCGTAGCCGAAGACCTGGATGGTTTCGGTGAGGTACAACTGTAATCTAGCAATAGATTGATACCCTAATGATTAAGCTAGGTTCCTTTACTGGGACCTAGCTTAGTTATTTTATAAAATCTTTATTATTCTGTTTGTAGATAATTAAGAGAAAGCTTTATAATGAGTACAAGAATAGATATTAAGATTACCCAGTCTGAGAACTTAAATAAGTTACTAGAGATTAATGGGGTATCTAAAGAGAAACAAAGCAACATTGAATCGGTATCTATTGTTCCTGAAGACAAAACGGTTAATGAGAAACCTTACAACACCAAGCTGGTTATTAATTTAACGCCTGTTGATGACATAGCTAGACCACCAGTAAGTACTTCTTATAATCGAGTAAGAGTAGGTTGGGTGGGTGACGATGAATATGCATTTACTTACGACAATGCTTTAGGCACACCTTTGAAAAAAGACGGTAGTGAAGATGATTTAGGTATTTTGACTAAATTAGTTAACACCAGTACATTCTTTTCTCAAGATGAGAAATACCCTTTCCGAGTTAAAGTAAATCCAGAATATACTCGCATCGAAGTTATTCCACATTTAGATTCACCTTGTTATATTGGTGGTAAAGAATATGGTTTGAAGATTCTTACAGATCCTAGATCCATTAAAATCTTTGAACCTGAAACTTACGTGGTTTCTGCGATGGCTGTTCCACATGCACAATGGACAAATGGTTCCAAAGATACTACAGTCACTCTGGAATTGCAAAACGAAGAAGGACAAACCAAAACTGTTAAAGCTATGGTCATGCCTTATCGTGAAGAGATCGATGGTGTAATGTATAAAATGAACCTAGGTTTGGATTTTCCTACTAAGTCACATTTGTTATACACCGATACTACACGTCCAGTGTTAAAAAATAGTTATGAATCTTTATTGCCTATCAGTAAACCACTTGAAGGTGAATTAACTGAAGAACGTTTAGAATCATTGAAACTTCTTTATAAAGACATAGAAGAAGATAACAGCATTTTAACTTATACAAATGCTAAATTGTCAGGTGGTTATGTTTCTGACAATAATGTTATTTCCATTAATAAAGGCGTTCATGATTATCGTTTTAACGTACTGAAAGCAAAATGTCGAGACATTTATCACCAGCTTATTAGCGATATTTCAGAAGGTGATCCGATTAAGTATGTTGAAGAAACAAATTCTTACATCATGACGATGGACGAAACTTATCGTACACGTTATCCTGAAGAAAAGATTTGTTTTAAACTACATGTAGACAGTCCTGATAATGAATTAGGTATTGAGTTTACTAATATTACTGATTACACCAATACAAAAGGTCCTCGTACGGCACGTAACTCTTTTGGTGACTACGATAAGTTTAATCAATTCATGCGTATCTTGCGTACTCATGCTTTTAATAAATTAAAAGCTCGTGGTGTTTCTATTGCAGATGCTAGTATTATTCTGCAGTCCGCTCGTAATGTTAACGTATGGCAAACCATCACTGATCGATTCACTACTTTCCACAATGGTAATCCTAATATTCGTAAGAATAGTTTGTTCATTGATTACGATATTACTTTCGTAGCTAATAAAGGGATGCCTATTCGTGTCGTGAATTTGTTAAGTAAAGATACTTACAATACACCTGAGAAAAAAGAACGTCTGCTAACTGACACTAATTACTTTAATTCTTTAGTAAAAGCTTACTTGGTTAAAGAAGGTCTCTTAGATGTAGAGGACGAAATTCCGTACGTTGTAGATACCACCATTAATAAGGTAGAGAAAGTTACTACAAATATCGTTAACCCAGTACATCCTGAAAATACTGCATCTAAACAATTAGAGTATAAAGTAGACCGATACTCCAATAGAGTGTTTATGGTCGGTATTCCACGTGGTGAATATACTGAACATATCGTAATCCAATACGAAATGATTCCTGCTTATTCATTCTTGCCAGGTGGTCGTGTATTTGCTGATGTCAATCGAGAAACTTATTCTGTAGAAGCATTGTTAAATACTGAATTTAATGATGATTTTGCTAATTTGATGAAACGTTACGTTCCTGACTTCCCTTACAAGTATCTTGATTTAGAAAAAACTAAAGAAAGTATCCGTTATTTAACTGATGATAAAAGTTATGGTATCGGCATTACTTATTTCGTTAAAGAAAATGAATTATTCAGTAATAGTGGTAACAGTGCTTATTCTCTGATTTCTTTAAGATATGCTTAAATGACTACACTCTACTCCTTTTTTTGGAGTAGAGTGTATTTATTGTGATTACGTTATTTAACAAAAGGAAAAGCAATATGGGAATTAAGGTAGATTCTCGTCTTACTCAGACTGAGAATTTAAATAAATTACTAGAAGATGCAGGTATCGGAGCGGATAGAAGAAGAGACTTTGAATCCATCTCTATTCTTGAAGAAGATAATACCGTTAATGGAGAATCGTATAATACACAAATTCAAATGCACTTAATTCACGGTTCTCAAACTCACCGTAAAGAAAAGAAAACTTTTGCATCTAGTGTGTACAATCGAATGCCTACTGGTTGGAATAATGACCGAGGATATGTTTTCAATTACGATGAATCAGTAAGAAAACCTTTAAATAGGGATAGAAAAGCAGAAGACTTAAAAAACTTAGCCGCAATGGTTAATGAAAGTGATAAGCTATCTCAAGATACTAAATATCCATTTAGAGTAAATGTAAATGAAGCTTATACCGAGATTGAAGTCATTCCTCATCTGGCATCTCCATGTTATTACGGTAAAAAGAAATATCCTTTAAAAGTACAAATCGATAAAACAAATGAACCTATCTTTGAACCTGAAGCTTATGTTATTTCAGCATTAGGTATTCCTGGAGCTAAGTGGGTTAATAGTGATTTGAAACAAACGGTAAGAATACCGATTACTACTGGTGATATTACTAGAGATGTAGATGTACTTGTGATTCCTTATAAACAAAGGATTGAGGGAACTATTTATAGCACACCTTTAGCTATTAGTACAGCTTATCGAGACGATAATTATTTAGGTGAATCACCTCCATCATTCTACTTAATAAACCCTGATAAAGTTAATACAGATATCAAAACTACATTGTTAGGTATTGGTAAACCTTATAAAGACCAAAGATTCTCCGATCTTAAGAAAGAAAACTTAACTCGCTTGGTAAATACAAATAGGATAGAAGATATCTTAACGATCAATAGATCTGATAGTACTTATAGTGATATAAGTAACGAGACTACTCAATTAGTAATTACTAAAGGTAAGAATAAGTATAAGATCAATATACTGAAATTAAAACTCAGTGAAGTATTCCATACTATCTTAGAAAACCATGTAAGTGACGAGACACTCGTTAAAGAAGGTGATAAGTTTGTATTGACTACTGATGATGAATGGCGACGAACCCATTATCGCAATAACCCATCTCTTGAACGAATTGTATTTAAGATTGAGAAAAACCACACTTCTGACAACGAATTGATTTTTGTTTTAGAAGATCAAACTATTCTTCCTACTTTAAGATCTTTGGCAGCATCTACTAGGTATTTTAGATTGATCGACTATGCTAAAGTCAATGGATTCTTACGAATGATACGTAATATTATTCGTAATGATTTGTTGGCTTATGGTTTTGAAGAATCTTTAATAAATTTAATACTTGGGTCTACACTTGTAGCTAGTAACAAAGTTATCACTCAGTATACTGATAGATGGTACACTACTGATGATTCATTTATGCTCGTTGGTTATTATCAGAAAAAATATATAGCCGATACTGATATTACCGATCCTAAATATCTTAATGATAATAAATTACTAATTACTGATTACGAGCATGAGATTAATTATCCTGATGATGACTATATTGATTACCGTATGAAAGTTACTTTTAAACGAACTTAATGTTAGACACTACAGTACCTTTTGGTACTGTAGTGTTTATTATTTATATTATTTCAGACCTATATTATTTAATTGAAGAGCTTGAACTCTGTTTATTTTATCTAACTTAAAAAAAAGGACTTATCCATGAAAAAATTAGCTATTTTATTTTCTATTCTTGTTGTTGGTTGTGCTTCTAAACAACAACCAGTGCAAAACGACGAACCTGAAATCATTCAACCTATTCAGGTTACTGAAGATGCTGGTTATCTTTGTAAAGACAGCCATACAGCATCGTGCAATCTATTGCGTAACTACTGTGTAAATAACAATACAGACGAAGATTGTTCTGTATTTAATAAAGCAGTGGAGAGTAAAAATGAATGATTTAATCTTACCTGAAATATTAAAACATCCTTTTGCATTAAGAAAAGATGTACAGGTTATCGACCATGTATCTTATTTATTAAGTCAGGTATCGGTAGATATCGTCAGGAACTTAATCCAAAAAGAACTTGGATTAGATATCAACCCATTTAAACCCTATTCAGTAACGGTTTGTTATTCTAAAAATAGGGTAAATGTTTATCCGTTTACTTTACCCTCTTTAGAGTTTACTGAATTTTATACGGTAGATCCTACAACACTATCGATACTAAATAAAATTTCTATTAAAACTATTAGGGATGTTAATGGTATTCCGATAGATGTGTTGGTTATGGATCCATCAAAAGAGAATGAGTTTAAAACCATACACAATAAGTATATTTCGCAGTATGCGGGCGAATGGAGTCAAGGTGAGTATATCCCTTACATCGAAGTTTGTCGGCCGTCTGTGCTCAATCTGGAGCAAGAGAGAGTACTTAGCAATGACCCACATGTATATTTAGCTTTTGATACTGTGCGTTATATGCGATTTGGTGAAATCATTAAATAATCCAAAACTCTATAAACTAACTAAAAAGGAATTCTCAATGAATAAAATCTACTCAGCTAAAACCGTACGTGAACTCATCGAGTCTCTCTTTACTATCGATGAAGAAAACAAAGTATTTAAAAAGAATGAAATCACTGATAAAGTAGCCAACAAAGTATGGCGTTTCCATTACATCAGTTTAATTTCAATCCTTAAAGCTTTCCCAGACTCCCCAATAGTGAATTTCTCTTTATTGGATTTTGAAGTCGCGATCAGGCAATACGTCAGAGAGATGTCTGAAAAAGGTTTTAAGAACCCAATGGCTACAGGAAGTAATTTCTTGGTGATCGGTTTTGAAAATGCAGGTAAAGCCATTGCTTCTTCAACAGAAGGATGGTCTGTTATGGAATTCGATCCGTACAAGGAAGAATCAAACCATGTATTTGGCATGATCGAAAAACAGGGACAAAAAGTATTTCCGATCTTTGATTCGCTTCCAGAAGCTGAAAGTTTCCGAAGAAAGACTGAAGAATTCTACGGTAAAAAACAGACTCTGGTTTATTTTGATCTTAATAACTATCTGTGTCCAATTGCGGTAAGCAACTATGGTGTGGGTTTTGTTAATGACGATCGGATGGATAATGGAGTTGTGATCGATTTGTCGGAATGCGAGAATGGAGATATCATTAAGTTTAGCGATGAAATTTCTGTTCAAAAAACCGATGATTGGGACTACTGCTATTATGCTGGTCGCTTCAAGAAAGTAAATAAAGGAACGATCCATACCAACTTCTACACCAACCGTAAGGATGTTAGTGGTTACTTAGTCATTACTAAAAATGGCACTAACTTGGTATCGGCTGGTAGTCGTAATTTGGTCAACATAGAAATCTTTAAAGACTTCATGCGTGAATACTATAAAGGTAAATTCCCAAAAGGTGAAATTAAAGGAATCTATGTTTGGGATCTTTCTGAGAAGTTTGCTGAATTCGTTAGAAAAGGATACGATCAAGAGTGTTCAATTGGTAAAGCATATTACTCTTTGATCTACTACATCCGTACTGCAAGATTCACCAATAACCAATATGGTCTATCTGTTTCTATCCTTACCGATGAAGATGACGGATCGTTAATACTGGTAGATAATGCAGAAGATGGTACTCCTTACGATCCCAACACAATGTCATTTGTAAATGAATATAGAGACAGGGGTTATTTTACTAATCTGAAAACAGAACACTATATTGATAAGATGATACCGCTAGATGACGATGAAGTAGTTTATCTCTATTTTCGACATAAATTACCTAAAGTCTAATTTAAATAAATGACTAGGGATTCTTTTCTGTAAATAAAGTATATGAGTTTTAGATATATTTTATAAATACAGAAAGGAATCTCTAAATGGGTATCTTTGATAAATTTTGTGGTTTTTTAAGTAAGTATGTTTTCCCATATGCGAAACTAATACTGGCGATGTTCATTTTGCTTATGCTTTACAAAATAGATATTGCAAACAAACGTAATGAAGAGCTGAAACAAAAGCTTGAAGTTACGAATGTTAAGTTAAAAGGTAAGGAAGAGCAGATTAAGTTGCTCGAAGAAAAAGCAGCTACTCAAGATCAACTCATTACCAATTACAAACAATCTATTTTCGACCATCAAGCAAAAATTGCCGAGATAGAGAAATCAGCGAATGAACACACCAAGGCTCTAGTTAATGTTTTGGATAAAGATCCTTGGGCTAACACTCCTATTTCTCCAGAAGCTAAAGAAATCTTAAACAGGAAGAAAACAAAATGAAATATTTACCATTATTGAGTTTGATACTGGTAGCTTGTACGCCAGTAACAAAAGAAGTGAAAGTATTTTCACCCATCCCTATTGAATGTGATCTCACTCAAGTCTGTACGGACAAAGAGTATCACTTAGAAACTAATCGTGATCTGGCACTGGCTTATACTGGTGCCAAAACTGAACTTGCATATTGTTCAGAACACTTGCGATCTTTGCAATCATGTGTTCGTAATGCAAATACCATCCTAACAAAAGAAAAGGACACTAATGAGAAAACCTCGATTCAAACGCCAAGCAAGAACTAATCGCTCACGTCGTATCTGGTTTATGCTGGAACGATTTCGTCAAGAGCGAAAAGAAAAAGAAAATCAGTAATGACTCTCTCCTCTACCTTAATTGGTAGAGGAGAGTAGTTTCTATTTTGATTTATTTTTACTAACTTATTAGGAATTTTAAAATGTATCTTTACGAAGATGAAACTGATGATTTAAAATATCGTGTTGTTTTTCTAGAAAACAGAATTACTAAGATTAATGATAAACTATCCAACGCATATAGTAATATTATTATGTCATTAATGGCAACCGTGATGAACGTTGCTGACTTAAAAGGAGTAGTTGGTGATCTAGAGGAACAGGTCTTTCGTCCTGATTTAAAGAATCGTAGATTTAGGAAAAGAAAGCCTAATTTAATAAGAGGTAAAATACGTACTAAAAATCTTAAACTGAAAAACATTACTAATTAGTAGATTGAATTTAGTATTCTAGATTATTTCAAATATATACTATTTAAGTGAACCCGATAGAGAAATCTATCAAACTATTCCGCTCTAATATTACTTCCATGAAATATTAGAGTATTTAATTAACCCTTGTATAGGAGATGAGATCATGGAAAACAAAAAATTCGAACTGGTTAAAGAAGACAGCATTGAAATCGACGGCTTCAAACTTTATCGCATTCGCGCTTTGAAAGACTTCTATGTCGTAAAAGCCGGTGATATCGGTGGGTACGTAGAACATGAAGGTTGTCTTTCTCACGAAGGGTACGCGTGGGTGTACGATGATGCGAAAGTTTTCAATGGTGCTAAGATCATTGAAAATGGTCGTATCGCACACAATGCCATAGTGTGCGGTGGCTCCACCGTTAAAGACTTTGCCGCTGTATTAAACAGCGCTGTAGTTAAACATTACAGTACCGTCGAAGGAGAAGCCGAGGTCGGCGGGGATGCTGTTGTCGATGCTTCTGATGTGTGCGATAACGCACGCGTCTTCGAAGGCGCCAACGTGCATAGCCATTCTGTAGTGAAAGGCTACAGCGCCGTAAGCGGTAACGCTACCATTAATGAAGGTTTCATTAGTGGTGTAAGTGTTATCACCAATAACGCTTACGTCGGCAAAGGTTGCCACCTTAACTCAGTAGAGCTGTATGGTTCTACTGTAGTAGCTGGTGAACAACGATTGTCCAATACTCGTATTGGGCTGTAAGAAAAATCACTCCTGATAGCAATATCATCGGGAGTGTTTTTTTTTTGCTTTGATACTAAATTATTTCAAACTTATATTATTAACATGAATCAGATACTTCTTCTAAAAACTATCTGAACTTTTTTATCATCTAGGAAACTAGATTTACTAACCTACTTTAAAGGAAATTTAAAATGTCATTTGATTTACTCGAAAAATACAATCAGCTGAATGAAACGGCTAAGAGCGCTGTAGATAAACAGTGTGATGAAATCTTGGAAATGTTGTTTGGTGAAGATTGTTTTATCGACTACACCAAACCAGAACACTTCAATAACTTGACTTCTAATCCACATATGTTCTCAAGCATTCTGGGTATTTCTTACAATTACATTGCTCAATCTACTCAGGCACCATATAACGAGAAAGCACAACATCTCGCTTGTGGCCCTCATGAATTCTCTGCAGCAGTCTACATGAAAGTAATTCATGAAGTACAAGAGAAAGGTTATAAAACCATTGCGATCGGTAATTTCGGTTCAATCATCTTGGATCGAAATTATGGCGTTATCGCCACTCAAGAAAATGCCCATCCTTACGATTACCAACCTAATCAAAATAACTACGTGTATGGTTTCGTTTCTAACGAAGATACTGGCAAAGAAGTTATTATTGGTTTTGTTGATTATCGTATCGCCAAACATATTGTCGATAATGTCAATAAACAAGGTGGTGACCTGTCATTGATTGCTGTTGACTTGAATCGTCTGGATTACGAATACTTTGCTCGTTATAGCGATACAGATGGTAAAGTATATTCTCCTATTACTACCATGGCTATTGGCAGCACTACTATCGGTTACATCATTAACAAAGAATATCTTGCTTCAGAAGACAACTATGGTAAGCATATCCATAAATTTAATGATTATAATAAAGAAGATATCGTTGAAGAAATGACTGCCTATAACAGTTATAAACCTTTCTACAATGGTGATTTCTTTGTGTACGATTTCAAAGTGAATAACTTTAAAGATCGTGCGAAAAATCCTGAAGTCGTTGAAGGTTTTGTTAATGAGATCCGTGGACAGATTGTTGAAGAAGGCATTAAACCTTGTCATGTCGAACCAGTAATGATGGCAGTAGATGAAGACAGTACCACGTACTTCCGTATGTTGGTTTGGGCAACTACTCCTAACAGCCATCGTTTCCTACCTCCTGCAGTAGTGGAAGATCTCATCAATAAAAACCTAGATGTACTGACTCCAGTGTTTGATGTCGCTAAAGACATCGACATTAAACAATACATGGATGTGGTTACTTTGTCAGACGACTTGAAGGAACATATTGATTCTATCAAAGAGTTCTTGACTCATGGTAGCTTTGCTGTTGAACTGAACCACTACCTGAAACTGGCACGCGATCACCTTAACCTGCGTACAATCGATTACATTAACTTGAATGGTGTGTCGTTTATCTATAACAGCAGTATTCCATTCTATTCTCGTCCTGTGGGTATTAATGGTAAAATTGTAGTAGGTAAAGTCATTGATGTTAATGGTGATGATGTTCAACCTGTTAGTAAACTCGATACCGACGTGATTACGGTAATACGTAATTGTAAAGTACGTAACTACAGCACTAACATCATGGATACTGATCATTCAGTTGAGATCTGTTTTAAAGGTAAGAAGACTTATCAAGAAGTAGTTGATAAGTTGGAAGAATACCAACACATCAAAGATCGCTTGTTGATTAACAAACCAACAGTAAGTCATTCTGCATTCCACGATGGTCTTCCTTTGTTCGTACTGAGTTATTGCAAAACTAATTCTTTCATTAGCCGAGCATTGGTATCTAAAGTTGATAGTGATGAAGATGAAATGTTCTTCTTATTCAACCATAATCAACTGCAAGGTGAATTTACACATCCTGCTGCGATTATTAATTACCATTGTAAGAAACGAAGTTAATTAGTATATTAATACTCTACTACCTTAATCGGGTAGTAGAGTATTTTATATTATTTTAAATCTATATCATTTAAGTGTAATAGGATTTTAAATTTAAATCTTATTATTCTTTTTTATCTAACTAAACAAGGAAATTTTAAAATGGAAAAAATTATTATTGTTACCATCTCTGTAATGTCATTGATCGGCATTATTTACTTCACGGCTGATTTTCTGGCTAAGATGTATTATTCGGCAATCCATACGCCAAACATCCGAAACAACCAGATCATCAAACGACTGATCTTAAAGCATCTGACTGTTAAAAAATCAGATCATGGCGTCAACAACGACCAACAAAGTATTGGTATGTTTTTAGAATACACCAACTATACTCGCCAATTATTGGTGAACTTCTTAAACAGTCGTAAGTTTTCATTTGGTGTATTCGGTACGCAACACTGGTTATTGGAGATTAACAAATATAACCAAAGTAAAGTAGGTGAATATGTTGTTGAAAACATCGAGATCTCTTTACTTAACGAATACTCTATCGAACGCAATAATTCAGAAGACAAAGTAACTGTATCTGAATTACGCAGTATTATTCTCTTGCTGACTGTTCGTCACTTTATCAATGAAAAAGGCGAACTCGTTTCTACTATTGAATCTATCGAACCTGTTAAAGGTGGTAACATCTTGTTCAATAGCAAAAAATAAGAAGCATTCCTACTCTCTGCCCCAAGAAAGCAGAGAGTAGGAGATACTTTTTTTAACGACAGAGCCAAAATACAAGACAAACCACTCTGTCAATCTCTTCTATTCAGGTAGAGTTATGCCTTATTCCGTAGGTACGACTTGTAAATCATCCTGAATAAAAGATTATTAGGTTTGTCAGAAAGAAAAAGAAGAAGCATGGCTATCTTGTCAGCTATCTTTTCCTTTACCATTACAGTGCTAAAAATTCTACTGGAATCAGATAAAAGTCTAGCAGAAAAATCAATAATACTGATCATGGTAATTACAGCAGCAATCATTTTACTGGTTGCTGTAAAACTATTAGGTTAGAACTAATAGTTTTAAATAGGCTAACCAACACTTCTTCAAAATATAAGAGGTGTTGGTTATTTTTTTTTAGTTTTACCAATCTAAGAATTTAGAAGCTACTCTAGTAACGGTATCGATACCTGTTTTAATTTTATCTTCTATTGTAGAAGTTTCAATTAATCCATGCAATATCTCTTTATTCTCTTCTGGTAGTTTCTTACCTAGAATCAAAGCTACTTGTTCTTCTGACCATTTTAGGATGTCTTCATTACGAGTAGAGATATTTGGTTCTTCACCAGTATCTAGAGTTACTTCAAATAAATCAACATCTAAAGTTTGACCAATACGATTAGCTCGTTTTACAGCTTGTTCGTACGTACCTGACCGAAATGGTAGATTTAAGAATATCACTCGATTGGCTTCAGTTAGAGGTACTGCCTCTGATAATGTCTTATACGTAGTAATGAGTGGATTAATCTCACTATCTTCTTTAAAGATCTTAGTCTGTAATGCTAAACCATTACCTGAAGTCGTTTCACCAAAAATACTAATTGGTTTAAAACCCTTTAGTTTTAATTGGTATTCTGTCTCTTTTACTACTTCTACGTAATCTGTAAAGATAATTGTTTTGGCTTGAGCATTCAAGATTAAATCAGGTAAGTTAGACTGATAGATTTCTCCATCTTCAGAAATTACTTTAGCATCTGTTACCAATTGCTTGACCATATCTGCATTACAACGAGAACGAGCTTTACCTAAGATGTTACCTAAAGCCTCACCCATAATGGTAAGCTCTACGTATTTATAAACAGATTTAGCTTTTCTAAATATCTTCTTAACATCATTAGGTAATCTTGGAATGATTACTTTATCTTCGTAGTAATTACATTCTAACACATATTGCTTGTGTTTAGGATCTGTAGGAGAATAACCATTATGTAATGTTTTTGCTTTAGATAAGTAATCTTCTAAGTCTGCTCTAAAGAAACTAGTATCTCCTCTTCCTTTAACAACACAACTACGATAGACTTCTATCGAACTAAAGAAATCATCTTCGTATTTCTTAGCATTCTTTTGATAATATTCTTTTCTTTCTTTTACATAATCGATCATTTTATTCGATATGGTTTTTAAAGTATAGTCCGCACCGTTTTGTAAGGTCACTTTGACTTTGTGGGTGTATTGTTCTACTCCAGATCCATTGGTCTTAATTTCAGACCTTACTAATTGTAATCGATGAGCCATTACTGAGATTGCATAAACACCAGAAATACCAAATACTTTTAGAAATGACTTATAAACACTCTTATCGAATAATCTATCGATAGTAGCAAACATTGTCATGGTCTCGGTACCTAGTGCTTTAATAGGTGTTCCTGACATCCATAAACAGAAGATAGGATCTATCTTAGAAACCAATTCTCTAAACTGTATAGATCGTTCTGAGTTGTGTGAATTCAAGGAATGGCAATTTCCTGTAACTGATACTTTATTGTTATACCGTACGTAGAACATTCCGCTAGGTACAGTAACACAATAAAAATCAACAGGTTCATCGTACTTATTTATTACTTTTTTAGTACTTTGATTATTAACTAATAATACCTTCATCATGTGGATTCGGTGAACATCACTATAAGTTTCTTTCCTGTCATCTACACTAAGACCTCTTCTTATCCTCACGCCGGCATTTGCCGCAATTAATTGGACAATATCAGCATTAGCAGAATCAGTAGTAGAGTAATAAGTATATTTATACACTCCGTCAACTGGGGAATATTTATATCCGTCCCATTCTATAAGTTCTTCAATAAACTCTTCACACCATTCTGACGATTTATCAGATAAATCCACCCAACTGTTAAAAGATTTAATTTTATTAGTATATCTTTCGTAACCTTTAAGAAAGTCTAACATTTCGAAAGGTATCCTAATTAAAAATCTTCTACCGGTACCATTCGCATAGCTAGAATGATATATTGAATAATCAACATTAACATCTTTTAAAATATCTAATAATCTATTAATCTTTCTTTCTTTAACTAAATGAAGTTCAATTTTTATAAATTTACTAACTCCCGAAATATAATTAATAGAACCATCAGCTTGAATTGCGATTAATAATCTTTCTAAAGGAGTGAGTTTTGTCTTACCGTTATTTACTAGAAATCCAGACACAATGGCTTTATTCTCGTATCTTGGATAAAAATCTTTTGACAATTTTTCTTCAAGAAATAGTTCTTTACCTCTACGTTGATGTTCCTTATAAATCATTCGATGATTAGGAGTAACTACTTGTTCCCATCTAGAATTTATATAATGGTGAGATTCTAAAGTAGGTTTCTTGACTACTCTACTAGGATTTACCCATGAATTACTTCCATCTGGATTATACTGTAATACTTTATCATCTATCGTAACATCTTTAATTGATTTAAAACCAGTAGGTGTAAGTACTTCAGTATCTGGATGTAAACATTCATCTAAAATGACTCCGTATCTTTTATTAGGAATTTTAATAGATTTTAAATAATCATTTAGTTTTCCTAATGACTCGTAATGACAAACAATAAAACGATCATTGATATTAAAACCAGCTGGTTTACTAGGTCCGTGTAATACAGGTAATGACATTGAATAGGGTTGTGGTTCTTTATAGATTCTAGTAATGGTTTCATCCCACACGTCGTTAACTGCTTTCTTTGGACTAACAACAAAAATAGTGTCTATATCTAATATTTCCATTAAAGAAATGCTCGATATAGATTTTCCACTACCAGGTGGTGCGTCTAATAGATAACCATTAAGACCTAATAGTTTACTTTTCCAAATACAATCATCAATAAACTTATCTTGATAATCGAATAGTTTAATGTTGTTAAAAATCTTATTTAATTTAGATTTATCTATTTTGGGAATAGCACTAGGATCAGTACTATTGATAATCTTAATATTGGCAATGAGTGGAATCTTTTCTAATTCTGTTCTGATTGCTAATAACTCTCGTCCTGATCTTATTCTTCTTTTAAACTTAGGATCTGTTAGCAAAGTATTAATTGCATGATAAAAATCAGGCAAGTAAAACATACTGAAAACTAAACGCGAATAACTCACATTGTCTAAAATACTGTAAAGCATTTTAGCGCCAATATATTTCTCTAAATCTCGACAAACATACAAGAATCTTAATCCAGTAATTGTCACTTTATTACTGACGGGATCTACTTCTACATTTAGTCCTCTTAACAAATTTAGTATAGACATTTTATTACACCATTTTATTGTAAATAATATTCATTCAAACAAAATGACTTATCCTCTCCTGTAGCCTATTCAGCTACAGGAGAGTAAAGCCAATCAAACTCTGTTAAAGGAAAGTATTTATGAAATAAAAATCATTAACAAAATCCGCTCCGAGGTAAAATGAGTAGATCGATTCTATTTCATATAGTACTAACTTAAATTAATTTCCAATATCCCAGAATGCTCCTTCTTCTTCACCTTCTGCATTTCTAACTGAACCAAATTTAGATAGTGAAGTGTCTGTACCATTAATATCCCATCTTAAACCACCAATCTTTTGGAATTCTAAGATAAAGAATTTATGTTCTTCTGGAGTATCGTTCTGACCACGGTGTTTACCACGTGCAAATGTCTGATATTTACGGCCATTGTCTTTTACAATGTCTACGAATATTTCTAATTCAGGTTCACGAGATAGACCACGACAACCTTCGTAATAAGAACCATCAGAGATTTGAATTGCCAACATCTTATTGCCTTGACGTTTTAATTCCATGGCATCTGGAGATAATTGAACGGGTGTGAGTAATGCAATATTTTTTGCAGCAAAGAAGTTCTTGGTTCTTCTAAACAATTCTTGAATATCGGCATCGGCACGAGAATGAGATAAACCATTCTTATTCGCTAAGTTAAGATAGTCAATCAACGTTAGATGGATTTCGTAACCTTGTGATTCGAATTGCAATATACAACTTTGAATTTCTGCATAAGACCAAGTAGATGAATCCGCACGAATAATTCTAATATCGTATCCAGTATCGGATAATTTCTTATAAACATATTCAGCAGCTTCACGTGATGACAGTCTTTGCTTGTCCTCGTCTGTAATTTTTACATTCTCTAAGTTTTCTTTTAAGAGAATATAAAGGTTAAATAATACGATAAGCATGTCATCTTCAAAAGAAATCAATAACATCAATGGTTTCTTTTTTTGGTCTGTCTGAAGATTCTTAGGGTTATTAAAGATGCATCCGGAAATGAACATGGATAAGCTCACACCTGTTTTGTTATTGTGCGCTAAACCACCTACGGTAGTTAATTGACCTAATCGTAATCCACCTCGAGTCATTCTGTTCATTGCCTGCCACGGCATCTTAATCGTACGAGAACCATCGTTTTCTTTACGAATTAATTCAAACTGTTCCGCTACTGCGTCGATATCTGACAAATCCACTTCGCAAATAATTCCAGGAATTTCTTCACCAGAATAGTTTACTAAGTCAATAATCCCATTTAGATTAGAAGACATGTATTGATTCAAATCACCAATCTTATCTCGATTGAATTTTAAATCAAAAGTCATCTTATCTAAAAGCATGGTTGCTTTCTTTTCTTTTAGATATTTGTTTAATTCGAATCGATAAGACAGAATGGTTCTTTTTAATTCATCCTCATCTAGCTGGAAAGAGATATTATCTTGTATGCTTTCGAATAAAACGACATCAGAAGAGCAAGCAATTCTAATGTGTTGAATTAGATCATTATAAGGAGTAGGATGTTCCTTACTGATCATGTTTAAAACAACGTTCTTTAATTCATTTACTGTTGAGTCTGTACCAGAGATATCATTTGAATTTATTTTTAAAGTAGTGATGACATCTAATACAAGTTGTTTGGATAAGTCATTTTCTCCAGACTGTCCTTCTCTAAACAGTAAGGAAATGCATTTTGCCAACAGTGCTTTTACATCCATTTTATTTAGACCTCGTTCATTAAATTAGTTTATCAGTTAGTTTACCAGCATACACTAATGATCTATTTTTATTTTGTCTTATTATAATCGTTAGTTAAAACTATGAATTATTACCGGTAATTCTATTTTCTAGTTAATTATGCATAGATAGTTTAATACTTGAATTATTTCCTTATTAAACTATAAAAGAACAATTAAAGGATTGCAAAAATATGTCCGTACTAAACCTGCCTAATGATTCTATTAAAATCATTTTGGTACCTGAACCGATTGTAGAAGATCTTAAAGCAGTTGGTTATACAATAAATGATTTACTTTATTATGACAAAGCAAGTAAAGTTCTTAATAAGAACGCTTTGAAAATTTTTACTGTCTTGAATTCCAAATATAATCCTCAACGACTAGATTTCGTTTACGGTTCAGAGGTTCTTACTCCAGTGTTGAGTGAGACTTTGGACGTACGAGACTTATGGCTTGAAACTTCCGATCAAGATACTCGCGAAGAGATCCGTAATGATTTCGTTGCTAGTGATGACAATTCAGGATATTCTTTGGATCAATACGAATACGATGCTTCACAGGCTTTGCTTAGTGTACTGAATGGTCTTGATTCTGCTATGGCCAGTGGGAAAGATATTTATGAAGATATCTTACCTGCTAACGATGGTAAGTATTTCTTTATCATTCTGCCTTTTATTAAGGCTACTGGTAATGAGTCCTCCTCTCCTAGCAAAGAGACTTTAAGTATTTTTGCGAAAAATGTGTTGGCTACTATTTTGAGAAAAAGCGCATTTTACCATGATTCAAAAACTATTGCTCAAAGTAGTATTTTTGTCAACTATTTAGCTACTAAGTTAAATATGTAGGACAGATAATACGTATTTTCGTATTAATTTTCTTTACAGAAATATTTTTAACTAAACTTTTACGTAAAAGGTTAACCACAAATGTCTATTTTTAAGAAAAACGCTAACCGTTCACTCGGTAAATCACGCGAAGCCTTGATCGGTGAAATCGCAAAAGACTTTTATTCTGATGTCCAACTGGGTCGCGAATCCGTTAGCCTGTTGGGTGCTTTGATGCTCTCTCGTGAATCTGTTGACGAATCTCAAATCGAACAACTGGATGAGACTTCAGGTTCTGTAATTGCTTCTACTGCCACCAGCATTTCTGATACTGCTAAAAAAGAAGGTGCTGAGCTGACTCCTGAAGAAGTAGATAACATCCAAGAATCTTTGGTAATCGCTGCTAACCCAGAAGCTTATTTGAAATCTGGTGATGCTGACGAAACTGCTGGTACCGTACACGGTATCCTGGGTGGTGAAGTAGAAGCGGCTCCTGTACAAGTAGAAATGAGTAAAGAATCTTTCGAAGTACACGGCATGATGAACACTCTGGCCATGACTGTTGCTTACAACGTTCGTGCTGACAAACAATCTAAAGCAGCTGAGTTGTTCTTCCCTACTATTAACTTGGACTTCTCTTCTAACACTTATACCATCGACACTCAACTGTCTACTGTGTTCACTGAGAAAGAATACGAAGTAACTGGTAAACGTGACGCTTACCGTAACCAAAAACACATCATTAAATCTTTGCGTAACCACACTATCCTGAAGTCTAACTTCACTGATGTGATCCCTGTGTTCCGTCAAGGTCAAAATGAAGACTCTTTCGTAGACACTGCTCTGTTGCCAGTACGTTCTGTAGAGAACGACAATGGCGAGAAATTCCAAACCTCTTTGCTGCGTATCGGCGAAGAAATCAAACTGTTGGACATTTCTCAAACTAACCGCATGATCGCTCTGGGTATGCAAGACGGTACCGACCAAATCGCCGGTAACCCACGTCTGAAAACCATCGGTCTGAAAGTAGGTAACGATACTGTATTGTTCGAAAACCTGCAATACCATCAAGCTTCTCAGTTCACTTACTCTCCTAAAGGCGACCGTGAAGACATCTTGTTGACTTATGATGTTAACACTCACTTGCTGGACGAAAACACTAAAGCTGTTAAATCTGGTAAATTGCCTACTGAACTGCAAGCTCTGAAAGACAAAGGTCTGGAAGCTTTGGTACGTTTGGTACTGACTGGTCGTGGTAACACTGACACTAGCGCTTTCGAAATCACTTCTGGTTCTGTTAAAGTAACTGCTATCCGTGATGCTGTTACTAAAGAAGTTAAAGATTTGGAAGATCCAGCTCTGAAACCTTTGATCGATGCGATTAAAGAAACTGAAGTAATCGGTTGGGAAATCGATGCTACCCGTACTAACAGCAACATCCGTGAACACGGTATGGTGTTGGATAGCCGTGTACAACGTATTATCTACGGTGTACGTCTGCACTCTCCAATCGCTGTTCGTCGTCCATTCGATGAGAAAACTGACGTGACTGACGCTCAACGCGTTGACACTTTGATCCAAACCAACTACATGCGTCGTACTAACGCTGCGATCACTGCATTGTACGATATCTTGGGCATGTTGAAAGCTGCTCCACAAAAACTGGACACTACTGAACCATTTGCTCACTCTATCGTTGGTATCGGTCAATACTTCTCTAAAAACTACGTACGTGACGTAGCATTGGATGTTTACAAAACTACCCAATCTATGCAAACCACTGATGTTCGTGCTAACGCTTCTGCTGTTATCACTAACTTCGTACTGGCTGAGATGACTCAAGCATACACTTCTTCTGAATTGGCTGCTGCTTACGAAATCATCTCTGGTGGTGCTAACTTCCGTCCTCACGTAATTGCTATCGCTGACGTGTTCACTAGCAAATTCATCTTCCGCGAAGGTGATGCTCGTACTCTGGGTGATGGTTTTGACTTCACTATTGAAGAATGTTCTGACAACCGTTTGGTTGACCAAGACAAAGATGGCGAAGTTGGTACTATCTTCTTGTCCTTCGGTGTACCTAAAAATGGTTCTTTGGACATCCCTCTGTGGTTCGGTAACTGCTTGAGCAAACGCGAAATCCCACGTATCGTTAACCGCGCTCGTGGTAGCAAATACCAACACGAAGTAATGGTACAACCATGGTTCAGCCACATCTGTCACTTGCCAATCTTGGTACGTATCCGTGTGACTGGTCTGAAGAAAGCTGTTCAAGAGCGTATCCCTTTTGCTGTTCAAGCTTTGACTAAAGAAGGTGAAGTACCTCTGACTGCTGCTTCTCCAGCTGGTGCTGCTGCCGCTGCTCCAGGTGCTGGTGCTGCTGGCGTAGCGCCTTAATACCAGATACTGGTTTGCTAATCTTTAGCTAACATAGACTCTTGCCTCTCTACTCCTTACGGGGTAGAGAGGTGAGGGTTCTATGTTTATTTTATTATAAATCTATACTATTAAGGTGAAGTAATTAAACCAACTTTTATAAAGGAAATAAAACATGGAAAAGAAATACGAATTTGTCAAAGATGATTTTGTAATGGTCAACGGTAATAAGCTGTATCGTATTAAATCATTGGTCGACATCGAGCCATGGGTAGCAGTAGGGCAATTAGGTGGCTATATTGAGAAAGAAGAGAATCTTTCTCATGAAGGAACTTGCTGGGTATTCGATAATGCCATGGTTTACGATAAGGCAGTTATTAAAGAAGATGCACAAGTATCCTTAAATGCTCAAGTATACGGACAAGCTATTATGTCTGGACAATCCATGGCTACTGACCATGCAAAGGTGTATGATTTTGCCGAAGTGCGTGGTGATGCTCTTATTCACTATAGAGCTGAAGTATATGGTTATTCTTTAGTTGAAGATAACGCTGCAGTAGGTGGAAATTCTAAGGTATATGATCATGCTTACGTTGGTGGTATTTCTCATCTCGAAGGATTCGCAGAAGTATACGATTATGCAAGATTAAGATTTAATTGTCTAATCGAAGATCAAGCTAAAGTGTATGGACACGCCATCATTGATAAAGATGCTTTTATTACAGACCATGCTACTATCCATGGTAATGCTATGTTAAAAGGACATATCCGTGTTAGTGGTTACGCTTCTATCTTTAAAGATGCTAAAGTCTATGGTAGTGCTAATATTGACTTTAAAGTGACTGGTGAAGATGAAGTAATTGTTTATACCGATCCGACTAATCCTCGCTATATCATTACTGCTTCAGCCAAACAAGATTGGTTTAATTCCTTTGGGTTCTCTGGTAGATCTAAAGACTTTATGGAAGAAGCCAATAAGTTAGGTGAAGAAAAAGCAAGTCGTTATAAGGCGATTGTGGATTTACATCTAGCATTATACAATGTACGTTAATTAGATACTCTCTTACCAATACAGGTAAGAGAGTATTTCTTTTTTTATTTTAGATTATTTCAGATATATACTATTAACGTGAACCTGGAATGGGAATCTCCTTCCCTTATTAATCTAATCTATCTTTGTATAAGGAAATTAAAATGTTTGCAAATGAAGTATTCGAAATTAACGCCATCGCTCGTCTGAACACAATCGCCCCAGTAGCTCTGGGTGTTGAGATGAAGAATCTGTTCGATAAAGTAACCCGCACAGGTTACTTCGACCAACACGATTGCAATATCAAGCAATCTGGTCTGTATGGTGTACTGACAATCAATGGCAACAAAAACCTTGTTGCCATTACTCCAGCTTCAAAATACGGCTTCAGCCGTATCGAAGATGTAGACGGCCGTGCTGAACAAATTCGTGGTTCTATCGGTGGTACCTTCAACACCACTGATGGTTTCAAAGGCATGAATGCCAGCGATACTCTGGAAGTCATCATGCAGTCAGAATCGTTCGTATTCTGATTGTAAAGAAATAAGCTCCCCTAAAAAGGAGCTTATTTTTTTTTTGATTTATTTTAAACCTATACTATTATAGTGTAATCTAACTCATTAAGGATTTAAAAATGGAAATTAAATTAAGCTCTTTAGAGAAATTAAACTTGGTTAAAAAGATATCTTCTGAATTAGGTCAATTTAATGGCGAATATATTGGTGATGTAATTGATAAGTTTCCTAAACTACGGGAATTATTAGATGCCTATAAAAAAGAAATTGAGAATGATAACGATGTTATTGTTTTAAATAAACTTTTAGAGAAAGCAGGGAATAAAGACGATCCTAATATTAAACATAGTGTTGTTTATAATAAGGATAAAAAATCTTTCCCTATTGTAGAGTATAACAATATATGGGTTCCTTATTCCATAGCTTGGATTTTTGGTTGGAATAACCACACCTATATAAGAATCAAACCTAAAAATAAGCCAAAAGAGATTCAACATGTGTTTATTGATACTAACGGATTAATCGGAATAATTCCAGAAGGTAATTAATAAGGAAAAGAAATGACAGAATTCCCTAGAGTTAAATATACGAGAGATGTTATCATTGGTGAGTTTACACTCCCTAAAGGCAATCTTAAAGCAAAGAAGTTAATGAAAGAGCTTTACGATGAAGGTCTAAAGACTTACCACGAGGTAAGCTCTACGTATATCATGTTATCAAATACGACGATCTTTATTCACTTTTATCTAAAAAATAATACAGGAAAAACGACTTCTGTTTTAAATCTTTATAAAGGTGGATTAGAGATGTATTCTTTAAAAGAATTGAGAGAGATTATTTATAATTTATCTCGAGCTTCTTTGAAAACCCAAATTAAGAATTTCTTATCAGAAGAGGAATTCGAAAGACATATCATTGAAAAATACGATATGAATTTAATCCAACTTGGTTTATGTTTTAAACAAAAGGAATTTTAAAATGGAATGGTTAAACTACATTCAAGATACTTACAATCGAATTCCTGAGAATTTATTCTTAGCGATTTTATTTGGTATTCTTGCATGTCATGTGGTAAATCTGATTGTATTAGCTGGAAAGACTTTCATTCCTAATGGTGGGATGTTTGTTAGAGGGTTTTTCATCTTTGTTAGTGGTTTATTACTAACAATAATTATTTACAATATCACCAATAAGTTAGGATTAGATCCTGATACCTATATTAGTTTCTTAATTTTCTCTATTATCATTTATTTATTTGTGGTAGGTTTTTGTTCTCACTTCAATCAAATGGTCGCTGCTGCACCTTTTACTACTTATGTTTACATTCCTTTAAATTTAATTTTATGGGTAATGGTTTCTACAGTGTCTCTTAATACCACACAGAACATGATGCATATTCGTTCGATTTCAATGAATGTTAAAGCACTACATGGTTTTAGACAACTTCCTAAGTGGTATCTGGGTTTTATCAATAGTTTAATCTTCATGGGGATCCGTAGTTGTTATCCTAATGATAGTTACGACGAAGTATTGAAATCTTATATAGTTTTGAAAATCGAGCATGAGAATTCAATAGGTCGTGCTAAGAATCTCGTCGAAGCCATTTCTAAAATGGTAGAAAATGAGTTCTTTATTGACATGGATAGTAAACAAGAGAAAAATAAACCGAGCGATGTTCAGGTAGAAAAGATGGCTAGTGAATTTAGTGAAACGGGTAAATCTAAAACTGCTGATGAGCTTGGTTATCGTTTAGGTGTTTTAGATTCATCAAAAAAATCTAAGACTAATAATGATGATGATAAATAAAGTGTAATTAAACAAAAGAGGTTGGTTTAAACAACTGACCTCTTTTTATTTTTTAGGAATAACAAAATGGCTTACCATACCTTAATGATTGTGGAATCTCCTAATAAAGCTAAAACCATTACTAAATGGGTAGCTAAAGATGGAGTTAGAGTCATGGCTACGTTCGGACACATTCGTGTATTAGATACTGATAAGCCTCGTGAAGAAGTATTAAATGTAGAACATGGTTTTAAACTTAAATACAAAATCTCTCCTAAGTCTAAAGACCATGTAAAAGAAATGGTTTCTATTGCTAAGAACGTAGATACGATTATCTTAGCAACTGACCCTGACTACGAGGGAGAAGGCATTTCTCAAGCCGTAGTAGATGTATTGAAACAAAACAAAGTAAATCCTAAAAACATTTATCGTGTTACTTATACCGAAGTAACTGAGAAAGCAGTACGTGATGCAATTAAACAATCTATTGATAACAAACGTGGTATCGATAGTAATAAAGTTGCGGCACAATCAGCTCGCCAAGCTTTAGACTATGCCGTAGGTTTCTGGATTAGTCCGATTCTTTGGAAAATCTTCCCATCTCAAGGGTTATCTGCTGGGCGAGTACAATCTCCGTCGTTACGCATCTTAGCGACTCGTGAGAAGGAGATTCGTGAATTCGTACCCAGTACCTATTGGCAGGTAAGTGCCTTTACAGAAAAAGACAATATTGGTTTTGCTACACGTCTTGTTCGTATTGGTGCAGATACTATTTCTAAAATGTCTTTGAATGATTTAGATTATGTTGAAAAACATAAAAAGGCATTAGAAGAATTAGTCACTAATAAAGAAAAGCTACATGTTACTGATGTTAAAACCTCTAAAGTATCGCGTAAACCAAAACCACCTTACACCACGTCTACATTACAAATGGATGCGGTTCGTAAACTAGGTTGGAATGCTACCCGTACAATGCAGGTCGCACAGCGCTTATTTGAGGGGTCTGAGGTTCATGGACATGGTTTTATTACCTACATGCGTACAGACTCTGTATCGCTCTCTGAGGAGGCTTTAAACAGCATTTATCGATATGGCACTCAGTTTTATCCAAACGATGTATTAGATCATCCTAAGCAATACGCCAGTAAGAATAAATCCGCACAAGAAGCGCACGAAGCTATTCGCCCTACTGATATCACGATCACACCTGATTCTGTAAAAGCTAAATTCACACCAGATGAATTTAAACTATACGAATTGATCTGGCAAAGAACCTTGGCTAGCCAAATGAAACCAGCTATCTTCGATAGTACTCAGGTAAATCTTACATTCAGTAAGAACTATGGTTTCCGTGCCAATGGTAGTGTATTGGTATTCCCTGGTTATTTGTCCGTATACCAAGAAGGTGAAGAGATCGATGGTGAGAAAGATGACAATGTTCGTTTACCGAGACTTAATGCGGGTGATAAATTACCTGTATTTGAAATTCAAGTATCCGAGCATCAGACTAAGCCACCTGCTCGATATAACGAAGCTTCTTTGGTTAAGGTATTGGAAGAATATGGTATCGGTCGTCCTTCGACTTATGCGACGATTCCTAAAACTTTGCAAGATCGAGGATACATCACTGTTGAGAAAAACCGAATCACTGTAACCGATATGGGTATCGCAGTTATTGACTACTTGGTTGATAAATTCCATACGTATGTTGATTACAAGTTTACCAGTAACATGGAAGCGGATTTAGATAATATTGCTCAAGGACACATCAACCGAGAAGCAATGTTGTTTAACTTCTGGAATCCTTTTATTGAGAATGTGAAACGTGAAGAAACCATCTCGATAAAACACAAAGGTGTGATTGAAACGACGGAAGAGATTTGTCCTTCTTGTGGTCAGTCTAACTTGGTTAAGATGTTAGGTAAATTCGGTAACTATCTGAAGTGTACTCATCAAGGATGTAAATATACTCGTTCATTGGCTCCTAAAAAAGAAGCGACTGAAGTGAAATACATCGAAGGTAAATCCTGTCCACAATGTGGTAGTAAGATTGCTATTCGTAAAGGTTTTAAAGGTCGTGAGTTTGGTAGTTGTACAGGATATCCTAATTGCAAATATTCTTGTAATTCGGACGGTAGTGAAATCGTACGACATCAAAATGTCAATACGGGAGTGAAGTGTCCTAAGTGTAAGAAACATTATCTGTCTGTACGAATGGGACGATTTGGTAAGATGGTAAGCTGTGATGGTTTTACTGCTAAACCAAAATGTTCCAATATTATTCGTAAGGAAGACTTACCTAAAGTACTGGGTAAGACTGAAGCTGAAGTAGAAGCTTTATTGAAGTAATGTAGTAGACTGACTATTCTCACGAGTAGTCAGTCTTTATCTTAAAATAACGAAATAAATCTCAAACCTATACTATTAAAATGGAGAGTTACTTCTCCGTTTAAATAAACTAATCTAAAGGAAATCAAAATGGCTAAATTATTTTTAGTAAAAACAGAATCTGGTAAAGTAAAATACCTGAGTGTTGAGCAGGTAGTAGAAGCGATTCCAGATGATCCTCTTAAACCTACTAAACTGGATCTTACTTTTGCAAACAATGCAAAAGAATCTATTAAGATTCATGTAAAAGAAGAAGATCCTAAATTGGCTAACATTCTGAATAATGACTCAATGGCTACTGCTATCCTGGGTTATTTCATTCCAGATGTTATCAATACCGAAACTGATGTATAAAACGTTTAAAATAGATCAATGGAATATTGATTTTATAACCATATCGATCAACTTAATAAAAGGAAATTAATGATGTCAAAGATTATTTTTTGATAATGTGAAATTTATCGATATTGATGAATTCTCACCTGAAGAAAAAGCACAACTGGAAACCATTCCAAACGTACTGGTTACATCATCTCGTAATGATGGTGATGGTGTGTCCGTATACAAAATTAAATCTATCTTAGGTGAACATTCATTGGCGGTATCTGATGCTGATGTGAATGCAGTTTTTGCAAATGCAGTACTGAAGAAAACTTCTGTAAATATGTTTTCTGATGCAATGCCAAAACCAGTAGTTCGTTCTAATGGTTGTAGTAAAGTACCTAGTGGTGCATCATTCTAACTAAACTATTCCTCTCTACCTTTAACAGGGTAGAGAGGAATATCTATATTCTATTTTTTACTAAGGATTTAAAATGACAACAATTCTTTATCATGATAATGAAGTAATGTCAGACACTAAAGCGTTAGAATTTGCTTCTGGAACCAATGGTGGTTTGGGTATTTTTCGTAAAGGTAAGAAGATATTCAAAAATGATAAAATCATCGTTACCTTTTTCAATAAGTTTCCATACGAAAAAGATGAGGAAGAAACACTAAGGTTGTCAGAATGGGTGGCTCGTTATATTCTTAGTCTGGTGGCACAATTTAAAAAATTAAATAACGATACAGAAGCTTTTAGTCAGTATCTTAATAAATATATTTTCAATACTATTTTTAACAATAACATTGAAAGTCTTATTAAGTTAAAACAAGGCAAATATAAATTTGGAGAAAGTGTTGATGAAATCATTCTAATATTTACTAAAGACAAAATGATTTCTATCGGTAATCGTACAGAAGTAATCGACAAATATAAAGACGAAGAACGGATTGGTAAAGGAGCAGGTATTAGTCTAGATGCTACTTTAGATGAAAACGGAGATCCAGTACTTACTAAGAATCCAATATTCATTGGTGTGTACGATCTTGATGATATTGATTATTTATATAGTGGCACTGGCGGTGCGTATATTAGCAGTTCACTTAAACTGGGTATGTCACCAAAACAAGGTTTTAAAATAGCACTATTACTGGATAATGTTTCTTCTTGTGGTCTCACAAATAGCAATCCTATTAGCCACAAAACTACTGACCTGAAAACATTAAAGCCATTTAGTAAAAAAGACCTTGAAAGTATTCGTAAACTTGAATTTGAGGAAGATATAAAATGATTATTATTTATAAAGACGGGAATTTACTTATCCAAGATAGTTACATGACTCGTTCTGAAAAATATGGTATGGCCACTCACCCGTTGCCTAAACCATATTTTGATATTCACCGTGGGTCGTTAATTGTTCCTTTATCTCCAGACTTCTTATCTCATCAGTCTGATTATACCGCAAATCATCCTGAATATAAACATTCTGTAAATTTAGAAACCCCATTATTTAACTATAATGGATTATTACTTGCTGAATTCACAGCAAGTAATATTAAGCTTCATTTTGCAAACCAGGATAAACATATTGTCGGTAGCGATGAATTACCCATCCCTCTTTATCATGTAGTAACTTATCCTTATTTTTCATTATTGAATCACAGTGAATTTGCCTTTACATCTAATTTCAATATTCGTAATGAATTGAATATTTTGATGTTTGGCGGTACTAAATTCGATAAAATGAAAGAATGGGTTCGTACCACTGCAGAAAATTCTGAGGGTTATTTGGTAACTGCCTATAAGCAAAGTATTGAAAGAAACATCAAAGAAATGCTATATAAAATAACTATTGACAAACCTAAAGATATGGGCAGTACTTTATTGGAATTTATGCAATCCCAGAATAAACGTATCCAAAATGGTGAAGCTCAAGATGATGAGCGAGAAATGGAAGTTCTCAGTATTGTCAATGGTGTTGTTCTAAAAATTATTAGTTCAGTTAGTTGTAAATCGATAATGTTGCCAGTTTATGGAGATTCAGATGCTGAAGATTAAAATCGGTGAACGTTTTGAAAGTAAAGAGGAATACTTAAGTAAAATTCCTCAACCAGAAAGTATTGTCTTTCATGATCAATTTAAACAATATCAAATTACCAAGGAGAATTATGATTATCTCTGGATTATGGGTGATTTGAATAATGCTTTATCTAGAAAAACCAAAAAATTTATTGATGATTTAGAGCTGGTCTTTAAACCATTCACTAAACCATCAGGAGTTCCTCTAAATGGAGTCATTAGTTACTTATTACGTGCTTACCTATATACGACTGTCTCAATAATGAGACGCAATATAAGCGTCATGCAAATGGGTTTATGGCCCGTTACTCAAAATGAAGAGAAATGGTTAGAAAATGGAGAGTTCGATTTCAACGAAACTTTCTATAACATATTTCGTAAAATGATTGTTTTCGAACCTAATTTCTTAAAAAAGAAATTCTTTGATAAAGAACAGTTCTTTAAAAAGACCATTCCTTTATTGAGAAAATATATTGCAGAGAATACTCTATATAAAGAAAACGATGTCTGTACTTATGGTGACGTATATGCGGCAGAATGGTTACTTCAATATATAAGTATTGAAAAACTTACTGACGAAGAAACGAAATCTATTTACGACAGAACTAAAGAAACCAAGAGAAGAGCTTCAGGTATTAAACCTTCTAAAGAAGTGAGACCGATTAAATTATCTAATTGTATTGGTGTAGTACTATAGATTATTTCAAATATATACTATTTAAGTGAGAGGACCAGGAGAAGCACTCCTGCCGTCCTAGCATTTATTCTAACTAACCAAAAGGAATTTTAAAATGAGCAAAAATACCATCGTATTGAATAATGTTGAAGAATTCAAAAAATTTACTGAAGACCGTGTGCTTCGTGAATTTGCCAAAGAATGCTTAACAGAAGGTAAGGCTACCCATCTTACCACCCACTTAACATCGCGTATAAACGATTTGGCTGAAGCAATTCGCTACTACGTAGAATTTAAAACGGTAAATGTCCCAAAAACCAATAGTTTCCCTATCGTGTTTAAAGTAGATGAGTATAACTCTATGCTCGTTGTCAATGGGGTGGATAAATATCCATTGCACCGCGGTGGCAAATTCATCAATGATGAGTTTGAAAAATTTATGAGCACCATTTCTGATCACCTTGAGTACGATGGTGAGAAAGGCTTGATCAAGACAGTGGATACACTGGCTGATAAATTTATGGTAGAAACATTCTTTTGCTATGAAAGAATGAACAAACCAGAACCAAAAGTATCAGGCAATTCTTCAGAAACAATGGAACTTGTAGGTGTTCCATCTAAAGGTGAGAAAGTCGTACCTAATGATCCTTTCAAAGTGGTCGTGAAAGACAAGACCATCACGGTGAAAGTATCAAAAGGATATATCGTGAACGTGGAGTCTATGTGATGAATCTGTTCATAAAAGCCCTTGGGTTGTACGGTATTTATAAGTTGGGTGAATTAGCTTATAACCATACCAATTATTATCAACAACCTTACACGGCACTGGCATTCTTGTTTATCGGCATCATTTATTGTGTCGTAGCAAGCTTTCGTTAAAAAATAAAAAGAGACCAAAACTAATTGGTCTCTTTTTTTTTAGTTTCTTTTCATTAACCTAATCCTATAGGAATATTATTATATCATGTTACTTTCTATTTCATTACAAGATCATCAATACGAACCTATCTTTGGTTTGAATGTCGATAATTCAGATCAGACCATTCGTGATTATCTTACATTCCGTTTACCACCTGATCGTGAAAGCATTGACCTTAAATCTTATTATCTCACTGATTATATTCTTCGTAAGATCGATGATCGTCGTAAAGAATACGAGGAATACGAAAAAGAATATAAGAAGTGGGCAGCACAATATGAAAATCTTTCAGAAGAACAAAAAGAGTTATTCAAGAAAGATCAGTACATTGATGGTGTGATTGGTCCCGCTCCTCGTGCTCCTGAATTGTACGACGGTGTGATTATTGAAGATGTGCCTGTCTACATGGTGAGTAATTTGATTGATTACTTAAACCGCCACAACGTTCGTATCTACTTCAACTACGAATACGAAAGTATGGTTTTCTCTGAATTTAAAGAAACCGATACCGTAGGTGTTTACGATGTAGTAGACAAACCATCTGGTAATAAAGAACACAAAATCTTCTTATACTCTACCCATATTTTAGATATTGATGAAGTAAGAGAATCTGTTAAAGATGTCTCTATCCCATCTGCTAACAAATGATTTAAATAATACTCTCTACTCCTTATTAGGGAGTAGAGAGTATTTATCTATTATTCAGTTAAAACTTTATTATCCAAAGGAATCTTGAATTTCAAGTGGTGAACATTGTTTTCCATGTTTACTTTGGACTTTTGAATATCCCACCATTTATTGCTTTTAAATACATGAATGTTAGCAAGAGCCATTGCAAAGATATTATTTGTACAACTCCATTTAACATCATCTACTTTACCATCTAAATTACATTGGAAGCGGAAGACAGGACGGTTCAAATTACCTACTAAGTCAAATACGTTTTTATTGATTACATATGTCTCAACCGTACCGTTAAAGTGGATACCTTTAGCACCAGAGTTAACACTGATCACCTCAATAAAGTTATCTTCTACTTTGATTGTACGACCAGCACCAAACTTAGCTTTAGTTGCTTCTTGAATTGTAATAGGGGCAACAATCACATAGTCAGCACTAAAACGATTATGGGTGATAGAAACATTACCCAGACCATTACTAACATTACCTGGTGCATCCATGAACACAATGTAATCTACTTTACCACAAGAAATATCGTTGTCACTAATGTCCCAATTAGGAACCACATAGTCAGCCGTATTCTTATTGTAAATCTCAATTACACGGTGTTCTCCACGTTCGTCGTGGTTAATACCATATACACGATTACCTTTGATGACATAATTAGGATCAGGTACTTCATTACCCCATGGTTGTTCTTGCTGAGGTTTTAATTCAACACGAATACCACACTGACGATAATAGTCTTGTTTAAAATTAAGCGCACGACCATCTGGAACATCATCATCTCGATCTAAACGGAAGTTTGAATCGAATGTAATATCGTTATTGGTAATAATACAATTCTTACCAGGAAAACCACGGTGTTCTACAGCAATACCATGGAATCGGTTATTGAATACTTGGTTATCAGTAATCACACCATCCCAACCATCATGTACGTCAAGACCTTTACGATAGTTATATTCTACTCGATTCTTTTCAATCAAGTAGTTTGTATTTACTGTACCACTTGACATGGTAATACCATATCCAGTACCACCATCTTTTTCATGACCATTACGATAACAATGGTTACCTTTAGCAACAAAATCTTCTTGCCATGCAGCTAAGCAACCTGCAACACGGTTATGGTGAAGGATGCAGTTAGTTACCACATTACCTTTAGGAAGTCCCATCTCTTTAGGATGTAAACCTTCTCGGTGATGTTTGTACGCCATAGTACCTACTTTTTCAGCATTAACAATACCAACATCAGTAGTGTTTAAGAAAATACCAGCACGGTTACAACCACTAATCTCAACATTAGAAACTTTACAGTAGTTAGTGTGTTCTAAGTAAATACCATTCACACAACCAAAATAAGTTTGAGCTTTACGATAAAACTCACCTTTGTATTCTATTGTAATAGCTGAAATAACTTTTTTATCTACTCGCTCTAATAGAATCATCGCATCATTACGAGCATCTGTTAAGTTTGTATTTGGATTCCAGTCAATAGATTGTGGACGGTCTGTCCAGATTTTTACTTTTTGTCGATTCTCACCAACAATACCTAAACAGTCTGTAAACTTTTCATTGGTAATTTTAATAGGGCGATCAATCTTATACTCGCCTTCTTTAATCAGTACGTAATCGACTTTTTCATGGGCTTCTTTTAAAGCTAAATCCATTGCGTCTGAGAAACTAACACCTTGTGTTAGATAATTGTTAACAACAATCACTTAAAATTCCTTTCAAGTATGTCTTTAATAAATGCAATATACCGAACCAAAGGATTATTGAGTAGGACTATTGCTTAATAGTTAATTATGTTTTCTTCTCGATATGTGTTTGTTTGGTTCATAGATTTTACTACATTTTCCCTATGATATACGTCTTTTATTTAATTGTATTTAAGGAATAATTTATTATGCCTGTTGAGTCTCCATTAAAATACTCTAGGGAATCCTTTGATTTAATTCGTGCGGTTCACAATAATAACTTCAGATTTAGTCCAGAATCAAGAATGGTTGGACTTAATGAAAACACTGATAAATCAAATCAGCCTGTTACCAAACAATCTGTATTGGATGTATTTAACACCCAAGTAATCAAAAGAATAAACTATCTTGCAAAATATAGTAAACAACTATGGAAAGTTGATGTAGGTGATTATGGTAACGGTACTGACCCTAACGCTCACCAATTATTAGTAGGTCACTTAGGTTATAGCGATACTAATAATGAATACGGTGTCATGGCTGTTAAAGATTATCTGACATTGAATGACTTTAGAGATCAGGAAGGTGCAATTACCTACGATGATGCCGCCAATACTTTTAGTGGCGCTATTTCTGATCTTAGTCGTTTAGGTAGAGTAAGGATTGTTGTTAAAAAAGGTAACACTCCCTATAGCGATAATACCTATTATGCTATACTGAATACTAGAGATGAAAATCTGATTGATTATAATACAATTAGAAATTCTATTGTTAGCTCTGGTAATTTTAATTCTATATGTAAAAGTTGGGCAAATAAAATTATTGATCGAGCTAATAATGTCAATGTTATTTACTACGAATATAAATTACCAGATCCGCCACCACCTGCCGAAGGCGGTGTAAAATTCTTAAAGAAAGAAGCATACTTCGAATCAATTAGTCTAGACGGCGATGGACGCTGGGGTAAAAACTCAGTAAGTTATGGTGCTATATTTGGTGAAGGTGATACAACTGCTTATTTCGAAATCCCGAAAGTTACCCGTAATTTAAAAGGTGTCCGAATAAATATATCTACCAGCGCTAGGTTAAGTAATGATGGCCGCTATGGAATAACAGTATACAACCGAAATAGCGGTGTTATTTTGGGACACATCAATTGGACCCATGGTACTGGTAATAGGACTTTCTATTTTGATAATCCTATATCTTTATCCAGAGATAGAAGTTACGATAACTTGATCCTTATGCTGAATACCAAAGTTACTGGGGATAGGGGTGATGCTATGGGTATGGTGGCAACTATCGAAGAATTAATATTCGACGATAATATAAGAATAAGTCATGTTTCTTCAAATGCAAACGCCAGTAGAATCAATCCAGAATTAATAGGTCCTATATTCGATAGTACAGGTAACTTTCTTAAAATCACTTATAAATACACGTTAAGAGATTGTTACGCTAAACCATCAGTGATACGATCAACATTTAGCAGGTCTCACGATAATAATCATCTTTTCGTGGAAAGAATAGAACAGTGGAGAGATGGTGTACGTATCGGTATAAGTAGAAATCCAACATATAGCGAGGACTTAATTTATAGAAATCGATTACGTATCGCTTCTAGATTTAATGGTAATAGACATAATACGTTGATTACCATGAGACACGATGTTTCTAATCTAGACTTTAAAAATGGTGATGAACTTAGATTTGTATATGGTTATATTTGGTATCGATATACCTGGGGTTCTGGAGGCACTCGCGATGAAGGTAATGGAGTTACTGATCTGCAAGTATTTGAACGTGAAAGACTAAAACTGTGGATTGATTCGGTTCTCTGTAAAGAAGAACCGATTAGTCAATAATATATTTTAATATTTAACAAGGAATGAAAAATGGCGATTAATCTCCCTAAGAAATATTCCAGAAAAACTCTAATCCTTTTAGATAAAAATGAAAGTGTAAATTTAGTAATGACTCCAGGAGCTACTGAAGTATCAATTCCTGATGCAGAAATTATTGATAAATCAAATCAACCCGTTACTAAACAATCCGTACTAGATATTTTTAATAAACAAGTATTGGATCGTATTAATTTGTTACCAAAATACAGTCGTGATTATTTTTTCGTAGATACTGGAGGCATGTTTGATCCACGTGATGAGAATATTCATCGTAATCTCGTGTCTATGTTAGGTAATGCTTATCTCAATAATGATTACGGATTCATGTGTATGCATGATTATGTTAAGCTTTCTGATTTTAGAGACCAAGAAGGTGAAATTACTTACGATGACTTAGCTAATACTTTTAGTAATGTAATGAAATCTTTGAGTCGTTTATCTAGATTATTAATTACGGTTAAAAGAGGTAATAAAGATTTCTATAAAGAAACACGACTAGCTATTTCTCCAAATTTTGGGATACCTTCTAGTTATGCAGTTAACTATGCTGAAGTACGTAATGAAATCATTAATTCTAGAAGATTTAATGGTATTTGTTATAAATGGTATAATCAGATAGTATCCAATGCCATGCTGAACACGATGAGTTATACTTATAAGTTACCAGATCCTCCTTTGCCTTCAGATGGCGGTGTGAAGTTATTTAAAAAAGAAGCCTACTTTGAATCTGTTGACTCAGGTTATGGTGGCCGAATTGGTCAGAACTCGGTAAGTTATGGTGCTATATTTGGTGAAGGCGAAACTACCGCCTTTTTTGATGTGCCAAGAATTACTCGTAATTTAAAAGGTATTAGTCTAAACATAACTACCAGTGCTCGATTAAGTGGTGGTGGTCGTTATGGGATAACGGTGTACCATAAATTCTCTAATGTAATATTAGGCCATATCCCTTGGTCTCCAGGCACTGGGAATAGGACTTTCTATTTTGAAAGACCAATCACTTTATCAGAAAGTAGTTACGACGATCTAGTATTCATGTTAAATACCAAAGTTACTGGGGATAGGGGTGATGCTATGGGTATGGTTGCCACTATTAATGAACTGATATTTGACGATGATGTACATACGAGTCCTATTCTTCTATATCCTAAAGTCGATATTAGTAAAATGAATTCAGAATTAGAAGGACCTATATTCGATACTGGATTCAATAAAGAGTTTCTAAAAATTACTTATAGATACATTGTAAAAGATTGGCATTTTAAACCATGGATAATAAGATCAACATTTAGTGGATCTCATCTTAATCAACATCAGTTTGTAGAGAGAATAGAACATTGGAGAGATGGTGTTCGTATCAATACAAGTTTAAATCCAACATTCAATGATAGAATCACTAACTCCCATTATTTGTATTATGGTTCTAGATTTAACGGTAATCGACATGATAATTTAATCACGATGAAACATGATGTTTCTAATCTCGATATAAGAAATGGGGACGAACTTAGGTTTGTATACGGTTATGTTTACAATAGTCCACATTGGAGAAATGGTCATTCTGGTTACGACGGTACTAGCACTGGCGCTTTAAAAAGGTTTAAGGAATATAATTTATCTCTAGTAATCGACGATGTTCTTAATAAGCAAGAATTAATTGGTTAGTGGTGTTAATTTAAACTATTTTCCACAATATTCTTTATAAATCAGAAGTAATAACTCGATAATATATTTATACTACACTGGAGGGAAACCTCCAGTGTAGTATAAATGATATTTAATTAACCTGCCCAAAGTGCCGGATGGATCTGTACACGCACCATGTTGTTACCATCATGGTATACCGCATAAACTTTATTATCCTTAACTTCAATTTCTGCAGGTTTAGTACCAGCTGGAGCACCAGCTTTATTCGTATTAAACTCCTCGTCTTGAGTAGGTTCAATATTAGTACGAACATTGTAGAACATACCTGCTTTAATTTTAAGTCCAGAATAATAAGTTTTTCCAGGAACAAAATTAGGAGTACCGATAATTTCTCGATCAACTCTATTGAATTTGATTGTTGCGGATGTTGCATCTTTAAACTCAATTACCTTATTGTTACCAGTATAATGACTCTTATACATAATACAGTTATCGAATAAGAATGTCTGAGCTGAAGAAGATGGCGAGAACAACGCAATATAGTGTTTATCGCCATTTGAATTATATAGTGCGGGTTCACCGGTATCGAAACTACATACGTTGAAACTTATTGTAAATGCACGCCACCAGTTAAAGATATTTGCAGAAGAGTAAACATATTCATCTGCTCTTACTTTAGCGTCTGCTACTGGATCCGTACTAAACTTAATTGTTAGACCAATAAATTCCAACGAAGTACCATTTTCGATATCTACAGAATATTTATTAAATGTAGGATAAGCTTTACCGCCTCGATATATATTACCACCAGTATAAGTACCACGAAACTCAATTTTACAACCTAAATTAATAATTTCTTCATGATTTTCTCCTCTAGAACCGCCGTAAGAGCTAAAATCAGTACGTGCTGCTTTGGCTTTCTCATTTACAGCATCTGTATTAGGACCATATGGTCTAAAAACAATAGTACCACCACGGAAATTAACTTTAGTGCCTGACCGATGGTTATTTGGATTTACTTCGTACACTGGATTATTATCAGTGATCGATACCAATTTCTTACCGATGACATGAGTTTTTCCTTCTTTCAATAAGATGGTTCTTCGTACACCAGACGTACCTTGATCCAACGCATAACCAATAGTTGCTAATGGTTTATCTTTAGTACCTCGGTTATTATCTAAAGTAATAGGCTCATCCACACCAAGATCTGGATCTACGTACAGATTAGCATACATTTCATCAGGAATTGTACCATAGTACAAACCATCTTTATTCCATCGGATATTGTTCTCGCGAACAGTAGAAATAGGAATAACATCTTTAATCAATTTTGGTTGTTCTCGACCAAACAATTCGGTAACACGAGCAGTAATCTTATTAGCATCTACACTCACATCAGCAAACGCACGGTCTTTAACGTTAGCACTACTGATACCTAAGTTAAATGTTTTACCGAATAAGGATTTCAGAATCGCTTGGCGATCAATCGTAGATTGACCTTCTGTAAATTTAACCAAGTTATCTTTTAACGTCGTTTTAATGTCGTTATTGATAACATTAGTAATTTCACGATTTACATCACCCAAAGCTTTTTCAGAAGCCAATTTATTTGCATTGGTACCCAATTTCTCTTGGGAAACATAATCACGATAATCAGGTGCTTTTACCCAATCAGTGAATGCTGTAGCGCTGGTACTTGTGCGTTTAAATATACTATTGGTAGAATTATCATTACTTACTAATTCAGGATAGAAGATTTGAGTTACGCCATTAGTAGATGGGTAGATAACCAAGGTACCAGATTTATTAATAGGCATGTTTCTTGTAGTGCCATTATAAGAAATCTTATAAGTACCGATATGGTTAATCGTGTTCATTTGGTTCAAGTCAGCAAGAGTATCACCACGGTAATTAAACATCGTACCCAAGTCATCTGCATCGACAGATACTTTAACCAATTTATTACTACGATCCTTACCGATCTTAACAACATTAGTCATGTCTCGACCAGCACCAGTAGGACGAATTTGTCCAGCACCTGTACCCATATGCACAAAATCATCTTTGGCATCTTCGATGGTTTTATCAGAAGATTCATTAAGTACAGTTTGGTAAGGTTTACCCATGAACAAAGTAGTATCGGCAGCCCGTGCAGTTTTATCTAATTTATTATTTTGTAAATTAGTAACTGCGGTTTGGACAGTATTGATCTTAAGATCTGTTTGTGCTTTGGTATAACGATCATCAATCAATGCACGTAAGTCAGTACGCAATGAATTAATTGCTGTACCTAATTCTTGAGTAGTAGGTGCACCAATAATCGCTGGAGTAATACGGTGAGGGTTTTGAGCAGCTACGTGTTGAGCTAACTTATCGTTAAATTCTTTTGCCTTACCATCTATCTTAGTACCAAGATCGTTAATCAACTGACGTAATTGATTTGCTAATTCAGCTTGACTAATTTTATAATTACTAAAGTCATTCATGACCGGAGTAATGGATGAATTAATCAATGAACGAATCTTTTTCAATTCATCCCAAATGACATCATGAGATGCTTCATCACCTACTAAAATCGCACGAATGTATCGTTCGATAATATAAATCAGAGATTCGTAACCAAATGTTTGGTATATTGGGTGTCGGTGATCTGCTGGGTTAAATGTCGTCGGTTTATTACGAATATTTTCCCATTCTACTGGACGTTTATCGTGAGATAAGTTATCCAGCTTTTGTTTTAACAGATTTACATTCGCACCAGTGTATTCGCCACCTACTGCTTGATACGTAACTGCAAAACGATTACCTAAACTACTGTTTGTTACTACGATAATCATGGAGGCTGCTAAGCCTGTTTTCAAAGCAATTACTTCAGAGGGATCTTCAAAGAAGTAATCGGTACGTGGTACTTCTTGACCAGATGTCAAATCAGTAAGAATAACTGAATCATTGTAGAAATGACCGTAATGAGGAACAATTACTTTACGAATACGTTGAGTTGTTGTGTGTTGTTCATTACTTACTAAGTTATTAGGGTTTCTACCTGATTTGTCAAATTCATACCGAACCTTAAGGTTTGGGGTTTGGTTTGCCATATTGACTTCCTTAATTAAACGTTTAATTAAATAAATAGATAAAAGCTATAGAGTAGTGGCCACTACTCTATAGCCATTCAATATTATATTACTGCCATTTCGGAGCAGGTACGTACTCTTCTTTGAACTTATTGGTACGGCTATCAAACAGATATTCTTTCACTTCAGCAACAGCTTGTTGTTTAGCTGTACTAATCAAGTTAATAACCTCTCGATGTAAATCACCTACTGCTTTTTCAGTAGCTAATTTATTTGCGTCAGCACCAGAAATACTGTTAGACATCTTACTAGGGTCTAAGTCAATACGAACCCAGCTTGTCCATGTGTCGTTGGTGTTAACTTGACGAGCATAGATCGCACTGCCTTCTCGAGTAAAGTACCATTGTTGCACAGTATAGTAAGAAGGCATAACCATCAGCGTACCATTTTTAGCAACAGGATAACCTAAAGCTGTAGTTGCATTGGTATCTGAAGATTGAGAATAAATACCTACATCAGCAGTATTCTTCAAACTATTAATAGACTCATTGGTCAGACCTTTACGATACAAGAACATGTTACCCATATCGGTTTGGTCAATTGTTACTGCTGGAAGCGCATGACTGGATTTAGACTTACCAATCTTCACAACATTTTGCTTGGTACTGCCAGTAGTTGTTACAGGGTGTTGGTTTATACCGCTACCCATATGCACCTTCGTATTGTCTTGAAGCTCAGTAATATCTGCAGATATTTCACTACGAATAGTCGCATAGCTTTTACCCTCTAACTTAGCAGAGTTTACAGCTGTTACATTTCTCTTAGCTTCATCAATAATCTGTTGCGCTGACTTACCACCTAACTGCGTAGCATTGACATTGGTTTTAGCATCTGAAATTACTTGTTGTAAAGAACGTCCACCAAGTTGTGCGGCATTGACATTTTGCTTAGCGTCTGAAATGATCTGATCAGCAGTTTTACCACCAAGTGTAGCAGCACTAATATTAGAAGCAGATAAAACATAATTACGCAATGATTCTTTATTTAAACCATCTAATGTTTTAGCGTTTACATCTAAACGAGCCTCATCAATAATTTGTCTTACAGTATAACCACCAATAGTAGTGGTTGCTGCTTTAATCGATTGGACTAACTCTTGTTTGAATGTATCTACTGACTTACCACCAATACTGGTCGCATTAGCACTACGTCTAGCTTCTTCAATGATTTGTTGAGATGTTTTACCACCCAACTGAATTGCATTAACGTTAACTTTTGCTTCTGAAACAATTTGGTCTTTTGTTAAGCCACTTAATTGAGTAGCATTAACATTTGTTCTAGCATCTGCGACTACTTGTTGTAAAGTTTTACCACCTAACTGCGTAGCATTGACATTTTGTTTAGATTCATTAATGATCTGCTGAGATGTCTTACCATTTAACAAAGTAGCATTGACATTTGCTTTAGCTGCATTAATAATAGCGTCTTTATCTAAGCCATTTAATGTTGCTGCATCAATCGTACTGGTTGCTAAGAGTTTAGTCGTAAACTGCTCTGGGGTCAATCCGCCGAACTTATTGGCATTGCCCGCAGTAAGTTGTAATACTTTAGCAGGTAAGTTAGCTGCTTGGTCACCTGTAGCTGCTTGCAGAATGGTGTTTAATCGGTTCTTTACGTCTTCTACCATTTCAGTATAAGTCAAACCGTTAAACTTAGCAGTGTTAGCAGAAGTACCATCCAAAACAAAAGATTTTACTTGTTGACTATTACGTCCATCGAACAATAAAGAGTCCGCAGCTTGTTCACTTTTACCTAATTTCGTATTCAGTCGTTTATTTATTTCATCTGAAGTAATGGCACCAATATCAGCCGCAGTTAAACCATGCACATTACCACGAGCATTAATGTGATCATTGATCACAGGCATTGCGATGGTATTGATGATATCGCGAACACCACGTGGTGTAACATAGTAGTTATCGGTATTGTTATTACCGTTATTCAGAGGTAAGATATCTAAGTTACGGAGTTTATCCAAACCAATTGCTGCTTTACCAGAACTACGCATAGTACGCTCAACAACATCCGCAATCATCTTCTGTAAGCGAGTATTGTCACTAGCGCCTACTCGTTCACCTAGCTCACGCAATACGGTTAACAGATCACCCCATGACGTCATGTCAGCAACATCATGTGAGTGGCTTGATGGTGGGAATTGATAAGGTATATTTGCTACTTGTTCCCATGTTGTATATACAGGATTGTATTGTAAGTCAGCAATGATCTCAGCAATCTTATTTGGACTGATTAACCAGTCACCACCTACGGTACGGTATTCTAAGTAAATATCACCTGCTAAGTTACGATTGATAAATGAAATCGCACCATAAACAGGAATACCTGTAGAATTTACGGCTTGTAAAAACTCGTAACCTAATTTATAGTCAACACCTTCGTTTAAAAACTGCTTAGCACCTTGTTGTGTTAGTTTATAAACTTTTAAGTCTCTAACGTAAAATGGTGCGTAATCAGGAATAATGTAATGGAAATCGTATCCATTCTTTGGAGTAAGGGTGTGTCTCTCATTGGTAATGAGATTAGCCGCCAAACGGGCAGTTTGATCGAAAGCATAGCGCGGAGTACTTTGTGCCGCCATCTTTTAATCTCCTTGAAAATATGAAAATAATATTTAGCTAAATATTATATAAACTTTTTAAAATTTATATCCAGAGCGATCGTCATATTATTGCGATTCTCTCTTAACCGAATGAGGCATTTAATGAATTACACAATTAACCAAGCTATTGGTAAAGTCATTGGGGAACTCGCATTATGGGAAAAGATCCCTTTGAACGACAGTATCGAAACACTTTATAAAAAATACAGTTCTATTCGATTAGAACTGACAAATAAATACACTAAGAAAAAAGGTGTGGTTGTTTTAGACAATTACTTCGCCAACATGGATAGAACCAAGACGATTGAAGGATGGTTAACCAGTATTGGTGATAAAAAATTAGACTTTACTAATGTAAAAATAAAACTGGGTAAAAAAGGTTTATTGTATCGAGAAGTCTTAAGCAATAAGTTTAAGGTTATTCCTGTTTTAAAAGGAAAACTTCCAGATGATGATTTAAGTCGTAAAGCAAACTACGACGACTTATTCATTACTAAAGAAGGTGTTGACCCAATAGACTTACAAAAAAATGTATTGTTTACCGTTAATGGTTATTTACATCAAACCGATGCTAATAGTAAGGGTTTGTGGGTGACTGATGGTTACAAGACCATTAAGAAAAGAAAACGCCATTGTATTGGTGCGATTAGTTTTGAAAACCTAGGTGAAGTCAAACAAATCGATATTAACGACAGCATGATATCTAAGCTAAATGACAAAATAGGATTGTACTCTGAATGTGTCATCGATATTGGTGAAGACGTATCCGATAAAACCGTTATTTTGGTTTTAGGTGGTTTCATGCATGTGTTGGACTTTGATGTCTTCACTTTGATTTCTAGTTCTGCTATTAAGGTTAAGTTTAAGAATATTCCTTTATTGGAACGTGTACATATTTCTGCAGACGATTTAGATATCTCTGATGCTTTCTTCCATAAAGCATATGGCGATAGAAATCTCATTTTGAAAGATATCTATTCTGACGATTTTATTCGTTCTTATTTAAATCACAGTACGTCATTTATCGTACTTTTAAATAATCCAGAAGTATTTAAAGAGATCACTTATCCGCAACAACGAAATATTCCAAATAACTACCTAACAGATCATAAACCAATACTCCCGATGATGACCAGATTAGGTAAGTTTGAGGAATATGTTGCGATTAAAGATGTGGATAAGTATGTACTGGAAACAGCAGATTGTCAGTATCGTCCTAAATTCTACAATACATTTAGAATAGAGAATAAGAATACTTATTTAAATGATGCTAGTATTCCTACTAATCGTTTCCGTATTCCTTATGCCTATTTCTTTAATTTATTAACTTTCTTATAAAACATATTAGAATACTCCTCTACCCCGAAAGGAGTAGAGGAGTAAACTATATGTTTAAACAACAATTCTTGTGGATTTGTCGTAATCGAATTCTTTTTTAGGTAGATCGACTTCATCAGGGATGGCGACACAATAATCTCTTGTCTCTAAGAATTCTAATCCTATAAAGAATTTAATCAGTGAAGAAGTCGCTTTAAAGAAATCCATATCAGATAACTCTTCAGTAACTTCTGCTTGTTTACTGAAATGAGTACGGATGTCTTTTTCTAATTCTTCTAACTGTTTCTTACCTTCATCAATACTTAAAGGCATAATAGATGGTGCAACAACACAGACGTCATCTAATCGATTGCTGGCTAACTCCATAGTGTATTTCGTTAACCAATCTGACCAATTATATAAGTAAAAGAATGTAACATTATCTCTAATCCATCCAGGAGAGATATTTAAAGGATCTTGACTGATTACCCTAACTGGGATAATGTTATTTGTCCTTACTTTCAAGCACAGAACCATGGTATTGATTTCTTCGCCTGATAATTTATAAGGATAAATATTCAAGATCAATTCTGGATTTACTAAACGCCCATCTTTACTAAATTCAATAATAAAGTCAGCAACAATACTGCCTAGTCGAAACAGTAATGCAGTGGGCAGAGAGTTCTTTAGCGTCTGTACATTTCTCTTGCTGTAACGTTCTCTAAACTCATTAAGATTCATTCCTGGAAACTCATCTCTTTCTCTGAAGTAATACCCTTCTAAGAGAAGACTATCTGCTTTCTCGGCATCCATTTCCATTAATGTAGCAAATCGAGTATCGAACAAACAATCGAGATCGATTAATACACCATGTTTCTTAGGTTGAGCGTTTGCTTTCATTGCTTGCTGGGGCCTTTGATATCATTAAAGATTCTACTTTATCCATCAGACTTAAATCTGTCGTAAATAAAATAGCCAAAATCATTTTCAAGAATGGATGTTCATTCAGTAATTTTCGATAAGTATCGTATTCTGTTTTTTGATTTATGTCTTCTGTTTTCAGTGTACGATCAATACTGTAAAGGACTTCATCAAGTTCGTCTCCAGCTTCAACTCTGAGTAAAATAAGAAGATCTGTCAATACTTTTACAAAACCATTGTAACTGTCACTTAATCGTAATACCAGTGATTGAACTGTATCCAATTTAACAATATCTGTAAATCTATATCGTACAGGAATATTGCTCATCATCACTCTAAACTCACTGTATGTTTTTTCATCATAAGTCAACAAGATTTTAGCCAGTGAATGATAAATCTTGTATTCCAATATACGATTATTGGATGATAGGTTTTCTATTTTCTTTAAGAATTCTGCTTCAGTCTTAAGTGAATCGACAAGCAACACATTGGCAATATGTTTTTCTTGAATTTCTTTTTCAGTATTAGACGAAGTAAAATCTAATTGATCTTGTTCGTTATCTTGATACATTTAATCATTCCTTTTTATTTAGTTAGGAGTGTTGTTTTTAGCATCATTGCCGTTAGATAAGAGTGAAGCATCTTAGTCGAACCAACCGTACCGCTATATGGTTTTAATGCATTCGCAGAAGCTCTACCCATTTGCATAATGGATTGTTCAATCAAACGAACACCATTCTCAGAACCGCCCCTAAAGTGCATCATCTCTTCTACTGTTTTTGTCAAACCCATTGCCAATAATGAGTTTACTTCAGGATAAGACAGACGAGCTGCTTTAGAATCTTTAGAAGTTACCTGACCTGTAAATACATCAATATGGTCGTTGTCTTTAGGAATAGAAACTTTTTTAGCAATCAGCTGTTGTTGTACACGAATAGGTAAATGGATAACCATTGATTTTTTATTCGATAATTCATAACCACCTTCATCATCTTTAATCCAAACACGATGATATAGGTTAACATTATTTTCATCTGCAACCTTCTGTAAAGTATCGGTATCCAGACGGTAGTTATCATCACCTACAGGAGTGATTAATTGTAAAAACTCCTGACCATTAGCAAACTTGATCATGAGTTCATCAAATTCTTTATCAGAAAGAGATTCTAACCATTTACGAGTAATTTCGCCATTATCTGATTTTGGAAGCATACTCTGTACAAGATTTACACATTTTTCTATTGTGGCTTTTCTTTTAGGAGTCATGTATTCATTCCTTTTGAAATAATTAAAATAACATATAGTCTACACAGTCATAGGACTGTGTAGACCTATGTATTAATTACTTTGTTGTTCGGCGCTATTTTTAACTAAATGCCTAACGATATGCTTTTTGGCATACTCTGTAAATTTACCATCTGGAGTCAGATATTTAAATGTAAAAGGTTTTCCTTCTACATGACGGCGAAGTTCCTCTTCATCTTCTGTACGAATCAGTACTTCAGAGCAAGCACTACCATCAGTATCACTTTTCTCTTCGATAAGCAAATATTCCAAAGTATCGGCATCGAATCCCTCGATGTAAGAAACTGAATTAACTCCATATTCTTCACTAGGGATACCACTTACTAAATAATAACGTAGACCGCCAGTATTATAAATCGTATCTTTCACAAGCTTTTGTTTCGCTTCTTCTTTAAAGCTTGGTTCTTTTACTTCCTTATCTACTTTAATTTCGAAAGGAAACTTATTTGAATCGATGATGAATTTAGAATATTGGGTTAAGTTGTTATCGGAATCAAGATAACGATAACATTTGTCACGACCTTCAACAAAATCCATTACGACTTCTTCATCTTCCACATCGATAACAATAGTTTCTTCTACAAATGTACCGTATTTGGTAGTGTGTCGCTCTAGACTACGTTTAATCAATAAGTAATTTAAATTATACTTATCGATCGCTTCGATGTACTGTACAGTACCTGGTACGTCTTTAATACTGATCGGAGCAGGATCAGGTGGAATGACATATACGTCTCGATCATCAATACGTTTAATAGGTTCATCCTTTAACCATTCTCTTGCTTTTTCTTGCCATGTAACAATTGGTCCCACCTTAACGATTTTATCAAAGATGCTAGTAACTTTTTCATCTTGAACTTCTTTAACTTTAGCTTCGTCTTGAGATTCCTCAGTATAAGGAAGTTCATCTACTGCTTCTACTACTTTTGTCTCACCACTTTCTTGAGTAGGTTCGTCTTTAGCAAGATGTTGCAACTTTTCAACGACATCAATTAAAGACGCACTAATGATTTGTTCTGTTGCTAATTCTCGAAATACTTTATAATACTCTTCTTCAATATCCATCAGATATCGATTAGCGTTCTTAGCATATTCAACAATATCCTTATCACTATCGCTAGAGAGCATTAGTAAAATCAATTTACGAATATTGCTAGCATGTTCTTTAACAATAGTAAATCGATTATCTAGTGCTGTTTCTTTATATTCCATTTTTTATTTCCTTTAATTACGAGTAATTACTACGCCTTTATTAATGTTCTTAGGAGGAAGTACAATATTGTCTTCAGACAGAACACAAAAAGCCACATCATTCAAAACCGAATATTCCATGAAAGAATGAGATACCATAAAAATCTGATCTTCAATAAATTCTTCAGATAAACGTTCTACTAATCTCAAAGCATTCTCTCTGTGTTTATTGTCAAACGTACGGCCAAATTCATCTAGGTATAAAGGATAACCTTTTAAACCCAATGCTTTCATCGCCACCATTCTAAATGCCAAATCAATGACTTCACAAATACCATCAGATCCTTGAACAATATCATTCTTAGGTTTATCTGACAAACCTACTGTCATTGGAAAACGATAAGAGAGTTCAGTCTCTGAATCTTCAGACATTTTAGATGGGTGAATAACCAAAGGGTATGTCCAGATAGATGCAATCAGACCATTCATTCTGGCTAAGAAAATACGGATGTACCCTAACAAGCCTTCGGCAATTAATCCATCGGTTGGATTTAAAGCATCCAGCACCACATCCCAAACTTTCAATTCATTAGAAAGATCATTTACTTGTTTTTCCAATAGTTGAATAGTTTGTCTTTTTGATTCAATTTCAGATTGTTTCTTAGAAAGTCGATAAACATCTTCACGATAAGTGGTGATTGCACTATTTGCTGATTTATATAATAAATACTCTGCCATTTCTAATTCATAGGCTTCGTATTGTTTTATATCGTTATCGAGCTTATCTCGGTGTTCTTGGAATTTAGTGATGTCGTTTATCGCTTTCAATACTGACTGATAAGAATCACTCTCTTCTTGTACTTTCTCGTAAAGTTCATTTGAAATCTTCTCAAGATGTTTTAAATGCTCTTTAGTCTCATTGTAATATTTTTCATCTACAGAAGAAATATTACTTAATTGTTTATCTAATTCATTTACTTGTTCCTGTAATCTATCTACTCTTACTTTAGCTGAAACTTTGTTCATGAAGTTTTGTAGCTTTACTTGAGCGTAGTTAGGCTGTGTGAGGTAGTATCTTTGTTTTAATACCTCAGCACCAATTTGTCCTAAAATCTCAGGATATGCGCTACAGAGGCGAGAAAACTGCTTAACAATATCCATGTCTTTATTAAGCATGTCTAGCTTATCAGTTAATTCAGAGATTTCATGATTCAACTTACTATTGGTTTCTGTTTCATTTTCCAAAATCTCTTTTAACCTATTGAATTTTTCTAATTCAAAACCAGGATGAAATTCGTGTTGACAATTAGGACATTGTACTTTTGCTTCGTTCTCTTTTTCTTTAAAAATATTCATCCTTTCGTTAATCTTAGTTAATCTAAATGCGGACTCGTTAAATAACTTTTTCTTTTCAGTAATTAACCCATCAACATCTTCAATCAACTGTCTAGACAATTCTGGAGATTGAATATTAAATAAAGACATTAAAGTCGTATCGATGCTATTTTGATTATCGATATAGGTTTTGTATTTAAACAAAGCATTTTCGATTTCAAGAATAGACTCATCATTTTTTACAATGAGTTTAATTTCTTGTTTTAATTCTTCTCGTTTATCCATGATTGCTTTAAACTCTTCTTGAGTAGAAAGTTTCATGTTAGATAATCGATTTTCTGTTTCTGTGTATTCATCTACACGAGAAGAATATTGTTGTTTTAAACGAACTAATCTTTCACCAATTTCTTCTTTACGTTTATTTAGATCTTCTAAAGTATCTTCAGTGACCCAACGTTTAGAAACCAATTGTTTAGACTTAGTTAAATCGCTATTGCTCTTATTGATCGTTTCAGTCTGACGATCGATTTTATCTTTTAAATTAAATTCGTATTGAGGATCGGAATATTCTTTTTTATACGGTGCAATCATCCTTAATTCATTAATCTTATTTTCTAAGACTAGAATATTATTCGGAATATCGGTTTGATCTTCTTCTTGATCATTTGTTAATGTAATGATCTGTTGGCGCATTCTTTTAATTGCACCCATCGCATCGCGCTGACGATCTTTTGCTTTACTGAATACTTTTAGACCATAAGAGTAATCCGTATCACAAAGCATTGTGAACCATTCTTTACGTTTAGCGGGAGTCATTAAAGTAAATCGATCTTTACCAGTAAGTAACATGTGGATTACTTTATTGTAATTAAAGTAATCTTGTACTAACTGATTTTGCATGGTTTGGGTACCACCTACATTTAATTCCTCACCAGTAGCTTCGATTACAAAAGAATGTTTATTGTCTTTAAAGTCAGAAGTCAATACGTAACGAACATTTTCTTTTTCTAAGATAATCTTCTTGTATCCATTTTTTGTAAAGTCAGCTTTATCTGCAGGTAGTGGAGATAAGTAATGCAGCAATGATGACTTACCACTACCGTTACTACCAATAATGGCAGTGATACTGGTTTCTGGTGTGATCTTTAAATTCTTAATCCCGCTTAATTCTAATCGGATTGCTCCTTCTAATTCTAAAGAAATGATTTTCATTTTTTATTGCCCTTCTATTTAATTATTCAGAAAATATGATTGTTCTTAAATATTATTTATTAGAGGAAACATTACGAGATGCAAAATTTAAATAACTTAATTCCTTATTCTCTTGGCTATGTTGCCGTGAATAAGGATCCTAATTCGGATATTATTACAGTATTGCCTACATCTGTATTCCCAATGGTGGATGGTGAAATTGTAGATTTGGTTGAAGATTACCAAAGTCGTTCTTTAGACTCGCATGGACGCGAGAGTGTTAATACTATTAAGACATCCAATACCATTACGGCTAAGTGGCTGTGTCGAGATCCCAATATAAAAACAGCACCTGATGTTCGTAGGGGTGCTGAAGTACAGATTTATCGTAAAGCCAATACAGATTATTTCTATTGGGAAACAACGACCAATACCGGTAACTACGAGAAACTAGAAGAAAAAGTATTTGGTTATTCTAATACTCGAGATGAAAATGTTAAATCTGGTCCTGATACGGACTGGACACAAGTTATCTCTACTCGTCGTAAACAAGTGGTATTAATCAACACAACTAAATCAGATGGTGAACGTTGGGCATACCACATGGGTATTGATGTTAAAGAAGGTATAGTTAGTATTAAAGATGATATTGGTAATGCTTTTACCATTGATTCTGGAAACAGTATTTTGAAAATGATTTCTTCAGAAGGTGCATTTATTGAAATCAATAAACGAAATATTAAAATTGATTGTGATAATTTTGAACTGAATGCCGAGAATAATATTTCTGAGAAATCAACACGCAAGAGAGGACAATATAGTGCTGGTTGGAATACTGAGACTCCTGTTCATAGTCAGCTTGGTAACTATAGCATTACAGGTGGCATTACTGGTTCACCTGGTGCTACAGGTGATGGTATTGAATTAGAAGGTATCATGCGTATTAGAGGTGACATGATTGTAAATGGTATTTCCTTTATTAATCACCGCCACCCAGAAACTAACTCTGGTAATACTCTTACTCCAGTATAAAAAAAACATAAAACAATACTCCTTAGGACGATTAGGTCCTAAGGAGTATTTTCGTTTATGCTACATTTGATAAATGAGAATGATTTTCCAACATCTTACCAATATCTTCTTTCATACTGGTTGGATTGTATCTTAACCAGAGAGGAGTCTTTGATAAGATCTCTTCGATCATTTCATTCTTCGCTTTTTCGGTCAGAACATATCGTCCGTTTTTAGACAATTCTGTCTCAATGTGCTTAAGTTCTTCGCCATTCCAAAAGGACTGGCTAAGTTCCATCCCCAAGCCGACTGCATGATCACGTTCACATACATTAAGTATTTTGTTAACGCGATGATATACATTGTTATCTAGGGCATTTACATTGAATAACTGACGGTAAAGAGACGATAAAAACAGAGTCCTTATCATTCTATCTGGTAAAAGATAGGTTAGAAAAGCAAACAGAGTTTTCATAATCCATAACCTTTTTATAGAAAAACATTAAAATAAAATTATCCGATCAGAATTTGGGATGAATAAACACCTCTCCAAATTCCATAATCTTTAGTTTGTAAACCGTTTTCTGTTTTCTTGTGTGTTTCTATAAAAACTGCGAAGGAGTAAAGATTACCGGAATGGTGCCACGACAGTAATTTGACAGATGGAAATTCACCTTCGATACTTTTTAATTGGTTTCTATTTAGTAAGTCAACCCCAGTAGTCAAGATGATCTTTCTTGTTACTGGATTCTCTTCACCAAATAATGCTTCTAATGCCAAAGATTTAAAATCCGTGCCAAATTCTTTCTTTAAACTTTTTCCAAGTATAACTTTCTCTTTCTGATCTCCTCTGAAGTCTTTACTTACAGAACACTCAAACGTATCATATAGAAGTTCTGTAATGTCTTGTTCTCTAATAGCAATGTGTTTACTACGATAGTTAACTAATTGCATATAGAGTGATTCGAAATTACTAAAATTACGAAGTGCAAGATATACAGGGTCATTGATATATGTTAGCATTTTCCCATCTACAGTTTCTAGATTGGGTGTTCCGAAGCTACGAGAAATCCATCGTTCTTTATGTTTCAATAAATTTGCATATGTCTTTGTGTCTGAGATTGTATTCATGTAAAGACAATACATCATTTCAGGATGAGCATAATGCTGAACAATCCATTTCTCTTGTACTTCTTCAATTAGGTTAATTATAGGGTCCCCACCCTCGACTACCACAACACCTACCTGCGCGTCGGCAATCATCTTGCCGGTGTAAATGTCGATTGGTATCATTACCTTTCGTTTGATAACAACCTCTTCTTTGGTTTTGCTATCAATAACGATTTGCCTTTCTAATTTTTTATCCTGTGTGATTTCACCAGGATTACCAATAAAGAATACATCTTTATTTTTACGAGGAGTGAATCCAAGATACATTCTTTTATTATTCAAGAAAGGATGGATCTTTTTTGGTTTTCTTTCTTCAGCCAAATCTTCAAATGTAATCTCCCGTTCATGGCGAGCATTGTCTTCACTTAAATAGAATAAGTTATTTGACAATGACGCCGCAATAGATGCCATTTCATCAGCAAATAAATTCGGGATAGATGATTGAGTACGATCGTCGTTCTTAGCATCACCATGCCCTTTAATCCATTTTGCTATGTATTTTAAACCTTGAGTATTAATCATGGTTTGTAAACGATGGAGTTCTTTGAGAATTTGGTTATTTGAAAGAGGAGTGCCTGTGTTTGGGTTACAGTAATCGAACTTATTTAGTTTATCTAAATTCGCAATCGCTTTTAACACATATTGAGAATCACTATAGATTAAAGCAATATCTGCTTTTGTTTCAATAATGATTTCAAATGCCCTTACCATTGCTTGTAGTTCGGCTGCATTGTTAGATTGGATATCAGGATAACCTTGTGCGTGTTCTTTAATTGACGTGACATTAACCAGATAAGTTTTATCTGATTTAACCATCTCAATAAAAGACTCTTTACTTTCCACGTTAGGAGGAAACGTTTCCGCATGGATATCTTTTGTCGCATATCCTTTTGTTGTTGGTTTGAGATTCCCAATAGGGAATTTGCGTTCAATTGGATTGGTATTGTATGTATACCAGTGTAGTCCTCGTCCATACGAACCAGGATTCTTTCTAAATGTGCCACCGTCGCAGTAAATGACTAATCCAGTATAATTCATTCTAATTGTCTTTCTTTAAACTAAGGGAATCTAATCATAGATTCCCCTAGCGAAAAGAAAATTGAATAAATTAGAATTTAGGATCTTTTTCAAATTCTATTTTAGGTGGTTTGATCTCGTCCTTATTCTTATCAGTTTCATGTGTGCATTCTGGGGGCTTACCATGAGTGATCGAATTAATAGAATTGATCAACTTTTGGTTTCCCTCTTCTAATGTTTTAATTTTCCCTTTTTGAAGGCTATAACGAGTTTTCAATTCCTCGAAAGCTTCGTAGTACAAATTGAAGCGATCAGTAATCTTAATGTTATAACCTAAAGAAAGCACCAATACAACGAAGAATAATAGTCGAGTTTTATGATGACGGATAGCTTGGCCTGGTTTTACTTCTTTACCAACAATCCATTCCCACAAAAAATCAATTATTGTTCTAAACATCTTGGTTTACCCCATTTTATATTTATATAATTTTAAAGGTGCTATAAATGGCAAGATCACTCAAGGCGTTTGCCACTCATTCGTTTTTTACATCGAATGAAAAGCTAGTTGTCCATACATTTGGCGAAATGTCTACTGAAAGTCGGACATACGAAAAAGATGTACAACTATATTCACACAATACAGACAAAAATATCGTATTAAATGTACTTAGTAGTATGGAGAATGATCGTGATGTGGAAATTAAATCTACTGACCGAGATTTGGCATTAGATGTTAGTAAACATATTTACGATTATACTCTAAAAGGTGCTCGTGAGATTTACGTAGATGAATTGAAACGTAATCTTTTAGATACTTTCTCTGCCCGTGCTCAAAAATTTGAATTAGGTGATGTCGTTACTGACTCTAGCTACTATTGTGTACAATGGGTTCGTTTCAAAGATCTTGATGATAATGAATTTTGGATCTGGTTCTCTGATCAATCATTCCGTTCAGAATACGATGAATACGAAATTGATGTTATTTTTCCTGTAGAGAATGTCGATGTATTCTTTTCCTCTCGAGTAGAGGTGGAGAAAGAACTGGCTAAACGTCCTGTAGATGTATTAACCAGAATTGCTAACTCTAAGAAAGCAAACTCTCCCGTTACCATCTTCCGACTAGATATTTTTAAATGGTATAATCCGGTTAAGTTTACACCAGAACTAGACACTAACTGGTATATCTTGATCTGGGGCGATGCTGGCGATACCATCGACGCGGTTAAAGATAAAATTCAATCAGAGATTCTGAAAAAATCCAAACACTCTCGTGAAGAATGGAAAAAAGTATTCCCTGATATCTTTAAACGTAATGAATTCATTATTGTTCCGCAATGGGATAACTTGTCTAATGAAAACAAAGTACGTGAACAAGCATCATTGTACTCTCCTTTCGTTACGCTGTCAACAGCTGTAGAGAAATATTGTAAGCCATTTATGGCTGATATGTCCGAAGCACATATCAAGGAAAATACACAAGCAGTATCTCTTTATTATCGTGCAGTAGCAGCATTGGTTTGTGGTTCTCCAGAAAACAAGGAAAATAAATTTAAGCTTCAAGAAGTTTTCCCTGACTTTATCGATGTTCCATCTACTTCTACTGACTTTGGTTATCAGTCTGCAAACACCCAAGCATTCTCTTTGAAGATTCAAGATATGCTTGCCGTTGCAGAAACCATGACCCCTACGTCTTCATTACCTCGAGAACGAATTACACTTGCTGGTGGTGAAATGATTAATGGTGAGAAAATCTTTACTCGTACTACTCGGAATAACAAACTATTCTTAGTGATGAAATATAAAGATGTTCATTACCTGATCGCTGCTAAACACAACTTCTTAAAGTAAGGAAATTATTAAATGGCTCTAAATAACCCAACAGTTGGTTCACGTGGTTTGTGGGAATTAAAGACTCCTTATCAGTCCTACTTACCTGTTAACACAACTTTAGAATGTACAGCAATCACTAATTATGGTCAGCTGTTCTCTATGGGTATTGATCCTTACCAGACTTATTATCAGAAATACAATATCTCTAAAGAAGACTACAAGAAACATTCTGACGAAGGTGGACGTATTATCTTCTTGAGAACAGATAGTGGACAGATATATTCTTTTCCATTACATTATTTAATATCTTATCCTATTGGTACAGGTGTTAATTATTGTTCTATTGGTATTGGTCTGAGGTTAGGAGCATTGCCTTTAAACACTAATGTAGAAGCATATATCCAAAAGGTTGAAGAACTGGCTGACTCTATGTTAGGTGTCAATGTGCAAGCTGAAACCATGGCATTGTCAGAAATCATGATTGTGGATAATGCATCTCATGTTCGTTTGGAAAAAGTTAGAAAACAACGAACAAAAGATCATCGAGCCACACTAGATCAACTTGATGAAGCTAATCGTGCCAAAAAAGTATTGAGTGATAAATTAGGTTTGGTAGAAAGAAAGACGATTGAATTAAGTAATCGTATTTTGGATCTTGAAACTTTATTGCGTAAAAACAATATAAATTTTGAAACACAATAAATTATACTCCTCTACCTTTACGGGTAGAGGAGTATAATTACTATATGTTATTTGTTAAGCTGGATCACAGCAATGATCATCACCAGTAGAAGATTCACCATCGTCTTCATCTTCTTCCACTACGATATCACCATCATCTTGAACTTTCTGAATAACTTTTTCTAATTGTTCTTCAGAAACAGCAGCTACGGATTCTTCACCTTGAGTCAATTCGATACGATCTTCAAGATCAGACAGTTCATCGATATAAACTTGAGCATCATCTACTGCTTTATTCATTTCATTGTTCACGTTGATTTGATGTGCTACAGCTTCTTGAATTTCAGCAGCTGGATCTTTAGGTACGATCCAATCAGGATTCAGTTCGCCATTCTTCACATACTCAGCCATGTAAGGGAATACAAAAGTATCCAAGAGTTCTAAGAACTCAGCAGAGTCACCAGTGTTACCCAAGGTAGTACGAACATCCAATGTATCTACAACTGGATCGCTATCCATACCCATTTTGTAAATGATGATAGACAATTCACGAGACAGAGTGTAGATTTGTTCTGTAATTGGTTTATTCACCAGCAATGCACGAAGTGTTCTTGCATCAAAACCCATGTCTCTCATTAAGTCTACGAAATCAATATTGTGTTTCTCACACAGACCACGGAAGTCACGCAGAATAAAGTTAGGGTCAGTAATCAGGGCTTCAAAAGACTTATCTGAAATACCGGTGTTATTACCTTCTGTTTCTACTGATTCAGTAGTTTCTTCTACAGGCAAATCTTTTACCAATTCTTGTTCTTGAGTCATTTTAATAATAATCCTTAATATTAAGGTTAGAAAAAGAGTAATGAAGCTAGGATCTAGAATAACTTCCTACCCATGAAAAACTATTTTTTAGAGGTTACAACTTCACCAGCCATCAACATCTCTTCTGCTTTAGAAGATTTAGCATATTTCTTTTTAATGGTTTTCTTATCCGCTTCTAACCAGAATGGATGATAAGTACCTAAAGCCATACGCATAATATCGATGGTGGACAATTCTAACTGATCATGATCTTCATCATCAGCACTCCAAAAGTATCGAGTATCTAAAATCATGTTCCAATCATAACCTTCCATTTTTACTTTTTCAAACAAAGTAGCTGGCGTTAATTCTAACAAACGATTATCGATACTACGAAGATGTGTAGACCAATATATAGACATTTGAAGCATGTCTGCACAAATTTGAATGGCACGAGCTAATTTACGATCCTCATCCATCAATGTACGAACAGTTGTTCGAGTTAATTTTTGCTCGGGATAAAGGATGCAAGATACATCTTTAAAATTACCTGTTTGAGTAATCTCACCATGCAAGCCATAATTACCATGAGTACGTAAGAAATGGAAATTGGTTAACTCTTCTAACACACCGTATTTTTGAGACACGACGATGTTTAAAGTATAACCAGAAGGACCTGTTTTACAACGCCATTGTTGAATTGACACTACGTTTAAGTCATCAACGTTATTGTCGTTGGCTGCATTCTTCAACGGATATTCCATGATGTTCTTATCAGCTTTATTGGCGAGTTTAGCTACTGCTTTAATACCCCACATACAAGTCGATAAGAAAGTAATGTTTTCAGGAACACCTTTCATCTTGCGACCATTATCTACGTGTTGTAATGGTTTATGTACAGGTGCGTATGGATCCATTTGTTTCAGTTCACCGTAGTGAACTGTACCAGTCAAATAGGTATTGGTGCCTACCAATAAGTCAGGTAATTCATCGATCATGTTTTTCTTGAACTTACCGGAGTTCATGGCAATCATGTTTTGTTTAGAATCACCAAGATCTGTTTTATCACGAAGTTCTTGTACTGCTTCTACTTCGAATTTTGAAAAAGAGTCTAATGTAACGAATGTAGGTAACATGATTTTCATCTGTTTACCATCCCGATCCAGTGCAGGGATCTCGATTTTAATAGATGCACCTTGTTTCTTTTTACCGTACATCCATTCTTTAGCCATCTTGAACCACTCGTCACCTTTATAAATAGATGACTCTGTAACAATCCAACGGCCAGTTTGGAACCAGTCTGCTTCTCTTAGTGATCCTACGATTCGTTTTAAACGAACTTCTAGACCAGGAATATATGCGTTGTTCTCGGTATCGTATTTCTGTCCTGAAGCATATCGGTGGATGCGAAATGCTGCTACTTCATTAACGTGATCTGCCAGAGCGGATTTATATGAGTTACCAGGACCAACAAAGATAACCGAGCCATTATGTCCACCATTTGTGATATAACGTCCATGTACTGCTTTAACAGGTGATCCTGTAGGGATATCCATTAGACAACCTACGTTGATATTTGTACGCAAGTAAGGCGATTGCTTCGCAGGCATTTGGTAGAATCCAGTAATCATTTTTAATATTACCTCGGGTATAAATTGGGTTTAAGTTGATATTTGTTCAAACTATATCTGTTATTAAAAGATTTAGTCTATTAGAATTCATAAAAGGAAATATAAATTTATGTCTATTCAAAATAAATTCTCATTTCAATCTAAATGGGATGTATCATTGTCTGTTTCTGCCGAGCAACTTCGTGAGAATATCGAACAGCTAAAAGCTTTAGAAGTTTCTAGCGAAGGTGTTATGGATATTGTTAGTGATTTCTTTGATCGTGCTTTTAACACCCTTCGTCTTGCCAGTCAATCTATTTTTGGCGATGATAAGAAAACACTGCATTTAGATACTGGTCGTCTTAATCGTTTGGATAAAACTAAGATGAGTCGTAGTTATGCATCCATGATGGATCAAGATGTTTCTATCCCACCTGGTATGTGTGTTGATTACGATACCTATACCAAACAAATGTTTAATGTTACTAAAGCATTGAAAGATGTGATCAGTCAAGTTGTGCAACTACGTATTGATATCGGTCGTGTTATTTCTAACGATAAAGGTCTGACTGATTCTACTTTGTTCTCTGATCTTAGCTATATTCGTCAGGCCGATGTTATTGCTAAAGAATTAAAACAACTGTCTGCTATGCGTAAGCCAGATGACTTTAATGCTAAAGCTAAATACGGTGATGTATTTAATTCAGGTATCGATATTTGGGCAGTCGTTAAAACAGCTGAAAATTCTAATGATTTGATCAATACAATCGATCGTAAGAAATTGCAAATGGAGATTGATTCCACTGTGCAATATATTCAAGACCTACATAGCAAATCATCTGAAGGTTATTCTAAACCATTGATTGCTAAAATTGGTAATGCGGTTACACGAGTAGCTGAAATCGTAGAAGCTTTCTCTGTAACGGTTTATAGTGCTGAGGTACTCTGCACTGCTTTGAATAATGCTATTGCTGAAGCAGAAGCATTTTCTAAATAATAAGAATATACTCCTCTACCTTTTGTGGGTAGAGGAGTATTTCTTTATTCTGTTTCTTCTTTATCTTCAGTTGTTCCTACTTTTGCTCTTAAGGTAGACATGATTTCATCTTGAGATACGATTACTGTACCGGTTACTAATTCTTCATCTCGAATTTCTCTACTTGCACTAGGCAGTTCGAAAACACGACCTGATGGTTGGTAGTCTGGTCGATGAGGAATACTGTCCTCTTTCATTCTTTCAGAACGAGTACGTTCATTACGTGATAATGCTTCCGCTACAATAGCTGCAGCCAGTGCCGCATTAGAAGTATTGGCTTCTTCACCAGTTTGAATACGAGCTTGAGCAATGATTACTTTATCGGTAGACTCCATTGCTTTCAATACCAAAGATGCTGCTTCTGGATCATTAGCAATCGCTCTTAAGTCAGTAGTCATTAAACGAACCAATGATTGGCGTATTTTAATATTCTCATCCAAGATACCTTGTTTGTCATGTTTAGATGTCTCGCCTCGAATTTCAAAATTACTTAATTGAGGGCTAACAACCTCTCTAGGTTTATCTAGATTAGTATCGGGCATCATTTCATCAGAATTCATTTTATACTCCTTTAAATTTAAAAATTAATATTCATAATGCTTATCATTTAAATAAAATTCAGATCTATATTATTAACGTGTAATAGGATTTTAAATATAATCTTAATTTAACTTTTCAACAACTTTGTATAGGAGGTAAGAACATGAAAACCAAACGTTACGAATTCACAGGTGTGACAATCGAATACCATGGCAAAACCCTGCACCAGATCCGTGCTTTAGTCAACATTAATTTGTTGACTGATGCTGGATGTATTGGTGGGTACATCGAGTCAGAGGCTAACCTGCCTCAAGATGGCACCGGATGGGTAAGCGGTACAGCGAAAGTGTTTGACAATGCCGTAGTATTGTCAGGTACTGTTGCTGGCGATGCGAAGGTTTACGGAAATGCCGTGATACGTGGTAAATATGTGGGTGACAAAGCCCATGTATTCGGTAACGCTAAAGTTACCGCCCATGGTCAGGTCTACGGTCGAGCCAAGGTATATGGCGATGCATACATCTTGGGAACTGCTCAAGTGTTCGACCGTGCTGAAGTGTTTGGGTGCGCCAAAGTGGGTAAGAATGCTCATGTATACGAGTTTTCCAAAGTATCGGGTAACGCCGATGTACTGGGTACTGTTCGTATACATGGGTCAAGCATTGTAACCGACCATGCTGTTGTGCATGGTGATGCGGACGTAGCAGGAAGTGTCCGTATTGATGGTTATGCATCGATCTGCTTTGAGGTGTCTTCTCCAGAAGACTTTGTGGTCTACAAAAATATTCTTCGTAACGAAGAATACTTTAGTAGCTCTACAAAGCGAGATATCTGGAGTATCGGACGCATTTCCAAGAAAGCCTCAGAAATCGAAAAGTACTTCTCACATCGCAATGAGAAGGAACAAAAGTATATCATGAAAGTGGTCGGAACACATAAGAAAATGTTCCGGCTTTAAACGAAAAGCTCCGCGTTCCTGTCGGGAGGGGCGCGGAGCGATCGTTTTCGTGGTATACTTTTTTTGGTAAATATTATTATATGTTTAGGAAGTATCAATAGCAGAGGCGACCTAGACATCTTCTTCTAATCTAACTGTAGTAAAGGACTATATCATGCTAAGTCAATTAGTGAGATTTTTCCATTTTAAAGAAAGATCTTACGATAAGAAAGTAGCTGAGAAAACGCTTAAGAATAACGAGATAATGGCTCGTTTTAAAGACTTAAGCAAGTTGCCTAGCACTTCGGATAAAATCGCAGCTATTCATGATTTCATGCTCTATCTCGAGGATACTCGTAATAAAGTAGAGAAAATGATGGACAGCGATTTCAAAAAGATCCCGTATGAAATAGGTACGGATTTGAAAATAGAATGTTATGGTATTATTACTAGCGACAATGGTTATCTGGATATCAGATCGCTTTGTGAGTTAAATAAATACCTAGCCACTAAAAGATACGAATATTACAAAGATATCGTGATCTGTCGTATTACTCGTTCTTATACAAATCCAAGATCCTATTTCTTCAATCGCAATACTGGCCCATCTGATTATCTTGACTTTTACGAATATTTAAAGTCAATTCATGATTTACTGGCAAGGCTTGTGAAGATACCGGAATTCGAAGTGTATATCAGTAGTTACAAAGATGTATTCTTAATCTGTATCTACAACTTAATAATCATTGAGAAGATCTTCGATTACATCCGAAACACTGATAAAAAAGAGGCTATGAAAAATGACTACTAACAAGGAAATTACCTTACAAGGTTTCAGACGTATTACCGATACTGAAAATGGTTCTGTCCAAGACGTATCGAATACCTGGGGTGGTGTACTATCCCTATTACTTCGTAAAATCATTAAAGATAATTACGATGGTAAAGGTGTAGAAGGCTGTCCACAAATGGAAGACGAATCGTTGATCTATTCTCAAATGACTGAAATCATTGAGGACGCATTACGAGTCTATTCCGGTAATACGCTTGATCAAAACAAAATTACAGCCGAAAAGGCTAGGCTTCTTAAAGAGCTATCTCGTGAAACGATCAGTATTAAATATCTAGGTGAGTTATTCCATATCCTTGATTTACCATGGGTAGACATCACCATCACAATGCAAAGAAAATCGGGAACGATTAAATCTTATACTGCACATGTTGGTGGTGTTGGTTTAACTCAATACGAGCGACCTATCCGTGATGAAAATCTGATCGAGCAACAAAAACTGCATGAAAACAGTGTAGAAATTAACCACGAACTTTACTCTTTAGGAAAGCAAGTTCGGAAAGGAAATGACGATGACTGAACACGATGAATTGGATCTGTCTGTAGAAACCACTCTGGATCTCAGCAATGTAGATCCAAGTAAAGACGGTATCGACCACATCCGTATCAACTTAAACGATACTGCTACCATTCTTGGTGAGCGATTATTTATTGACCATACTCGCGTATTCTACCATCCTCGATATGGTAGTTTTATTTCTGTAGCTTCAGCTATTAATTGGTTTAAGCTTAAATATAAAGACGACAATGTACGGTCATTATACGGTGCTCGTTTACGCGAATACGTGAATGAACAAATTGAATCAGGTAAGAATGAATTCCAAACCAAATTCGTTACAGATGAAGTAATGGAGTCTTTCTTGATCTATTCAATTATGTCTAAACCAGATCTATTGGAAATGGTCATGAGTAATAAACTTCCTTATGTTGCATATTACTTTGATTCCGATAATAACTTCAAGATGCGTGATAAACAAATGACACGTATCCTGAATAATATCAAACCTAAACTGGTTGATATCAACAACTAAATAAAGATTACGCTCTCTAGAGGTCTATCCTCTAGAGAGTAGTAGTCTAGACGTATGATTTAGAATACTTCTTTTTTTTTTGATTAAAGGTTTGAATAAATGGCTACAAATAGTAAAAAGGTAAAGAGAAAACCGACACCTCCTAAAAAAGCCAGTAAAGGTAAAAATGATGCCTCTACTAGTAAAGGTGCGGCTAACGATAAAAAGAATAAAAACACCACGGTATATAACTCCTCCCAAGATAATAGTTTAGCAACTAAAGATGCTTATTCAGTAGATTTTAATCAAGGTACTTTAAACAGTCTCTATAAGTTTGCTAATACGCTTAACTTAGATTTAAATAAATTAAGTGAGAAGCTTAGGGGTGGTAAAGATATGCTGAAACAAGTTTCAGGATATCTAAAACAAGCTAATGAAATTAAAAATAGCATCAAAGAAAGAAAATTCTTAGATGCTATTGGTGGTCTAGCTCCTGGTGCTAAAGCAGCTTTGGCTAATGCTGGTATTGATGTTAAGAAGGTCGATAGTATTATCGAAGGTGCTAAGTTAGCAATCAAGGTTGGTGAAGATGTTAAGAAAATCAAGAATGGTGACTTATCTGTTCTGAATGGTTTGAATGACTTAACACGCCACATTACAGGATACGAGTTAATTAACGTACAAGACGTAATGGCTGTAAAAGAAGCTGCTACTGAAGTAATGAAAGAGTTCTCTAGTTTAGGTCTAGAGATCGGTGCTGAATTCAAGAAACTTGTACAGTCCGAAAAACATGGTTGGAATATTGCTACAGACGTTACCAGTGAGATCATTCACGATTTATCTAACAATGGCGACTACAACACCATGTTCTATGCGATCGAGTTATCTGATCCACAGAGAATGGAACAGATCTCTGGTAAAGTAGTAGAAAAGATGATTTCTGAATTTAGTTTTAATGCAGTCTTCAATAAAGAAAAAGATAGAAATGTTATCTTCGACGAATTGATGAAAGTGATTTATGCTTTCCGAGGAGGCGAAGTATTATGGATTGATCGTCCTGGTATGCGTAAGATATTTAACTTAAAAATATTCTTAAATGCTTCTAACGATTTTAAAACCTTAATTAAAACAGTTTTATCGACTCGTTATTACTTAAATCCTGAGGACGTTACCAATAAAGTAGCATCAAGGAAAAGTTTGATCCGATACGATTATAGCAATAAGACAAATGAAGTACTTATGTTATTAAGTAATGTATTTACAAAAACCAAAACTGACTTCAGTTTTGAGTTTACACGAGATCATTCTGAATTCATTATTAATGGTATTCAGAGAACAGATCAATTAGTATCGCCTTCTGATTTTAAAGCAAATATTTTAGCAAAATAAATATCAAATACTCCTACTCCTTTTTACGGGAGTAGGAGTATAAGATATATTATCGTCCAGCACGATATGGGAATACCAATGCAGACAACATAGAACCTACTGCTGTTTCTGACAAGTAAGAACCCATAGCAGGAGTAGAGAATGCGGATGCCACATCCAGTCGTTTCTGTTGAATACGTCTACGAAGTTTTGCACCAATATAGTATTGCTCATTCAAAGACACACCAGTCAATACGGCTAACCAGTCCATCAATTGGTTGTCATCATCAAATAAACCACGTGATAATTGTGTTGCGATTGTACCCAGTCCAGAGGTTTCTTCACTAGTCAATAATACAGAACCTAATAATGTCAAGATGTTCTCTGTAAAGCTAAACTTCTCAGACAAAGGCATGGAGACATGTTCTTCCATAGCCGCTAATGTAAAACTTACGGTACATGACATCAATAAACCTTCTGGAGTGAAGCCTACCGTACCATCACCACGAGTAATGGTTACGGAATCGATTGCAGCAAATCGAGACTGCATACGACCACGGTCGTAGAATTCACAATAGAATGGTGCCGAGTATGCATGTTTACCAACTGATTGAGACATTGCACCTGCTAAGAAACAAGCTAACGGCATGTAGATGTCTTGAAGAGCAGCACGTCGATTAGCATATCTAGATGTAAGAGTGAATGAATAAGAAGCTTTTGGTAAAGTTACTTCTGAAGATTCCCAATACTTGGGCATAGTCACCATACCACCACCACCAGCAATCAGAAGACCTTCCAAACCAATACCTGTTACCACACCTTCAGCAAGAGATTTTAGACCACCTACAATAGACTCCATGACGTTCATTATAGCATTATCGCCTAAGTTACCACCTGCTAAGTTAAAGTAAGTAGAACGAGCAGAAGCGGCAGTGGAGTTAATCTTCTCTGCCAATTCAGAAGCACGATAGCTATTACTGAATGATTCAGAAACAGGGCCTGTATCATCTACACGGAAAGATATAAATGCCGAACCTTCTTCCATTTCTGTTTTAAAATATTCTAACAGACTTGGTGCTGACAATTCATCGCCTGCTGGTGAGTCAGCAGAGTCATTAGATACTCCGGTCGGATTACCTTGAGGTTGTTGTGCTGGTGGAGGAGGTGGAGGAGCTTCAACGTTACCTTGTTCATTAATCGTTGCTTGGTTTTGTGCTTCTTGTTCGGCTTGATGGCTTAAACCAATACCTACCCCACCACCCAATACACCACCGACAGAACTATCAGGATTATAGATAGATGCGTTTTTCCATAAAGCATATAACTGAGATAATGTTTTACCTGCTTTGCCTTTAGGTCCTCGATACATCTCTTCAAGAATAGGCATAATGTCAGATCTCTCTTTACCCAATGCCTTTTCAATAATCTCACGACGTCTAATCGCTAAGCGCTGACCACGGTTAGCTACAGCAATAATATCCAGATGTACACCTGGTTGACCCAGTGCATTTTTCTGAATACTATTCTGACCGTATAAGTCTGGGAATGTCTTGGCCGCAATTTCTCGTTCAAATTGGTCTGGAGTATATCGACTTAATGTTTCTTCTTCAGACAAACCTTTTTCATTAGCCAGTACTTCATCCCATGGTACAGTGTTACCGGCTAACTTTAAGTTAACCATGAAGTGGTTAAGTAATGTTTGAGCCGCAGCCCAATATTGAGTCATGCCTGGTTTTAAATAAGCGTATCGTGAAGTAGGCTTACGAGTAAGGTAGTGTACTGCTTGACCAAGCATAGACATTGCCAACAAAGGCCATGCAATTAATGACACACCAAAACCAATAATCCTACCAATTTGGAAAATAACTTCATGCACCCTACCTTTATTTACTAATGCTGCGGCACCAGGGTGGTACATGTTAAATAAGAATCCTAAGAAGGAAGTAAATGCCATTGTACCAAAACGGAAAGTGACTACTCGGTAGTTGTCATCAAATGTTTCCGAGAAGTACGCACCCATACCGTCAGCATTATTTCTAATCAGTACAGGGTTAGTAATCGGGTCAGTCCAGGCAGTTGGTTGCGGTAACGGATTAATAACAATAGATCCACCCATTGCTGTATCGTTAAATTTATAATCACTGCTAGCCCAGTTGCGTTCATCTATAGATAAACCATCTATCTTGTCTTGACCTACGACAAATAACTCCCTTACCCAATCTTTATCGGTAAATTTATTTGTTGCATTTTTCATGGATAAGTTCCTCAATAATTGCTAAATACATAAATGTTAGAATTCACAAATCATAACAAATATCCCCAGACACTAGGGATTCCTAGTGTCCGGAGTATTCGTTACTTTATTTAGCCATGCTAACTATGGGTTTTCTAACAGCTGCTGGATTCTTTAAATCCGATGAACCATTAATGGATTCTCTAAAACTTACCCTTTCTTTAGGGGTAAAACTATTATCTTCTTTACCAGGTTTAGATTTCTCTTTTCTAATAGTACTTAAGATATCAGTTAACAGTTTGGTTTGTTCTTTCGCTTCTTTGAGGATCTCATTAGAAACTGAGAGCAAATCATTCTTAATTGCTTTAGATTGTTCAACAGATGCTTTAGTTGACTCTTTCAAGTTGTTCTTATCGGTAGTAGCTACCACTGCTCGTTTAGCCTTATCTAAAGCCATACTTAACAGAGTAGTACCTTGAGTTTCTTTTTGCATCTCTTCACGTTTAAGTTCAGTAGATGCTAAAGCTGTTTTAACCATTGTGGCATCAATATTACCGACACCCAATAGTTTTCGAATAGAAGCTTGAAGTCTTCCTAGTGCATCATTAGGTTCACTGTTTTCTGGATTAAATACATTACCGTACTTAGAAACATCTTTTAAGATATCTCTAGTAATGGTAATATTAGAATCCGTACTAATGGTATTAGGATCTACATAGACATTGCCTACTTTGATTTTAGACTTACCATCTGTTTTATCAGATACCGTAGTGCTAGTATCGTAGTTATACATGTTAGCCGCAGCTTCTGGTGTGGTGTAACTATACAATTTAGATGCTTGGGAAACCCCATCTTTTGTATAACCGAGTTTAGCAAGAATTTTACCTTTCTCGATTTGTTCTTTAGTTACTTTACCATTTACAGTACTACCACGGAATGTTCTATTTTGACCAATAGCATTATTCATGCCACTGTTATAAGTAGAACCCACAGTACTAGCAAAACCACCACGAGATGACATGTCGTCAACCGCAGTACCACCATTCATGTAGTTGCCGTCACGATAAACTTTAACTACATAGCCAGCGGTGTTTCTATCGCGATAAGGGCATGGAGAATGACAAGGGATATCTGCCCACCATACACTACCATTAAATACAGAAACGTGACCATATTTACGACCACCACTACTAGCGGCTCTAGGGTTAGGGTAACATACCGCGATATCACCAACCTGATAAGATTGTCCAGTTACTTCTTTCCAACCTAAGTTAAGAAGTTTCTGGCCATAAGAGTAAGCATGTCCATTACCACGAGCAGTTTTAATATAACCTGCATTATACAGGCCTAAACCTACTGTAGCGGCACAGTTACCACCTTTTTTCTTACCAAGAATAGAGTGAGCAATAGAACCATTTTTAGTACACCATGCGGCCACCATACCTGGTTTAGTTTTAGCATTAACTTTAGTACCAGTATTTTGTCTAGATGAAGTATCGTAATTATAATCAATTTGTTCAGGATTATTTTTCATCATGTAAGCATGTGCTTCATTATTGATTTTAAGAAGCGCTTGCTTACGTTGAACATCAGTAAGACTCTTGTTGTTCATGACATATTGTCGTGCCTGACCAAAAGAATTCATCTTATCACGATATTCTTTAGACGGAGCTGCAGTACTATTATTAAGGGCTTGTTGAGATTTATTCCAATCTTCTCTAGTATTTACCCCTGCTGGAGTACCACTAGATGCCGTACCAGTAGGTTTTATCACAACTGGTCTCATCGGGTCTATCTTACGACCTTTGATAATAGCCGCTAAAGAATTGGCATAATTTGGATCGGTAGCATAACCACCTCTTTGAAGTGCTTGTGCGGCCTCAAAAGGTGTTCTGGCTGCAAAATAACCACTGTTAGTATAACGTTTATTTTGTTTAGTGAAAGCTACACGAGCCGCAATACCTTCTTCTAAAGAATTATAATCGGCAAATCTGTCGTTTATATAAACCGTTCTACCATTTAATACTTCTCTTGTTCTCCTAACCGTTCCAGGTTGACCTGGTTTGGCTTTGATACCGAAGAAGTTATTTTTACCTGATTCTTTAGCACCCCATCCAGATTCAACAGCCCATTGAGCTGCCACTACAGCTGGATGTGGATCACCGGCATTGGCTGCCGCCTGCATGACTTTCTTAAATTTCTCGTCATTACTACCAGTAAGATTACCTACAACACGATTATAACCAGATTCAATTTCTTGAGCCACATCTCCAGCATAGCCAGCGATATTATTACCTACTTCAGAAATCTTATCTTTAACACTATCTGGCAACATCTTATCAAGAAGATTTTTCATCATCCCTACAGGAGTTAAGTTGAACAATGTTTTGTTCATTTCTTTAATTCTGTCACCGAATGATTTAGATTCATTAGCTGCTTCTTCTGCTTTTACTTTAGCATCAGACTGACCTTTAGAATCTACTTCTTTCTTAAGCTTATCTACATCGCCATCAACACTGGATCTATTAGTATTCAGTGTCGTACCAAACGGACTTAAACTAAATGACCAGATCGTTGTTTTCACACCATCAATTTCAACAGGCACATTTACAATATCATTCACGATCAACATTTTAATTGCTGGTCGTGCTTTTACTACTGCATTAATATCTGTCGTATTAAGGTGCTTATTCATTGCGGTAACTAAGTTGACAAAGACTGGTAAGAAACGATATTTTAAGTATTTACCTAAAATCTCCATACCAGATTCATCATTCTCTTTAATACCGAATAATGTATAAGTCTCTTTGATCAAGTCAACAACATCACCACTATAAGAAGCTGCTTTACCGCTCCAACTAATATTTTCACCAGCTGCTTTTTCCAGTTGATTTAAAATAGAAATTCGAGTAGTATCACTTAGGTTAGATAAACCATACGCCTTATACTTAACAGATAAGAATGGGTCGTATTTACCATCTGCACCTACAGCGGTATCTCCATTAGTAGCCGTAATGTCACTCTTAATGTCTAGAGCTGATTTAATACCATTCCAAATCATGCCCATTGGAGTGTAAGACATTAACTTACTACTCATTACGGTATCCAAGCCATTAAATACTTTTTTACCTACCCACTTAGCTGCATTGTAAGTTCCTTCAGCTACACTAGCCGCTAGTCTAAACGGAGCAGTAGCTACTTTCCAAACAGCAGAAGCAGTTTTCTTTAATAAACCAGGATTATTTAAAGATTCGCCTTTGTTAAGCTTCTCTAAAACTTTCTCGATAAATACTGCAGCATCTGCACCAGTACATGCTAAAATTTGCATGTCTTTAAATGGTGCGTGCATTTCAGAATATTCACCTGGATTAGGTTTAATGGCATTTAAGTATTTACGGGCTTCTTCACCTTCCAAATCGTAAGTATCTTGGATATCGTATTTTGGATTAATCGATTTCAAAGCACTAACAGATTTAGTAAATGCTGGGATGAATCGTTTATTAAACCAATTTACCCAACGTTGAGACTGAAGCGCATCTTCTTTATCAAAACCAAAGATATCGTAAGTATCGTCTGGATCTACTTTTGTTTTATCAATAGTAATTCCATTAGGACCAGTCACTACCGCATCCATGACAATACGTTCAAATTTCAGAATTTTAGAAGACCAAGAATCATCTTTATCATGATCGAAACCATAAAGCATCAGACGAGCTTTTTCTAAATCACCTACTTTAGAACCTTTGTACATGTCGTATAGTTTACGAGCACCTTTATAGATGCCATAACCTGCTAATGCCACGCCACCGGCAGCAAGTGCCCATGGTAACGCCGCAGCTAACAAGCCACCAGCCATACCTAGTCCGGAACCAATAGCAGAAAGTGTGCTACCGACACCGAAGATACCTGCAGATGCCATGCCTAGGTCTAAAGCAGCCATACCGTAGTTACCATCCATAAGGTTTTGAACCCCAGAGTAACCTGCATACAAACCACCTACTACTGGAAGTGCTTTACCAGCAAATGACAAAGCTTTGCCACCTGCGCTTAATGCCATCTGACCACCAGCCATTGCCACACTGCCAACTTTACTAGCTGCTGAGCCAACCTTAGCTGCGTACGGAGATGCAAAATCTTTAACTGCACCTGCTGTGCTAGCCATAGCTGTTGTACCGGCCGCCATGACATTACGTCCGCCAGCCATCATTGCATTCTTGGCATTAAGAAGACTCTTACCTGCTTTAGATCGTCTAAACTTCTGACTCATGGCTTGGCGCATTTTAGCAGCTCGTGATTTTGGTTTACGAGAAGATCCTTTACCACCTTTCTTAGAGCCTTTTTCATCTCCGTCAGGAAGATCACTGGCGTCAACATCTACACCGCCATCTCGACCACCACCACCTAATAAACCACCTAAACCTAAAGCGCCTAAAAGTTTAGCAGCGACACCTTGAGTTAAGCCTTCGATGATATTATCGAAAATACCATCTTCTTCTTTTTCCTCTTCTTTAGACTTCTTGCCATTTTTACCTCTGATCGCATCACCGATCATGTTGGCTAAGTTTTTGTCTCGTTTGGCTAAGGCTTTCTCTTCAGCTTCTCTTAATTTAGCAAGTCTATTTCTTTGTTTAATGTCGGCAATACCATTTTCTCGGTCACCATCTCCGTCTCTATCACCAAATACTCCGGAACTAGGCACTGGAATACGTTGATCCAATAAAGAATGGATTGCGAATAAGTATTGGTTTGTTTCATTAGAAATAGACAGTCCTGCAAATAAAGCATCAGAAGGATCTTTAATCTTGCCTGTTAACTTATCGTAGATGGATGTATAAGCACCACCCATGATACGTAAACCTTTAGCAGCACCTTTAGCGGATAATCCAAGAATGCTCTTAGCGGATCGATAAGCAGCCGCACCCATTCTGACACCCATGCGGATACCAGCAATACCTAACTTAATAGAACCTTTGGCAGCATCGATGCCTAAACCAACACCTTTAGCAATTAACCATTGTTTCGTACCTGAGAAGTTACGATAGTGGTCGGTAAACTCTTTACCAAATCTATCTACCAGACCTAAACGAAGATCTTCACGAGTCAAGACTTCGTTACCGTCAGCATCCACTACTGGACCTGATACGTCAGCAATATCGACAATAGGATTACCTGTTTCTTTATCGAAGTATTTGCCTGCACGAATATCTTTAGCGTAAAGAATAGGTGTTTCAGGATGGCCTTTTACGTAGATATCTTTTAACTGCATTCTCAGTTTACGACGAAGAACACCATGAGTCGCTAAAACGCCAGCCTTAACAATCTTAGCAGGAAGCGTAAGACCAGCATAACCCCATGAGCCTAATTTAGTGGATATACCAATGGTACGATCTTTAAACCAGTTAAATGTCTTAACAAGTTTATAAGTACCAGAGTCTTTTACATAACCTTTCTTAAAGTCATCGTAACTACAAACAACATTACCTTCAACATCGTAGACATCGGACTTAATATCGACAAACTGGGTAATTGGATTACCTTGTTCGTCGTAGTAATTACCTTTCTTCATCTCACGTGCTTTTAAGATCGGCTCTTTGTGTCCTTTTAGATAAACGTCAAGAACTTTTCCTTTGGCATTATCAGCAATATCTATTGCTCGTTTAGATGTAGTTTTGGTTTGACCTTTTAAAGATTTAAGAAGGTCACCACCCATGTCCAGACCTAAGCCAGTCAGTGAAGTAGCGCCAGACAAACCAAATTTAAGACCTTTACCAGTTATGTTACCCATGGCTTTAGTCAGAGCCATACCCATGGTTGCTGTAGATGAAGCAGCCCAACCACCAAATTCCCAAATACGTTGTGCGATGTGTTTTTGCTGATTAGGGAATTGGAAAGAACGTTTACGAGCAAATAAATTCTTTACTCGTTGCATGAATCGTGGTCTCAATTCAGGAGGTAAATTTTCACCAGTCGCAAACTGATTAACGGCCATTAATTGCAAGTTCTCTAATTTAAGAGACATCTCCATTAACAGGTCGTTTGTTGTTGCTGTGTTTCTAGCAATAGAATTGAAATACACATCTTGCAAAGTAGATGGTTTAGGCAAATTAAGATTTTTTGTAAAACCGGCTAAGTCAGAAACTGCATTACCTAAGAAGTCTTTAATCTTAGAACCAGTTTCTCTTGCTTTGCCTTTAATATCATCTTGGATCTTACCTTCTTCCCAGTCTTCTTTAAACTGGTCTCGGCGTTTCTTCCACTCGTCTTTAAAGTCACCAAATCGTTTTTCTGTTTTACCTTTTTGTTTCTCGTATTCTGCTAAAAGTTTTTGGAAATGCTTAGATCTAGATAACTTACCTTTAGCACCAACGTAGAAAGTATCTCTAATGTCTTCCATTGTCAGGACGACATTACCTTCTTCGTCAAATACGGTTGACTTAATATCGTTAATGCTTTTAATTACTTTACCTTCGGCATCTCGATATTTACCTTCGATAAAACCACGAGCGGTCATGATTGGTTCATCAAAGTTCTTATGGAATAAATCCTGAACCTCTAAACCTTTAGATCGTAATCTATCAATAGTCGATGCGGTTTTCTTATCGAGTTTTCTTCTGGCTAATTTAGCTTTAATACGATATTCACGTGCCTTACCTTTAATAGTGTCACCAAGTTCACCATCCCATTTTTCATGGAATTTCTCACTGACTTTATCGTAGGATTTCTTAGAAACTTTCTTAACCCAATCGTATGCTTTTGAAACACCACTGCTGATGTCGCTACCAATACCACCTGTTTGTGGAATGTAACCAGAAGCGGCAGATAAAGTTTCATTTAAAGAAGATAATTGGTGTGAAATGATTTCTAAATAAGGAGTATCGCTAGAATCAGCTAAGTAGCTTGCTAGACCTTGTGTTTGAGATACGTGGTCTTGTGGTCTATTTGGAGTAATGCCAGGAATAATGGTACGGCCACCTACTTGATAAGGATCAAGATCATTAGATGGACTAGGTTTAGCACCTTTACGATTTTTGATCTTACTCTTACTGGATCTATTTTGTTTCAACCCACCAACAACATCATCCAAACCGAATGATTCATCAAGGCTATCCAGACTATCAATGTTTCGAGTAAGTTCAACTAACTTATCTACATTAACAGTACCACCAGCATCAATCAAACCAATCTCTCTAAGCTTACCACCGTATCCTGCATTGACAATTGCTTGTAATGTATTCTCCGGAATACTAAAGCTTTTCAGTGTTGATTTAGCATTGCTGCCTAAAGAACCAATACGATCTGTTTCGTAACCAAACAAACCACGAGCACGATCCAGTGCTGATGATTTCTTATCTTCACGAGATACTTTACGATATCTTGCTGCTAAGATTTTAGCTTTCTCTTCACCAATCGCATCTTTAAATGAATTTGGATTGGTTAAGAATCTAGCATCAATGGTTTTATTTTCAGAAGCAGCAGTAATTAATACATTGCCTACGGCCAACATGTCTTCTCTAGTAAAACCATCTAGCATTTCTTTTTCGCCAGTAAGTTTATTGGTTGTAAACATACCTGCGGTAGAAAATGCATTATTACCAAGACTATTAATTAAATTAACATTCGCTTTACCAACAGCAGATTTAACAATATCTTTAGTCAACGATGTAGAACTAGTGAACTTATTAGAACGATAGTTGTATTCTAATAGTGGAACATCTTGTCCAGTACGGATAATGGTTAACTCTCTTAAGATTCGAGCAAGATATCCTGGAATTACTACACGTTGAGCTTTAGAAACTAATTGCTCTCGTCCTAATTGATCACCGTAATTTTCGTAACCTTCGATATCTAAAGAAGTCGTGGATTTCTTATTAACCGATTGATAAACCAGTTGTTGGAAGAAGTCAACGATTGGATCAGTGAATTCACCACTCTTATCTAACTTACGACCAAACTCTCTTACTTTACCACCAGTAAATGATTTAAGTACGTTTTCACCTAAGTTATCATTAAATGATTTTAAGCGAGATGCATTCTTGTATACCTTTTTACCAAACTTAGTTTTGTTTGACATTTGAAGCATTTTCTTGCCTAAGAAGCCAAACAGAGTAGGCGCTACAGAAGCAGTGGCAGAATGTAACGCATCTCGACCCAATGGGTCATCGTCCACAATAGCACTAATGCCTTGCTCTACCATTGGATCTAACAAATCCATAAAATCATTTACACTACCAATGGCTGATTTTGTCGCACCTAATAAGTTGTTGGTGAAATTAGTAATGAAATCACCATTACCGAAGATAGTCTTATGGACGCCTTCGAAAGCTTTTGAGCGAATCATTTGCTTGGCAGCTTCTGAAGTACGCATCTTAACAAACTCTGGAAGACCAGTGTTTAATTTGATTTCATTTAAAGTCTGAATTAATGCTTCGGATGTTTTGGTTTGGGTATTATAAATATCGCTCAATAAGTGATATTTACGTAATTGTAATTCTATCGATTTACGATAGTAGTTATACGTATTCTTATTTTGGAAAGATACAGTATTTCTTAATGATGCATCAATAGAAGACAATACACCAATTTGCCCTTGGAAACGAACTGTTTCTACCGCATCTTTAGCGTCTCGTTTAACTTCTTCTAGTTTTGCTCTTTTCTCAGCAATTCTATTCTGAACAGAGAACAACTCACCAAGAGAAGACTGAATACTGTCTTCACGTTGTTTTTCTTTATCTACATTATTCTGACCGTAGTCATCACTACCATCAAAATCTTCTTTACCCCAGTTATTCAACTTATCGGTTAATGATTTTAAACCAATCATGTCACCTACTGGAGCTAATTGCCTCAGGTAAGATTTGCCTCTAGACTTGATACGGTTAAATTCTTTTTTAACCATATCTGTAGATTCGTTTACGCCAGAAAGTACTGCGCTAATGTTGTCGTATGTCTCTCCGTATTCTGACGGAAAAGCAGCGCGTAATACTTCTTCCATGCCAGTACGCGTTAGCATACTGTCTTTCAAGCCAGCAATAACATTGTTTCTGGCTTTTGTCACAGGAGAGCGATTTTTCTCTGCAGTGGAATACTCATCAGAAACCGTATCCCATTGATCGGGAAACTGGTCTTCGAAGTCATCGAAATCGAACTTAAAGTCGAGATCTTCTGCTACGGCTTTACCTACACGATTCTTAATCGCCATGTAAAGTACTCCTATTTTAATCTAAAATAAATTCGGGTATATTTATTGTTGGCTCTAATTTATAAGCCAAAGTAGTCATATCTTCTATATAGTATATATAATGAATGAGTAGACTACTCTATTTTTTAATAATTTATTTCAGAAAGGAATAAATGATTTACCATGGATGATAAAATTAAAAATGTCCTGAAAAATCAGAAGCCTTTTAATTTAAGCTTACTGAATCTTAATCAGGGTGAGTTGTACCGTAGCTTAAATCCTGTTAAATCTACACAGATGTTTACAGGGGCTAACTATCAATTGCATCCTGAGGGCTTGTGGTCAAATGAGATATTTGGTGCGATGGGTTCACCTGATCGAATGACTAAACAAGCTTACATCGATCTTAATGTAGAAATTATCCATCCCACGGTTTATCGTGAATTGATCTCCTCTTCTTCTTTATTAGAAGAAATCATGGATGGTGTTACTTTTGCTAAATGGAATCCGGAAACGAAATTTTTTGATAAGTCTAATGCTTTAGATGGTGAGACGGGCTATGAATTCTTTATACAACACTTAGATGAATTAGTCATGCCTGAAACTAACTCTCCTAAACGTAAAGAATTAAACGAGCTATTGAAGAAGCATCGTAAGATTTATAAACTGGATAAGTTTATTGTCTTACAAGCTGGTTATCGAGATGTTGAATTTAAAGAAGGGATGATTGATCATGATGAGATTAACCAGATCTATCGTGAGATAATTTCTCTGGCTAACTCTCTATCTAGTATTTCTTCTAAGTTAAATCTTAGTGCAGTAAACTCTACACGAAATGCGATTCAGAAAACAGTTTTAAAACTATACATGTATCTTGGTGAAATTACTGGTCATGGTAAGAAGAAACTGATTCAAGGTAAGTGGGCATCTCGTACAGTAGCAAATGGTACTGCAAACGTAATTACTGCTGTTAAACCATCTGGTCGTTTCTTAAACGATAAAGCCAACATTGGTTTTAACGACACAATGGTCGGTCTATTCCAACAACTGGTAGGTTGTTTACCTTTTTCTGTTCGTGGTATTAAGAATAGTTTCTTAGCAGAAAAATTTGTTTCACCTTTAGAGCCTGTTCGTTTAGTGAATAAGAAAACTTTAAAATCAGAAGAAGTTAATCTGTCTCAACAATGGCATGATTTATTTCAGTCTGATGAAGGTATTAAGAAACTGATTCAACGTTTCCGACCTACTAGTGTTCGACACAATCCTGTTGAAGTAGACGGTTACTATCTTGCTTTAATCTATAAAGGTCTAGACGGTACTTTTAAAATCATTAATGGTATTGAAGAATTACCTAAAGATAAAAGTAAAGAGTTAGTAACACCTTTGACATTTATTGAATTACTCTATATCACTACCATCCATTTAATCGATAATGCTCCTAGTAGTATTGTTCGTTATCCAATTACTGGTATTGAAAGTAACGTACCTAGTTTTGCTAAAGTCATGACGACTACTAAAGCAGAACGACGAGTAATGTTAAATGATAATTGGGAAATAGATACAACTATCGAACCATTTTATCAATTTCCTATTAATGGTGTAGATACAGTGACATCACTGTGTCCACCCTTAGCTTCACTCTCTTCTCAAGGTGGGGATCAACTGATATAATCTCCTAATTATTAAATATTTTTACAGCCTCCTTGTCCATATGAAATTTATTCACGTGGATGAGAAAAATGATACTTCGGAAATTTACTTCTAAATTAGAATACTTGTTTTTTAGAAACAAATGATCGCTTGTACTTCACTAACTTATCTTATACAGTATTCTTTAAAGATAAAAAGACTAACACCATTGTTGAGTTAGTTTCTAAGTTAGTAGACGGCATCTATTATGTTTTTATTGAAAATACTCTTGTTAAATTGTCTAATGTTTTAAATTTTGCGTTTAAAGACTCCAATCCAGATTACTTCTGGGAAATGATGAAATGGAACGTTAGACACCTCGACTTCAATCCTGTCAATTATTATCCTACCAACATGGTTTGGACTAATGATTTTCTTACAGAAGACAATGAAGGTTTTAGACTTATACCTGGCTACACTCGTTATAAAATCAATCGTTACGGCGTAGTGAAAAGAATTAATACAGGTAAAATTATACAAGCCAGAATTGGTAAGCGAGGTCGTAATAGAGATATTAGTTATCGTTATATATCTTTAAAACGTGATTATGATTGTAAGTCAGTACACGAAGGACAACATCGTTTATTAGCCATTGCTTTTTGCCCAATGCCTATCGGCTTTGAAACTATGGATGTTTGTCATCTGGATAATAATTCCTTGAATAACTCCTTAGAGAATTTGGAATGGAATACTCGCAGAGAAAACAACCTACAGGCTTGTCGTAACTACAATACTTCATTTCAAAATCCTATTCTAGTTTTCGATAAAGAAACTAGAAAGATAACAGAATACTTTTCAATTAGAGAAATGGAAAGAATTCTAGGTCTTAAAAAAGGAAGAGGAGAGGAAAGAGCATTATCTAAAGGTACTGTTCTTTATAGCGATGGTCGAGCTTATATGCTTAAAAAAGATTTTGAAGGTGAATGGCCTAAGATATCTTATACTGGCAATAGACCAGCTAATTACAAGGCAAGAGTAAAGTATACTGATAAGAAAACTAATGACGTAATTTATTTTAACTCCATGCAAGAAACGAGTAAATACTTGGGAGTTTATAAAGGTACGATCAAATGGAGATTACGGAGACCTCCGTATATCTGGGAATCTGAAGATTATAAATTAGAAGTTGTAGAACGTATTCATTATTAGGATGTATTACTCATCAAGTACCAATAAATTAATAAAGGTACTTGATTAGCGACTACCTATATATAAATGTTTATTTAGAAAATACTAAATAAACATTTATTGATAAATCGAGGTCCCCATGGGTTATAAACCCTGGCAAAACCCTTCTAATTGACGGGAACACCCTGTAAAAGATCTATACACTAACTACTGGTAGTAATACACAGTAGGGTCTGGAGTAATTAACCAGAGTACAGTAAAAGAGATAGATCAGTAGGGCAATCCGCAGCGAAGAATCCTATTCTCTTTTAGAGAAGGATTTGTGTTCAGAGACTAGTCGAAAGACGTAAGGCATTGTCGTGATGACAACCCTGAAACGGAGGGCGGGTGCAGTGGCCTGGTAAGCCTCTATGTACCAGTACGGAATACCACTTCTGTACTCTTGAACCTAGGTACTGACGATACCGAAGTTTAAGCGATTATATAGTCCATTTTCCAGTAATGAAGTTTAACTAAACCGATACATTTGGTTTATACTTTATATTATTTACTGGTCACCGTTCGACGGGGACAGAGAGAATATTCTCTCTGCGCTTACTGAGGAAGCTCGTAACGAAATCATCCAGTATAAGAAACAAAAACGTGCCTACGTGGGTCCTGACGGATCTATACGTTATTCTGTGAACTACGATACTGTTAAATTTGTTTGCCATAACCTGTCTGATGTGCCTAATGAATAATTTTTTAGGTAGGTTGTTTAGGTGATGGTATCTTATTAACAAAGTGTACTCTCCAGTGGTTCATCCCTGGAGAGTGCTCTTATCTTTTTTAATCAATGTTTAAAGGAACAAACTTGTAATGATTAACTTTGAACAATTTCAGTTAAAACTCATGAATAGGATGGTTACTCATTTTAATAATCCTAGAGTATTTAACACGACACAATTTTTCCTACCTAAACAATCTGCTTACCACTACATTCCTAGCAGTACTGCTGATGTTGGTCCTAGTGATAAAAATGCCTTGTTTAAGAAAGGTAGCTTAAAAATCCCCATGTATTCCTACATGGATATTGCTTCTCGTTTAGGTACCTTAACCATTCGTACAGCAACACAAATTATCGAATTAAAGAAATACTTAAAACTCAACCGTAAATTTAAAATGGTGGTTGAGATGGATAAGTATAAACCAGAACTTATTGTCCCATTGGTTCTTAACTATTCCCTCATCGATCGTCGTTATCGTTATTTAGGTAATACGAATTATATTGGTTACTATCGTAACATGAACGTTTTAAATACTTTGTTAAAAGGTTTGGCTGACGTTAGTTACAATTACAATAACTATTATAATCAGTTTTTATTTATTAATATTCCTGATGAATTACTTCCTATCTCTAGTTTAAAAAGATCTATTACTGGGATGACTGTAGAGTTATTCCGTAAGTTAGATAACTTAGAAAGTATCTTTATTTTAGAGATGTGGAAATGGTTGGGTCTTAACCGAGAAAAATCAGTATTTGCTAATGTACCTAAAACCATCTTAGATAAAACAAATATCGTTTTAGTAAAAAATGATGTATTTACTATTTTTAATCTGGGTTTATTAGATAGTTGGAGGAATAGTGAAGAGAATCCTTCTGGTAAAATCGATCCTCGTCTGATGAGTAAGCAGTTTATCAATATTCTCTTAAAACTGAATAATATCTTTAAAACTAAAGAAGGTATTGAACTTACTGAAGAAGAGATTGCTGCTAAGAGTTTGGAAGCCGATGATGACGCAGGTATTGAAACTGATCCAGATGATATAATTGTTAAACGAAACGATGCTGAACGTGACTATGGTCAGATTGCGGATTATCGATTACGTCGTGGTCGTTCATTACAAAGAGAAGAAGATCAAGAGAATAATCTAGATGACGAAAATGATCCTGACGATCATGATGATACAAATGATTATCATGAAGAAGCCTACTACAATGAATTAGGTGAAGTACATCAGGATGAAGATGTTCAAGTAGTGTCTGATATTCTCGATGATGAAGATGAATTAATTACAGAAACTGAAAGTGATACTGATCTTAATAAACTATCTAAGATGAGTAATATTGTTCCGGTAGTCAATGAACAAGAAGACGAATTTGAAGAAGTGATCAATTCTAAGTTTGATTCTGGCGACGTACTGGATCTTAAAAATTATAAAGTAGAAGATAAAGTACCGTTGGTTAAAATTGTCGACAAGCCTATTTCTCCAAGTATTAAAGGTAAACTTGTACTAGAAGAATATGCTAAAAGCAATCCAATGACTGTAAGTAAATTCGATGGTATTCGTAAAGCACTGACTAAGTACAACTCATTAAGTTTAAATAAAGATGGTGGTAAAACTGTCGGTGAAATGATCGATATTAAACCAGAAGAATTGAAGATTACTGAAAAAGATACTCGTGGTATTTCAACACTCAAGGTATTTGATAAGAAATACATCACTGAGTTTATGGAGCGCGATATTGCTTCCATGATGGTGGGTGTTCAATCAGCTGGCGTAGTGGTTCAAGACATTAAGAAAACTGAAGTAGAAAACATTTCAGGTGCTTATACTGTCTATGCCATGAAAATTAAGCCAATCGAAGGCGAAGCTTCTACTATCCGTGTTAAGATTCCTAAAGTTTCTGAAGATGGTACCTTTACTATCGGTGGTAAAACTTACACCTATTGCCATCAACGTTACGACTTACCTATTCGTAAGATTGATGATAGTACTGTTTCTTTATCGAGTTACTTTGGTAAAACATTTGCCTCTCGTGATGATTCGAGAGCATTTAACTACGAAAAATGGTTGATTGCCAATATTCGTAAGAATGCTTTTGATCAAGAAAACAAAGATGTATTGGAAACTCGTTCTGGCAATATGTTCGACAATCATCTAGAAGCACCTTATGTATATTCTGTCTTGTCTCGTAACTTTAAGGCAGTGACTACAAAAGATTGTTTCTTGTACTTTGACAGAAAAAGTGCTGAAGAACGATTTGGTCGTGATTTCGTTATTAAGTCAGAAGTCACTGGAATGACTTTTATCGGTACGTATAAAAAACAATATCCATTGGCGATAGATAGTGAGAATACTATTTATTATATCCATGATAATAACCCGATAGAATTAGGAACCATCGAATCTTTGTGTGGTTTAGATTCTGTTAAAGCACCTACTGAATCTGTCAATATTGACATCATGGGTAAAGCGATTCCTATTGGTCTGGTGTTGTGCTATCGTTTAGGCATTACTAAATTATTGGCTTCTTTAGAACCTAAATACTATCGAACTGAACCTATTGGTAAACGACTAAAATTAGAGAGTCACGAATACGCTATTCGTTTTAATGACTTTAATTTGGTTCTTTCCAAACGTGATCGTGTGACCAGTTTGATTATGTCTGGTTTAAACAAAATCCCAGATCTAAATAAGATGTCGATTTACAGTTTAAATGAAAAAGAAAATTTCTTTAATCTGTTAGAATCTATTAAAATTCCTGGTCGTTACTTAAAAGAAATCGATCTTTATTACAATATGTTTGTAGATCCGATCACTGAACGTATTTTGATCGAGATGAAAGAGCCTGTAGATTTTGGCGGTCTTCTGATTCGATGTGTTGAATTACTTGTTGATTATAAACACAGAGATGAAGTAGATATGTCAGAACAACGTATTCGTGGTTTTGAGCGAATGGCAGGTGAAGTGTATACGCATTTGGTTCGTGCTTTACGAGAACATAACCGACACGGTATTAAAGCTAACTATCCAGTAGAGTTAAATCCTGAAGCAATATGGATGGCGATTAATAAAGATACCACCAAACGAATCATTGAAACTTTAAATCCTATCCAGGAATTAAAACAAGGTGAAGAAATTACGTTTACTGGTAATGGTGGTCGTTCTAAACAATCCATGGTTAAGCGGACACGTCAACACCATAAAAACGCTGTAGGTATTGTCTCTGAAGCAACTAAGGATAGTTCGGATGCCGGTATCAGTACTTACCTTTCTGCCAATCCTAAGTTTACTAATCTTTATGGTATTCCTGAGAATTCAGGTACTGGTGAAATGAACCCAGACTTAAAACCTGAAAACGTTTTAAGTACTGCGATGATGATGATGCCTTGTAGTGATATGGACGACCCTAAACGTCAAGTATTCTTGGGTACACAATCCTTACACTCAATCCCAGCAACAGGCTACCATCCAATGCCTACTCGAACTGGTTATGATGCTAAGTTAGTTCAACGGGCTGGTGATACATTTGCGGCTACTGCTGATAAAACTGGTAAAGTAGTTGAAGTGAATGATTACGCTATCAAAATTCAAAATGATGACGGAACATTCCGACATATTGAGATTGGTCGTAAGTTTGGCAGTAGTGGTGGTTTTACCATGCCACATGACATTGTTTCAAATGTAAAAGTAGGTGATCGATTAGAGCTGGGCGATGTCATTGCATACCATTCTGGTTTCTTTACTAAGGATCCGTTAAATCCGAAAAGTTTAGCTTATAAATCAGGTAAACTGATACGAGTAGCTTTGATGGAAAGTCCTTATACGTATGAAGACTCGACAGCTATTTCTAAGCGATTAAGTTTAGATACTGAAATTCAAACTACAGTGGTAAAAGAAGTCGTAGTAAACTTTGAACAAAGTATTCATCGATTGGCTAAACCAGGTACGAAAGTAATGGTGGATGATCCATTGTGTTTTATTGAAGATGCTTTAACTAACGATACTAAATTGTTCGATGAAGAATCTTTAGATCTCTTGCGTAGTATTTCTGCAAATGTACCTAAGAGTAGTGTAAAAGGTGTTATTGATAAAGTAGAAGTATTCTACAATGGCGATAAAGAAGACATGAGTGAATCGTTAAGAAAAATTGCTAATCTTTCAGATTCTAAAATTGTCGCTAGACAGAAAGCATTGGGTAAAGCTCCGTTTACAGGAATGGTAGATGATACTTATCGTGTTAACGGAAATCCTTTAATGCTGGACACTGCTGTTATTAAATTTACAATTACGAGCAATAACTATTTATCTCAAGGCGATAAACTTAAGTTATTTTAGTTGTGCTATTAATAGTTATGAGATCAACTAAAAAATCACATAGCTATGAAAAAATTCAAACTTAATGAAAATTACGAATTTGATATGTTTGGAAATGGTACTTATTTAGGTGAAGAAATAGTACCTGATTCAAAAGGTTTTTACCATATCGAGATAGGTAATATTGTAGTTCCGTTTTCTAAAAAAGAAATAGGACTAATCACGCATTTTGAAATAGATTTTAATATAACCGAATTAGAAAAAGTAATGTTTGTCCCGTCTAGTTCAAATTTGTTAAAAATGAAATGTGGCTATCTCATGGTGGTAACTGGACCGATAATCACGGAGATGACTTCTCCTGGATCCAAATATAGAATAATTCCTGGATATCCTGGATTTGTTATAAATAAATACGGCGATGTAATTTCTAGAAAAACCGGTAGAGTTCTGTCTAAAAAAGATACTAACGGTTATCTAGCTGTAAACATCTACAATCCAGATAAATCCGAATGGAGAGTAGTACCGGTACACATTTTACTAGCAAGAGCTTATATAGAGAATAGTAATCCGGATAAGTATTGTTGTGTTAACCACATTGATGGTAATAAACGAAATAACAACATCGATAACTTAGAATGGGTAACTTATTCCGAAAATATTAACCATGCTGTTGATAACGATTTGAGAAATGACAATTGTCCTACTTTAGTTAGAGACATTTCTGATAATTCTATTTTGGAATTCCCGTCATTGTTTAAAGCATTCACGCACATTGGTTATTCCTGGATTCAACCATTGGTTAAAAATATTAATGGTGTATTTATTCCTAATCTATTTAAAGATAGGTACGAAATAAAAATTAAAGGTGATGAAAGTAACTGGTATTACGGACATCCTGATAAATCTGGGAAATACATAGAAGCTCTTAATTTGGAAACTAAAGAAGTTAAATGTTTCGAATCAATGGCTTCCGCTAGTAAAGAGTTAGGTATTCGTTACATGAGGCTTAATGGTGCTGTTAATTCCATTGAGACCTTATCTGTAGATGGTTGGTTAGTAAGATATAAATCAGACGAACCCTGGCCATCGGTATATCGGGAATCTAAACAATCTCCAATTTTCAAAAAGAAAGAATTTACAGCCACTAACTTAAAAACTAAAGAAGTTATTAAGTTTGAAAGTGGTAGGGCTGTATTAAGACACTTTTATCCTCTTATTAAAAGAAAATCTTTCGAGAATAAGATTAATAAGTCTGGTGAAGTATGGGTGTCTGACTGGCATATTAAACTAAAATAATGTTGTCCGCTTATCGAGTAATTGATAAGTGATATCTTTCTTAATTGCTGGAAAACCCTAAAGCCTTACGTACTCGTGTTAAAACACAGTAAAAATCGTAATGGATGTACAATGGGTGATCAGCAGCGAAGCCTGTTTATAACAGGAACGTTCAACGACTAACGGGTTAGCCTCCGTGTACGGCCCAAGCGGGTAGCGAGAGCTTTAAATGGAAAAAGAAAGCCCCTGTTATTACAGGGTGTTGATATAGTCTAGTATCCTAATGAAAGTTAGGGATGTGTCTTAGCACACTGCATGATGTAGCGAATCATGTGAATATTACGAAAATCGTCTTCGGCGCTCAGTTGAAGGCAACGATCGCACATGTATTTGAAGAATCTCCAAGAATAAATTCGGAGGACAATCAACCAGGTGAAGAAATTGATGCTGTATTCGGTAGTCAATCAGTATATGCTCGTATTGTAAACAGTCCTTTCTTGATGGGTATGTCTAACAGTATTCTGGTAGAAATGTCTAAACGTATCGGTAAGGAATATCTGTCTAATAAAGATTAACCTATATTGGGATAAGAGTGCTCTATTTCTAGAGCACTCTATATCTCAAATTTTACTATTTTATGTTTTTTAGATCTGGGAATTTAAACTATGGATCAACAATTTGTTAAAGATACTGAGAATGCTACTGTACTGGCATGTGCGGCTGACTTAGTTGGTGTATTCGCCAACCGTTTGATCAGTGAAGTAACTGGCGTTCAGGGTTTTGTAAAAGGCGAAGCTTTGAATACTAACATTATTCAAGAAATGGCTTTGGCTGAATTGCAACGCCGAATTATTGCTAAAGGAGAATAAATAAATGCTTACTCAAGATGTATTAAACTTGGCTAGTGATGTTGCCAAGACTTCATTGTTAAATGGTGCTCGTCTTAAAGCAATTCCTGGTACTGCTCTGGATGCGATGGTTCAAAACGTTACTCCAGCTGAAGGCATTGTCGCTTCTCAAGAATGTCTGGAACATTCTCTTGGAACAGTAATCGATAAGTCTTATGCTAATTTTGGTTTCACTGAAGGCGCGGCTATTTACCAAGTATACGACTCTATTGAAGAGCAATGTATTAACCCACTTAAAAACCAACTGAGCTTTACTCGTAATGTAGTAAGTCCAGTTATTCGTGAAGTTATTGAAGATGTTCGTGATCGTCTGTCCGTACGTATCGAACCAGCTTCTAAAATTAAAGTAAATCAAATCGAAGTACCATCGTTTGTATACAGTACTGTTCTTCCTCGAATTTCTGGACTGGTATCTCTGTATAATCCTTCTCAAAAAGGTCCTTCTAGTCAACCTACTTTTGATGAAGCAGATAACGATACGATTATCGAATTTGTTCGTACAGCTGATGACAGTACTAACGAAGGCATCATGAACTTAGCTGAAGTATACGAGAAACAATTCGGTGGTGATTTATTCCAAGACGCATGGAAACTTTTGAAACTTCGTAATGAGTTTGTTAATGATACTTCAGTAACTTATCAAAGTTTTATGGTTTACCTGACTGCGTTTTTGATTGTTGATAAACTGGAAAAAGAACCCATTCAGGGAATGCGTATTACTGAGGAAGAACTGAAACAATGGGCAATGTTCTTTAAAGTTGCTTGTTCTCGTATCATTAATAGCTTTGCTAGCATGTATTCTACTGCGATTGCTTCTAAAGCTGTCATTTCCAGTGTCAATACCAAAACCAAAACCATCTATGTTTATCATGACACTTATGCCAATATCGATCTCCCTAATAAAGCCGATATCTTGGTAGGCATCATGAATTCTAGTAATCCTACTGCTTATCGTAATCTTGATGCGATCACTGAAAATGCAGAGGAACTTGCTCGTCATGGTCAGTTGGTTTTGGCTACTGTAAATACCATTGATAAAACTCGTTTGGCTGCTCGTACATTTGATGCAATCACTTCGAGTATTCTGGCATTGGTAGAAAATACTTTTAACGATGAACATGCTGAGTTAAAAGCAGTCATTGAAGAAATGCCAGTATTGGAATATCGTGGCAAGATTAACCAATTCCTGAATAACTATTATCCAGGTAATCGTATTTTGGATGTTGACTTGGCTTATGTTGTTTCTGACACTGTATGCGAATTATTCTTCAAAGACACTATGGCTAGTTTGATTCTGAAACATCTTATTGTAGCCGAATCTTCTAAACAAGATTTGGATACTTCTACTGTTGTTTCTACTGCTATTATTAACATTCTTGTTGAATGGGTAGCTGGTCAGATTGAGATTGTAAAAGGTTAATTAAGGAAAGAGACCTACCATGAGATACGGTATTCGTAATAAAGATAAAATTATGGCTTCTTTAAAAGAAGTTAATAACCAATTAATTACGACCACAGGATGTAAGATTATATTTCCAGTTCGTTACGAGATGGTAGGTCTTGCTCGTGTCGGTAGCGATACACACTTTTATAGTTTGTTTTTAATTACCAACCCAGATGAAACACATTATGCTATCTTTAACTGTATGGCTAGTGTTCACTCTGATCCTGATGCAATTAACGTCATCACTATTGATGATGAAAAATACTACGAATTAACTTACGACCCAGGCAGTGTAATCATTAAAAGTCTGGTCGTCGTACGTGAAGATAAACTAATTGGTAAATCCTATAAAGAATTTGTCACTAAAGGTAAAGTACCGTTCTTCATCTCTTATGCAGATATGGGACGGGTATTTTCACAAACTGGTAAATATGCTGGTAAGTCTATTGGTGATACGTTTGAATCCCTGGCTATTCCTATTAGTATTATCGCACGAAATCCAAATAACATCAATCAGTATTATCGTGAAATATTGAATGATATCGATCCTGATAAAGTTATGCCTGTATTTGTACCTGCTTCGTCTGTTAACTTTAGTGCTTCTTCAGCACTGACTAAACTGACAGGTAGCTATTTCTATACGGGTGTTGTTTCTTCTCTGTGTAATCCTACTACACAAACAGAATTGATCGATCACGTATTAAGATATTAGAATAAGAAAGTGTTGTAGACATGTCTAACTTTGTTTATCGCTGTACTCGTTTAGACGGTACGGATAAGAAGGGTGTTCTTACTCCTGATGAAAATGGTTATTATACTATTTGTGTTGGTGCTTTAGACCATAAATCAAAAAACATCAATCCTAAAACAGGTGAAAATGAATACTATTCTTCTTTAGGTGCGGATAAGTTCTTTGCCCCTGGTACTTTATTTAACCAGCGTATTGCTGGTGGTTTTATTAAAGCAGAATACGGCCATCCTTCTAAACAGCCAGGTCAAACAGACATGGAATTCCTAGAACGAAATATTCGTATCGATGAAAAATCTGTTTGTGGTGTATTTGGTGAAATCTGGCTGGTTCCTGATTATGTCGATCCATTGACTAATGAAAAATGTGTCGGCATTATGGCTAAAGTAAAACCAGCTGGTCCTTATGGTAAATTCTTAGAAGAAGATTTAAAAACCAAAGGCATGAATGTATGCTTTAGTATTCGTTCATTGACTACTCGTCAAGTAATCAATGGTAAAAACTGTAAAGTACTACACACTGTAATTACTTTTGACTACGTTAATGAACCTGGCATTACTTGTGCTGAAAAACTGGTTTCTCCTTCATTGGAATCTAATAACCCAGTACAAGCTATTATTAACCAAGGCGGTCAAGACGTAGAAGTGACTCCATCTTCAGCACGTCGACTATTGACAAATAATGTCGTTTCTGCTGAGTCCGGCACAGTGTCTATTCTGTCAGACATTGCTAAAATGGATACGGTGACTTCTAAAAAACAACCTGTCTTTGTTAACTGGTAATATTGATAAAAAGGATGAATCGAAATGAAGATTAATCCTAATCTTACCGAAGAGGAAAACTTACTCCGACACATAAACGAAAGGGGCGAGTTTCCTCTTACTTTCCGAGATATTACTATTGGTCGTCCTGAGACTTTATTAAGACAAAGTTTAAGAGTGACTAAAGAAGATGTTCGACTTAAGAGATTCGATACCGTCGTCAAGAATACACGAGTCTTATTGAAAGTTTCTCCTAATTCTAAAAGATGGAAAGGACAAGTATACATCCAACCATATCGACGAATCCATGTCGGTGCTCAATGGTGGAAGTATGCTGATAGGATTCTTACTCAAGATGGTAGTTACGTGGTTACTACAAATACGTATAAGTATCGTACTCCTACAATCGATGAGTTGAACGATTCTATTTTGAATGTCGTTCGTTATAGAAAAGAATCTTTAAAGGTAGAAGTCCTTTCTTTTCAAGATAATGGTTTTCAATACGATACCGGTAGGATTCGTATCAGACCAATAGAAAATTCTTTATTGTATATCGGTGTCCAAGAATTTGATGTGGTTTATAAACCGATATCGTTTGCTCCTGCTGCATTAAATGGTTTTGACGGGTACTTACCTTAAAGTTACGTTATTTAAAAATAATACAGAACTATACTATTAAGTTGAAGGTAAGACAATCAAGTTTATCCTTCTACATGTAGAAGTACTTATTTTTATTTAACCTAAAAAGGAAAGTTATTATGTCTATTAAAGATACCACCCGCGAACTCGCCGATCTGATTCAGAAAGACTATCTGGTATATAATCCAGAATCTCAAAATCTGGAAACCAAGAAAGGTGCCATTGACGCAGTGATCAAACACACCGGTGCTGCGGTTACTGAAAAAGAAATGGATTCCGTATTCGGTTTGACCAACCAATTCGTAGCGGCTACTGCTTTGGCTACTGGTGAGTTGGGTGTCGAAACCATGGCTAAACACAAAGAAATTGAATCTCTGTCGGCCAAATTCGATATCGCCAAAGGCGTACATACCGAACACATCGTTACTCGCGATTATGTTTCACGCACTCCTCCGCAAACCAAAGGCGGTGAAGCAACAGAAACCATCAAGCATGGTCGCGTGGAGTCTACACTGACTATTCGTGACAACAAAGATGCTCGTGGTCGCAATGGTGAACACAAACACATCCGTAATCATGTGTATGATTTGGGTGCCGAAAAACTCGGTAAATAATATTAGTACTCCTCTACCTAATGAAGGTAGAGGAGTATTTCTATTTTACTTTTATTTTTTACTCTATATTTAAAGGAAATGGATTATGGACATGAGATCCAAAATAATTAAGCTTTGGGATAAAAAATACGAATTGGTTAAAGATGATTCTGATATCATGGAAGGACGTACGCTTTATCGCATCAAAGCTTTGAAAGATTTTGGTTGTGTTAAAACTGATGATCTTGGTGGTTATATTGAGAAAGAAGAGAATCTTTCCCATGAAGGAAATTGTTGGGTAGCTGGAAATGCTAAGGTATATGGTGATGCTACAGTAATTGAAAATGCTCTTGTTTCTGATGGTGCTATTGTTAAAGATAGAGCGATCATCGGAGATATGGCTTTTATTGGGGATGGTGCCATTATTTCTAATAAAGCATATATTCGCGGGATGGCTATCGTTGTTGAAAATGCTAAAGTAGGTGGTGAAGTAGACATCTCTGATAATTCCTATATTGATGGAAATGCTTTTATTAAAGGTGAGGGTTTTGTTTGTAGTAATACCTATATTGGTGGTGATACTGATATTGATGGTAATTTCGAAATAAGTAGTTGTACAATTACCGGTGGGCAAATTAATGGCACTAACGTGGTTATCAATGACGGATCTTCTATCTTTAGTGGTACTAATATCACTGGTAATGTTACTGTAAACGGTAGTGCTGTTATTAACTTTAAGTTAGAACACACAACTGATTACTTCACCTATCGTGATCCGGCCAGACCACATGTAATTGTTACCGCTGCGATGAAAGAAGACATTTGGAATGTTGGTGGGTTCTCTGGAACGGCTAAAGAATTCATCGAATATGGCTACAACATGACCGATACTAATGGTAAATCTAATGAAGAAATGGTTGAATACCATAACAATTTAAAATCTAAATACTGGGGTAAGTAAGATGACTACTAAAAAAGAGAACACTAAAAAGTTCGAGTTGGTTGAAAACCTAACCCTCTATCATAACGGCGGTCTTTTGTATCGTATTCGAGCATTGAAAAATTTTGGAGATGTTAAGAAAGGCGACATTGGTGGTTGGGTAGAATCAGAAAAGAACTTATCTCAAAAAGGTCTTTGTTGGATCTACGACGATGCGAAAGTAATTGCTAAAGCACGCGTATCTGAAAATGCTCGTGTAATGGATTTAGCTGTTGTAGATTCTAATGCGCGTGTTTATGGTACGGCTGGTGTTTGCGATCTTTCCCATGTTACTGACTATGCAACCGTTAGAGGAAACTCTATTGTAAGAGACAAATCATGTGTGATGGAATTTGGTTTAGTAGACGACCATGCCTTTTTATACGATAGGGCAACTGTATCTGGCCGTGCACAAGTAGTTGGATTCGCTCGTGCTTGTGATGATTCTCGTGTGACTAATGGTTCTATTGTAAGTGGTAATTCATTTATCATTGGTAATGGATATATCGGTGGTGATGTTGTTGTCAATGGTCATGAACGAATTGACTTTACTGTTATTCGTTCAACTGACTATGTTACTTATAAAGATCCTTTTGTTGACGATGTTTATTACACTGCAAGTACGTCTCGAGATATCTGGCTAAGTAATGATGGCAGTGTCTGCATAGGTGGCAATAAAGGTATTCCGTCAGAATCTTTCATTGGTCGATGCGTTGGCGCATATGAAAACAATACAGATGAATATCTGCCTATTTCACGAGTAAACTATATTAAAGGTATTGTGGAAAACCACAAGAAGCTTTTTAATATAGATTAATGTATTAATTAGATACTCCTCTATCCAATTAAGGATAGAGGAGTTATCTTTTTTTTTGCATTCTAAAAAATCTCAGATATATACTATTAACGTGAACCTGGGAAGGAAATCTTCCTATCTTAATCAACTAACCTTGTAAAGGAGTTCACCATGTGGTCAAATGTTTTAAAATTAGTAGCGGCTGGTGCTACAGTAGTTGGTGCGATTGCTGCAGTCGAAGCCGTAATAGAATCAAAAGAAGCTGCTAAAAAAGCGGCTAAAGAAAAAGCCGATGCAGAGTTTCGCCGTATCGAGCGAGCAATTGATCTTGAGTTTAAACAAGCTCGAGAAGACTACGAGCGAGAAAAAGAAGAGTGGAAACAATCTCACTCAAGTTCATTCAACGAAGACTATGCAAAAGCGTGCTTACGTCAGTACGGCATGGCGTTGTCTATGTTGAAGGCAAGCCCAGATAATGAGATTATCTTAGGCATGGCCGCAGAGCGTCGCCGAAATCTTTTTGAAGTCCAACGAGACTTCGCGGTGCGTTTTTCGAATACCGGTCTTGAGGCAGTAGACCTGTCGAAAGACTATACCGATCAAGAAATGATCGAACTGGTTAAACGCGAGTTGGCAGCTCGTGCTTAATTAACAACTCCCTAGTATCAATGGTGGTGCTAGGGTTTTCTAATCTAACTTTGTAAAAGGAAATTTGAAATGTGTAAATTCAATGTAAACTTGAAAGACGAACTGGTTGAAGTTCTCGGTCTGACTGAAGAGCAACTCAAGATGCTCGATGAAAGCAAGTTTGATGAACTCTTGACTGAATCAATCAAGAAAAACCTCAACAAATCCGAACAATCTGAAACTGAATCTCAAACTGAAAAGGAAATTATTGAAATGAACGCAATCGTTGAAACCCCTGTTGTTGAAACCCAAGATACTGAAACCACTACTTCTACCGCTCTGGCTAAAGTGAAATCACCGGCAGCTCGCAAAGCGATCTCTGTATTTGCAAAAGTAGCCGCAGGCGTACTCTTCGGTGGTACTTGTGCCGCCGTAGGTGCCGCTCACCACAAAGAGGTGAACAAAATCATTAAGAAAGCCCGCAAAAAAGTGGGCAAAGTGATTCCAGCTCTCGCTCCAAAACCTTGGTATAAATTCTAAGGTTCAAGAAAGAAACTCCTCTCTCCAAAAGGGAGGAGTTTCTTTTTTGTTTCTATTCTATCTTTTGATATTTTTTAGTAAAGGAAATTAACATGTACTTGTCTGATAACCAAATCATTGGCTCTTCTTTAAACTCTGAAAAACCACTCATTAAACCTTTCTCCCCAGGTAGAGAAATCGTTTACGTAAATGACGAAACCAAAAACATCTCTCATGGTTTATCTCAAAACGGATACGATATCCGATTGGGTTCTGATGTAGAATTTTTTATCTCTGGTAGCTACACTCAAAACTCGGACGATACCAGTACACGTTTAGATCCATTTGGTACTAAGAATGTATTAACTGCTCGTATGGATCCGTACAAAAAAGAATTGGTTAATTACAAAGACTATAAAGGCAATATTAGTCAAAAAGAAGTAAAGTGCTGGTTAATCCATCCTGGTCAATTTGTACTGGCTCATTCTTTAGAAAAATTCTGCATTCCTGAAAATGTCACTGGTTTCTTATTCTGTAAAAGTAGTTATGCTCGCTTGGGAATGAATATGGCCCCTACTGTTTTGAAATCAGGTTGGGAGGGCCAGTTGGTATTAGAAATTTATAACCAAACAAACCATGCATTAATGATTTACGAAGGTTGTGGTATCGGTACTATTTATTTTGCAGAACACCATGAAAGTACCAATGATCCTTATAAAGGAAAGTATCATCATCAAGAAGGTGTCGTAAAGGCTCGATAATGAGTAAATACACGTGGTCTAGGTTCGGTGGGTACGAATGTTCATCTAAGGGAGATAAGCGCTTCAGCGCGTTCTATGCGCGTTTAAACGATGGTCTCTCTATTGAGCATCATTTCCAATGTTTTATCAAAGGCTATTCTTCTATTGAAGAAGGAAAAGGAAACCCACCTTTAAGAGAAATGCCTATCGAGGAAAGTTATCGTCTCTATAAGGAACTATGGAGACAATATCTGGATAGTAAACCTTGGTTATGGATTGAATTGAAGAACAATGTAGAAAAGTGTAACAACACTGTTTCTGATATGTTTGGTACCAGTGAGATAAATCAAGCAAGAGCTTTGTGTGATTTATTAAACGAACATTTTGATGTAGAACCTCTAAGTGGATTTGAAGTCTTAGATTTATTTTAAGGAGTAACTGTTATGTCAGGTGATTCAATAGTAAAAGTACAATATGAATTAGAACCAGAACTGAAGAAGTTCTTAGAAGCTGTCTTATTAAAGACTGGTGAAACGACTATTGGTAATATTAGTTTTGAAGAAGTAAAAGAAGGTGGTTTTTATAATGTTTATGGTAATAAAGCCAATAAACGCATTTATAACATAGACTATTTGAAATATAAAGATCATTCTATTTGTTACTGTATTAATATCTACTATCCTGAAGACTGGTCAGAAGAGCAACGAAAAAAATTATTCTTTGTAGTTTCGTTTACCAAAGATGATGACGAGTATGAGATTGTAGTCAACAGTGCGGACAATAAACACTTCGCTAATCACGAAGTTATTATTTACATGAAGTATAATGATACCTCTACTAAAGTCGCTCACTATATCCTCTCTGCCTCGACTGAACGAGAAGAATTTAAATTCATTGATAATCTAATGAATCGTGCCAGAAATATAGCAAAATACTTTGTTAGTTATAAAGATAAAGTAAGTGACCATAAACTTAAATTTCTATCTATTATTTCTGATGTTGTTAATATTGGAAATAAAAAATGAAAGTAAGTTTATCGAACAATGCTAAAAGACTTATAGGAGATATACATTCTTTAGCCAAGTGTTTTGAAAGTGGTGCTAAGTTTAGTGGTTTCACTATGCCTATTACTATTATCGATACGTGCACTACTCCTTCTCGTTCTTTTAATCCATTTCGATATGGTGGCACCTATTTTATCATTATTAATAATAAAGTAAGTTTCCTTTATCGGAAAAAAGGTTTGTTTACTCTTGGATCTTATGTAGATGCAGTTGAAGGTATTGAATTATCAAAACCAGAACTGCACTATGTTGCTTTAGAGATTGATAATCTTTTTAAAGCAATTAAGAAAAATGAGTATTACTCTAAAGAACTTGGAGACATTTATGTCATTAAAGATAATTGTATGTAAAAGCAGTAACGATGTCATCGGTATCAATAACAGCATTCCTTGGAATCTTCCTGAAGACTTGATTTATTTTAAAGAACAAACCAAGAATTCAGTAGTTGTCATGGGTCGTAATACTTGGGAAAGTTTACCTAATCGCCCATTGCTTGATCGAATCAATGTGATTATCAGTAATAACCCATCTCGTTACTTCTTAAACGATGCTGAGTACGATGATCCAAGTATTAAGCATATTTTCCAACTGGATAATGATGATGCTTTTGCTGAGAAAATTCAGGAATTAGAAAAAGAACACGGAGATGTGTGGATTATTGGTGGTCAGAAAGTTTACGATTTGGCTCTAGATGTTTTGGATTTTGATGAAATTCATGTCACAAACATCTTACGAGAAGTCGTTCCTGAAAATGAAAGCGATGAGGTTGCTTATTTCCCTATGGAAAAAGTATTGGCTAAATACATTCCTGAAGAAGAACATGCTGAAGTATTTACTTCAGTACATCTTCCTGATCGCGAACGCTATACAATTACTCGTTATTTTCCTAAATAAAAGAATTACTCCTCTGCCCTTATGGGTGGAGGGGTATTTTCTTTTTTAGTTATTTTATCATCTGAACAATTAAATAAAAGGATGATGAAAATGCCGGTACGTGTTATTGAAGAAGACATGTTTAATGATAAAGAAAGTGTTTATTGTGTTCCTGTAAATACTCAAGGTATTGCCGGAAAAGGTTTAGCACTATATTTTAAACAAAAAAGCCCAATGTGGTATAACCAATATAGAGAAGCATGTAAGAATGATGAAATCAATAAAAGAAAATATCATTTATACTCTACGGCAACAGAAACGTTAGTAAGTATTCCTACTAAAATTTCACCTTACGATGATTCATGTATTGACTTGATTATTGAGGGTTTAAAAGCATTTGAAAAAGATTACGACAAAACTGAGGGATTTCACTGGATTACTCAATTAAGATTACCCGCATTAGGTTGTGGTTGTGGTAACTTAAGATGGGTAGATATTGAAGACAGGATTATCGAAGAATTAAAAGATAGTGAAGTTGAATTTATATTCTGTATTGAAAGCAAGCATCGTCCTGATCGATGTGCTGAAAGATTCATGAATAATCATCTATTTTTTAAAGGTGATCACATTCTTGGTATTACTTATCGATTTGATCTAAACTTATTAAGTCCTAAAGGAATCATGAAGAAGTATCCAAATGTAATGTGTTTTATTACAGACTGGGTTGCTCACTATCTTGATATTGATCCTGAAGTATATAAAACAGAATCCCAAATGGTTTCTGGTATTAAATCTGCTCTTATAGATTATTTTAATCGATACGGTTTTGTAAAAGACGGAATTGATTTTAGAAGACTAATCATTGAGAAAATGATCGAGGGTAAGAAAACTCACTACTATTCGGATGCTAACTTTAAAAAGTATTTAGATGACTTAAACGAAGCTGATGTGTTCTTTGCTTATTGCGGATATGATTTCCCAGCTATTTTAGGCATTAACATGGATTTGTCTAATAAGCATTTGCTAGACAAAAAGCTTTGGAGTGGTTCTAACTATTTAGGTAAACTTTTATCCAGATTATAAACATATACTATTAAATTGAAGATATCTAATTATAAGGATTTTTAAACATGGATAATATAAGTAATAATTTGGTAATGATCGATGTCTCGTCATTACCAAAAACTCCAGAAGAAGAGAAGTTATTTAAAGAAGCGAAAGAGTATTTAGAAAGTGAATTTGAAATTCCTATTTCTACAATATTCAAAATAATGATCAATGGAGTAAGTGGATTTGTTATTGATAATGATTACGAATATGTTGAAAACTTCGTATGTAATTATTTAAATCTACCTATTACAGAACAAAAGAAAATATTCGTTAATTCAGATGGTGAACAGGTATTCGTTTGGGATGATATACAAACAGGTGCTGAAGAAGATCACTTATCTTTTCTGGCAAGATTATTTATTCGAGAAATTAAGGAAAAGAATAGTTTGTTACTTATCGACTATTCTGTTCGTTGTAAAGAAACCTCACTGGTTACTTTGAGTCAAGAATCCGTTCATCCTGACTACATCGTTGTCTATCTTGATAAAGAGGAATAAGATGTTTCAATTAGCTAAGCAAGAGTTTATCTTGCCTACTGAATTTTTAGTTAATCTAAACATAACGGATATTTATCAAGAATGTGTTATGCTATTTGGTAGAGATCCATTTAGGGAGCGTTTCAACCATCCTTCGTGTTTTAACTACAATCCTAGTAAACCGATATCAGAAGAGGTATTTGAACAAATTTCTTATAGTCTTCTAAGTTCTGTAACCATTACATACAAATACGTTTATCTTGCGAGCATTCCCATTAATGAAATGGTGATTAAGGAAATGATGGTATCGTTATGGGATTCTTTCTTTAATGCTTATTTTGATTATAATCCTGAAGACTTAATGGTAGATAATGAGTATCTATTCAGTGTTAGTGATGATGAAAATAGTGGTTATTCTAATTACATTATGGATAATAAAAATAATGTGGTTACTTTGAAATATGGTTTGGAAGAAGATGAAGCAATATTTACATCCTTATTCTTCTTAAGGTATATTAATTATTTAGCCAATCTTTTTCCAAAAATATTTAATTACATTTTACAAAATCCTAAATTGGAACCAGAAGTTATTCCAAGGACGGTAGATCCGTATACGTATTATCCGAGAACCCATAAAAGAATAGCGGTACCTACAAATTACATTAATGACATTATGATTAACACTCATTTGGAGTATGACATCGTATGCAAGACAATAACTATTTAATCGGACATTTAGATCAGGCCAATCTTCCATTATGGGAGGTTGGTCGATCTTATTATCTTGACCTTTCTGAGATATTCAGCATAACCAGTTCTTTAATTACAAAGAAAACTGGATTAATGTCTCTTAACTTTATTCTGGATATTCTTCCCGAATATAATCTTTCTAATATATCTTCTCTTAATGAATTAGTAGATCAATCCATTTTAGAATTTGCTCTAAAAGTTTCTGGATCATCTAATAAAATAGACGAGGGTATTATCCGCATATTCTTCGGAAAATTATTCAGATATCTTATAGAGTTGAACATTATCAAGTTTGGAATAACTAAGAAAGTATTCTTTAAACAAGAGAATGATCCTAACTTAAATCAGAAACAATCTAACATTGTATTCGGCACGATATACACTGTATTAGTGGAATATTAAAAATGAACCAAAAAAGAATCCGTTTATTGGTAAACATGGGACCTCTATTTAGAGTGGTTGATGCATTAACGGCTAATCAGTTTATCATTAACCATAAACAGGTCATTAATGAATTATTATTAACTGTAAGTACTCGAGAGGTTAACCGTCATTATAACCAAATCGATACCCATATACCGATGTGTAAAGATGACATGAGTATTCAGCTAACCTCTGAAACTTTATATCAAAAACTTATTAATGAAACCTACCTTAATCATGATAAAGCTGTTACAATCTGTAATACTTATATCGATTGCATGTATCAATTTTTAATCAATATACATGAACTTATGAGCGGGGAAGAAATCATTAAAGTGTTTGGTCATGTTCCTACATTATACTACTACTTAACTGTAGAAGAATATTTAGGAGATGGTCAATTTATCCTTGCCGAGTTAGTACCTGGTCAGGATCAGATGGAAGTCGACACAAGTCCTTGGTTTTATCTTAATAACTGATTAGGTATTATTTTATTTAATAAAATCTTACTTACTCTTTTAACAAATGAAACCATTTTCTAATCGTCACATTTCGGAATTAAATGAATCCATTACACAAAAACATTATAGTCGTATCTTAAAGGATCTTGAACCTTCTAAAAAATACAAGACCAATAAGCGGCTCGCGAAGATGAGAATAAAGTATCATCATCTCGAAACGCTTAATAAGAAAAATACAGACGATATCTAGATATGAAGAAGTATCTATTTGATCTTTCGGGTAGATCATGCTATTTCTTTACTCCTAAGTATGTTTGTTCCATTGGTGATTATATTAGATAGTCACGTACAGGTTATTCTTTATAGAGTAATCTGTGCGGGATTATTTACCGGACGGTGGTCTTTAGTCCCATGACATTCTTATTTGTTTTCATATGTCCCTTTACATTAACAGCTCTACTACTCCTTAACGGGAGTAGTAGAGTTTCTTTTTGTTTTATTTTAAATCTATACTATTTACGTGTAATAGGATTTTAAATTTAATCCTGCCTTAATCTAACTTAATAAAAAGGAAAATGCTATGTCTAGTAATGATAAACGAAAAGCCGCTAAAGCTAAAAAACGTAAAGAAAACTTACGTCAACGAAAATTGAAAACAGGAAGTGCTATTAATCCAAACAACATGATGGTGTTCAACAAAACTTCTACAGGTTTGGATGTTATCCATCGAGGTAGTGTATCTGGTTCTATTGCAACAGATATTCTAAACGAACAAGAAACTCAACCTATCGATCCTAAGAATCGAGAGGACTTGATTAGTCAAATCAAGAAGAATATCGAGCTTTTCTATACAGGCACTAAAAAAGAAAGTGCAATTTCTGACTTTGCTTTCTTAACAGAAAACATCTACCTGACTAAGGTATTATTAGAGCTTGCTGAAAAAGAAGTAAAAGCAGAAGATCCAAATGATCAAATGCTTATCGACATTAATAACAACATGCTTAAAGAAACCCTCAAAGGCATGACTGAGATTTGTAAGAATCTTTATCAACAAGCTGTAGAAGGTAAAGAATCCTTATACTTTGTAAACTCTCTGGAATTAAATGCCATTAATATTTCTAAGAAATATTTAGAACAAACAAATATTCTTTTGCAATACATTGATGTTGGTTTATTTCAAAAAGGTTGTCGTTTAACAATTTCTCGTTTAGGTAATCGAAACTATAAAGATGATCCTGATGTGAAGTATTTCAGTATTCGTGAAGGTTATGGTTTAATTAAAGACATGATTAACCACGAGAATAAGAAACGACAAGAGAGTAAACAAAATGAATCCAAGCAAATCCACTGATAATCAAATATCAGTAATGAATCAGGAGTTACGAAGAAACTTAAAGAAAGTTATGCAAAGTAACAAAGTTACTATTAAAGATGTAGCTGAACATGTCGGTGCTAACCACAATACTTTATTAGGATATTTTTCAGAATCAAGAAATCTTAATATTCCTATTGGCATTGTGTATGCTGTATGTCGTTTAACTAGAACTAATTTCTTTCATGTTGCACCTACCTTAATGAAAGATTTAGCTTCTTTTATAGTAATGCCAAATAATGAATTAAAATAAAACCTATAACCACTCTACCCCGTTAGGAGTAGAGTGGTATCTAGGATTCTATTGAGTAAGGACTGTGTGAATAAGATATACCCGTAATCAGTCCGGCATATTGCTTAAACTAAGCAATTTGAAAAGGCATAAAGCCAGTGGATAATTTTCAAAGACAAACATGTCTAGCAAATGTGCGAAAATAAATTCGCATATAATATAACTTATTTTTTTACTACAAAACCACGTCAGATTTATTTTTTGGTTTCATTAATGGCTCTTTCCATTTCGTTGTTGGCTTCTTGATTAAGAGTCGTTTGTAATTTCTTTTTACGGTCTACAGATTTCTTAATAATCTTCTGTTCAACCCTAGTCATGTTTAACCACTCTCTCAAAGTCAAACCTGTATTAGGATAAATATCGTAAATCACAAACTCGTCAGACAGAATACTTAAGTAACTACCTTCACCAAACAAGTCATATGGTTTCTTCATGGTCATTGGTCTCAACGACTCATGAGGAGGTACTAACGAACCATCAGCTTTCTCAATACTACATTCTGAATAATGATCTAAACCATAGCAAGCATCATGCAACGATAACAAAGATAAATGCTTCTCACCATCATCTTTAATGGGTTTAGCTTCCCCACTTACGATCACTCGTAAGAAGTCTTCGTTATTCACATTGATGGTTACGGTTTCTTCACCTTCTTCTGTATCTTTGGTTTCTGGGAAAACTTCATCCCGTCTAACTTGAGAAATACCAAATAAGGGGTCTCTGATAGACCCCTCTACTATTGTAGAAACACTATTGCTTATCTGGTCGCGAGTGTTTGATAAATCCGAGCGGTCAGCGTAAAAAAAGCAATTACAGTATTAATTGGAACGATCTTATTACTTACTGGAGAAGAGTTGTGTTTCTCTTCGTATTCAGAAACAGTAGGCACACCATAAACAACTTTTACATTTTTATTAATGTACTCTACAACCGCTTCAATCAACTTGTTACGAATCTCTTGATTACTAGAAATCTCATTTAAGATTTCAATCAGTGTTTCAGGAGAATCGATTGTACTGCTCAAGGATTCTGATTTTCCGGTTTCTTCAAAATACTTGTTGATTCGAATCTTACGGATAAAGTGAGAATACTCACGCAGTGCTGTAGCTTGGATTTTATCAGACAGATAACGAGAACGGATATTCTCATCAGAAGTCATGGACAGGGTTTCAGAGATGGCATCTTTAATATATACATCCCAATCTGAACCATGTTCAACATAACGAGCCATGTCACTTTGACCTAGTTCGATATATGTTTCTTGAATGAAAGTACCTTCACGTTTTTCAATCTTACGAGAGAAGATCAAACGTTCAAACACCTCAACATCTTCTTCTTTCTTCCAGTCGCGACGATAGGATTCGATTTCTTCATTAGAAGATGCCACACTTTCTGCTTTAATCAAATGTTGTTTCTGACGTACTGACAGACGAGAGTTAGCATAGATCGCCATATCTGGCAACCAGATACGTCCCATCACATGTTCAGCTTTACCATTGTCCAGAAGAGCCGTACGGTTAAAGATATAGCCATCAGGATACATGGTACATGCAAGACCCCAAGCAATGGTAGGGATATCCATCGGATCCAACAGAGCACGAATGTTCTCTGGAGAAGAATCTTTCAAGTTGATATAGGAGATTTTACTAATAAACAAATCCACCAACTTATCATTGATGTACCATGTCGCCGTACCGTAGTTAGAACCACCAATAGTACGACCAACATTAATTTTAGCAGTATCCAAAACGTATTGGAAGTCAATGATTTCGGATGCTAGCGGTGGAGAAATAATCGCTACTAAACCTGAATGAGGCAATACCAGTGTAAAGTAAGTAGACAATCCAAGAGAATCCATGATTGCTGCTTTAGCTTTCAGACCAGTAAGATTACCACCACTATTAGGAATGGTTGCACGACGAGAACGAATACGTTGAGATGGATCTGCAGTGATACCAATTACTTGAGTCAGTTCGACATCTTCGTCATTCATCATCTGCTCAGTCATTCGATAATCGTTAGAAATCAATTCACGAGAATCAGACATAGACTGAATTAATAATGTAGCATTTGTTTCATCCAAGTTAGCTGGGTTTTCTACTAAGTAGCGAACCATACCGTCTGGAGAATCAGCTGGAACGGAAATAGATTTAATGAGATCTTCTGCTTGTTTAGGATCTGCATAGTCTACTTCTTTAATATCTAACAAGATACGATGCTTAGGATCCAATAAGACGTTCTTAGAAGCTGGTTTAATTTTTTCATCAACTACTTTTACAGAAGGAACCCAAAGTTTCAGATCGTCTTTATCGTTACCTACGATCGCACTAAGTTTCTTAAGAAACTCTTTTCTAGGATCAGTTTTTTCTTTTTGTTTAGGTTCTTTTTGTTTATGTTTTTCTTCTTCACCTTCTGTATCGTAAGTAGCTAATGTAGGAAGATCTTGATCTAGATGTTCGTAATCATTAGTCTTGCTTTCTTCTGTTTCTTCTTTAGGTTTAAATTCAGAAACATCATCTTCTTCAGTGAGAAGTGATGGTGTCAAAGAAGATTCAGATACTTCTACAGTATCGTTAAGATGCAATACGCCTTCTGATTGTTCAGAAGGAACAACATCTTCTTGTTTGATTTCATTAATATCATTATTCATTGACATGACTAGTTTCCTTATTAGTCTCTTGTGTAGGAGGGGTAGTGTTGGTGTAATGATGTAAGTATTCTGCAAAGAATTTTTTCACATCATCAGGAGCTTCTTCTTTGTGATCCAAGTAATAACCAAATTTCATGGCTGTAAAGAAATCTGAAATATGCTTTGTCAATGGTTCAGTGATGGCACGAACTCGATTAGAACATACCAGATAACGTGCTTTAATATCAATAATCTTCTCAATGATATATGGCTCGAACTCAGGAACTTCTGGTTTTACATGACCATTTTCATCAACAAACTTCTCGTAAAGTTTACGAATAGAATTCAACTCACGAACCAAACTACGAGTGTCGGTTGTATTCATGGCAACCATTGTAGTCAGTTTTTCTTTTTCTTGGATGTATGGTAAGAATTTCTTATCTTGAGTAAGCAATTCGTTGAGTGCTTTTGTAGGGGCTTCGATCATCATCTTAATTGTTTTATAAGTTGATTCCAAAGACTCGAAAGTATAATCATTCAAAGCATCCCATTCTTCTTGGGTAAAGCGATCTTTAAACTCTTCTGGGATTCGAGCGACACGTTCAACAACTTTAGCTTCACCATCACGTGCTTTAACATAGGGTCGTTTCGGATCAATGTCCAAAACTTTTTGTCGTTTTGCCTTTTTAAATTTTGTCTTGGCATTAGGATTAAGATTCAGACCATTACTTTCAATAGTCAGTTTGTCAAAACTAGGAATGCCTGTATGTAAACCAATACGGTTGTCCAATTTAGTCATTTTAATAAATTCTCCATTAGCTAATGGGTTGTGGATCGGATTGTTTAAAAAAGAATATTCTTTAGATTATTTCTATTAATGTTTCCATAGCTATGAAAATAGAAATCATCACATATATAGTTAACTCTGTATTAAATTACCAAATATAGGAACAAGCACTTATGGCTAATCTTATTTTAAACTTCATAGATGATTATTGGACTATGGAGGAAGCAAAAGAATATAAAGAAGCCATCGACTTTATCGATGGTATTCATGAAGACTGGACGGATAATTTAGAAATCATTATTCGTGGTAGTAACGACGATGTTACTGTAAATGAAATCACTTTACGCATTAAGGATTTCATTCGTAATCAATTTACTGAACTGTTAGGCGAAATTGGTTTTATCTGTACTGAAGATTTTGTACATGATCCTATTACTCTTTATCGTATTTATTCAGAAGCTATCAGTATAGAGAATAATGAACAAATAGAATTCTCTTTATCTATCTTAGAAGCTGATAAAGACAATGTGATTACATTTTACGAATTGTTATCAACTGTAGGTGGTTTGTTAATTGACGAATCTGAGTTCAATCAAACCATTGAAAAGATTTCTAACTTTACTCGTGAGCGTTTGGTTAATACTTTACGTGGTAAAGAGTTGGTTAAGATAGAAGAGAAACAAGAATTTGATTTAATTCGAGCTTCTAAGAATATCAAGGAATTTACAAAAGCAGTTAATGACGATAGCTTTTATGCTATCCAGCTGATCCGTAGTGGTGTAGATTTAGGTATTGATTTCAAAAACTATTTATCCATTTATGGTAAAGAAGTATTTGAAATGGATTTAAAAGAAATGGCTTATAACTTGTACTTATTTGCTTTGATGTCTAACGATGGTACAGATAATCCAGTTCTTGCTGTAGAATCCCATTTGAATAACTATATCTTCGATCCTAATTCTTACGATGTTATTTTACGTGCGGTTCAAGATATACAAATTAAAACAAGAGGTGTATAAATGAATAAACATGAATTCTGGTTAACTGGAATGAAGAATGAGTGGTATAAAGATGCGTTCTGGGTAAAGAGTTGTTTATCTATTTTCCGTACTGATGATAAAGAACATTATTTGGTTCGTGCCGACAGCAATGGTTATTACTATCTTAACGCAGACACAAACACAAAAGAATATATCGATGGTGCTGTAGATACTTCAAAACCTTTATTGGATTTTAAAGAATTCATTACGGTACCAAAAGGTTTTATCTTTCCAGAATGGGATGAAATTCGCACTACTGTAGGTAATCTATTACAAAACTATCTTTTGGTAGTGGATCCATTCCAAGGAAAGGTTCCGTATATTAATAAACGATTCTTCCCTAATGATGTTGAAAAATTATTCATTCGTAAATGGAAACGCTCTAAAGACGATGTAAAGAATGATGAAGTAGAAGGTGAAGTATTTACAGAGGAATATTTAAAATTTGCTGAAAATGCTATTTATCTATCGAACTTTACTCAAACAGTCGTACCATCAGTAACTAAGAAAGCTATTGTTTCTAATCCTGCTGTAGAGAAGCGTAAAAAAGAATTGTTTGAAGAATACAAGGATAAACTAGATGATCCAATTATCCAAACAATGATTGATGATGAGTTAAAGAAAATCGATAAAGACTATCTTAAAGATGATGACTTTATGGGTTTTGCTATTTCTGGCAAAATCTTTAACGATGCTCGTAAACGTCTATATTATCAGTTTGGTTTCGCTAAAGGACTAGATGATAATAAAGAACCTACTTACATCAATCGCCCTCTTAACAAAGGTGTGGATCTTAAGAACTTACCTGCTTATGTAAATGATGCTTATTCTGGTTCTATTGGTCGTGGTCTCGAAACTCAAGAAGGTGGTGTAGACGTTAAGAATGCTGTACGTTCAGCAGCTAACTTAAAAGTAGATGGTAAGGAATGCGGTACTAAATACGGTGAACCTGTTCAGTTTGATGAAGATACCAAAAAGAATGAGAAGTATTTAGATTACTACTTTATTCAGAATGGTACTTCTGTTAAAATTACAGAAGGTAATATTGCTTCTTTAGCAGGTAAAGAAGTAATCATGCGCTCTCCACGTATGTGTGTAAATAAAAACAATAGTTATTGTGAACACTGTGCTGGTCCTAACATCTCTAGCTACCCTAATGGTATTGCTTCTGTAAACGCATTGCCAGGTTCTAAGATCATGTTGATCTCCATGAAAGGTATGCATACATCTGCTAAAGATAGTATTAAACTAGATTGGGAAAATCTTATTACTTAATGAATACTCCTCTGTCTATTCGGACAGAGGAGATATTTCTATTATGTTTTAAACCTATATTATTAACTTGAATGTAGTTCTCTTAAACCAACTAAATAAGGAAAGTAAAATGGCTGTTAATAGCAGTTTCAATAAGTTAAAAGAAATCACTTTAGAAAAGGCGACTTACGAATTAGTCAAAGATGGAATTAAAGATATTCGTAAAATGTTTTCTAATCAAGTATTGTTCGTTATTCCTAACCATGGTGCCCGTGAACGTTACCGTATTCGGTTAGTAAATGTTAAAGATGTAGGTTTGGTAATCAGCTTTTCTAATAAGATGGCTGAGCATTTTGTATTGAGAGATCCTGATGAGATTGATAAACTAATCTCTATCTTGGAATCTATAGGTAAATACAGAGTAGATATTCGAGAAGCATTGTATCTTCCTAATAACTTCCACGAATGCATGGCATTATCTAAACTATCTGCTATCGATATTGATCAGGTTTGGTTAAGTGGGTACTTTATTGTTTCTGTTGTTTCAGATGACTTTAAAGATGAGAAATCCATTAAAACGATCTTCGAACTCTCTAAAATTATCAGTGTGTTATTTGTAAGCAAACGCTATAAAGTATTATATCGTTTAAGTTAATGGAAGTAGCATAATGTATACTGCAAGAAACCCAATGACCAGACTTGAGAAAATTATACGCTATCGGGTCTATAAAGAAATAGTAACAAGAAATATTTCTCTAGAAAACTTATAAAGTCATTTAGGTTTACCTAGAAACTATCTAACTATTCGATTAAAACCACCTTATCGTGGTGGTTTAGATATTGGTATAATTATCGCCATATGTGAAGAATTAAAAATTTCATTATATAGAGTTATTCCTAATTCTAGATTTGATGGTAGTGATCTAACATAAAGACACAAAACGCCTCTTTTAATAAGGGGTGTTTTTTTTTGATTTAAATACGGCAAAAAAAAAATACTCACTACCCAGAACGGATAGTGAGTAATACCAAGTATGAAAAATGAACGAAAAGGAAGTATATACACCATTGTAATCAGAACCAATAGGCAAAAATGAAAAACTACTGAGTCTAATCACAACAGTCTAGATAGTCCCTATTAAAGGAAGTTTGTTTACTATTCGCTAGAAAGGCAATAAGAACGAACAGCAACTATACCTAGATAGATTTTTAATTGTCTTACCAACATGATACCATGGATCTATATATTACCACAATCCCACATGAAAGGACTTTCTAACACGATTACACTTTTTTCTCACACCACAAAACGTGATAATACATAAAGAATCCATAGGTATACCAGTGAGGTGATCTCGTAAGTTGAAAGGGGGTCGAAAGACTTACTTTGTGATCACCTCTTATCCTAACTAACCTGGATTTTTATTAGTTAGTAAAATGTGGGAAATACGCTAACCAGAATATCAGCCTACAGGATCTAAGAGTGCGAATGACTGTTGTACCTTTAGTGTAGGATTTTATAGAGGTTTTCTGATTTATTGCTTTACCATTTAAAACTTTAAATAGGTTCTTCCATAAGAACCAAGTTAGAAGTTTAAACTTTATAACTTTCAACTTTATAGATTTATAACTTTAAGGATGAAAAGCCCACAACTAAGTGGGGATACTCACGAGATAATAGTTCGTGATATTAGGTATAAATCGATTCCATATCGGTTATTGGCGAGGCATTCTCAAATTTTACTTGCTGAGCCTGTCTCCAACTTGGCAAGGTTCTTCGCTTTATTAGAATTCGATAAGCGATTAGCGTATTTCAAAAACTGGTGGAGGGAGTAGGATTCGAACCTACGAACCTTTCGGGGCGGATTTACAGTCCGCTGGATTTAACCACTCTCCAATCCCTCCGATGATATTTATTCTCATATAGAGAAGATGAGTAGGAATAGCTCTTCTAGAAATAGAAAAGGTAAGGTGTCATGAAAGCTAGATATCTACAATAACTCAATCTAAGTTTAAAAAAGTAGAAAGTGTTATCCAGTCGAGACTATTCCTCTCAAATAAAAGAGTAAACTCTAAAATTTTATTTCTTAATAAGAATAAGAAATAGTGTTAGTAGCATTGATTTCTGACAGAATGGTATCGATCTCAGTCATGAATGTACTAATAAATTCAGATTCTTTTTGAATGAATTCAGCATGATTAAAACCAGAAACGATATCCAGAGAACGTTCTTTCTCTTTAGCTTCTCGAAATGTTTTAACCAGTTGGTCGATGGCTTCTTTACTACCTGCATTATCACCAAACTGTTTCTCTTGACTAGCCAGATAGGCACTTACATCGCTATCAATACCAGCATTAGCTCGTTTTTGTTGATGCAATGCGTCTGTGTATTGGTCACGAATAGTATTCAAGATATCACGACGATCTTGCAAGATGGTTTTCTCTACCAGAATTTCTGCTACAGTTACTTCGCCCATATCCAGAACGGTTACAATCTTAGTATCGTTGAATTTGTGAATCGCTGTTTTGATTGCTACGTATTCTTTAACTAAAGATTTATATTCATCGATATTAGCTTGAGAATTACGTTGGTATTGTTGTGCCAGTTCGCCATTTTTCTCGGATGAACGAACATAGCCTACAAAACATTCTTTTTTCAGATCTTCCAAAAGATCTTTAATAATTTTAGCACGAGCCAGGGCGCGAGTTACGGTTACGGTTACTTCATTAGCCATGATTAGTTTCCTTTTAAGTTTTAAAAAAAAAAATAAGAACGAGAAGTACTTCTCAATTTATAATCAAAGTACAGAAAAAAAACTATATCCTCCTATCCGAATTAACGGATAGGAGGAGTCTAGCCACTACATAAGGAGGAAACTAACCGTGTGGTTTATTTACACAAGATTATTTGGAGAAACAATGAACGAAATCTAGTTCCGATTATTGTTTGGGCGTCAATTAATTACAAGTTCATCTCTCGATTATCTAAACGTTAAAAAGGACTAAGAAATAACGACATTGACTATTTCTTACATTCGTGTAAGAAGTTATACCGTGAAAGGAGGTTGAAAAGCAAAGCACTTGATTAACTTTTCATATATTACCTACCAATTTAAAAAAGTTTTCTTTCCTGTAAACAGGTTAGGTGCCATTTCTTTCTTTTTCTTCTTGTATTCGTTCTTATCTAATTTAATTACACGTACGTTGTCTTTACCAATGTTATAGAAAACATGATGGCCTTTATCATCAGTACGAACAATCTCTACTTTATATAAACCCTTACCATACTGTTTATTAGACAGTTGATCAATCTTAACCGTCTTATCCATTACTTCAAGAATATAAGTCGTCACGTATTTTCTAAGAGTATTTTTATTTTCATCCATACCCATGTTCACTACATGCATGGTTTCAACAAATAGCTTAGCGATGATTTCGCCTTTATATTCTTTAGTTTCTTTAGAGTAAGGTACTAACCAAGTCTCCGAAGTACGTACTGAATCATGCACTAACATGTGGTTAGGTTTAAGAGCATATTTGTAAGGAATTGCGTAGATATACCATCCACCTTTAAACACTTCAGATTCTTCTTCAGTTGTATTATAAAGCATGATGTCGGTTAATTCATCCATAGCAAAAATACAGCCTACTATCGATTCAGATACGTGTACACGCATTACTGTGCGATCTTCCATACCCTTAGCATATCGTGCAGACAATCTAGGTATAAATACTTTAATACCTGGATCAATAGAACCATGCAGCATGTAAGGATAATCTTCAGGAGCTTTTATAATCTCTGCATTGTTTCTTACCTTAGGTTTTTGTTCTTCGAGATATTTCTCTATCTTCTTTTTCTCTTTATCTTCTGTTTCTTCCATTTTAAAAAATCCATTCAATAATTAAAATAAAACAAATATATATCATTAGATTGAACCTTTCTGTTCTAAGAAAGGATTTTATTAATCTAACTTAATTTAAGGAAAACTAAAATGAAGTTCATTATCGGTTTTATCGTTGCGTTCTTCGTGTTAAAATTCATCGTGGGTTTATTTCAAGATATAGAGATATCTAACTTTCATGCAAAAGAAAATGAAAAAGAAGAAGTAATCGATCGTCTAAAACGATATATAGAACTGTATCATAGTTCTGTTTATATATTGTTAACAGAATATCGTAACAAGTTTAAAAATGGTGAACACTGGGATATCATCTCAGATGTTCCAGAAGTAGAAAAACTATATTGTTGTGGAAGTATTCGACACCTAATCGATACACGACAAAAAATAGATAAACTTATTGATAAACTTCCGTATAAAGAATTCTTTCATGAAGGTATTCTCTATAAATCATTATCAGGATCTTTTCTAGAATTTTCTATAGAAGAAATTGTAATGATTTCTGTAAAACTCTCCAACGCCAAACTCGAAAAATGGAATTAAAAAAATGAAACACGAAGAAACTTACATCGCTATCATTGTATCAATATCAATAGCATTACTATTCTGCTTGATGATTTTTCAAGTAGCGATGTATTTCGATAATTAAAGGATTCTAATCATGTTAAATGATTTATTAAATAATGACGCTACTACAGATGTTGAAATTTTAGATGTTGTAAAGTTAGCATCTTACAGTAAAACAAATTCTAAAGAGGTAGTGGGATCCAATACTAACTTAGATAAATCCATTAATAAGTTTCTCGAACTAATGTTTAAAAACATTACCAAGATAAACGAAGATGAACTGGATGATTTACTGGAAGAACGTACTAAGTTAGAACGTATCTTTACACGTCATGGCATCGATGAAATAAAATGTTGTGTTACATTTATTGCTCATGGCGATAAAGACATCAGTACCTCAGAAGAAGTCGTTATTAAAAGATTTGGTCCGAGACATACCAGTAAGAAACTAGCAATAGACATCTTCGGTATGCTAATTAATATCAAGACTAAGATTGCTCTTAGTCAGTTATCAGAATCTTAACCCTAACTAATAAAGGAAAAGTAAAATGTACGATGTATTCGGCGAATGTTTAAATGTTTGTGTCAAACGTTTGGAACGGGATAAAATGAACAATCCTGAAGAAATGGCTAAATACTACAAAAAGTTAGACATCTCAATAGCCGTACTGAAAATGTTCCGATTCTTTAAAGATGTAACTTTAGATTCGGAATGTAATGAAGATGGTGATCATGAAATCATTCTCACTTGCGAGGAAGACTTTTACGATTCACTAAAAGTAAATGGTGAACTTTACTTCAGTAAAGAACGTCCTTACTTAAAAATAAATACTAATTACTGTCTTATCAGTATCGATGGTAATATCTTTACTACTGATGATCGTGATGAATGTGTTAAGGCGCATTTATCTCAACGACAATATCTCTTAAAAAAGCTTATTGGTAATTAAGTTTAAATTAAACACTACTACCTTTTTGGGGTAGTAGTGTTTTTTTTTGATTTAAATTCAACATATTTCGTTTCCACCACTACCGACCACCTCCCCTACCCCGCCGTCTTTCGACGACGAGGCAGGATCAACAGTAGCCGGCCCAAGAATGAACTTCAAGCTTTCGCCATCCGTCCTCCTCGGTATAAAGACCTTCAGTATTCACCTTGCATCAGCACAGCGTTAGCCGTTAACATCAGTTTAGTTTCAACCTAAGCCTTCTGACAAGTCCCGTCTGCACCGAAGCGCCTAACAGTCCCTGCAGAGAATGCACGCGCACCCTCAAGTCCTGACCTTGCATAGCAACCGCACAGCTCGACCAAGTAAAGTGACGACTAAAAGCCGCCTATCTCTCGATACCCAGCTCCAAAAGGAACTCGTAAGCTCAAAAGACTCTCGAAAATCAATTCAAATATCCAAATCAAAAAGACATGAACACCTAAACAGATAATCAAGAATCTTTTGGATTACGCAATGAACATTATCTCCTTGCGGAAACAACATCCAAAGGGATACGAGAAACAGACTACTTCTAGCTGAAACCCTACCTAGCCGAACCGGATAGACCGTATAGCGGACTCTCTTGGGATATAACGCACCTCTCTACAGTTCGTGCCGTAAGCCAGTGTTTCCACTAACCTACCCGCCTACTAAGCCAGACGAGGTACCGCCTGTTCGCCCTGGTGCATTACTACACAGGTTCAACTCTTACGAGCCGAAAAGCTGGAGGGAAGCCATTTCTCAGACTTGTCGCAGACATGATCGAACGATAACAATAGTATTTCACCTCTTAAAAGAAGTTCAACACACTGCTAACAGCGCATACATTTTTACATTAGCCAGAAAAGCCTAGATTAAAACCAAACCAACATCAACGACCACAGCCATACCAATTACAAAGCAAATACTAAAAGTCTAAATACCAAGGAATCTTAATAGGATCCATACCTTAGATAGGGTAGTTTTACATCGTATTTACGAATACTAACCTATCTGTTAAGAGGTATAGGTCTAGCCAAAATAGCTAATTAAACTTATACAAAAAATGCCTGCATAAGCCTAACTATCTAAATCAACCAAACTTAATAAACTTTCTATTCTTAGTTAAAAACAATAGTAAAAAAGTAGATAAAAAAGAAAATATAGAAGTAATGAAAAGTTTAAAAAGTATTGTTAGAAGTATTGA